TCAAATAATCGGTCATACACCACATGGTATTATTATTTATCATACAGAAGATGGAGTTATCCATTGTGTTGATGGTGGTGGAAATGATGTATTATTTATAACAATGTATATTTAAAATGAAAATTAATTGGATTGTAGAAAAATATATGTTTGAAGAATATGAGAATCAATTAATTCAAACTATTAAAAATAGTGGGCATAATTGTTTCTTAGTTGATGATACCGATTTAAGATTTGATTTTGATAGAGATATTAAAACTAAATATAAGATAGATGACTGCGTGTTATTTTATGGTTCATTACAAAGAGGCAGACAAATATTAAGAGATACAGCTTTTATTCCTGGTATATTTTTAAAAATTGAAAATTATGAATGTTTTAAATATTATGGTTATTATGGAAATAATTTAGTAAATTACAATTATCTTCTTTTTGGATTAAATGATTTAAAAAGAAATAAAGAAAGAATTTTCAATTATTTTAATACATCATCCATTTTTATAAGACCTTCAAATGGTTATAAAACTTTTACAGGCCAACTTCTATCAAAAGAAAACTTTGAAGAAGAATTAAGAATTCTTTGTTTATCTTATGGTGGATTAGATATGGATCAACTTATATTAGTCGCGCCCAGACAAAATATTGAAGAAGAAAATAGATTTATTGTTCTTAATCAAAATGGTAGCAACCGTATAATTGATGGAAATAAATATATGATTAAGAGAGAATTAGTGAAAGAAAGAATATTTGATATAAAAGCATGTGAATTTGCTAATTCTGTGGTTAATAACTATACACCAGATAAAGCTTTTACAATTGATATTGCTAAAATGGATAATGGTTCTTATAAAATATTAGAAATTGGTTCATTTTGTTGTGCAAGTTGGTACAACATTGATTTAGAAAAAGTAATCAAAGAAGTAAATGAATTAATTATTAATGAATATAATGAATATTATCAAGTATAATTTCATATTTAATGTTCATTATATGAGTGTGTTCATTTAAAATGAACATTAAAATAAAATGAACAACATTGGGAGACTAGTTCTCCTTTTTTTATGCCTATTCATATTTATCTATTTATCTAGATTTAAAAGATATATCTTTAGTTAGATAAAATCTGATAATTTTTTTCTTTAAATAATAGTTTCTTATAACTTAATTTCATGCTTTTAGCAGTGAACGCTAAAATTGTGCTTATTTAAAAGATTTTCTTTATTATGAAGATTAGTTTTAACATCATTATAACATACCAATATAATCTAATTATTTCTTGTCTAATAGTTTATAGACTAATTTTATTAATATATTTTATCTTTTTATCTTTATATACAACAGCTTAACTTTTAATGATTTGGAAAAATGATATATAATAAAATAATATTAAGAATAATATGAATACACAAAATGTAATGATTCTTGAAAGATCTAGTCAAAACTTACAGAAGATTAGTTCTAAAGGAAAAACTGTACTTGAAGGTGTATTTGCTGAATTTGGAATTGAAAACAGAAATGGACGTATATATGAAGAAAAAGAATATTTACCCCATTTGGAATATCTTAAAAAAGATATTAATAACGGAAATTTACTAGGAGAACTTGATCACCCAGAAAGATTTGAAGTTTCATTAGGAAATGTATCACATAGAGTAGTAGATTTATGGTATGACCAAAATAAAAGACAGATTTTAGGTCGTGTTGAAGTTCTTGAAGGAACTACAAAAGGTCAAATTGCTAAAGCTTTATTAGATGCTGGTGTCCCACTTTCAATTTCTTCACGTGCCGCTGGTACTGTAAATGAAGACAAAACCGTTCAAATTCAACAAATATATACATATGACTTAGTTGCAAAACCAGGATTTGAATCTGCCCAATTACATTCTGTTAATGAAGCAGAAAGTAAAAGAATCCAATCATTAGTTAATCAATTAAATGAATCTTATAATGGTCAAAAAGAAACTAATTTAAATAAAAAATTAGGCATTCTTAATGAAAATATTTCTATTATTGATGTAACTGATAAATTTCCTGCATTTAAACTTCGTGAAGAAGCTATTGCAATAAATAAAAATAATAATTTAAACGATATGCCAGAAAAAATAACAACCGTAGATGAAGATGCTGTTCAAAAATGGACTATTCATTTTAAAAATGAATTAAGTAGGTTAGATGAAAAACTAACTAAAATTGAAAATGCCGTTTTAAATGGTAATACAGAAACTTCACTCAATGAACAAGTAATTAAAATTAAAAAGTACGTAGAAAAATTAAGAAAAATTCAAGAAGATTCTCTTAATTGGCAATCAGAAATTGCAGTTGCTTTGAACAAAGTTGGAACCTTTGCAGATACACTTGCTGATAAAAGTAATAAACATTATAATCTTACAAACAAAATTGTTGAAACTGTAGATTATAATGCTAATGTTATTAATAAAACTCAAGATTGGGTATCAAGAATTGCTACAACAACAAATAAAATTGGTGAAGCCGTTGACCACAATGCAACCATGTTAAATGGTATTAATGATTGGAATGAAGAAATGGCTAAAGCTGTTAATGCTTTGAATGAATGGGGTAAAGAAAAAGCTGTTGCTATAAATAAAATGCATGAATGGACAGGTTCCATTGCAAAAAATCTTAATGTGTCTATGAATTATCAAGAAGATATGTTAGGTAGAGCAATGAGTAAATCAGATGCTAAAAAATTAGTTGAATGGATTGAACTTTCAGAAGCTGAAAAAAATAATCCAAAAATTAAAAATGAAATTAATGAAATATTAACAAAGCATTCTATTACTAATGAAGTATTAAATGAAACAACAATAAAAGGTTTAGATGTTTTAGATGATACTAAAGCAATTAAAGTATCTCAAAGTCCTGATAAAGGAATAGCATCAGGTGTAGAATTTGATACTAAAACTAAAACCATTATTTCTAAATTAAGAGATGTTAAGTTTAAAAAAGGCACAATGCCTAAAGATTTAGAAACAATTGAAGCAGATGAAAAATCTGTTAAGGTTACATCCAGTGGTTCTAAACAAAAAGGAATCATGACATTAGATGTTACTAAATCAGTAACAACGCCGAAGGTTTCAATAACAGGAAATGGACCAAAAACAAAAGATCAAAATTTAAAATTGGATGTAAAACCAGTTGGAAAATTAAAAGAAAATTTAAATAGAGCCTCAGATATTAAAGTAAAGGCCGCAAATTTAGATAATAAATTATCTAAAATCATCAATACCTTAGAAAAACAAAAAGAGTTAGATGAAAAAGTACAAAAAGAATATCCATTCACTGCTTTATTAAGTGAAAGTGATAGGACTAAATTTGCTTCTTTAAGCGCCGCCGATAAACAAAAGGTAACAAATGGAATATCCCAAGCTAATACAAATGACCCAGTAATTATTCAAAATATTTGGGAAAATTTAATAACAAATCAACCAAAACAAGAAGAACCACTTTGGCTTAAAGCTGCTCCTAAAAAGTACAAAGAACTTTATGAAAAAAGTTCTCAACAATTAAAGGAAAGTCTTAATGCAAGAGCTGAATATTTAACATTGGACACCCAATATCAAATAGATAATTTTTGGGAATTATCTGGTCTTGATGGAAGAACAAACACTTTAAATGAAGTGCTAGTTCCAAAAACTCAAAAGGACATGGATAAAAATTATGATAACGTAGTTAACTCTATTGGTCAATACATGAAAGACCGTTACGGCAACTAATGCGACGACAACTGATAAAATTACATTATGGTAATCAAATAAATAATAAAAATAAAATAATTAAATATAATTATGTCTAAACAAATAAATGAAGCCCAAATCATTAACAAATGGGCACCTATGATTGAACAAGTCACTGGTTTAAAGAATAAAGAAAGATTAGCTTGGACGTCAGTATATGCACACTATCATATGTTGAATGAAAGTGCAACTGGAATGGGTGGAGTTACCGCTCCTTATTCCACATTGTACAATGTACCAGGTGTTGGTAATGTTGTTCCAGCTTCATTAGCTGCAATGACTGGCCAACAGCAAACAGCTTCAGCTGCTAAAGGTTCAGGAGATAAATGGCCTGCATTACTTCCAATGTCATTACAAGTTGCTGCTCGTACAGTAGGTTTTGATGTTGTTAACGTTGTTCCTATGCCAGGACCAAATGGAGTTATAGCTTATATGGACTATGTATATGCTGGTGGAAAACAACCTTTTGGTGCACAACCAGCTGCTTCACCTGCAACTGCTAACCCAGCAAATTTCCAAGGTGGAACTGCATATGACAAATATGATGCTCCTTATTCATTTAAGATTCAAATTGATGCATCAACAGTAAAGGGTGCTTTACCAGATGCTTCTGCAGGTACAGTTGTTAATTTTATTAACGGTTCTGAAACATTAACCGCAAAATATATTGGCAAATCACGTATTGATGGTTTCTTAATGTTTAAAACAGGTACTTTTGGAACAACCGGTTCTAATTTATCTGATATCTTTGATGGTACTGCAAGTATTCAATTCAGTGCTGCAACAACTTATGGTGATACATCAGTAGCAGTTGCTACTTATCCATCATTAATATCCACACTTGAAGATCAAGTTATGGGTTATGCAGGTGCTGGCCAAACTGACAATGATGATTGGCAAGGTACATATGTAGATGGTACTAGATTATATGAACCAATGGACAGAGGTACTGGAGAAATGCAATACCCAAGAGCTTTAGGTTTACAAGTATTCACAAAGTTCATCTCTGCAGGTACATTCTCAATTTCTGTTAATGTTACACAAGAACAAATCATGGACCTTAATCGTCAATGGGGTATTGATGTAATTGGTATGGTTGAAAATGGTGGTATAAATGAAATTAGCCAACATATTAACAAACATATCTTATCAAGAACTTTTGCATTAGGTTGGAAGAACGCCGTTAAAGCATATGACGTTGAAGGTATTAATTTAAACTTAAATTTCTCCTCAACTTCTGCAACTACATCGCCTGCTTTCATCTATCCAGATGGAGATAACTCAACAACTTCTACATCAATGACAGTTCCAGGTTTCCAAGTTTATGGAACAAACAACTTTGAAAATTTAGATACAGCAATTAAGAGATTATTTGACCACATCTTAGCAGCAGGTAATGTTGTTATGCAACGTGGAAGAAGAGGCCCTGCTAACTTTGCTGTATGTAACCTTAAATTAGCAACAGCTTTACAAAGCAATGCTCAATATGGTTTCTCACCAATGGCAAATACCTTTACTCAAAATAATGGTGCTTTATATCCAGTTGGTACACTCGCTGGTATGACAGTATACGTTGACCCAAATATGAAATATGACGATACTCGTGTATTAGTTGGAAGAAAAGGTGCAGCTGATGAACCAGGTGTATTCTTCTGCCCATATTTAATGGCTGAATCTGTAAAACTTATTACTGAAGGAACCGGTGCTCCTAAAGTTATTATCAAATCAAGATATGCTTTGGTTGATGCAGGATGGCATCCAGAAACTCAATACTTGACTGTTTATTTCAAGACCTCAAGTGCAGGTATTATATAATCTTAAAACCTTAAATGGTACATAATAAGAAAAGGAGAGTAAATTTACTCTCCTTTTCTATTAAATTAGTTTTTTATAATAAAATATCTTCTTCTTTATATAAAATTAATATAGAATGATTTCCACCATCATTTATTTGATAATATACATTTAATATGTTTACTTTATTTTTTGAGAGCCAATCATTAAGTTCTTTTTCAAAATCCACAGTTGACCCTCTTTTAATAACATATGCTTTTAATTTTCCGTCTGTATTCATAATTATGATTCTAAAGGTTGATCATACCAATCTCCTCTAGCATTAGAAGCTCTATTAAATGATATTAAACAACTATATAAATAATCTGCTAATATAAAATCTGGTGTATTACTTCCATTTTCAAATGAATATTTATTTATAACCATAGATAAATCTTTTTTAAATGCTTCAATTTTTTCTTCTTTAACATTAGATTCTTTTTCTTTAGAATTAGGTAAATCTATTTTTTCTTGTTCTTTAAATTCATCTCTATACATTTTAGAAATTACTTCTACATTCATATTAAAAAAATCAAATAGCCACTTTAATTTAGCTAATTCATCTTCATTAAATCCTCTTCTTGGAACTAACCATTCATATTCTACTGCTTCTAATGGTTCACCTGTTTTACCAATTGAATTAACCCAACCGGGGATTTCTTGCACTATTAAATGTGTATAAAAATTATCACGCCCCGATAAATCCGTGTTATTCATTATTTCATCAAATTCTTCTACTGATGATACTTTAATTAAAGTTCTTTTTTGTTCTTCCATAATATTATTATTTAAAATTTACTAATCCAGTTCCACTCCAATGTCCTATTTTAGTAATATCATATTTTTCTTCAGATATATTATTCCAAAATTGGTTCATTGGTTCATTAAAATTTATATCATCTAAGAGTAATAATCCATTCCATTTTATATCATGCAAATGATTATAAAATTTATTTTCAAATGACCCATCATGATTAACATCTAAAAATATAAATTGTGTTGAATTCAAATCTTCCAGTTCTGTTACATCACCAATACAATATTTTAAATTATGTTTAATAGGATAAGCTGGAATACATTTCTTAATATCATATGATATAACTTTATTTGTTTTATTGTATGATAAAGCTATAGATGAAAATCCTTGATATGTACCAACATCATATAAAACACAATTATTATATAAAGATGAAATATACATTAATAATCTATAATGTTCTTTTCCAGAAGGAAGATGAAAAAAATCACCATGTGTTGCTAATAAAATATATTGAATAAAAGTTGTATTCAAATTATTTAATTCTTTATTAGTTACACTTAATATTTTATTTAAAATTTCTTGCATTGTATTATATTTAGTACGTAATTCGTGTTTATGTTCAAACCGTGATAATATTTAATAATTTATATATTAATTTTTAAATTGAATAGTTAATTCTAAATTTAATCCATTTAAAACTTTAATTAAATTATTTAAAGATATTCCACCGTTACCATTTTCAATTAAAATTAATGTATTTCTAGATATATTAATTACTTTTGATAATTTAGTTTGCTGTATTCCTTTAGATATTCTAATTTTTTTAATTTCGCTTCCTAATTTTTTAATTATAATTTTATTATCTTGATATGGTGGCTGATTAATAATATTAAGAACATTATTATATGTTTTATTTAATAAATATGCTCCCTCTTGATTATATTTATCTATCCAAAATTTTTCTCTATCATCTAAATTTTTTTCAGTACAATTTTCTAAAATTTTAATTATTGGTTTATATCCTAATATTTTTAAATTATAAACCCATTCATTAATTTTATCTGAATGTGATTTTGTCATATGAGATAATGGTCTAATCATATATGTGGTACTTTTACCCACATAATGTACTTTATCTAAAAATGGACAAAATAAACCATAAATTATGTATTTAGTTTCCATAAGTATAAATTATTTAATTATATATTCTAAATAAATTTTTAACTTTCATACTTGTTGTTCATAATATAATACATTAAAATTTATTTCTATGATGATTAAACAATTGAGGATAATCAGAATAATTATCTTTATCCGTTTCCCCCCATTGTGATGGGTCTCTATACATTATAAATTTATATTTATTACAAAGTAAAGATAAAATTGATTGGTCATGCCTATGATCTTTAAATCCTAATAAATTTGGTCTGCCACACATATTCATATCGTCAGTGATAATACGTGGGTCTCTTGCGTACTTTAAATATTCGTTAATAAAATCTATATTATCTTGGTGCTTAACATACAGTTGAAACGCTGCATTAGTTTGAGCCCCTTCCCAATATTCTTGTGTATCACAATTCATTAAAACAAAACAATCTCTTTTGGTCCATGTTTTATTTAAATGACCACCAGGTAATCTAAAAAAAATCTTGCCATTATTAATTTCAGTAGATGCTAATGTATATAAAGGTGTTAAATCATTAATTATTTTAACACCAGCATCTGTGTACATTAAGACATCACCATCATTCATTTTATTAAATGAATCTAGTATAATATATAATTTCCAAAGCCAATATCCACCACCCCTTTTTTGATCTAATATATATTTATTTTTAAGATAAAATCCAGAATTAACTAACCAATCTTTACTATAAATAAAAACCTCATCAACTTTTCCAATTTCTAATGCGGTTTTTTTTAATATATCTAAAGACCCATTATATTCTGGCGTTCCATAAGAACATAAATATGTTTTCATAATTATTTTTTTATAGGTGTAATAATTTTCCAATCTAATTTGGGAATGCCTAACATATTATTTATAGGCGCGTATAAAAATAAGTTTTCAGTTTTTAATTGCATACAATCTATTAACCAATAAAATATATCATTTTCACAATGTATTTCTTTAGCATTTTCTATAGTGTACATAAAATAAAATATATTAATATCTGGATAATTATCAACATTGATAACTTTAAATTTAGGATTAATGTTCATTTTATTAATATCACCCTGAATAAATACATACTCATCAGTTTTATTTAATTTTAATAGCTTAGTAAAAATATTTTTCTCCATTTTACTATCTCTCGATACAAAAAAGTTATCCCATTTATAATTTAAAGAAATTTTAGCACCTTCATAAAATAATGTATCAATTGTTTTTTTACTAGAAAGTTCTGAATTATTTAATATAATTTTTAAAAGTTTTTCTTTAGGAATACTAGCTATTTTATTGTTTAATTCAATGTCTTCTTTTATAGTTATAAGATTAATATTATTAAGATCTCTATACATATATTGAACCAACTTTGCGTTTTTTTCTTTACAAAATAGATTTAAACGTTTATAAAAATTACAATAATATCTAACCATACCATTATTTATAATATGATCAATTAATCCTAAGTGATGAAGGATATTAAAATCATCAGAATTTATAATGTTAAAATTAACAATATTGTTTTCTGGAACAACTGGTAATTTAATTATTTCATTTTTAGGAATATTAAATTTAAGAGATGAACTCTCTATAAATTTATATGGTTTTGGAATTCTATTTTTTTCTTTTTCTATAGTATTATCTCCATAGGTTCTAATATTAGAAAAATGATAATGATAAACTTTAACATCTTTGGAAGGGTTTAAAACAGTATAACCAGCTTGATCAAATTCATATGCAATTCTATTATCACACCCCGGTTTACCCATTTTAAAATCTTTAAATTTTAAATTTTCCATTTTTCCTAAAAAAATCCATGCATCTTGGCTAACACCAACATCAAAATGTTTAGTTTTAAATGGTTCAAAATTATTTATATCCCATCTCGATAAACAATAAACTTGTTTATTTTTAATATTGTCTAATATTAATTTAATATTTTCTTCATCTATAAAACAATCTGAATTTAATATAATATTTAAATCATTAATGCCTGTATTAAAATTAATTATATTAAAAACATCTTCATATGTAGGTTGTTGTCCAAACATATCAATTTTAATAATTCTTTTATCTAATTTTTCTGTATAATCATCCGAACATAATAAAAAAATATTATTAATTTTTTTATTTTCTATAATTCTAGAAAGACAATATTCAATTTCATTTGTTCTCTTTTTAACATTAGATTTAAAATAATTAAAATAAATGTTAACACAAAAATTAATATTAGATTTATCTATAATTGAAACTTCATTATCTTTTTTTAAGTATTTGCCATTAATCATTTTGCCGGCTTTAGTTGTTCCAACAAATAAAGAATTATTATCAAACTTATAATAAATAATATTCTCATGTTTATTTTTAACATGAGATAAATCAATACTATCACCTAAATTTTCTATTATAAAATCAAATAAATCTATTTTTGATTTTATTCCAACAGTCCAATTTGCATGAAATACTAAAATATTTTTAGGAATATCAAAATACTCCCCATTCCATACTCTATAATTATTTACCATTGCAATGTTAAAAATTTCATTAGGCAATAATTTACTATTAACCAAATGTTTATTTTTTCTCATTGCCTCTTGATCTTCTGGATATAAGTTATAATTATTAATGCATTCTGTAACAAATTTGAGTGTGGCATCATTAGCTTTCATAATAAAAAAACCAGAACATAAATCTTTATTATCTCTTTGAAAGGCTACATCATTAGTGCCTAGTTGGTTTATTAAAAAATCTTTAGATGGTTTAATAAACATAACATCTACATCAGAAAAAATAAAATAATCTCCCCAACATTCATTAATTGTTTTAAGTAAAAATTTAAGTTTTTCACCAACAGCTTCTTTCCAACCTGTTTTATAAAATTCTCCAGTATCACTTAGTTGATTATATTTTTCAACTACTAAATCATATTCATTTAATTTATCTACAGTTGGTTTAAAATATTTTTTAAATAAAATATCATGTGAATCTGAAAATGCAGTTAACAATCTTGTTTTTTCATTTTGTAATTGCATAATAATTTTAGTACTCATACCTTCTAAAGAAAACCATTCATCATATATTTTTTTAGCATATGATTGCATAGATTTAATTTTTTCTTCAGAAATACTTTCTAAAATTTCTTTAATATGTGGTATTTCGTTTTCATGAACTAAAACGCATAAATTATGCCAATCCAAATCTTTTTGATATGGTAACCACAATGAATCATAAACATATACAAGTATAGAACCAAGTTGCATTGCTTCATAAAATCTAAAACTGGTTGGGCCATCGCCTCTTGGGCATAAAGTAAAAATTGATCTTTCAGTTATATCTTTAAATTTAAATTCTTTTTCCTTAGAAATAATAGGTTCCCATTTAAATATTTCAAAATAAAAATCTTTATCATTTTTAAGTTGCTCATATAATTTGTTTCTAATAATATGGGTATTAGCACCAATAAAAGAACAAAAAATATCTTTCTTTTTATTTATATTGGAGATTTGAATTTTAGAACAAATTAATGGTATAGGCTTACAATTATTGTTATTTGTTTTTTCATGAACTTTTCCAGATGCCGTAAATATAATTGTATTTTTTGGTAAAATTTCTTTTGGAGATTCTTCATGCTGGCACACAGTAAAATATTTCTTATTAGGGTCAAGTGAATTTAAAAATTCTTGTAATTCTTTTCTTAAGTTTTCTGAGCCTTCATTTATATAAACACTAGTCCAAGAAATAGGCAAATAAATTCTATTGGTTTTTATGTTATTTTTAATGTAAAAATTAAAAAAATAATCTTCTATATAATTACCCGTGTGATATGGAGGATATGGTTTATATTTTGGAGCAGGCCTAAATTTTTTAGTCTTTTTTATAAGTTCTTTCTGATACATAGATAGTTTTATTTTATTTCTTAAATACCCAACAGCCACTTTTAGTAACATAATAATTATTTCCAAAAAATTCTTTAACTGCTTGCACAACACCGGGAAATACTATATCATGATAATCATGCCCAGCTATTATTCCACCTTTTTTTACTTTAGATAACCAACTAGTAATATCTAATTTAATATTATCATAATCATGATTTCCGTCTATAAAGACAAAATCCAACGATTCATCTTTATATTTTTTAGAAACCATTTCAGAATAACCTCTTACTAGATTATAATAATTACTTACTGTGTTTAAATTATCTAAAAAAATATTACAACTATCATCATTAAAACAATCTACCACATCAAATTTAATTTTTTTCTCTGAATTGATTATTTCTACAATCATATATGCTGTCGAACATCCTCGCCACGCTCCCATTTCTAAAAAATAATAATCATCTTTAGCCCAATTAACTATATCTGTATACAAATCTTGAAAATTAAATTTGCCTTCTATTGTATTATAAAAATGTTCCATAATTATTTAATTTTTTTGATGATACAAAATTTACCAGCTTCTTTAAAAGGCAAAATTAAATCATATTTATTTTTATTATTATCTAGAAATTCATCCACTGCAGCTTTAGAACCCGTTGAAAAAAAATCATAATCATCTATAACAACATAACCATTAATTAAAAGATGATTATCTAAATAATTTAAGGCTGTTAAAATTGGAGAATAAAAATCAAAATCAACATATGCAAAACAAATTTTATCTGGTAAATTTTTATTTTCTTTAATAATATCTTCTATTAAACCAGAAATAATTTTAGTTCTATCAATAGGAAAATTAATTTCATTTAATCTTTCTTTAACTTCATTTTCTTTACATGCCATTGTTCCTTTGTATGCTTCTATTGAACCCAATTTAAAAATATCATCCTTTAAAATATCCTTATCTGATGGCTTTGGCAATCCAGTAAAGGTATCAAATAACCATATATTTTTATTAGTATTTTTTATTTCATTTGCAAGAAAAGCAGACGTAGCACCTTGGGCCACTCCAAATTCGCAAACATCACCTTTTAATTCTAATGACCTATGTAAATAATTTAAAATATAAATCCCTTCACTTAATTGTGTACCCCACAATCTTGTCATTAAATCAACACGGTCTACATTATTAGGGTAATAAAATCCCATAAATAATTTATAAATATCTAATACTTCTTTAATTGAATCTTTATATTTAGATAATATAAAATTGAAAGTCATTTGGTCTTTAATCATAATTTATTTTTTTAACATATAAAAATCATCGTGTATTGTTTCTTTAATTAAATCATAATTATTTTCAATTAATAAGGATTTAATTAAATTTTTCTTATCAGTTCCATCATATAAACTATTATGTTCTACACAAATCAATTCTATATTATATCTATCAAATGAAAATGATTTAAGAATTTCGTATTCAGCACCATCAACATCTAAAGATAAAAAATCAATATAATTAGGCGCATTATGTTCTTCTAAAATATCTTGAAGCAAATGTGTTTTTAATTGTATTTTATCTTTGCTTAAATTTTCTTTTACCCAATATCCAGAGTTGTCATTAACAATACCACTCATATTATTATTTAACAAAAAATCTACTTCTAAATTTGGTATTGACCAACATAGTTTATTTGAAATAGAACATGTTCTGTTATTCTGTAAATCTTTATAAAAATTAGGATTAGGTTCTATTAATAAACCTTTCCAATCTAACATTTTTTCTAAATAATAAGTATTACTAAATTCAACACCATCAGCTGCACCTAGTTCTATAAAATATCCATTTGATTTTTCATTTAATAATGATAAAACAATTTCATCTTGATGAAATTGTGATTTTAAATATTTATGTTTTTTAGTTATTTTAATAAATTTACTTTCATCTTGAAACGCATCAAAATCTTCTTTATTTTTTAAAAGAAAACAAGTTAACAATGGTTTATTTTTAAGTGGCAAAGTATCATCTATTCTTTTTAATCTACTTTTCTCTTCTTCTATTTTATTATTTAATATATTGTCAATATTGTGTTGCCCATAAAACATATTCGAATATGTAATTACAAAGTATCTATATCCCATCGACATGCCAACTTTAATTAAATCATATGAATTAAAAGAAAACCCATAGTTTCCACAATCTTCAAAATCATTTAAATAATATGGATGATTATTATCACCGTTTGGTTCTATTATAATAATTCCCTTTTTAGATACTCTCATCATTTCATATATACCTTGATAAGGTTTAGATAAATGATGCAATGATTCTTTACATAATACATAATCAAAAGTATTATCTTCAAATGATAATGAATTCATATCTTGGCATGAATATTCATCTATCAAATTTTTAGTTTTAGCTAATTCAATTAAGCACGTTTCAATATCAGAAGCATGAACTTTATGACCGAATGATTTTATATAACCAGCTTCCCTTCCACAATAACCATCACCAACTGTTAAAAAATATGATGAAGATATATTTTTAAAAAAACAATTAATATCATTCAAACAATAAGTATGCATCCAATACCAAATGCTCTTAGGATTTATAAATCCATCATAACCCACTATGCCCTTTTCAAGAATACGTTTATAATGATCCTCATGATGTCTTTTTTGTTTTAAATCTAATACATTCATATTAATAATCTATGATTAATTTTCCAAGTAAGTGATCATATTCATGTTGTATTATTCTTGCTGTAACACCTTTAAATTTTTTAGTTCGTAATTTCCAATCTTTATCATAATATGTTACTTTAACTTTATCTTTTCTTGATATTGTTTTTGGTAAATTAGGAAAGCTTAAACATCTTTCTTCCATATTTATATTAATTCCATAAGAAAAAATCTTTGGATTAATAAATACTTCTTCCCACCCATTATAAGATATTATAAATAAATTATAATTATAACCAACTTGTGGAGCGGCTAAACCAACTCCAACATTAACACCATCTTCTTTAAGTGTATCAAACATATTAACTATAAGAGAATTAATTGTAATATCATTTTTTTTAACATCAATACAACGTTCTCTTAAAATATTTTTAGCATCATTGTAATATTTAATAACTTCTAATTTCATTATATTAAATTATTGTTTCTATTGTAAACATGTTTATGTTCATATCTATCCCAATCATGAATTATATTCATTTGTTCAAATGGTAATCCAGTTGATACTAAATAAATACCCCATAATCTTTCTATAAACCCGCACATCCTATGTTGAATTTTATTCATTAAGCCCCAACTATTATTACTTAAAAATCCTTCTAATTCAAACTGATTATCATATAAAAAATTACAAAACTTATTAAATACTTTTATTGGAACAACAGATAATGCTTCACTAATCCAGCCTTTATCCCATATTTTATTTACATCTATATTCATATTTAATTTCAGAGACATATATTTACATATATTATCTAATTGTTCATAAGTAAAAAACAATTGATCATTTTGTCTATACATTATATAATAAATCTTTTGTGAATTTTCTTCAAGCCCCTTTAAAATATCATTAACACTTTCTTTATTAAAATATACATCATAATGTAAAATACCTATATGAGTTAAATCTTTTATTAATTCTTCATTTTTATTAATATGAATCATTGCATCATATTCATGATATTTCATTGTTTGATATCTTGGATTATACCACTTAAGTTTCCATTCATTTATAATTGGAATTCTTGCGGTTATAAGTTTAGGTATCATTGGATTCACCGTATAACAATACAATAAATTTCTTTCTTCATTGCTTAAATCTTTCATGATATACGAATCACATCTATCATAAGATACTAAATAAAATTTTAAATTAATCATGTTTATATTTTCTAAATGTAAATCCTAAATTATCGTGTTTATATATTCTTACAAAAATTTCCTCAATAGGTTTTACATTATTGATTTTATGTTTTGCAATATAAATTGTTTTATTGTCATGACTATATTTTTCATCCATATAATGTAGTGTATGAAATTCAGAATCATCGGGTTCTTGTACATGAATCCATGTTTTATCTAAAAAAACATTTTTATTATTTTCATAATCTATTTCTAATAAAACAAAAGAAGGAAAAAAATTATATAATCTTTTTCCATATTTTGAAAAATCTATTTCATGATCAACACAAGAATATAATTTATTTCTAGGGTGTATAAAAAATTTGCAATAGATAAAATCTTTAATAAATTTACTATTATTATAATGTTCTGAATCCCATGTATAAATACATTTATTTTCTATTAATCCGTATTTTTTAAAATCTTCATAATGATTTTCATTTAAAATTTTAAACGGCAACAATCCATATTTTAATATTGAATTTAAATTTTTACTTTCTGTTAAATGAAACAATTTCATAATTCAATGTTTTCATTAAAATATTTAATACTTGGGTGATTGGTTGTCATTGAATTAAAGTTATCACTAAAACTATCTGCTACATATGTAACAAATGGTAAATATGTATATGATTTTAGTTTACCTATTTCTATCATATGCATAATCATATCATCAGTTGTAGTATATAAACCCATCAAATATTTAATCATTTTACTATAAGCAGTTTTATTAACCATATATGACCAAGTACCAATTATTTTAGGAGATGGTGATAAATTAATTTTATCTAATTTAGGGAGTTTAACATAATCAGAATGACCAGATAAATAAACATGTTCCCAATCATCTGGTAAAATATCTATTAATTTATTTATTCTGGCAACCCAATCTTTACATAATACTATGTCATCTTCTAAAATTATTATTTTATCAAAATTCATTATTTGTGCAAATTTTAAAATACTAATATGAGATAACGTAATACACAATTCGCCATAAGATAATTTTCTGCCTAATCCATACCCTTGTATAATTCCACAAGATAAAGATTGATTTTTAATATCCTTTCCATCTAATGCTGGAAACACAAAATAATCTTCAATTCCTAATTCAGAAAACTGAGAAATAATTTTTTGTTTTCTTTCTTCTGCTCTTTCTAAATTTAATAATATTATCGGGCAATGCATATACATATTAATGTTTTTTAAAAATCCATGAATGCCAATCTTCTAAAGCCGTAGTAGCTTTAAACATAAAAAAAGAATCTACTGCTAGCTTAACACCGGTGTTAGGTTCATTATAATCATGTCCAGCTATAACTCCGCCCACTTTTAATTTAGGGTACCACCCTTTTAAATCTGCAGAAACACCCTCATAAGTATGATCACCATCTATAAAAATAAAATCAATAGTATCATTTTCAAATTGACTATGAACTATATTACTATTTCCTTTAATTGTAATTATATAATCTTTAACAGGCTCAATATTTTTTAAATATTCATCATATAATGTTTTATTTACTACTGAATCCCAAGTTTCATAACCAGCCGTTCCAACAAATGTATCTATAGCATAAAATTTAATTTTCTTTTTAGTTTCTTTTATTTGTTCAGCCATAAATACTGTTGATTTACCTTTCCAAGTTCCTATCTCTACAAAAATATAATTATCTTTTGCAGAAGATATCATATTTTTATATAAATTCTGAAATGTAAACCAACCCTCAATGTTTTCCCAATACATATTTTATTTTCTTATTATTTCTGTTTTAATATCAAAATCTTTTATTTGATCCATTTTAACTATATGTATAAAATAATCATAAAATAATTTTTCTGAATTAAATATACATTTTCTTTCCGCAAATTCTTTCATGTTTAAATATATTGCTATAAATATCCATTGTATCAGAATCTCCAAAAGCAAATTGATCATTTATAACACAATGTGCTTTAAAATTACATGCCGGAATGTATAAATACTTATCATCAACATTATTTAAATCCACTTTTTCAAGAATATTTAAATCAAATCTAGTTCTTATTATTAAATCATATTTTAAATTATTTTCTTGTTCATATTGTTTTCTAAATTCATTACACTTATAAATAGAATTACACATTGATTGAAAAATTACTGGTTGTGTAATTTCTTTTTTACCAAATTCACCCTCGTTTATGTATTTTGAAAAATCATCTTTTTCATATACTAATAATTTAGGATTATATTTTTCTTTAATAAAATTAATAGCATCACCTTCCACATATAAATTTAAATGAGCACCTACGCTTTCCCATGATGTAATAACGGGTTCGTGTATTTTAGTTTCATCCCACCAGCAATGAACAAATATATCTTCTATATTATTTGGTAATATTAAATTATCTAAATAATTTTGATATGTTTGTTTAACAAATCTTGGCTGACCGGAAAAACATAGTGCTATTTTCATTTTAAGAATTTATTTTTCCAACAAGCCAGTGTTCAAATTCATCTAAATTATCTAATAATTTTAATTGCTGTTCTTCTGTAAATATAGGTTGTTTATAAACATGCTCAAATAAATCTGGTTTTTGATCTAATAATTTAATCTGATTTATAATTTCTTGTGTTGATGTTTTATTAGCATTAATAAATGCTTTCTCATTAAAATCTTCCATAATCTTTGGGTCACCCCAATATATAGGGATTGAGGAACCAAGAAATGCATCCATTATTTTTTCGGTACAATAATATGGGTATGAATTATTTTCATAAGCAATACAAAATTTATGTAATACATTACTGAAGAAAATATCTTTTGCATCTCTCCAATATTGTTTATCAGATATTTTAATTAAGTCCATGCAATTATTTAAGTATCTTCCATAAGAATGTACACGCTTATATTGATTTAATGTTGTGTATAAACCATTCCTCATAAAATTGCCTGGGTTAGATACAGTAAATGAACAGAACCTATCATATTCTGGTACTTCAGTTTTTTCTTTAAATAAAACTTCTTTATATTCAGGTCTTAGCAAAATAAAATATTGCCACAATGGTAATCTGTAATTTATATCTGAACCTTTATCAAATGATATTGCAAAATTAGTTTTTGTAAAATCAGGTCTTCTATTTTCACCAATGAATAATATTTTTTTAGCCTTTGGATATTTACTAATGTCTTTCATTCCATTAAATATAGAATGAAAGACTACATCGGGTTTATTATTATCTACAATTACATTAAAGTATTTAGATAAAATTGGTGTAAAAATATCTTCCTGTTTTATTTCCGGCCAAAAATCACAAAAACAAATGCGAATAGTTTCTTTCATTTTTTATCTATTTGGAGATTTTCCGTAAAATTTACATAATTCTTTAATTGAATAAAATACAAGTAAACCAAGTTCTTTGGCTCTTGCAATTTCTCTATCTGCTCCAGATGATTCACCCGGTAATCTTAATATACAATCACATGTAGGTAACCATTCCAAATCATTCTTTAACCAATCTTCATAAGGTCTTGGATGAGCCATGTGTTGAAAATGAGAATATAATGGAGCATGTGGTGCAAAACCAAGGGTCATTAATTCATCAAATGTATCGAGCTGTAATTTAACATTAACTGCTACGTCGCCTTTAGTATAAGGACTTGCAATATAAACTTTAATCATATTTTTATTTTTCTAAAATTCCCATTTCATTTAATATATCTAATATTTTTTGTGGTTCTCTTTTTTGAAGATAATTTTCTTGGTCAATTACCCAATCACATAATCTTTCTAAATCATCCGCTTTAATTCTACCAATAGTTAATACTTTAGAACCACCGTGAGCACCATAACCTGTGCCTTGTTCAGGGTCATATTTAAATTTCCAACCAAGTTCTTTAACTTTGTTTAATTTTTCTTCTAATAATTTATTTTCCATGATTATATTTTTTTATCTATCATTCCTACTTCAGTTAATATATCTATAATTTTTTGTGATTCGCCTGATTTTAAATAAGTTTCTTTTTGAATAATATCATTACAAAAAGTTATTAAACTAGTTAATGTTATTTCCGGGCCAATTGTTATACATTTATTTTGAGCAAATAACCATGCACTATTTTCAACATTTGGATTATATCTAAATGTATAACCAAATTCTTTTAATTGATTTAATTTTTCAACTAATAGTTCTTTGTTTTCTTTGTTCATTATTTCCATAATATATTCTTTTAATTTGTTAATTCATATTCTTCTGGAGTTAAATATGTTGGACTAAGAATCCATTTATCACATCTTTTATTCCACATATCAATCATAGCTTTTGGATTTTTACAAATACAATTACATTCTGCAACTTTACAAAATCCTGCTTCAGCCATAAAAGAAATAAAATTATCACAACTTAAACAACATTCAAGTCCAGACTCATATTCTTTTTGAAGTTCTATTTTATTTTGTTCAATTTCTTCTTGTGTTGGTTCATGCCAAGATTGCCATAATTCTTCCATAATAATTTAAAATTTAAGTTCTTTGTTTAATTCCTGTAATACTTCTTCGAATGAATGTTTAATAACACCGCCACTAAACATAATGGCATTATGAATCATTAAGTTAAAACTCAGATCAAAATCTTCGACGTCCGGAAATTCTTTTTTGTAAAACAAGCCATTGGTCATATTCATAAAATAATGTTCGGCTTTTTCTTTATATAAACTATCATCTTCGCAGTACCCGCAAATTATTTTTCCACCATTATACCCATAACCTATTTCAATACAGGTTCCATCATCCACACCAACACCTCTAAAACTTCTTAAATTAGCGACAATAATATCACACTCATCAATCAACTCAAAGTTATTCTTAGCTATTTGCCGTGCTTGGTTTGGTTTCGTATCTTCAATTACATTGGTATCAAAAGGACATAAAATAATAAATCCATATTTTTCACCAAGCCTTTTTAAGTTATCAAAATATAATTTAGCATCACCACGAAAAACATCTGGACCAGCTGCATAAATCTTTAATTTCATTTTAAAATTTTTTAAATTCGTTTAATATTAAATTTTTCCAGTATTCCATATATAATTTTTCATAGTTAAATGTTTTATGAGAGAACCTATCCAAAAGTTCTTCAGACACGTCTGAATAATCATTTACTTGTAAGATAGGTAATCCATCAAATGCATCATAAATTTTATTCTTGATGACGATTGGATAACATCCGCAATACATTGCTTCCCAGGTTCTATGATTATCTAATCCATTACCTGGAGGAGATATAACAAATTGATATGTAGCCATATGCATGCAGTAATCCATGAAAGGTATGTTAGTTTCATGAAAATATTTAACATTCAATTGTTGTAAAATTTTATTTCTATCAGGATTGGTATCTCCCCAATTACAATATACTATTTTAGGGTCTTTATTTCTTTTATTTAACAAATTAGCATTATTTCCCAACCATTCTGTTTTAATATTTTTTTCTAAATAAATACCTCTATGAGTTTTTAATCCTAATGGAATTGGTACTAAATCTTTATGTGAATAGGTTGCATTTATAGCAAACCATTTCTTAATACAATCTGGTTTTTTTGAAAATCTATTAAAATCAATTGGATAATCAGAATGATGTGTAATAAGAATATATTTATGAATTGATGATTTTAAAAATTGAAATAGGTAATCTATAAAATCTGTTTTACAAAAAATAATATTATTCTTATATAAAATTTCAGTTACAAATCTTTTATCTTCCGCAGGCATTATAGAATAATTACATATATCTTCATATGTAGCTGCATTAATAAAATCTATCATATATAATTTTCTTTATTAACTCCAAACATTAATATATTTGGTATTAATACACCATCACTGGATTGTATTAATGTTTTAGAATTATAATTCATTTCTTTTCTAATATCAGAACCCATCTTAGTATTAGGAATAACTAAACAAGGAACACTAATATAAACCTTATGATTAGTTTGTAATCTTAGAGAAGCTTTGTCGGCAATTTGAAACATTCTATCTTGTTCATCAATATAATCTTTCATCATTTGACGGTTCATACCATAAGCTAATAAACTCCATGAATTAAATGCTTTCATCCATCTTTTATTTATTCTGATGTTTTCATTCATTATTTTATACATAAAAGAATAAAGCATTATCATATCCCAATTATCTGGTAATTCATTTAATGATTTTTCTATTAAATTATTAAAGTCTTTATAAAATAAACAATCATCTTCAAATACAAATATAGATTTTAAACCAATTTCATAAGCATATTTAATAACTGTATAATGGCTTAAAGCAGCGCCCAATTCATTAGGTTGTTCTAAATTAAATTCTCCGACCTTTGAACCTACAATTGATTTAACAACCTGTGGTGCAAATCCATAAGTTACACTCTCACACCATTCTACATTAATACCAAGGTTATTAAATTTTTCTTGCATTATAATCTTTTTATCATTACGATTAATAAGATTAATACAAACTACTTGTTCAAATATTTTATTTAATATATGTGTCATTTATATATAATTTTCAATAAAATCTAAAACATCTTTTAAACAACCATTATTAAATACACAATGTGGTTGTGAAGAAAAAACATATTCTTTCCAAGGTTTATAATAAGATATTATTCCTAATTGCTCGCCACTTCTATTATTAAATATTCTATATACTAAATGATTTTCAAAAGATTCATCATTAATATTTTTAATATTTATGTATTTATATTTTTTCATTTTAGATAACTTTAATCTGGGTCTACAGCCAAACGTTCTAACATTTCTAATTGTGCAGAAGATATAACAACATTTTCTTCATCTAACCTTTGTTCAAGTTCTTCAGCATTATATTTCATAAAAGCTTGACAGATAATATTCCACTTAATATAATCTTCTAATGATTCTTTTTTAATGTAATAAGAATCACCACCCCACGGGTCTTTAGTATAATTTATTTCAGCCATATTATTTTTTAATGTATTTTAATAATTCAATAGTATTTTTAAGTAACTCAATTTCTTTTTTTAATTCTACAACTTCTTTTTTAAGTTGCCCATTTTCTTTTTGGGTTTGTTCTAATAATCTTTCTTCATAAGTTTTATCATCCCAATCCATATCACTAATACCATCACTCATATTATTTCATTTTAATATTTAATTTTTTGTAATTTAAATAAGCATCATCACCAACTTCTTTAAAGGCATAAAACAATCTAACTCTTAAAATATTATTAATAAAATCATCAGCAAGACATGTTGATATTTTATTTTTTGAAGAATAAATTAAATATATTCCTTCGTGTACATCTTCTTGTTGAACGCCACAATAAATATTATCATTTAAATGATTAATATAAATATCTACATGATTTAATTTTCCAAATAATGCTATACTATTATAGCATGTTGTTGATACATTAGGGTCTCTAGTAAAATATTGTGATGAATCTAATCCTAATTTAAATAAGAATTTAGGCGGAATAATTACAAATTGCTTTCCAACTAAAAATTTATTAGTATACAAATTTATAAAAGCTTTACTTGTTAATCTCATAAATTCATCAAGATTTTTTATTTTAGTTTTTTTAACATATTCAAAATTAAATAATCTTAGAATCCATGTTAATATTTTATTAAACCTAGATAATTTATCAAGATTTTTATTAGATACTTTATCTAAAATAGTCAAAAAATCTAATTGAATTTGGCGTTTTATACTTCCTTTAAGTTCATTAAACATTAAACTCTCAAAATTAATATCTAATGTTTTTTCAAGATCTTCTCTTTGTTCATTAGTATAAGTTATAGAAGTATCATGTTCTTCTAATTTAACATATGTTTGTTTTGGTTCAAACGATAAAGTTGAACCAAAACAATCTTGATTATTTTTATTTAAAGATAAAAATTGTATACACGGTGTATTAAAATTGCAGTTATGTATTTGTATTGGTAATTGTAATTCATCTTTTATTTCAGTAATTATATCCATTTAGAATAATGCTTTAATTTGTTTTACGTTCTTTTTAATTTTAGTTTCCTTTTTAGTTTTTATCTTACATTTAGCATAAAGTTTTTGTTTATGTTCATCTAAAAAATAAACATTTTGTTCTTGAAATTCACCAATACCTAAACATGGTATAAGACCCTTATCTTCTACTTCTTTTACTTTATCAGCAAAATCTTTATTAACAAATTTTTCACAAATTTCATAATCACTTAATTGAATTGGATTTTTTCCTTTTTCTAATATAAGATTTAAAGCTTTTGGAATAACAGTATCTGCATTAAATTCATTATAAACCAAATCAAATGAGGTCTTTAGATATTTAACTTGTTCACCTGGTTGATTAATTAGTTTAATTAATTTTTTTGCAACCTCTTCAGTATCAGTTCCATCAGTATAAATTGCTGAATAAGGTATATCATAATAATAACGACCATCGTTTAACTTATTATTTTTAGCCCAATGTTTATCAAATACGGGAATCGTGCCTACACCAATAATTTCTATTTGTGTATACTCCATTCTATTACCATAATTATCAGGTGCTTTAGGTAAACTAAAAAAAGAAGATGCAAAATAAGATTCACTAATATGTTTCAATCCTTCGTTTCTTGGAATAGGACCATATACTTCTACTTTTCCATCACCATCTCTTTTACCATTTACATTCACATAAGTTATATCAGGCCTATCTAAAATATCAAATTTTGCGCCAATTGAACGTTCCACACCATATACTTTACAATTCCATTTAGGATGTTCATTAAGTATATGATTTTGTATTTCTATTGTTCTACCAATATTTTTAAGTGATGACCATCGTGTAACACTTACTAAACCTTTTGTTTTTTCTTTAGACCAGAAATTTTTTAATTCATCAAAATTCATCCAAAGAGTATATTTATTTAAACGGTCACCAATTTTCTGAAATCCTAATTCATCTATTGTTTTAGAAAACCAAGTATTAGTATCAAAATGAAATACTAAATCTGCATTTACAATCATAGGAACAATATAATTTATCTTATCACTATTCATACGATGTATCTCATGCATATAAAATACTTTGACAGGTTTTATTATTCCTTTATATAGTATATGATAGAAATCTTTAGACGCTTGTTGATCATATTTATTATGAGGATAAGACATAAATAAAACAATATCATAATTTTCATTTATTGTTTTAGTTATTTTTGGAATATCTTTGGTTTTAAAAGATATCATTTCCATATTATGAAATGAACCTCTTGAATATTTTTTAATATCAAATGAATAAAAGTCAACTACATTTCCAGTTTTCTTTCCCCATAATTGTAATTCAGCTGTGGTTCTTTGAACACCACAACCCTCAGCACCCTGGCCATTAATAGTTGCTATTCTTAATCCTGTTAATTTATTTTTCATTTTGTTCAATATATTTTCTTATTAATTCTTCATTATTAAAATAAGCACCAATAGTTTCCATATTATTAATTGTAAATGAAATTCCTATACCATCAATACAACCTACAGAATTATATGCTTTAACTAATTCTTTAATAAATAACTCTTTATCATTACTTTGAAATATTAATTCAGTGTTACCTCCATAAGAATACCTATAAATTTTATATTTAGGACTAAATTCTTGGTTAATTGATTTAGATATTTCATCATTTATATCACCAATAATTCCAATTGTTTTTATATTATTTAATTTCATAGTGCAAATTAATAGTTACAAAAAACCAATTAAATTTTATATCACCTAACGTATATGGATAAAATGTTATATCTTTATTAATTTCTAAAGAATTTTTAATATCTTTATTTATATATTGAGAGCATTTTTTAATTAATTTATTTTTCCAATTTCCATTATTTAAAACACAAATTGAACATCTTATACCAGTTTCTGTAGTAACTGGTTTAATTTTAATATTATCTAATTCTACAGATTGAGATGCAATGGCCAATGCAATTGGCAAATTATTTTCCATATTTATATCCTCTGTATAATCCATCTAAATAATTAAAAAGGGCCGGTGTGAATATTAATAAACATGCACTCCAAAAATTAATACCGGAGTACACTAATATAAATAATGCGGCTAAATCTATTGGCCAACATAGCCATCTAAATAAATTAAATTTTAACTTTATTAAATATTCCATAATTTTTATTTTTATCTATTTTTAATTGAAAAGTTTTTTGGATTTTTCTTTTTTAATTATTTCTGTTTTACCTGTGAAGTCTACACGGCGGATATTAAAAATCCATGTTCCGCCTGAAAAATTGCACTCACTACAGGGTTTCATAATCCTTTTAGGAAAAGTATGTTGCAAAGTTTCTCTATATTTAAAGAATCTTTTCCCATTCCAAATTTCACTAATTGTATTCTTGTTTAAATCACCCATCATTGCATCAGGTGTGTACAGCCATTCTTCACAACATAATATAATATATCCATTGTAATTTACTTGTAATTGTCTGAAGGGCCTAGTACAATATCCTACATTACATTTTCGTTTACTTTCAACTAAACCTAAACGAGATGTAATAGAACTTTTATTATAATCTGTAAATTTTTCTTCTTCCTTCTTTGGATATCTTCTACTTAATGTAACATAAAACTGTCCATTTTTATAATGTGTTTTTTCTTGTGCAAAACTATATTTACCATCAACAGCTTGGGCATTAATAATTATTTTTTTACCCGGGTTGCTACCTTTAAGTACATTAAGCATATTTAAATAATTATTAAATTGTACTTCAGATTTATAAGCTTCAACAGATAAAAAATTAATACCACTATCCAATAGTTTTTGTAATCTTTCATAAGACATTAATGAAAAATTAGTTGTAAATCCTAAAGCACATTTAGGAAGTTGTTCTTTAACGAACCAAACTTTATCTTCAATATGTGGGTCAGTCATAGGTTCATTTGATTGATGCAATCTTATTTCACATGTATAATCCATTTCTTTTAAATCAAGAATTATCTTTTTAAATAATTCTAAATCCATTTCTTTCTTTTCACGATTCAATTTAGGTGAAGGACAAAACCAACAATCATAATTACACCAAGAAGTTGTTTCAATATTAACGACATTAAATAATGGAAACAATTCTTCTCCATATTTAATAGGCTTATCATTAATAAGCTTTGTAATATTTTTAGGATATGGATATTGCTTACATATTTCTAAATGTTCCAATTCTTCAACTGGAACACTCAAATTATTATTTCTTAAATCAATGCCATCTATTATCATAATTTATTATTGAATTATTTTAAAATTCTATTCTTTCAATTATATAATCACTATCACTATTAAAATAAAAACAAGTCATAAGTTTATCAGCTTCACTTCTAAATTCCATTCTATTTCTATGTGCTACCATACGGTCACATACTACTTGTTTAATAACTACAGGTGTATCTGAATTACCAGTTACTGACCTATTTATTTTTAAAATATTTACTTTCATTTTGATTCTTCCTCAATATAATATTCTTCACTAACATAAAATAATCCAAACACATTTCCATCTTTATCCTCGCATTCAACCGTTTTATCTTCAGTATTATATGTCCAATCATAACATTCAATTTCTTTAATTAAAGTTAATACTGGCATTGTTGAATTAGACAATAAATCACCGGGTAAATTAGCACTTAAATGTGCTTCCATTAATTTGTAAATTTTTACTTTCATTTTATTTTTTTGTAATTTTTAATAAATTGTTTATAATCAATTATTGCTGTTACACCAGTTATATTTTCATTATCATAACATTCCAAAAGACATATTTCTGTTTCATTATCATCTATTATAAAATTTTTAACTTTATAAATATAATAAAAATCAGATGAAACTTTACGTTCAAAAAAATCATCTTTGTTAATTTCTTTATATGATTCAAGTATTTTCATTTTTTTAATTGTTCTGCTGAATATATTCTAGTCCTTAATAATGTTGAACTCCAATTATGGTCTCTGTCATTATAAATAATTTTAACATCTGGAATATTTCTTCCTGTATGTTCTAAATCATGTTCATATTCTTTACCACAAAATCTAACATGTGGTTTAATTAATCTAATCATTACATTAAGATCTCCTTCAGTATCAAAAGGTATAATCATATCAATATATTTAATTGCGTTAAGACGTAGCCATCTTTCAAATGTAGTTTCAATTGGTTTATTTTTTTTATCAGGTCTCGAAATTGTTGGGTCTGTTAATAAACCAAATACTAGATAATCACATTGTGTTTTAGCTTGCATAAGCATATCAATAAAACCAGGGTGGGCTAAATCAGAAGTTGATGCAGTAAAACCAATTATCTTACCTTCTTTTTTTAATTTTTCAATATGTGGAAACATTTTTATAATTTGTAAGATTATATAAAAGATTTGTTTTAATTACATTATGTAGGTGTGGATTTCTTCTTATCATTTTAACTAATTCCTTTGATGTAAATTTACTTCCATTTCTAATTTGTTTGCTAAACCATTCATCTATTTGTGATACACCAGTTTGAGTATAAAATGAAGTTATTGCTCTATCTCCAAAAATAACACAACGCTTTGATTGGTCAAAATAATAATCTTTAATATCTCTTTTTTTATTTGGATATTCTTTTTTAAATGTATCTTTAACATTTTCAATATCAAATACACAAGATATTTCTATTTCTTTATCCTTTTCTTCTTGTGAATACATTATTCAGTTATTTTAAAAGCTGTAAAAACATCGGGGCTTTTCATAATTTTATTTATATAAGATGATGAAAATTTAACATTATGTCTAATTGATACTCTTTTATTATTAAATACAACAGCTACACTTGCACCACCTTCTATAAAACTAAGATAATTGTATTTATATATTTTATTAGGTTCACTTCCCATACCACCCCTGTTTTGTATTCTTGCTTCTGCCTCTTCTGAAAATGGAAAGAAACATGCCATTATATTATAACAATTAGGTTCTCCCCAATAAAGACTATTCACCACATAATTTGGTAAAATATAAATATGAGTAACTGTTTCTTTAATTTTAGAAAAAAACTTAGTTATTTCTTGTTCAGTTTTAAAAAGATATGCTTGCATACGGTATATGCGGTTCTTACCTTGTATTACTTTTACACCTTCATTAAGTATATTTATAGTAATTGGTTTTCCATTAAATTCAGTTAAAAGATTTGTTAACTGCTTTAAAATTTTTGGGGTTGTTTTTGTACTTGCTATTTGGTCCATTTTTGTTAATTTGTTAATTTTATGATTTTATTTCTTTTAGGTTTTCTTAGTTTTGCTTTATGTTCTTCTGATAATTTTTTTCCTAACCAACTTTTATTATTTAATCCATTTTTATTTCCCATTGCTGCTAAACTCATTTTTAATTTTGTTTCATTAGAAAGCTTTTTACCAGTTTGAGATATTTTCATTTTTAATTTTGTTTCATTAGAAAGTTTTTTACCTAAATTAATTTGTCTTAGTTTTTCTTTAGTTATTTCAGATGTAATTTTATTTTTTCTATTTTCTTTATATGCTAATTTTAAAGATTCACTCAATCTTTTTTTAGTTTCTTCTAAAACTTTTTTTCCTTTATGAAATTCACTCAATCTTTTTCTTCCTTCTTCTGACATTCCATTATAAACTTGATTACCACCTTTAGGACTTATATTATAACCACTTGGTTGTAATGTATTATATTGTTGTATATATTTTTCTTGTGCATTAAAAGCTTCTTCCTTAGTACTAAATTGTTCTAAAATTTCTTTTTTAAAATTTTGTTTGCCATATTTTTTAATAGCTTTTCTAATTAATTTTCCACTTCCAAAATAATTATCTTTTAATAATTTTGAATAATCTATATGATCACCAACATACTGTTTACTATTTATTAAATTTGTTATTATATAAACATAATTAATTGATTTCATTTACATTATTAATTATTTTAGATTTTGGAAGTTGATACATAAATTTTCTAGCATTAATTTTTTTATAAACAATTGTTCCATTGTTTCTCCAATTATTTAAAGTTTGCCTATGTATCTTAAATAAATCTAAAATTTGTTTTGATGTATACCAATCTTCCATATATTATATATTCATTAAATTTATAAAAGTTTTAACATTTTTATACATCATTTGAAAGTTCTTTATTAGTTTGTAATTGTATTAACATTCTGTGAATTAAATCAATATATTGTTTTTTTAATTCTTTATCTGGACAATAACGAACAACTCTAATCCATTGTGTTACTTCTAATAATTGCAATATAGACTTTGACCAATCATAAAGTTCCTTTTCATTAAGAACATTATTAAATCTATATTTTAATCCTGCGATTCCTTTTGTTAAATAGTAATTCATGAATACAGAATATTCAAACATCCTTTTATATTTACGATAAGAATGCATCATCTTAGAAACATCTAATAAATATGATGACCAATTATTTGGATTATAAATAGGGTCAATAAGAAACATACCATCATTAGTTTGTATTATATTCTCTATTGAAAAATCCCCATGACAAAAAGAATTATTAGCATTATATACATCTTCATATTCTAATAAGAGAGGGAGCACTTCAAAAAAATCATTATTAGCTTCACAGTGTAGTTTCATTCTATTTATATAAGTTGAAAATGGTACATATGTTTTATATAAAGAAAACTTTTCTATATCCTTATGTACATCATCAATTTTAAAATTTTTACCATTAGTATTAAGGAATTCCAAACATATTGTTTCACCAATTACATTGTGAACTATAGGGCAATTAACTAATGGAGATGCCATTTTATACCATGCTGCTGCATTAAGTGAATCCGGGTGTGTCTTATAAATTCTGTCACCGCGTTTTTCAACATTAGCACCACTCCAACCAGTTTTAATTGTTTTAATATCGAGTTCAATAAATTCAGTTGGGTTTAAACCTTTATCATCAATATAATAAGATGCTAAGTATTTATTAAATGAAAGAATATGATATTTAACACCATGCTCTTTAAGCCAGTGTTCCATTTTATCACGGTATTTTTCATCCGCCTTAGCTGTATCTCTTTGACATGATAATTGTCCTCTCGCAGTTAATAATATTATATACCAACCATCATCATATAGTTCATTAATACGATTAATGGCCGGCCATAATGGTTCCGCGTTTTCCCAATCTCTTGTGGTAGTTAAAGACAATGTATCATCAACATCACAAACCAATGCTCTGTGATATTGTTTTTCATCATAGTCTAATATCATAAATGTAAATTTAATTGTTTACAATTTATACGAAATTTAATCAAGAAAGTTTTAAAAATTTTATTCTAAGGTTATTAAATATTTAGATTTATTTGTGGTTTCAAATATATCTGCAACAATATTTTTTAAATCTTCATTTTCAGTTTTTTGAAGTTCTTTATTGATATCATTAGTTAAATTAATTATATCATCTAAAATTGTTTTGGTATTGCATAATTTAATATCACAAATTTGATTTGTTATCATATTAATTTGTGGTCTTCCATAAATACCCATCGTTGCTTCGGCCAATTTATCAATTAAATCATGGAGATTACCAACTAACTCATCTGTCATTTTATGTTCTGCAAAAATTGTCGTTTCCCAATGATTAATTCTCAATTGATCAGCGTGACCTAATAATTTTAAAAGATATACAAATACCTTAGTTTTTAAATCAGATTCATTATAAAATGGTAACATAAGACTTTATGATTTTATTTTAATATATATTCATTGGGAACAATAAAATTTTGAATATATAAAATAAAATGTAGTTATGATTAATATAACAACCAACCAAAATTTACTTATTGAAGCAGAAAAACACACTGGTAATATTTTAACAAGAAGCTTAAAATATAATAGTGCAAAAAATAAAATCAACGCCTCTCAAAAACAAATGGAAAAAGATATCTTCAATAAAGTTATTAACCCATTCTACAAAAAGGCTCTCGATTATAAAAATAAAATGGACGCTAAAACAGAAGAAGTTGATAAAATGAAAGATTCTTTTAGAGCAAAAGAACTTAAAAAAATGATGAGAGATCAATTTCGTGAATTTCAAGTAAAACAACTTAGAGATTTAAATAATGCAATTGATAGACTTATGGCATTATATGAAAAGAAAATAAATAACTTTATAACAGATAAATCATTATTAGGTGCTATCATAACAGAAAAAGGACAGTTAGCCCTACAAACATTATGGGTTGTTTTATCTACAGCAAGTAAACAAAAATTTTGGAAAAAATTAGAAGATGATGCTTTAGGATGGACAGATGAAGTAAAAGCACAAATTTCTGCTGCAATAGAAAAATTAGAAGTTGAAGCTAAAAAAGCAGAAGAACAAAGAAAAAAAGAAGAAGAAGGTTTAGAAGAAAAAGCATATACAATAGATGTAGTTGAAGAATATTTTAAGAAACAAAACCCACCTATTGAATTTCAAAAAGAATATAGTTATACCAAAGAAAGTTATACTAATTATATTGTATTTAATAGAGAAGGAGATAATTTATCAATACAATCTTATCAAAAAAATGCTAGCGGTGAAAAAATTAATGTTAAAAATACTACACCAAAAGAAATACAAACAGTATTTTTGGTAGTTGAAAAAATAAGAAAAGAAACTAATGCACCCGAACTTGATGATTTACTTGATTATTTAGATGATAAAGATGTTAAATTAGATACTTATTATTATTTAAATGATTCCAAAACTGATAAACTTAGATTTTTAAAAAGAAAAGAAGAATTATTTGTAATTGCACTTAAAACAAATCCAAACAGCACATCAGAAAAAAAGGTTAAAACTAAAGAAGATATAGATAAAATTATAGCTTTAGTATCGGATGATATTGAAGAACAATCTAGTGAATCATCTAGTGAAATATCTGATGAAGAACGTACAACTGGCGGATATGAAGAATAAAATTGATAATAATATGAACCATATATTAGAAGGAATGAGCAATGCCCAAAGGAAATTTAATCTTGAACAAGATTTGTATCTCAATATTAAGACATCTTATGATGATTTTATGGAACAAATTTATAATTTAGAAAACTCAAAAACTAAAACACAATCATTTGTAATTCAAAGATTATTAAGACAAATTAGAAGAATTAGAGAATTAATTAATAGAGTTAATTATTCTAATTTTTATAATTACGGAACTGAAACTAAAAATCCTGAAAAATTCAATAAATGGGTTACTGGTGTAAAAAAATCTATTAATAATATTTTAGAAGATGTTGCTGGTTATGAAATGCATCTAGAAGCTGACCAACTTAAATCAATTTTAAAAACTCCTATTTTTAGAGAAGTACAAACTTTAATTACTGGAGATATTGCTAAAAAATATGGTGATGCCAATGTACTTTCAGATAAAATTATAGATTTTTTAATTAACCCTGAAAATATTGATAACCCTATTTATAAAAAAATAATTGCTAAAATTATTAATTCTACAATGAAGCCAAAAGAATTTTATGAATTCTTTGATACCATACAAAATAAACTTCCTAAATTAGCCGGGGTTGAAAATTTATCTCCATTAGAAAAAAAGAAAAGAATATTTGTTAATCTTAATAAAAATTTTATGCAAAAATTAGAAGATGAAGAATTAATAAGGGGGGATAAAATTTATAGCAAAGATTTGCCAAGAGCACAAGAAATTATACAATATATGTTATCAAGTGGTTCTACAGATTTAGGTGGTAAAATAAAAGATATTATTAATTCTTTATCATTATCGGGTGATGAAAAAATAGAAGTATTACAATCAATGCCAGATATAATTTCAGTATTTCCAGATAAAATTAAAAATAAAGATAAAAAAGATACTTGGGTTGAAGTCGATAATTTATTAAAACAAAAATATGGAGATGATTATAAAAATTATATACTCAATTTTAAATCACAAAAATTTGAATCACTTAAACAGTATAAAATAAATAAAAAAATATGAAAAGACAGTTTGTTAGAGAAAGTTTAAATGAATATTATGATAATTCTGGAAGATATGCTGTTGTTTTTGATGGAACGTCTGCTTATATTGAAGACGCAAATGATGTTAATGAAGATGATTTTGAATTAGTAGAATATTATCTTGATATTGATAGAGCACAAGAAAGAGCTGATGAAATAAATAAAGAAGCAAATGATTAAAAACAAAATAAAAATACCAAAATTAGAAGAAGATTTTTACAATCCATTTGAAGAAAATGATAGTATATCTAAAGAACCAATTCATTTATCAGATAAATCTGATGCTTTGGCTTTAAAAAAAGATAATTTTTCACCATCACAAATACATTGGACTAAGACAGATAATGGAGATTATACTGTTAAAGCTAATGGTAATTTTTATAAAGGTGACATTGTAGAAATTTGCCCAATCATTATGTTAAATGATAGTGCAATTTCAATTGAAACACTAAAAGATAAAGTATTTGAAATTGATAAAGGACAAAAAATGTATGGTGTTGTTTTAGGTTATGGAACTTTATATAAACACTCACAAACACCTAATTTAGATTTTGCTTATAATAAATCAACAAGGCAAATGCATTTCATTGCAAAAAAAAGTATACAAAAAAATGAAGAACTTACAATAGACTACGGAAAAGATTATTGGGAACAACGTATGAATTTCAATAATACACCAGAAGTTGAAGAAAGTGAAATACAACATAGCAATATAGATATTCAAAGAAAAGAAGAAATAGATAAATTATCAGATCCTAATAATCCTCAAAATCCTGGAAGAACAGGACAACCTATACTTGGATTAGGGCAACAATAAAAATAAAAAAAAACAAAATGAATAAAAAAGTTGATACACAAAAATTAGTTAAAGAATCTTTATATGAAGATTTTGAACCAAGAGATATTGAAAATCCTATTGCAGAAGAAGATTTTAGATATCAATCTAAAAAAGATTCTTTAATCAATAAAATATTAGTTACTATTTATGCCTTAGACTCTCCTGGGGACGATGAAAATACACGAGAATATTTAGAATCTTTATCAATTCCAGAGTTAGAAGATTTATATGATAAATGGGCAATAGGAAATCCTGAAGATTGGAAGTGGCATAATATTGGTGATGATTCTAATGATAATGTTGATGAACAATATAATATTGAAATTGGAGAAAAAGTAAGATATGATGATATAAATGATCATGGATTTATGGTTAAAGCTTTTGGAATTGTTCAAGGAATAAATAGACGTGAAGAATATTATACAATAAAACGTTCAAATGGAAAACTTGATAAAGTTGCAATGACTGGTGTTATACGTGAATCTTATGCTCCAAATGATAAAATAGATTTATATACTAAAATGTTAGATGAATTATCTGATTGGGGGCAATCGTTTTTAGAAGATGGTTATACAAGAGAACAAGCTTTAAATAATGCTCATGCTAAAATAAAAGAAGAATACCCAGAAGATTATAAAGAATTTAATAAATGGTTAGATAATGAAGCAACAGATGTTATTACTGGTGATGGACCATTTAATGATGCAGGAGAACCAAGAATGACATACAATCAATATAGAGATTATAGTGAAGAATCAGAACCTGATTATGATATGGACGAATCCTTATCACAAGATAAAAAATATAAAATAAAAATAAGAAGGTCTGGTACCTTTGGCAACTCTTATCCAGATAGATTTGAAGAAGGAACTTTGCCTGAACTTATTAATTATTTTAGGTATACATTAGAAGTTGGACAATCCTGGGAAAATGAAAAAGGAAACAAAAAAATAAACATGAATCCAAAAAATATACAAAGCTTATGTGATAATTTAGAAAAAGCAAAAAATAATGCTGCATCAAATGGTTATGGTGGATATTCATATAGTGTAGTTGAAGAAACAAATGAATCGCGCAAACCATTTGATAGAGAAAATTTACATAAATATTGGCAATCTAGATTTATGAATGATGAAGTTGGAGATGAAGATTGGACTTTAGAAAATTACATGAAATATCTTTTAGATAATAATGAAATAAGTAAAGAAGAATATGAACGTTGGCAAAGGTATGAAAAATTAACAGAATCTTTAAATGAAAACGTAGAAGAAGGAGATGATGTTTTTGTAGAATATGCTAATAGCGGTTGGTATGGCAAAGTAAAAAAAATAATTGGAGATAAAGCATATGTAGTAAAAAATTCTGAAAAGAAAACATATGAAGTTAGTTTAGGAAACATAAGTAAAGTAAATGAATCTTTAAATGAAAATATAGATTTTTATAAAGTTAAAAAAGTAGCAAGATTACTTAAATCATCTGATGTTGACCCAGATATTGTTTCACCTAATTATGTTGCTGATTTTGCTTATAATAAAAATATAAAACTCACAAGCGATGAAGTGGTTTATATTAGTGATAATTATGATAACTTTGATAAATATGGAGATTTAAATGAATCTAAAGATGATTCTAAAGATGACCCAATTCAAATTAAACTTTCAAAAACACAATATAATAAAATAAAATCATCTCTTGAAAAAAAGAAGTTAAGTTTTCGTTGGGATGAAAAAAAATCTAAATATATAAGAACTTATGGTTTACCAACTAAAAGAGATAAAGATCAAAAAGAAATTAATAAATTATTAAATGAATCTTATCATAATGTTGAAGAACCTTTTCATGCAGATGCTTATTTAACACTTAGTAATTTTGGGGGAATGGAAATTGAAATAAATGATAGTGGTGATGGCCTTCGTTGGAGATTTAATTATGATGGTGAATTATCAGAACCAGTTGAAGCTGAAATAGAATATGAAGTTAATCCAGAAAATGAAGGTGAAGAAGAAAGTAATGCGTGTTTTAGAATAAACGATACTTTATATTTCTTAGATGAATTTATGAGAACTGATTATTAAGAAGGTAATTAACTTTTATTAGTATTTACATTAGCATACCGTAAATTTCTTTTTAATATAAATATATAAATAAAATTTAATTTATGTTAAAAAGAATTCCAAAATTTTATTATGTTTATAAAATAGTAAATTTAATCAATAATAAATCTTATGTAGGTAGTAGACTTTGTTATAAAGAAAATATACATGATGATAATTATTGGGGTTCAAGCATATATCTTAAAAATGATATTAAGTTATTTGGTATAAATAATTTTAAAAAAGAAATTTTAAAAATTTGTATCAATAAAGATGAAATGCTAAATAATGAGTGTGAATATATTATAGAATGTAATACACTAGAACCCAATGGATATAATAGACATTTACCAAATAAACCAAATAGTTGGAATACATGTGGAATTGGAATACCAGAAATATGGAAATTAAAATGTGATGAAGAAACATATAATAAAAAAATAAAAAATTGGAAAGAAAAAATTGGAAACGCTAGTAAAGGAAAACAATTTGCAAAAGGATATAAACATACCGAAGAATCCAAAAGGAAAATGAGTGAAAAAGCAAAAGGAAGAAAGTTTTCAGAAGAACATAAAAATAAATTAAGAATTATTAATTTGGGTAAAAATAATCCAATGTTTGGAAAAACTGGAGCAAGAAAAGGTGTAAAATTAAATAATAAACAAAAAGATTTTTTAAGAAATTTATATAAAGGAAAAACTATTATAGAATTATACGGTGAAGAAAAAGCTTTAGAAATTAAAAATAAAATAAGTAAAAAATTTAAAGGAAAAAGTTATATAGAATTATACGGTGAAGAAAAAGCTTTAGAAATTAAACAAAAACATAGTATTGCTTTAAAAGGAAAAAAAATTTCTGAAGAACATAAAAGAAAAATTTCTGAAACTCTTAAAAATAAAAAACTATAGCGGGTTATTTCCAGGGATGCCAAAAACTTTTGCACCAGTTGGAGTCCAACTTGTATAAATAAATTTAACCCATCCTAAGTTGATTACTTTTAAATTTTCATATTTCGGAAATGAATCTTTTTTAACAATAAGATTCATTTTTGATTTTAATTCATTTGTGTATCTTTCATAATTACCAATAGGTGTTTTTGTTATATCTTCATTAAAATTTTCAGAAGTTAGTATTTCATTAGATATATTAAATTGTTTCGTGACATCTTTTAATGCTTCTTCATTTGTGTTATCATCTAAATCTGTTTCTATTTCTGTCTTTGGAACTGGTTTTTTAATTGTCGGTCCAAAATTAGTACTCATTGGCTTTAAAGATATAGGCAATGCAGCAAATATCATATTAATTTTATTTAGTAAATTACTTATCTTTCCTTCTATTTGATCTAATGTTTTTTGTGTTTGTTTCACTGTTTCTATTTTTGGATTTGTAATAGTAGTATTTTTTGATTTACCTATTGTAGATATATCATAAATAATTTTATATTCTTCTTCTAATACAAATCTCTCTATTTTTAAAGTTTCAATTCCTAGTTCTAATTGTAATTTAGATTCTTCCCATTTAGCTAATTCTTCTGTATATTGTTTCATGTAATCTATTTTTTTAATTACAGTACTATAGCTTTGAGTCATATCTAATTTTCTAAATTTACTTTTATCTGGTTTATTTGTCTTTAATTGTCTTAATAAAATTTGTGATGTTGTGATTTCACTATTCTTATAATTAATTTGATCTTGTTTTTCTTTTAATAAATTTTTAATATAAGTATTTTTAAAATTCTTTATTTTATCTGTTAATTCTTTTTTAAAAGATTTAATTTGTGTTTTAATAGCTATAGTTGGGTCGCCAATAGGTATAATATAATTAGATGAAAAATTAGATATTAATATCCAAGGAAATGGATATACACCACATATAGTTAAACCTAATACTATAAACCCATATTTAGTTACAATTGATTTAATTGGAATATAAACTACTGGAAATAATATAGGGCCACTAGGTCCAACAAACCCTGTTGACCATCCTGTAGGATAATTAATAACACTTCCTAAAGTTGCATATCCACAATATTTTAACCAATATTGTATATTGTCCATTTGAATTTTAGATTTAGGAGACATATATGGATTATCGGAATCGTCATTTGATACACAAGTATTTTCCGGATTATCAATTGTCTTATAATATCTATATGGTTCATTGTCAATTGTCTTTATAATATAAGGAGCAAGACTATTATAACTTTGTAAATCAATAGTTATTTCAGCAATTTGTTTATTAATTTCATCCAGTTTAAGAAATAATCTTTTAAAATAATCTTCTATATAAACCGCTTCATTAATAATCATTGGTTTTTCATTGAACTGAAAGTTATCGCGGTCGTGTGCAAAATCATTAATCTTGTTTATGTATTCTGTTTGTAAGGACACAGGTGATTCGATACTTTGTAATGACAGATATAAGTCATGATAGTAATCTTTCAACATAAAATCCCCAATTATACCCATTGATACTTTTGCTTTATCAATTGCAGTATCATGTAATAAATTAATATTGATATATAAAATTCTTTCTTGTTCATCAATATCTGTTTTAATATCTAATAAACCATCATTCTCAGTTTTAAGTTTCACGTTATCTTGTCCTGTAATAGACTTCACATTATCTTCATAAAAATTAATTATATTTTGATATTCATCCATTACACTATTATATAAAAGCTTTACACCATTATATTGTACAGTAAAGAATTCAATAGGCGTAACTAAATTATCTATATCAACTGCATTAGATAACATAACAGGTAAAATTGATTTAATAAAAAACTTATTAATCATATCTTTAATTGCCACAGATTCTTTATATAAATCTATTAATTCTTGTGCTTTTAAAACTTCAGGAAATATTAAAGGGTCAGAGATATTATCTATTACAATGGAATTATTAGCTATTGAAATTATATTACCTATGATTGGAGATATAACTGAACTCACCGCAGTGTTTCCGATAACCGTATTTTCATTTATATTATCACCTACAGAAACATTAATGTTTTTAAAATCACTCTCAATAATTGCTTTAACAGAAATATCATCTTGAACTGGTTTATCATCTAATTCTATAATACCATCAACAGGTACTTCACATGTAAAATTATTTTGTTTACTATCAAAAGGTTCGTGCGGTACATTAATATTATCAATATTTATTGGACAACTGTAATTATCAGGTGGAAAACTACTATCAATACCAAAAGTACTTACATCACCATTAGTTGGTCCAACTATATTTACACATTTTAAATCACCAGTATTTTTCTTTAATGTATCTTCAGAAGCCTTTTGATATTTCTTTTTATTTTTTTGATACAATAAATTTGCAGAATAGTAAGTCAATAATCCAATTACAATTCCTTCTAATAAGTTAATTAATGTTTGATTATCTATACTTAATTTTGCATTATCAATTAAATTTTGTAAATGTTTTACTCTAAATTGCGATGGGTGTGTTACATCATTAATAATAGTTTTAGCTTCATTTAATAAATATAAGGTTAATACTTTAGTATCTTTAGCTGTCAATTGTACTTGCTGCTTTATATTATTTGTAGAATTTTTATATAATGTTCTTAATGGTTTTGAAGTTTTAAATTCATAATAAATATCTTTTGCATCTTTATATTCTTCTTTAAAAGCATTAGTTATTTTATCTATGTTTTCATCTAATATTTGATTCAATGCTTCTTTACTTAATCCTAAAGATTTAGGTATCTTTAAAAACTCTTTATCCTTTTCTATTTCAGCTTTTAATTGTAACTTATATTTTTCTAAATATAAATCCTTTATTTTAAGTAAATCTCTTGGCATATAATTTTATATTATTGAGATATTAATACGTTGGTTGATGTACCGGCAGCTTTTGCAGATTCAACTAATCCAACATTTACACCGGGCGTAATTGGCATCTTCGCATCAATAGCCGTTGCCAATGTTGTTAATAATGGAAATACTACTTCAGCCAACATAGCATGATAGTAAGGGCCTGGCCCTACTTTAGTTACTTGATTACCACTTGCAATTGTTTCATCAGCAGTAATATTAACTTGACTTGCTGCTGATATAACAATTTTATTTTTACTGGCCACAGTAATCGTATCTCCCTTAAGTTCTACAACTGAATCAAGATTACTATGTTGAATTGTAATCATATTATCAGGAGATATTTGCATAAAAGATTCTTTATAGTATATTTGGAATCCACTGTTCTTTTGAAATATTACATAAAGCTCTTCATCTGGGTCCCACAATAAAACATGGGTACCTTGATAATCATCTTGTATTTTTTTAATTAATGCTGTATCTATATTTTGAATTGAAAAATATTCTGGAGCGGTTAATTCACCATTGTTAAATTGAACACGAACTACCTGTCCCATTTTTGGAACAGACATAGATCCACCACCATCACCAGCAAATATTGTTGAGTTTAAAGGCGATGCCCAATATAAATGTTCTACAGGAATATTATCTGTAATGCCAAACACATGAATACGACAACGTCCTGCAAATAAAGGATCATTATTGTCTTTAACAACTCCAATAAAATAATTATCTTTTAAATCATGATGTACATTTGTTGACATATAGTTTAAGTTTAATTTTTATTATATTTTATCTGAAATAAATATTTCTAAATGATCTTTAGAAAAAATACCACTTACTCCAGCAGCATAAGGTTCATTTATATTTTTAGTTCCACCATATTCTTTATTACCATGTCTTAAATTTAAACTCTCTTTTGAAAATGCTTTTTCCCATGTTTTAAAAGATGTTAAAACCCAAGTACCTTTTTTATCTATTATTTCAGATTGTTTACATTGATGTTCTAAATGATGCCAAATATTTCCTCTATATTTAAATTTCTTTTCTTGTAATTGCCAATTTTTCTTCCAAGCAAATAAAAATGTTTCAATTGCTTTTATTGGAAAAGCAAAAACACCATGTGAAACAGGTGGAATGTGAAATTGATTCATTTCTGAAAATTTTTTCTTTTTATATTTTACTTTTGATAAACCTCCGAACCTTACAAAAATATCATTTGGTTCTATATCTTCATTTAAAAATTCATTTAATCTTGGATAAAAACTATTCATAATATTATGATTTTATAATTTTACTATTAGTAGCAACACTTGTTGGCGTTCCCTCAGCAATCATTTCACCGCCTGTGATAATATTATTATTTGGTATATTACTTACTAATTCTATAGTTTTTGCAGCCCATTGTTTTGGTGTTTCACCTGGATCAATAGTTGCCGATGATAAATCTCCTCCAGTAACTTGTTCAACATACTCCTTTAAAGAATTTGTAGTTATTGTAGTACCATTAAATAAATCATCAATAGATGTAAGAGTAATTCCAGAAAATTTATTTTCAACCATTTGATTAAAGGAACTATAAATATCTGGGTTATTTAATAATACTTCCGCAGTTGCTTTTAATATTGAAATATTTTCATTATTAGTAACTTCAGATGTACTTAAACTTTTTAAATATAAATTAAAAGTTTGATCTGATATTTCATTACCTAATCTAGAAGATGGTGCACTAAATTCATTTGCTGCAACATTCATACTTCTTTTTATTAAAGAATACATAGTTAAAATATCTGCAGATTGTACACCAGCAACTGCTTCATTAAATGATAATCCACCTATTTCAGGTATAGGAAACATTCTTAATTTATCAATTTGTTGTTTCACATATGATTTCGCAGATGATACAGCAAAATCAAGAGTATTGTTTGCAAATCTATTAACCCATGTATCTGGTTTTGCAGTTGGAATATTATTTTCATCTAATGGTTTAAAATATTTATTACCTTGTATATCAGTAATATCTACAGATTGATTAAAACTTCTACCTGATTCATGAAGCCTATCACTACTTGCTTTAGGATAGTTTTGAGCTATTTTTACTGTACCATCATGTGAATACATTTGATTATAACTTTCAGCTAATACATCTACAGTTTCATCACCGCGATCTACACCATTAATTGCCGTATCATTAATAACTAAATGGTTAAACATAGGATATATCTGAGCTTCATTCATGCTCTTAATTTTAATCTTAAATTTAACTGCACCCATTGGTGGTACATCAGCAACAGTAAGACCGGATATATGGTCATATTCTATTTCTCCTAAATCAAATTGACATCCATAACAAGTTATTACCCACACAGGAATAATACTATCTAATATAGTCATGACATAATCTGATTCACCTATCTTTCCAGAAGTAAGAGCGGCCGCTAAAGGGTCATCTATTTTTTTAATTGCATGATGAAAGGTTCTAAATTCTGCAATGTATATTTTTAATTGGAACATACGCATAATATCTGGTAATATCCATCTTTGATACTTATCATCCCATGCAATCTTTCTATATAAAGATAATAATAAACTCATTCTTAAATCCAATCCTTCCAAACAAGTAATAGTTAATCTTCTATCATCGGGCACTCTTACACCTTTAGTAGGATCTATTTTCAATAAATCTGCAACACCTTCTACTTTTTGAAAGTACCAACTAAAATCATTTTGTAAACTATTAAATTGGTCTATAAATTGTTCAAGCATTTTTGCTCTTCCAAATTCATTAATAGATTCTAAATATGCAAGAGTAGAATAACTATCTTGATTTCTAGTATCAGTTGGTCTGTATTTACTAAATAAAGGTTGTGGTATCATATCATAATTGATATGTGCTTGGGCAGTATTACTATGTTCAGGACTACTAAATTGTAATTTAAAAGACAAATACGTAGGCATATCATAGTAATTAGAAAATGTACCACGAGATAAATTTATATCCTGTAGATTTTCTGTTCTGTTTACATTTCTAAAGTCTTTATATATGGCCATCTATATTTGGGTTATTTTTATTTTGTGATACAGGAAATGGTGGTGGCCATTCTCTTCTCGTTAAAGTAAATTTATGTCTAAACCCAGATAACGGAGTTTTATTAACAGGATTACTCCACATGATAGAAAAATCTTTTACTATATACCAACCACTATAAAACAAATCATACATGATTTCTAAATTCTCGTTTTGATCTCTCCATATTCTTTTATTTTCTGCAATATCTTTTCTTATTAATCCTACTGGAACTTTATCACCGCGAATAAAATTTGTATTGGTTCCAATTACTGTTACTTCTAAATTAAGTTTATCAAGTTCTTTAAGGTTCATCAAATTATGTACCTTTGCTCTAATAAAATTAGGATGTTGATTGCCATCCCAATTATGCAAATCATCATCTGGATTACTTAATGTATATTGTACTCCCAACCAACTACTGGATTGATATATATCTGTAAAATCATAATGAGCTCTTTTAGGGTCATCCCCACTTGTACTTACATCCTGTACAGGTCTTCCTCTTAATAATATATGTGAATTAACTTTTTCTTTATCATAAATAGGATCAATATCTATTTCCCAGTAATTCTGTAAATCAGGATTGTTGTATATCTTTTGATTGTGTTCAAAAAATTGGCATACAAATTTAGTACCATACTCAAACGTGATAGCAGTTGACTTATTAATAGGAGCCCATTTACTGATATAAGCACTAGAAGTTTTAATGTTTTCTATATTACTCAACATCTTAGGTAATGGATTTACATTGCTTTGTTTAACTGCTTCATCACCCCACGTTTGTTCCATATTTAAATTATTTAATACAACCCCCATATCTATAGAATCTTCAGCCGATATTAATTGTTTATTTAGATTAATAAAGTTTAAACAATAATAAATATCTATCCATGATTCATAAAAAGATTCTTCATTACTCCAAGACCTATCAGTAATATCCTGTATAAAATTATATAGCATATCATTTGCACACATCCATATTTGTTTGTCAATTGTATTATCTTCATTGGTACAGAATCCTAACCCTAATATATTAGCAGTTTCTTGAATTACTTCCATTGTAGTACCTACAAATGAATAATTATATTTCTTTGATTTTAATCCAGGCACAAATAATTCTCCATTAAATGTAATTCTATTTGGTCCTTTAGTATCTATATTATCACGTGAACTTGCTGATGTAATTACATAATCATTTCTAATTTCTTTAAGTAAGTCTGATTTATTTCTAATCGATACTGATATAATATCTCCATCCTTTGGCATATTAGTTGCAATGAATTCTTGATTAGAGAACGTACATACTAAATTTAACTTCGGTAAAAATCCGCCACAATCTATATTCAAATACTCTATTTCATTTTCATTTAATACATAATCATTTATTCTAACCAATGGGTATTCTAAACCAGAACGTGATTGAATCTTCTGTTGGTCTTGATCACCTGTCTTAGATACCGGCATAGACAATTCATCTAATACAATATGTGGTTCTAATGTTTTTAATATTCTATACTTTACATTCGCATCTAAGTTTACATCTTCTTTAACTAAAGAAGAATACTGGGGTGGATAAAATTTATAATCACCATTAGGCATTTTGTAAAGTCTTTTTATTAGTTATTGCAGCTAAATATTCTCCTGTTGTCATACCATTTTGTAGACATTCAGCAGTTGGAGCTATGTTCCTACCAAAATAAACTCTGCCATTTGCAATAGTTATTTGGCTTTCATCAGGCCCAGCAATATTAGGTGGTAATGATTGTTCAGTTGCACCCATAACTTTCTGTTGTTTCTCAAAATTAATAGCGGCCAAATTTCTTTTAGGTATTTTATTAGGGTCTATATATTTATATGTATTACGAATTATATTAGCAACAACACTAGATGCATTATTTTTTTGTGTATGCAATCTTACATCATCAATATTAGGAGCCAATATAATATCATTCTCATCTATTGTAAATGGATTTGATATACCATTATACTTCAATATAATTTCTGTATTGTCAGTTGTATTATAGACTGCATTCGAAATTAAATCAGGTCTCATAATATATGGCTTTGGTACTTTAAATAAAGAATAACTTGCACCAAATTTAATTTGATCATTAAATATAGATTCAGTTAAATCTTTAATTTGAATTCCATTATTATCTGTTATTTCAGGTTTTAAGTCTAATGTTTTATCAAACATATGTCTATAATTATTTTTATGATAATGCTCTCTTCTTTATCCAATCTAGTTTCCTGAATGAACTTCTATATGCATTGTTATCTTTACTAATTTCCAAACCAACAGTAGGAGATATTGAGTATACTTTTACTGGAGACCATACACTTGGTCCAACAGCACTATTAACAACTGAAGAGAGTTGTTGTTTTCCAAAGCCACCATATTCAGCATAACCCATAACAGCATAAGGTGTTGGATTATTACCTGTGACATTCTTTTGTTGTGTGTATTTATCCACAGTCGTTTGATAGTCAGCTGAACCTTTGAAGTCATCTGGCAAATCATATATTCTACCCATACCTCTATTAAACATAGATGATATAGCATCTGCATCTCTTGGCATACCGTGCTCTAACTTAACAGTAAAGGTTATTTCCAAAGGGAAGTCATCCGGTCCAAGTTCATTGCCCCACTCTACTTCAACACCCGTACATATAAGGTTACCAATCATTGCCATAGGATTGAATGGATTTCCAACAGTTAAATGCCATTCGCCCACTGGTTCCCCAGTTAATAATGCTTTAAACCCTTGGAGATATGGTATTTCACCTGATGATTTTTCAGCAGCATAGTTCTGTATCATACGTCCGCTCACCGAATTTTTATCAAACACGGTTTTCATTATACCTTCAAATCCACCACCACCTGTTATTTGGCCGAGTATATTCTTAAACATATCCATAATACCGCTTAAAACAGTAGAGCCTTGATTAGAAAACTGGCTTACAGCACTTTGACCCCACTTTAATGGGTTACCACTATACCACGCTTTCATTCCTTCTGCTCCACCTGCAAATGGGTATTTAATTGGCTTACTCATAAACCTGTGTTGCCCACCAAAGAACGTCGCTCTTGCAGACCCCATCACTAAAAAATTAGATAGTATATCTAGTATAACGGCCTTTGTATTAATACCGCCCATAGGTCTAGCTTCGTAAGTAAATTTAATATCTAAACCGCCCATTTCAAATTTTAATCCAGGTGCACGCTTTTTAACTGTATTTATTCTATTGACAGGACCTAAGATTCTGTTTTCATAAGGACCATCAGTATAAGGGTCAGGTGGTATATTGCCTTTATTTAAAACAGCATTGTTATTATTAGTACCTGCACCAACACTTAATGTTTTTGCAATACCACCTATACCACCAAACATCTTTAACATAGGTAAGCCAGCAGGACCGGCTTCATTATCAGGAGTGGCAGTTGATGTAACTTTCCATATATCAGCTTTTGCTTCATCCCAATTCATACCTGTAGTAAACTTTAATATCTTTGTAAAATCATTATCAGTACCATCTCCAAAATAACCAATAGCAGTTGCCATAGGCGGTAATGATAGAGTTGCAGTTGTTGAATTAGGGTCATCACCGTCCATACCGATAAAATTTAAATTATCTAATATAGGTGCAGGATATCTTCTTAATACTAATAATCTATTATTAGCTATCTTAGTCCAGTGTTTACAGAATGCAAAGTCACTGAAATGAAATGGAAGTCTGCCATAAGGGTCTTCATTACCCCATAAGATAATGGATGAGGTAGTAGGATTCATTGCATAAGATAATTTATCAGCATCTCCAATTTCATACCACTTTCTTTTACCTTTCTGATTGATTAGATACTGCCCGCCATTTGAACCATATAATTTAGTTAGTGCATATGTGTTCATCAATGCAGGCGTGCCTTTATAAATATCAGCAGGATCATTTATTAAATTATTACGTTCAGCTCTTACTTCATCTCTTGCATTTTGAACTGTCTTACCTTCTTTATTTAATGTAGACTTAGCCTGTTCATTCGTATTTAATTGTTGTAATGCTTCATCAGAAATTAAATAACCACTGGTTGCAGTTGTAGTTCCATAATACGGCATTTGAACAGATACATTAGCATTTATTAAAGCACCCCCATCAGGAATATCAATCATTAATCTGGACAATCTAATATCAAATGGAGATGAAGGTTCTCTTAAAGGATCTGGTTCTTGAGATGCAGGTGAACTAGGCTGTGAAGAAGTTATATTAATATTTTGTGTATTGCCAAAAGGTAAAGGAGCAGTAACAACACCGTCTGCTCTTGAGTTAATAGCTTCATTATATTTATTAGTAAGGAATGTCTTATCATTATTATTCCAAAGCTTTTCAGCGGCGGTTGCATCAAATCCAGACCAATTAGAAAAATCAGTTACATTGCTTTGACCATCGGTTTGTTCCCAATACAATTGAGACATTGATGCTCTAAATGATTTAACTGAATTAACACTTTGAATATAGTTGTCGTAACTTAAAGTATCCATACAAACTTTATTTTATTTATATATCTTCGAACTTAGATATAGGTGTCTAGATAATTAGGACATTAATTAGGACATGATGTCTTGATTAATGTCTTAATTATAAAGACAATAAACTAAAAAGAGGCCAATAAACCTAATCAGTTTATTGTACAAAAATAGGTTTATTATATTAGATATTAATTGGTTAATTAATATTTTAAGTTATCACAGAGAAAAATGAATATATAAAATCTGATATACTGAATTCTTAATTACTGATTATCTAAAATTATTGAATACTAAATTGACTGACAATACGATATCATTAAAGTTGGCTAATATCTATAGAGGAGTTACTATAATCTTAAATCATCTATCTACCTAAGAACTAATTCACTTACATTATTTATAAGCTAAAGATCTAAGTTACTTAAATCTTATAATTATCTTTAAAGTAAATTACCTGTATTAGTTTTAATGTAGGATTTTATTTTTGTTGTCTCTTCTCAGAAAATACAGTTTAAGTAATTTACATTCCAAAAAATATACACAAGTGAGTTCGTCTACTGCGGGACTTTCGTCGCAGAGCATTCTTAAATTATTCACGAAATTAAATACTGATTTAAAGTAAACCGGTTGATTTACTTTTTGGCTTTGAGCTTTGTTTCAAAGTTTTTTATTTCTTTTAATAAAGATTCAACTACATCTTCTATCTTCTTAATAGATTTATCTTCACTGTCTTCTTCATCGTCATTAATAGATTCTTGTAATTCATCTACATCTTTTTGTAGTTCACCTACGTCTTCAACAATACCTTCAACATTATTAGATATTTCACCTACATCTTCAGTTACATTTTCAAGTGCTTTGGATTGGTGATTGACAGACATTTGAATAAAGATACTTAGATAGATAGCTTCAAGAGAAACTATAGTAGTTAATACTAAAAGTACTCTTGTAAAGTCAGCTCCAAATAGATATAGGAGTAAAGATATTATAAATAAAACAGTATGGATGATTAATGACTCTATTGAGCCAATCCATTTGGTAGTTTTTAATGCAAACTTCTCTAGACGGATCATCTTTCATATTGTTATTTTTATTTATATATTCTTCATTCCAGTCCCGCGGGAGTTTTGTCGCGGGGAATTTATTTTTAATTCACGAATCTTTTATTCTATATTTACTCGGTGATTCCTTCTTAAATACTCTTTTTCTAAATACACACTCACATGATTAATAAAATCTTCTGTAATTTCAGTGCAATAAGTAACTAATACTTTAGGCAGCATTTCTCTATCTTCTTTAGTTGCTACAGGTATTATTGCTCCTTCAGGATAAGTTATTTGTCCTGTTGAGTTATCCATCCAACAATACCCTTTATAAAATGCATCAGGGTTTCTTACACTCCAAGCACACATCATACTACCCGGAAGAGAGTGTTCATCTTCATTTGGGCCATGATATACTTTTACCCATACATCATGAAACGGTATTTCACCAAGCAATATTGGTTTATCTTTTTCTAGTACAGACATATTATTTCATCGGGATTAACAATTTCTTTTATGATAATATTATTGCTCACATATTCTTCGTCATAGTCATTAATATAATATTCAGACCCTTTGGGTATAATACATCTAACGATTATGTTTCTATTGCAAGCTTGCCTAACAACTATTTTTAATTTGGTATATGAATGATAGCCTTCGTGTACATTATCATTTATTACTTTTAATGAATGATAAGTAGAATAGGTTTCATTAAAATTATATATAAATTTTCTATATGGAGATACTATTCTATCTCCATCTACATCTAAAAATTTATAGCATACTATATCTTTATTAGCTATAAGAACGTTATGGTGATTTTCATCTAATGCAAAACACATATCTTTTATTTTATTGATATTGAATATCTTTATTTCTTATAATTTCTTTTATTATAATATGATCACTTACATATTGATTATCAAAATTATTAATGTAATAACGAGAGCCTTTTGGTATAATACATCTAACAATAGTATGTTTTATATTAGCTTCATCTTTGCACACTCTTAATTTAGTATATGAGTGATAGCCTTCATTTATTCTTTCGTATTCATTTCGTAAATAATCATTTAAAATATATTCTTGATTAAATTCATATTTATAATCTCTATATGGAGACCTTAAAACATTATCATAGTAATCCATAAACTTATAACATACAATATCTTCTATTGCTATAATTTCATCTGGGCGATCATCATCTATTACAAAACACATATTATTCTTTATTTTTGTTTATTAAAATTTCTTTAACTATTAAAGCAGTACTTACATATTCTTCATATTCATTACTTAAAAAATATTCTGAACCTTGTGGTATTATACATTTAATTATAATTTGATCATCACGTTTATTATCTTTTACTGCACGCAGTTTAGTAAAAGAATGATACCCTTCTTCTATACTACAAACACGTATTTTTAAAGGCTTATCTAATTTATATAAAGTATCGATATGATATAAAAAATATCTGTATTCTGATATTAATTCTTTTTTCTTATTTTGACTTACTACTTTATAACAACTAATATCTTCTGCTGCTATAAGAACATTTGGGTTGTTAGTATCTACTAAAAAACACATATTTCTTTTATTATTATTTGGTTACTTACATATTGATTATAATCATCATTCACATAATATCGTGCACCCTTTGGTATTATACATTTAACAATATCAAAGCTGGGAGCTGTATGTTTCTCTGCTTCATTTAATTTTGTATAAGAATGAAATCCAAGATTAATTGATCTTAAACAACTATTTCTATATAAAGATGTTCTTGGTTTCCAGAATTTAATCTTATATAATTCATTAAATTTATATGTGAAAAGCTGTACAACCGATACTATCATATCTTCTTGGTTTCACATAATCTTATAACATGTAATATCTTTATCTGCTATTTTAGATTCAGGATTCTTTTTATCTATAATGAAACACATAATATTATTTTAATATTCTTTAAGTGATTTTGTTCTATTTACTTGAGTAAGCACTTCTTTAATTATAATTTGGTTGCTTACATATTCTTCATAGTAATTATCTATGAAAAATTCAGCGCCTTTAGGTATTATGCATTTTACTATAAGACTTTCATGATGACTATTTAATACAGCTTCTCTTAGTTTAGTATAAGAATGAAAACCAACAGCAATTATATTATCAAATTCAGCGTGTGTAATTCTTAATGGTTCACTTAATATATTTAATTCATTAAGTTGATATTCAAAGTTCTTAAAGGGAGACACCATTTTGCCTATATCATTTCTTAAAACTTTATAGCATACTCTATCTTCTTCTGCTATTAATTTATATGGATTTTTTTCATCTACTATAAAACACATATTATTCTTCTTCAGTTTTGTTTACTAAAATTTCTTTAATGATAATAGCATCAGCAACATACTCTTCATAGTAATCACTGATAAAATATACAGACCCTTTAGGTATGATACACTTAATAACTATTTGATAGTCGGTTTTATCACCAACTGCTATTCTTAATTTAGTATAAGAATGAAATCCTTTTTCTATTTGACCATTAATTTCTTTTAATGGCTCATCTAATTTATAGAGTTTATCTATATCATAGACAAATTTCTTATATTCAGATACTATTTTTTCTTCACGATAATTTACTACTTTATAGCATGTAATATCTTCTTTAGCTATAAAAGATTCGGGGTGGGTGTATTCAACTACAAAACACATAGCTTTAAACTTTTTCTTTGATTATAATTCTGTTACTTACATATTGGGTTTCACTAAAATAATATCGTGCACCTTTAGGTATGATGCATTGTACTTTAATTAAATTCCATCTTTGATTACCACGTACTTTCCAAGAATGAAAACCACGGTAAATACCACGAGTGTCATGCTCTTTCTTTTGGTCTTGCATAATCTTTAATTTCCAAAACCAAATTCTATATACTTTGTTAAACTTATAGATAAATTTATTATATTCGGATGACATAGTATCTTGTATGTCTTTATAACAAATAATATCTTCCTGTGCAATTAAAGGTTTTGCACATAACCTGTCATTAATAGTAAAACACATTCTTTTAATTTTATAATATAGATAAATTGATTAATTCTTTTTTATTACAGGGGTCAATTCCTTTTTTAATTAATTTATTAGATTCTATTACAGCCACACAATGTTTTGTTTGATGAATAGAATCATATAACGATAATAAATAACTTGGTTCAACTACCTTCCACTCATTACAAATAATACTAGGCACTTCCTTAAAGAACATATCAATTACAATTTTTCTGTCATTTATAATATTCTCATAACGAATAAATGTATTATTATCGTATTTAGTTTTTATTCTGTTAAAGCCAAGTTCTTTTAATTTTAAAATAACTTTATTAATATTATTAGGCTCTACAAAAATATCAATGTCTTTATGATCATGGAGATGTTTATATTCTTTATGTGGAGGAGACATAAAATGCCATGCCCAACCACCAGATAAAATTACCCATTCTTTTATCTGATTTAATACAGATAATTGATGTGCTAATCTTTCATAATCATTTTCTTCATTACACCTATTTTTAGTATAAGCTTTCATAATTTAATATAATCATTATACTTATAATATTATTAAAATAATTGTTAAAGAAAATTAAAGTTTATTATTTTATACTGCCAAACGATGCTGACACACTGGGCATATTATATACGTACTGCCATTCCATTCTTCATGCCTTATATCTTCTTTAGTATATTCAAGTAGTGAATCACAGATGTTGCAATTTCTTTTCTGAGGTTTATCTTGTGGTGGTGTACCTTTAGTTAATATTTTCATATTAATATTCTCTTTGAATTCTTCTTCGTGTTTCCTCTATAGATAATTTCATGAAATCAATTTCAGCTAATTCAATAAATCTTATATTAGTTTTAAACGGATTGATCTCAAAAATATTATTTATATCTTGTAATGCATGAGCTTCTAACCAAATACCTGCACCTATCATTCCATCTCTAAATGGTAATAAGACTAAGTGAGTACATTCTTTTACTATTGTTGTAAAGAAATCCATATAAGTATCTGGATTATTTTGTTTATACTCAACAAATAATTTTATTCTATCTTCACTATTTGGATTAATTATAATACAGTCAGGAAATTTCTTTTCTATTAAATTAATACAGTGTTTTTCTAATTCTGTATTATACGTATTAATAGGGTGTGCGAAATAAATTTTATTCATAAATTTAGTTCTATAATTATAATATAAAAATTAACAAAATTATTGTTGTAATTATAATACTTGCTTCAATAAAACAACCTGGCTTATATGATGGATTTCTTCCCATATTAATGTCCTGTTAAAGCAAGTAATATTATAATTGTAATTACTACTATTGCAAAAATAACTGTGTTGCAGTTTTGTTGTTTTTTAGTTGTCATAATTCAGTTCCTATTATATTATGATTGATATCAAATATAGGTTTATAAGTATTAGCATCACGTTCTTCTTCACTTGTTGCATCCCAATCTGCTTTGGTAAACAACTTTCCTGTTTTACCAATTACCATATCCTTTGTGACTATAATACAAATAATATCTTTAGATTTTAATTTTAATGCTCGTAAATTAGGGTTGGGGTCATGAACAATTTTTAAATTTATATCTGCAACTACTGCGTGTGTTATATCTTTATATGTTTGACTTGGAACAACTGCATAAAAAAATCCATCAAATCCCCCATCAAATTTAGCAATCTCTTTTAATTTTTTTACACCATGTCTGTCTTTACCAATAGTGCATGCACAATATCCTTTTTTATGAAGCCATCCCATAACAGTTTTATCATATTGTCCACTCTTTCTATACTCAATAAAATTGGGTACGTCCTCTAAAGAAAGATTAAGGAGTGATGCAATTACAGCTTGTTCACAATTACCTTTATCTTTATCTACTATTGTTTGAAAAACTTTAATCATTTTTTATTATGTTTATTTATTGATTCTATTTTATTTATAAGAATAGTATAATCTTTTAATTCATCTATATCATTTAATGAATAATCACTATTAAGAATTTTATTTAATTCTCTTAAGTACTCGTGTGCTATATATAAATAAACATCTTTCTTCTGTATAAGATAAGCTTTAATATAAGATCTTATGTTTGAAGTTTTTTCATTTATAGGATGCACGAATCTTCCATTAGGATAATCACGTAATACAATATTATTAAAATCTTCCAGTTTCATATTATAATTTTATGGTTCTTTTTCTTTTTGGTTTTCTTAATTTTGCTTTATGTTCTTCAGAGAATATACGTCCTTTTTCAGCATTACTTATTTTTTGTTTAGCTTCTTCACTACGATGTTTACCATAACAAGGATGTCCTGCTCCATGAAAGTCTTTTTTAACACGTTTACCAGAATCATATGCTGCTTTAAGGCTATGTGATATTCTTGTCTTTGTATCTTCTGTAAGTACTTTACCTTTTTCTGATTCTGATATCTTTCTTTTAGTTTCATCAGGAAGTGCATTAGGTCTCCAGTACTCATAGTCATTGTATCCGTTAGGCAGCTTAGTATTCATGGATATGATGTGATGTGACAGTCCAACTCGGGCATCTTCTGAAGATGAGTACCATTGCAGTATATGAGTTTCGAAGTTATCATCACCGTATTTTTGAACGTCTCGATTGAAAGAGAAATTCCCGTAAGGCAAAGGCAAGTCAGAGAGCTCCTCAGTCGCAATCACATCCAAATACCATCTCTGATTGATTATGTTTTTTATCCCTCGTACAAAAATAAACTTTTCTTCCATAATTTATATATTTCTAAATTATGAAACGTGTTCCCTCAAAAGTTCTGATATTTTTACACATTCGATTAGACGTATTTTCTTGATTGAAGGAAAGAAGATGATTTCGTTAAATAGGTGGTAAAGGTGTTTCAGCTTTGGAACGTTATAATCATCAAGTAAAACAACTTCATTTATTTCTTCTACATCATCAAAGAATTGAAATAAAGAAAGAATTGATTCTTCTGTTAAATTAGGATTTGTATAAATAATTCCACGAATTCTTTTTGATTTAGCAAACGTCTTAAACATTGATTGTATCTTAGAATTAATAATAAACGCTGCATAATCATCTATACTAGAATATAAGTTATAACCTGATTCATGAAGTATATCGTTAATATTGATAATAGAAAATACTTTAAGATTTAAAAAAGATCTTTTAAGTCGAGTGTTTCCTTCAATTGTTATGTATACTTTCATGTATGGGTTTTAAATATTAAATAATTTCATAAATATATATCCTTGAAGATAAGCACTTGCTTCTATATCACAAATGTTTTTTACATCAAGTATTTGATCTGTTGCATGTCTTAATTCATGTGCAATAACTCTAAGTCTTTCTTTCTTTTTTGTTGTTCTGTAAATTAATACACTTGTTTTTCTAGAATATTCAAAACATGAACATAAACCTCCATCTTTTCTTTCATGTTTAATATTGGATTTTATTTCATAAAATAATTCTTTATCTTTCTTTTTAATTTCTTTAGGATATATTTTTTGTAAACGTTTAATTGTTAATTTACTTTTATCTCCTTTTTCAATTTCTGTATAATAGATTGTCCAATCATAAATTCCAACATATATTTTCTTCGTAATCATTTATTTGTATTTAGATTCTGCATTTAGTTTTTGATATAAATTAATAACATCTGCAAGAAATTCATGTGAATATCCATTAGTTAATCTATTTATTCCTGATGTTCCATTGGTTCCACTAGTTCCAGAAGTTCCTGATGTTCCATCTATTGAAGATTCTTCAGGTATACTAAATTTTAATTTCTTTATATGTTCTAAATCATCAGGATGTATGAGCAAAACTGCATATCCTTTTTTCTGAAGAGGTGTAGGCACAAAGTCAATCTTAAATCCTGAAGGTAAGTCTGGTGTAAACACTTTTAAGTGAGATTGAGGGGTGGGCGAAACTTTGGGTTTCGCAGTTTTTATTTCTTTTACGATGTAGCTCATAGTTTTATTCCATTCCAATGTGTCCTAATTTAATTTCCTTTTTCACCGAGTTGAATTACAGAAACTGCATCCCATTCATATGTGTGTACATCAAATGGATTTGCATTATGGTTTGCCATGAATGAGCACATTCCATCTACATCACGAAGCCAATATTCTGCTTGTCTACCTGATAATGTACGTGTTTCATTTTCATATTCAAAGGTTATCTTAAGTAACCTACCTGGTTCTCTTTCTATTAACTGTTCCATAATTTTCTTATTTCATTAAATTTAGTTCTTCTCTGTCCATTTTGTTTTAATTTAATTTATCTATAATGTGTTTTTCTCCAGCAATATAATATGAAACATAAGCTGGATTTGTTTCATGCATAACTGTAACTGCATATTGAGCAGTTGCTATAATTTCATCTTCTAATGGTAATGTAACTTCTTTAAAGCTATAACAATTTAAATAATTATCATATTTATCTTTTACCATAACATTACTGATTTTATCGGTATCATTTATGGTTACAACTAAAACTACTTGTTTCATGTTAATCTTCTATTAATTCAAATAATTCTTCATCTGATAATAACTCAGGATTTCTATCTAATCCTCTACCAACTACATAATTAATATAAGGTGTATCATGTCCTGGGAATTTAGCTGCCCCCCATTCCTTTTCCTATATATCTTCCAAGTACTGTAATTCCGGTTGGATATTCTATTTCTACAAGATCCCCATGTTTTATTTTTACAGGTGGTTGGGTCCATTGAGTTCTTTCTTTATTCCAAAACAGAGGTTTAAACAACATTTCATCTGCTTCATCAGGTTTAAAATCAACCTGATTTAAATAATTATCAATTGCAAATTTCGGTATTGAACACCAAGTGCTTCCACCATTTGTATTACAATAATCAGCAAAATCTGATAATTCTCTTTTAAGTTTATCTTTTTTCATAATTTATTATTAAAATATTTTACATATAAGTAAATGCTTATCCATATCCAAAGCCCTGTAATAATTCCAGTAAATCTAATAAAGAAAGGTATAGTAAATGCAAAATTTAAAATTATATTTATTAATACAATTCCAAAATGAAATCCCAATAAAAATATCGGAATTATTATAAACCACTTTACAAAATTAGGTTTAGATAATTTAAAGTTTACCATGTTTATAATTTATTGAAGTGGGATTTTATATTTTATGATAAATGATATTAAATCTGGATATTCATTTATATCTTCTTCATCATCTTCTATTTCATTTTCTTGTTGAGCTTCAAAAATTCTATGAATAATTATTGCATCTTCCATTGTTTTATATAGATTTTGTAATTTAATTAAGAGTTCATAGCAGCGTTGTATTCGTTCAGTGGTTGCATCGGTTAAAATTAATTCATTAAACTTTTCTAATTGAAGATTTCTTTTATCTTCAAACCATTTGAGATCATTTTCTAAATTTTCTGTTTTCATTGTGTTTATTTTTTTAATTGTTTTTTTGCTTCTTCAATTGCATCTATAAAAGGCATGTTTGTTTCAGAAGATATTCTTAAAGCAAGGTCATATACTTTTTGTTGTTGTTTTTCAGCGGTTAAATTAGCAGCAGTTTCTGTTTGTGACTTTATAAATTCTTCGTGTTCTTTTCTACCTGCTATAATATTTTGGCGTGTAATTTCCATTTGTTTATTTAAAGATAATGATTTCTTAAATTTAGATAAACCCATTTTTTGCTCCATTTTTCTGCGTTCACATCTTTGCATTTTTTAAATTTTAATTTTTAATGTTTTCTATTAATTTTTCTTGATTTACTAGATGTACGGCGTTTCTTGCGTTTAGCTTTAATTTGATTTAAAGTAAAGGATTTATTAAAGGCCGGTGAACCCTTTGACGGAGACGCACCTGATGCACCAGAGACTGGATTAGAACCAGCGTTATCAAATGTTGTAGAAGAATCTTTAGTTAAAAGTTTCTTATTTTCTCTTTCCATAAATTCTTGTACTTTCTTCCAATGTTCTTGTGAAGATTGAGTTGGAAGTTGTGTAAAATTATTTTCAGGATATATAGGTCCGCCTTTGTTTTCTATTGGAGTTTTCTGAATTATGTTATCTAAATTTGTTTGTTCATTCATCTATAAAGTATTTAATTTGTTTTTCAAAAAATCTGTAAATAATATAAAATATTTTTAATATGTAATACCAAATAATCATAAAGAATTTATGAATTGGATTCATTTGACCAAATATTATACTCTTTCTTCCAGACCAATTTCTTCCTTGAATTTGTTTTTCGCTTGCTAAATGTACGCAAATAATATCAGGAATAAATCTTCTCTTTATTTTTGACCATCTTTTAGCTTGTAAAACATCCGTTCTATCATATCCTTTTTTATTTTCAGAAGCATAATCATTTATTCCACTTCCTTTTGGGTTCCACATTTGAAAAAAACCAATAGGAATCCACCCATCTTTATGATGAACAACTCTAACTCCAACTGGTAGATTATCTGTTCTTAAAAAAGTCCAGCCTTCATGTATTATTTTTTTATCAACATGTTGAAACTTATACCATTTTTTATAAGAATTAATCATCATCCTATCCATTCCATAGATACATGTTTCATCTAATTCCATATTCTCAATAAATCTTCTAAAAAATGGTGGTAACCAAATATCAGCATCAAGTTGCACAACCCAACCATCTTTATCTAAATATTTTAAACCTTCATTAATTCCTTTAGATTTATTTGGAATATGTAAATCATTTTCATAGAATGCATCTGTTTGTATACACATTACACCCCACTTCTCACAAACCTTTTTGGTTTCTTTATCTTGCGTATCTGTTACAATAACAGTTTTATCAAATAAAGATTTATTAGTTGGAAGTGTATGACTTAAAAAGTCACTATAATTAATACAAACTATAACAGCTTCTAATTTTCTTTTCATAGTTTTTTATTTCTTTCTATTAAGAAATGATTTATTAGTTTTATTAATTTTATCTAGTGTTTCTTGTAATTTTGGATTATTTTTAACATCTTCACTTATTTTCTTTTGAAATGTTTTCATAGCATCACAACTATGTTCTTTATATTTCCATCCTATAAAAGTATCTCCAATAGTTCGTAACATGAGAGGAGTTTTTGATTGGTCTTTATATTGAGCAGTTGCGATAATTTCTCCACAAAAAGGACAGGTTGGTGGTGTTCTATAAACTGCCATAATTTTATTGTATTGAACTTACATAAAAAAACTGGAATAAGCGTAAATACCCCGCGAGGAATAAAATATCATCTGTTTGCAATACCTTTGACGAATCCATCATTACGAATTTTTTAATAGTTTCTTTTTGTTCTACCTCTTCATCAGTTTGTATTTGAAGATTAGTAATATCAACAGCATATAATTTCATTGGTGAATCATAAGTCATTTGATTATTTAAATTACCAAGATACATCCATTTGTTTCCATCAGGTATATTTGTTTTTGTTATTTCAAAAAACATTCTATTTGCTGCAACTAAATTAGTAGCATCATCATCTCTAAGATAATTATTAATTAATGAAAGAACATTTTTTTCTTCTATTTCATCATAATTTTTTACAACACCAATTTTATCTAAGAGTCCACGACTGTCTACAGAATATGGTAATACACATATCATATCTTTTTTATTCAAGATATAAAAGTGATTATCTATTTCAATTACACTTTCAAATTCTCCATCAAATACTATTTTTTTGTTATCCATTTAAATTTTCTTTTATGATTTTTTTATTTAAATTAATTGGTTTAAATCCTTTTTTAGAAATTATATTTACTAAAGTAGTTACCATATAATCATTTCCATATTCGTATTTTACTAGATTATCTTTTAAATCTAATTCAGCAATATACCAATCTCTACCATCTTTTTTAAGATAATCTAGCATTTTGTAATAATCTAAAAAAATAGTACCACCTTTACCAGCGCCACCTGAAGTAGGCATGCCATTTTGAAAATCAGATGCTATATGATGTTTCCACGCTTTACCAGTATAAAAATCTATTTTCATTTTTTAATTGGCTGATTCCTTATTACTATACATATTTAAAATTTCACTTTTTATAAATGTTTTTAAAATTTTAATATCCATATTTTCTATTATATATTCTGCTAGTTTTTTACCACCATTTTCAAAAGATTCTTCTATAACATTATAAAAAGCTTTACTTGGTAATGGTAAAGAAATAATAAATTTAACTTCAGTATCTGTTTTTTTAGCTTTATCAAGTAGAGTCCAAACCTCATCTTTAGGTTGACTTGGTTGTATTTGTTCTATTGGTTGACTTTGTTGTATTTGAACTGGTTGGACATTAATTGTTTTAAAACTTTTCATTGTTGGTCTTGGCGGAATTGGAACCATTGTTTTTTTCCCTGGACGATAAGGTTGAACACATACGGTTTCTCCCATTTGATTTTCAGCCCATTTTTCTTCTTGGCCACCCACTTCTTTTTCTTCAAAAGTCCAACAATTTGTTGGGTGTTCAATTTCCGCCATTGCTTTTCCTGTAACTTCCTTTTCATTTAAAGGAACAATAAATTCAACATTGCATCTAGAACCATCTTTAAATGTCATATAAGTATTATTATCTTCTTCAATTATTTTATCAAAGAAAACAATATCACCTTTTCTGTCTCCAGTTAACCATTGAAAATATTTTGTTTCATTATTCATATTTGTTTTAATATTTATTGTTTCAATTTCTTTTTTGATTAAAGGAATTTTATTGGATGATATATTTGGAGTAATTATCTCTATATTGTTGCATCCATTCACAGTAGAAGTTTTCTTCAGACCATCCAATGTAATCTTCTCTGAATGCTTCCAAAACTTCTTGAAAATGTAATTCATAATTTCCCTTACTTATATAATTCATTCTTACCACGGGTATTGTAAACGTATGGGTTGTTCCTTTTACCCTCCAATAAAAAGACTGTAAATCAGACCAAATACCAATTCCATATTCTATAATAATAGGATTAACCCAACCACTTGGCGATACTTTAATTTCTTTAATACTTTCAAGTTTTGAAAAATCATAATTAAAAGGCATACTATTTATATTTCTAAATTATCAGAAGACTCTCTTCCATGTTCATTATGTCCTTGTTGTTCATTATAAGGTCTACCTTGCCCGCCTCCGTAATTACCATATCCACCATCGTATCCTCCATAGCCTCCACCGTATCCTCCATAGCCTCCATAGCCTCCACCGTATCCTCCATAGCCTCCATAGCCTCCACCGTATCTATCATCGTAGTCATTATCATCGTCTCCTATTGTAGCTTTATCTTTTGTTACAGTACTTCTCCATTTTCTTAATCCTAATAAACCTGCATATAAACCTGCTAAAGCAAATGTATATAATAAGATTGATTGCAGAATTTGAATAACTATTGGTACATGTGGAGAATTACTATAAAGTGTTATTATAATTATAACTAATAATGTTATAATAACTAACATACAAAATAAAGAACCAATTACTCCAATAAATCCAGAACCACTGCTTTTTCCATTTGCATTATTAAAAATTTCAACAAAGTTAAATTTTTTAATATCATATTTATGTAAATTTTTCATCCATATTTTCTTATTTTAAATATATTCTATATTATATTTATCAATAAAAAAATATGGATGTTTTATTTACTTATTAAATTATATCAATAATGTTGGCTTGAGTTATTGTTACAATTTCATAATCCTCTGCTCCAACATATTTTGCAATTTTTGCATCAACGTCTGTTGGATTAACTGCTTCAACTAAATATTTTTCTTTTCTGTATTTAGTTTTACTGTTTCCTTTTTTATCTTCAACTTCAAAAGGGAACTTCATTGTTACGGTGTAATACTGTTTTTCAATCATTTTATTTATTGTATTATTGGTTTTTTTGTTTTTAATTCTTCTGGTAATTCATTTTCTTTATCTAATTCCCTTGGTACCAAACCACATTTAGTACAAAATACTAAATTGATGGGAACTATTTCTTCTTTAGCTGTTGGTGAAATTAATGGAGATATTTTTTTAAAAAATATTCCTTCTTGAAATATCATTCCACCACATTCGCATTTAAATGTTGGTGAATCTAATATCATTTTTTTAGTAACTCTCATTTGGTTACTCATTAAAGTGTTTAAATTTTGTTCCATGTTTAACTATTTAATTGTGTTGATATTGGTTTTTCTTTTTGATAAACAGATGAAAATGTACTTAAAGGCCCCGCAATATCTAAGTAAGATATATAAGATTTATTATAATCTTGGTCATACTTAGTAGGATGCCCATACTGATCAACCTTTATATAATATCCTTTTGTGATATAAAAATTCCAATTTTGTTTTAATATATCTTCTCTTGGTATTTGAGACATTGTATCTTTAAGAAAAAAAGATTTAATTCTTTGTTCAAATATTTCATCATGTACAAATAAAGATTCATCAACATCTTTAATTTTTAATACATATAACTTATTTATTTTTCTTATATCTAATATTTGAACATTCTTATGTGTCCAATCTAATAAATTAATTCCCATATGTTTAAGATTGATTAGTGTTATTAGGGTCGTTTGTTATATTTTTTAAATCTTCTGCAACTTCTTCATCACTTTTATTAAAAGATTCATCCATATTAACTGAACCTTTTGAACGATAATTTGCAGTATATAAGTTCATTTTACTAATGGTGTTTCCCATTTGAGCTTTACCAAAGGAATATGCTGTATTAATACTATATGCGTGTGCAGCATCCCAAGCATTTTGATCTGCCCCTAAGAATACAAATTCCCAAGAATATTTTTCTTGCTGATGTTTAATCAATTCAGCAACTTGTTGAGTTGTATATTCTTTTGAATTATTTTCATGCCCATCCGTTAACACAACAAATATAACTTTTTCCGGTCTTTCTTCTTCTGGTGTATTAGCTAATCTTTCACCCACAGTTTTAATAGTTTTACCAATAGAATCTGTTAATGCAGTCATACCTCTTGGAATAAAAGTTTTTTCTGTTAACTTAGGAACATCTTGAATATTTAAACCTTCATATACAATTTCATATTGATCATCAAATTGTACTAAAGATAATTTTGCTTCTCCCGGTAATTGCTTTTGAGTATCAACAAATTGATTATAAGAACCAATTGTATCACTTTTAACTTCTTCCATAGAACCACTACGATCTAAATCAATAATTATTTCTGTTAAATTTTCTTTCATGATATTTTATTTTTTTTAATTATATGTTAATTTATTCTTTTGGTTTTATATGTTCTATAAGATAGTTTAAAAAAGTACTATCCGTATTAGGATAAATGCATTCACCTTGACCGGCTATAGGAGCAAATACATTATTATATTTTTCTAAATAATTACCATTTTCTTGTATTAAGAATTGATCTATTAATGGTAATTTATCTGGGTCAAAATCTGCATTTAGCATATTTTTTACTAAATCAAAATGTTTTTCATATAAATGCATTGAATGAGATATATGAGTATAAGAGCCCATTTCTAATTCTGGATAATATTGTTTCATATGAAGATAAACATGATATTGTAATATGCTAAAAAAAACAAAATCTGTGTGAAATCCACGAATTACATCATTTGACCTCATGGTGAGTGTCATATTTAATTTATTATTTCTTATATGAAACACTGCTTGTAATGTGCATACTTGATCTTTATTATCAAAATATTGATGTGAAGGAAGATTAAAATGCATAAACGCTTGTCTTGAATCTTTATCTCTTTTTAAAGATTCAATAACCCATTGATATTGAGAGACACCGTGTATATTTTTATTGTAAAATATTAAATTTCCATAAGCTGAATTAACTGTACCGTCTAAATTAGTTAATGATGACCACATTGATGCGTATTTTTCTATAAAATCCGGGTAATTTGAACCACTTAAATACCATAAAATTTCGGCAGCAATATATTTTAAAGGTGCTGATCTATAAGTATTTGTATACATATTAACCATAGGGTCTTCAACAACCAAAGAACAATTAAGTATTTCTTTTACCTTCATTCCTCTTGGTTCAACTGTATAATCTGGTTTATAATATAAATCAAATAATACTTTATTAAATGCATGTGCTATGTATTTATCTCTATAAATTCTCATTCTATTATATCTAATTCAGCATTGCAAAATTCATCATCATAATTATAAGGAATTTGATCTCCTAATTTATAAACTTGATTTTTAATATCACTCCAATCCATATTGTTTTCTATCCAATCTAAGAGTTCATTATCATTGTTTAATAAATATTCATATTCTTCTGTCCATTCAGGAGAATCTTTTTTATAACCATATACTTCGGTATAATAATCTACTCTTTCTTTGGCTACAATTGTTGCATCTAAATAATAGATTTCTCCATTATTAAATTCAATTTTAATACGTTTTTCTTTTTGTTTCATTGTTCTATAAATTTAATTACTGTATTTAAAAGTATTTCTTTATCAATAAATTCAAGATTATCTATTGGGTGTACCCATAATTTTAATTTGTTTTTAATAGTTGTAACATTAAAAACTTCATCAAAAAGTTCTATTTCTTTTATTTTATTTTCCATATTTTGAGAAAATGAATTACCATCTTCTTGTTTTAAACAAAACGCTGGATTGCCAGTTAATAAAATTAAATGAATATCTATTTTTTTAAATTTATAATCCTCAAATAATTTTACTTGATTTGCTAAAAAATCTTTATTGCCACCACGAAACATTGTAGAGTAAACAAATTCCCCCAAATAAAATCTATCAAAAATGATAATATTATCATGATAAGATTTTAAGGTATCATTTGAAAATATATAAGATATTAATTTAGCTTCTTCATTAAAACAATTCCATTGAAAATCAATAGTTTCTTTATTTGAAAGATTTTTTGGTGGTTTATCACAATGTCTTATTGTTACATTGTGATATTTATAATATTCACAAATACCTTTTATTAATGTCCCTTTCCCTAATTGATCAGACCCACATATAATTATTACTTTATTCATTTTTATTTTTATTTTGATGATATTTTTTTAGTCCTTCACTTATTTTTTTTCTATAATTTTCATCTTTAGGATGTTTAAAACCTTTGCATTTTTCTGAAATTTTTCTTTTAGTTTCATCTGACATAGGAACACCTTTATTTGGTGGTGATTTTCCGACATTCCAATAATGATAAATTCCTTTTAATTTTATTCTTCTTTTTTCAATAGTTTCTTGTGATTGTTTTAATCCTGTTAAAGTTTTACTAATACTTTTACGTTGTTCATCAGATATTATTTTTCCTTTAGCTGATTCACTCATTTTTAATTTAGTTTCTTGTGAATGAATTCTTCCTTTAGTAGATTTACTTATTTTTTCTTTTGTTTCTTTTGTATGTGGAATACCAACTCTTCCATCACCACCCTTAGTCATATTATAACCAAATTTTGATATATATGTTTTATCAATTCCTATCCAATAAATTTCTCGTTCACATAAAATTTTTTTAAGTTCTAATTTATTTTCTTTATTATACTCTTCAATAATTTTCCAATCAAAATTTTCAGCACCATATTTTCTAATTGCTTTATAAAAATAATTAGATTTTCCATTTTTAGCATCTTTAATATGACCAGCTTTTCGACCTTTAAAATTTAAACTATATCCATAATATTTTTTATTAGAAGGAGATGTAGCACAATAAATAACTCCTGATATCATAATTGTTTTATTTATATATTCATAAAAATTATGACATGTTTACCAAAGTGACAACATTATTTTGTATTTAAAAAGTCATTTAATTTTTTATTAAATTCTTCCATCTTAGTTTCTATTAATTTATATTCATCGTTAGAAACTTTAGCTGGGTTAAGACACTCTATTTTAGAAGCTTGGTCTCTTACTGGTATAATGAACATAATATATTCATCTGTCGGTGATTTAAAATGTTCAGCCATAGCTTTCATTCTTTCATTAATTTCTTTAACTGGTAAATTCCCCACGTTAACATACATTGCGAGGTATAATTTTTGGTGTTTCATATTATGCAATTATTTTAAAATATTCATTAAATTTATTTTTATTGTAAACACACTTAGAAAGTTCAGAATTATTATCATATACTATATAATAATAATGAGAATCTTCATTAATTACTTCATATTTATAACTTTGATTTTTTTCAAATAATTTTCCAAAGTGTTCACGAATATAATCTTTTATACAAAAACAATCTTTTAATTTTAGTTCTTCCATGCTATTTTATTTTTCATTTATTTTAAAAATTTTATTAAACATATTCTTATCTAATGTAAAAAGAAATTGTCTATTACCCGGTTCTTTATGCTGCCAAAAAGAATATTGAGTGTGGGTTGCATCTAAATATGTTTGTAATGGGGATGAATAATAAACTATTTCTTCATCAATTGTAATATCAGATAAAAATTCTATGTCTTTTGTTTCTAAATGTTTTATTTCCATAATATTTTATTTTTTAATTATATGTTAGTTGATTTTCTTGGTTTTAAAATAATTTAATATTTAATTCTTCTTCATTATGTTTAATATTATTTTGCATTAATACATTATCTTTTGAAAATTCTCTATTTCCATTAATTATTTCTATACATTCTTTTATAATATCTTGTGATGTAGCTACCGGTACATTCTGCGGGATTTTTGCAAATTCCTTTTTATTATAAAGTTCAAAGTCATGAGGTAATCCCATAAGCCACATGTTTTCTCTAATATTTAATAATCTATTTTCTTGTTGATGAATATTTCTAACCATTGATTCTCCAATTATTGCATACACAATATCTTTATCAATGCAAAAGTTTTTCTTTGATAATCTAAAATTTTTATTATCAGAAGTTTTTTTAATAACATGTTCAATATCTTTTTTTACTTCTTCACTACCATTGTTATCATTTAAATAATTCTTAAATTTATTAATAAGACCCATCTCAGAAATAAAATTATAAACACATATATGTTCTTTATAATCTAAAATTATCTTTCTCCAGTCATCACCTAACTCATTTTTAAAGAATTGTGTAATTTCATATTTATCTATAAAAGGTTCATCACTAAAATATTCATTTTGTAAAGATGCTGTTTTTGGTATTTGCTTTAAATATTCTGTTAATGTTGGTGCTTTAATATTATAATAATTTAAAATTGGTGCTTGTTTATTCTTAATCATTATTACATATGTGCGTGGGCGGTGTTGTGGCACTCCATGTAATATTGTGTTGGTTCTGTAAAATGTTATTCCATAATTAAATTTGGCTGATATATTAATTAAATTTTCTCTAACTAATTCACCAGCATTAGTATATAAACCCGGGGCATTCTCAAAAACATATACATCTGGCATTATATGTTCTAATATAAAATTGGCAGATTTGTACATCCAATCATTAGGTGCAGCAGTTCCACGAGTTCCAGTCTTTCTATTAGCAGCATTCGAAATTCCACTACAAGGTGGAACACCGCATATAATATTTATTTTATTAGAATATTTATTTATTATATTTTTATTTATATCTTCAATAAAATAGTATGGAGTTTTAATGGGTTTTTGTTTTAAATATCTTAATAATAAAGAATCATTAAATTCAAATGGTTTATAAGAAAAAATAATTTCGGCTTCGGTTTGAATTACATTATTTGAAGCAATATGAAATCCACCAATTAATGGTATTATTGAACCCCATTTAATATTATTCATTAATTTTAGTTTTATTAATATTTTTATTCCAAGGAATTTGCCCTTTTTTATTATTTATCCAAATTGTATATCTTTTATTAGCTTCTTCTTTACCGTATTTTTTTAACCAAACATCATATATAGATTTTTTATACATGGGATTTTTTTCACCAGACAATGATTTACTCATTTTATTTTTATATTCTTTTGAACTCATTACTTTCATTCTTTTATCTGAATGCCATGTTTTACTTATAGAATTTTTCCATTCTTCAGATAATTGTTTACCTGTATTATGTGGTTTATTACCTTTTAAAGAATTACTAATTTTAATTTTAGTTTCATTAGAACATTTATAATTATCTTTTTTAATTCTAGTTTTAGTTCTTTTTTTACATATATTATTATATCTTTCTAATCCTTTTTCTTCTCCATAAGTTTCAACACAATATTTTTTTGAAGTCCTTGTGTATAAATTAAAAGTTAAATTTGGTATATGATAATTTTTATTTAAAGGGTCTTTAATATGTTCTTTAATTAATTTTGCTTCTTCTAATATTGCTTCTTCTTTTGAATTCCAGATTCCTAAAATTTCTTTTTGTAATTTTGATTTATCTGGTTTCCATATACACATTGAACCTAAATATTTATTATCTTCGAATGGGATTATTAAAGAAACTCTTGACCCAAAATAATATTCTTTAGTTTCTGGCAAATATAATTTATAAGTATAATAATTTTGCATTTTTATATTATATATTTAAAATTAAATTCACACGGCGGTACGCTAATGTTTTATTTAAAATATTCCATATTAAGCTTTCACACTTATTCCACAAGTTCCAGACCAACTATAAACTATTTCACTTTGATTTTTATCATCTAATATATCATCTATATTTTCTATAATATATTGATTAATTTTTCCTTTTATAAATTCAAGTCTTTCTTCATTAGAAGCTGGGTACCAATTTTCTTCAAGTATATCTTCTTCTGTAAAATTAAATTTTAAATTTCCACTAATATAAATTGTCATATATTTAATTATTTTTTGGGTTTTCAATTGTCCAATTAAAAAATTCAGCAAATGGTTTTTTAATTTGATCTCCATATTTTTCAATAGAATTTAATACACTTAATTCTATTGCATTTTCTATTTTGTTTCCATTAGTATATTCTATCCATACACCTACATGTGTTGGCACATATTGTAATTCATATGTTTGCATTTCATCGAAGATTTCTTGACATAATACTGGGATTTCTTGCAATTGAGCTGATTTAATCTTAGTACAATCTATTGTTGATGTAAGAAGTTTTATGTACTCAGCTTTACTTGTTTCCTCATTAATTTCAGATTCTTTTTTAAGCAACGATATTTTAATTGTTTGCATCATATGTTTTTAATTTATCGTAATTATATGTTAATAGGTTTGGTTTTAATATATCACCAAGTGGTTCTACAATTGATAAATCACTTTCTGTTTCACCATGAAGTATTTTTCGTAATCCTGGAATCTCCATTCCTTCAAATGTTATTTCATATAAATCACCAAAAAATGATGTATCATTTATTGACACTGTATGTGTAACTTCAATTACATATTTTTTTGTTGTTATCAATGATTGTTGTAAATCAATAAACCACAATTTTGTTCCGCATGGGATTATATATTTATCACCTATTTTTAATTTATTTATAATTGTTTTCATATTATATTTATTTATGTGTTTCAAACAATAAACATTCGGCTTCATCATACCATCTAAAACCGAGTTTTTCTAATTCATTTAAATCTTTTTTAGTGATGGTGTATTCCCAAATATTCATATCACCAACATAAAATTCACCATCACCCATATTATTAATTCTTGGATTAGGTTCATATTTTTTTAATATATTAAGTCCTTCTACAAAATTAGGATCATAATTTAAGTTTTTCATTATAAAAGTTTTTATTAAATCTGTAATTACTTTATCTACACTAATGTTTCTTTTAATACACATTCTCTGTAATTCATAAAAAACATCGTCATCTATTATTGTCTTACTCATGTTTTCTATTTTTTCTTGATACCCAAAAATCTTTACTAAAAAATTCTTTCGGGGAAACAAAAATAAAGACGAATCCAAAAAAGAGTACTACAAATTCTACTATTAGCCACCACCATTTAATCATATTTACTTTCCTTTCTATGTTTTATATTTTAAAAATACTAATGTTGTTTCATAATTTTTACAAACAAATTTATGAATATAATTTCTTCTAAATGTAAACCCAGCACCCGGCGTTATATTTTCTGTAAAGAGTTTATCATGTAATACAAATCCATGTTTATATGCTAATTGTTGAAACACATAATCCATATCTAAAAGACCTTCATTACTTTTTCTAAATGAACCAACTGTAAATATAACAGGATGAAATTCTTTAGTTGCATATGAACTTGGTTTAATTAATTTATAAAGATTACCAAAAAGAATATCAATTCTATTATTAAATTCTTCATGACTTAAATAACTTAAATCACCTTCTTCACCTGAATATGTTTCAATATCGTAATAAGGTGGACATGTAAATACAGCGTCAAACATTGGAACACCATGAAAAAATGAATTGGGATGAAGTTCAAATAATTCTTTTAAATATATACCATCACCATGATATAATTTCCAATCTATATTTGGTGGTTTATTTGGAAATTTACTTCTTAATAATTCTGTATTACTATTTACAGTTTGTTCGCATGTATCAAAACCAATATAACTTCTATTTAAAAACATAGATACCATTGGTCTAGTTGCACGACCCATGAAAGGGTCTAATATTAAGTCACCTTCTCTTGTGTAATACTCTATAATAAATTTAGCTTGGTTTGGATTATAAATTGAATATCTAAGATTCTTTGCATAACCTCCGCCCTTTGGTTTTGCTTTATTAAATTCTTGTGAAACCTCATCTTCAAAACCAAATAATGGTTTGTTGGTTTTTTCATTTGTAACTTTTCCAAATTCAAAATCATCGAACTCAATTAGTTTCATAAGTTCATCTGATTTTTTGAATTTCATAATTGACTTTGGTATTTCACCAAATGTATCAACAAAGTTTATTCCGGATATTTCTTCGTAGGTTTTGTAGTTAACCCTTTGCATAAATTATTTTTGTAAAATGTGAATTATTTATATTTGTTTTTTATTACTTTATATAATAATAGTTTTAAATTATATTAATATTGTCTATAAAGTCTACTATTTTTTTGTTCAGCTTCAATTGTGTGGCGTTCAACTATTTTTAACCATTGTCTAAAATTTTCAAATTCAACAGATGTTAAATTATTTTGAATATAATTTGCAGCCATATTAGTTAATTGTGAATTATTAGAAACACGAACCATTGTTGGTAGTATATCTCGAATATTATTAGTGCTTTCATTTATTGATTTTGCTTTCATATTAATTATTTATTTTATACTTATATGACTTAATCTAATACTAAGTTATTTTTTAAATTAATTTTTGTTAAAACTAATAAACTTGGGTCTATAATAAAGATACCAGTTTCATTATATGAACCCGTACTTACATCCGCATCATTAACAATAATTAATCCTTCTTGTTTTTGTGATATTAAATTTCCTCTTCTATCATATGAATCAACATATATATCATATACATTTTGTTCATCATAAATATATGGTACAGCATAATTAAATACTCTCATAAGTTTTTTCTGCGTATCATGATATCTTATAGTCCATATATTCTTTTGATTTATTAAATAAGAACTTGGGTCAAATTCAGATTTTAAAATAACTAATGTACTTATATCAACATTAATTGGTGTTTTAAATTTATAAAAATTTACATTAATTAAATTATCTGATACATCATACCATTGTTGTATTACTTTATCGTGGTCAAAATCTATATTAGCTGTTACAAATGTATTATCAAAATAAAGTTCTTGTGAACAAGTATCATTTAATTTAATATAGAAATTATTATTAAATTCATATGTCGAAACATTAATATCAAATTGAAAATCAGTAAATGTTGTGAATGCATGTTTTGCTTTAATATCATATCTATATGATGCATCAATAAATATTTGTGGAATAGGCCCATCTAATGTATATGTATATCCATTTGCTGAAATATCAAGAATTCTATATGATGAACCCCATGTATAATTGGTACATAAATCTCTAACTAATAAAGCTATCATTTGTGTTTCTCTAAATGTATAACTACTTATATCAACTTCAATTGTTGTATTATGATTTATAATATTTTCAACACCACGTTCAGTAATATTCTGAAGATATATTTCAAATTTATTATCTGTTAATATAAAATCAGATAATATGTTATCCAATGTTAGTTTATTATTACTTACATCAGTAATATAAGTACTAGCTTGTAATACAAAATAATAATGTTCTCTATTAAATTTAACTAAATTAACTTCATCTCCAACTATAAAATCTTCAAAGTCTTTATCAATTGTAACATATGTAGAATTAATACTAGTGCAACGCTCGGTTAAATTCCAAAATCTGTTATATGTATATAATTCTGGCAAATCAACAAAATACGATAAACTAGGCACAACAACAAAAGGATTTCCAAATTCATTTATTTCTATGGTTAAACCTTGTAATGGAATTATTCTATCGAACAATGGGTATTTGTTTTGACTAATTAATATGCTTACATCATTCATTAGCATATAAGTACTTGAACATGTGTTATTACATGACACATCTATATAGGCATAAATAGTTGGATATTTAATCCAAACATTAAATAAGTCTCTATCTTTTGAATAATAAATATTATTATAACCGTCAAAAGCATATAGTTCAACATTATAATTTCCAATATCATATACTGTAGATTTATATATACTATTATCTACTATTAAAACGCTTGGGTCATTTGCACCACCAAAATAATAAACTGATGGATCATACAAATATAATAATTCTCTTGGAGATAAATATTCAACATCAAGCGAAATCATTTGTTCACTTAAACTTGTATCATAATTAAAATTTAGTTTATATGTTTGTCCATTATTAGCATTCATTACTATTTTACCATCAATAATATCTAAAAAATATCTTTTACTTACAACTATTGTGTTCCCGCTTACATCAGTATATTTAAAATTTTGTATACTTAATAATGGAACTTTATAATTATCATCATAAGCATATTCTAATTTAAAATTGGTATCACGTCTCAACATTACATATCCACTAAATTCTTTTTTAACACCCAATGAACTTTCTAGCCAATAAGCTCCGTTATATGAAGGGTCAATGTAAATAGAAAAATCTATTGAATCAATCCACACATCATTGTTTGGGTCTCTTAATGTTGCATTTTCTAAAAGAATAATAAGGTTAGTTGATGTATCATAAAATAATGAACTTACATCTAATATATTATTAAATCTTAAATCATTATCATAAACAAGTAATTGATTTGAAACTAATTCTATTGGAATAACGGCATTTGGTTTATTTAAAGAATGTTTCCATTGTATTTCTTGTAAAAATGGAATAGGAAAACGAGCGGTTCCACCAACACGTATTACACTTGGGTCTTCTAAAAATGAAGGATCCGCAGTTCTTACACCATTACTTGGGTCCCATACATAATCAATAAAATCAATAGCACGATGATAAAACAAATCATTTGCTGTAATGTTAGTTAATTCTTTTATTGTTGAATAAATGCTTGCTTCACCATTAAGTAATTCAGTTTTATCATATATTGTGTTTGCACTTAATGGAATTTCATAATTAACTAAATTACCAATATTATTAGTTGCATAAATTAAATTTCTAAAACGTTCAAAATAAACTCCTTCGCCTGAAATATCTACAATTCTACAGTTAACTCCAATGATATAACGTTCTAACCAATCTTTTAAAGCCATTAACTTTATAAGTATTTCATTAATTGAATATGTATAACAATTTTCTGTAAGAGGAGTTCCCCAATCATCGAGTTCACCTGTTTCTTTTGTTATACAATAACATAATGATAGTGCATTTGTTTTCTTTAAATATTTTCTATTTTCTAATGGTATCATTAATAGAGTTTTTGATCTATCTTTGGCATCATATGAAATATATAAAGCATCTTTTTTACCAGTTTTTAAATTATTATACCATTCTTTTACATAAATATCTTCATATCCAAGCCATTTGATTGCGTTTATTAAACCTTTATATGTTCCAATAAAAGGTATAATGTTAGCATGTTCTAATATCATTAACTTGGATTTATTATTTATCAATTTCCAATCAGGTAAACCTTCTTTAATATTAGCTTCTTTGAATAAACTAGGAAAATTAATAGGGTCAGGCAAACCAAAATTAGTTAATAATGTTCTAAATCTTTCATCTTGTCCGATTGATTCTGCATTAATTATAATTTCAGCAAACAAATATTCTATATCACCTACCTTATGATACATTTTTAATCTTCTTTCAAATACACCTTCATTATCAGCTCTAAATCCAATGTTTATAATAAGAGGGTCATTACTAACTAAAGTATTTAAATCATCTATTACAATAGAATCTGACCAGCTTATTTCATCTTCATATTCATCTACTTCAAAAAAAGCTATTTCATTATCATCACCATCCATTCTTAAAACAATAGTATAATTGCTAGCATCATAAGGTCTAATAAGTTGACCAAGTGATTCTTCAATTATATATAACGTTTCAGTTTCAACTAATCCCTGTGAAATAGGTTTCATAAATATTGTTCCACTATATTTAGTTGATGGATATAGAAAATCTCCTGATATATTAGTATTTAAATAACTAATTCCTTGTGATGTTGAAGCATCGGGGTTAAATATTTGAACGGGTTCATAAAAAATACTTACTTCACTAGATGATAAAGAAATAAAATCTGGTGATGTTGTTAAATTAGAATAAAAGACAGTTGTATTATTATCATACCCCCACCCTTTATTAGTTATAATAGAATCTACTATATGTGTACTGGTATCTGTTATTAAATAACCATCTGCATTTGTGCCTATTAAACTATTAAATTTTAATGGCAGAAATTCAATTGAATACCAGTTTAAATTATTTCCTTGTTTATCAAATATTTTCCAGTTTTGAAAGTTCATTTATTATATTTAAATATTTTACTATATTTTAATCCTTTGTTCCAGGGTATTTTTCCATACATTGGATTATTTTCTCCTTTTCGAGCCTTACTTATATTAATTTTGTGTTCATCAGAAAGAGGTCTTCCTTTTCTATAAATACTCATTTTTTCTTTTGTTTCACTAGAACACAATTTTCCTTTATGCGATTCACTTAATTTTCTTTTATGTTCTTCTGATAAAGTTATTCCTTTATTCCAAGGATTACTTCCTTTTTTAGATTCACTTATTTTTCTTTTAGTTTCTTCTGTTTTTAATTTACCTTTGTTTTTTTTACTTATCTTTCTTTTTGTTTCTTCTGATTGTTCTCCAAAAGGAAGCGTATCAGTTCCACCAGTAGGACTTAAATTATAACCATTAGGATAAATTGTATTGAGTTCATTTATATATTTAATCTGGGTTTTTGAAGCTTCAATTCTTGTATTAAATTGTTCTAGTATTTCTTTCTTAAAATTTTGTTTACCATATTTTTTAATAGCTTTAATTAATAAACAACCACTTCCTAAATATCCATCATCTAAATTATTAGTTGAATGATCCCCAACATATTGTTTATTATTAATTAAGTTAGTTGTTTTATATGTGTAGTGAAACTGTTTCATATTATTAATTTATACGAGTAGTATTTTTATCATGAGCAATTGAATAGCTCTTTTTTATTTCTTTTACATATTCTAAAAGATAAGTTATCATTGATTCTAATTGTTTATACATTGGAATTTGCAAAGGATTAGACCATAATTCTGGTGATGTCATTTTTTTAAGAATGTTTCCTTTATAATTATAACCCAAGTTTAAAAAATTATCATTAATATGTTTCCCTCTATAATTATAAGAAGCTCTAATAGTATATCTTTTTGAATTATTTAATGGCATATGTTATATTGATTTTACAATTGCAATATTATTAAGTGAATTAATATCAACTTTAGATGTAGCTCTTACTTCTATATTAATAGAACCAACTTCTGTTGAAGAAACTGAATCATTATATCTTTTACCGTTTTTATTAACAAACCCTCCTCTTATTAAAGGATAAATATCTCTTATAACAACTTCATTATTAAATGCATCTAATACAATTCTTTCTAATATTATATCACCATATTTATCTAATCCATATTTTCTATCAACACCCATTAAGTTATAAGATTTATAATCTCCATATATATTTTTATTTAAATTTGAAGCATCAAACCAAATATTAACAGAATCAACTCCTTCTATATTTTCAACAATTTTAATTAAATCAGATTTAGGAATTCTATCTCTTCTTGTATTTTTAATAAAATAATCTGAGGTTTTTGAAATAATATCTTCTTTGATATTATCTATGTTAAATCCTTCATAAACAACTAATGACATATTAATAGAAAACCTTGGGTAATAAATATCTAATATTGCATTGTCAACAGTTAGAACACGTTGACCACTTTCTTCAATTAAATCTAATATAGCTTGTTTTTCATTATCAGATAATTTAAATGTATTAATATTACAAGTATAATAATTTTCATCTGAAGTAACACGCTTACTTATATCAGGAACCAAAAATAAATAAACCGTATTATCATCTTTCTTTTGTTCTTGTAATATAGCTTCAATTCCTTTTACAACTATTGATTGTTCATTGATTGCTATTACTAATAAACCAATTTGTTCTGTATTATTTCCTGTTTGCGTTCTTGTTTTTAAAAGTTGTTCATTTAATTGTTCCAATTTAGTTTTTTCAATAACATATTTATTTAAATAATATTTATCATTAAAAGTATCAAACCCAGGTATAGCATCTATAATAGAAAATATATTAAGTTTTCTTAAAAAATAAATATAATTATTTGTATTTGCTAATACAAAACTCCTTGAAGCATTTGGTGTTAATAATCTTGTTAAATAAAGTGGTTCATCTGCAGTTCCAAATAAAATATCTCTTTGTATTGTAACATTTAATATTTTATTTAAGTCAACTTGCTCTCCATTTAATGTGTAACCACTAGTAATAAATTTCCAATTATTTATAATATTTGCATCATTAGTATTAATATTTCCAGTATCTCCATCTGTTATTAAATATTCTAACATAATGATAGAACCATTTACAGGTATTTTTCCATTATATCCATTACCAAAAAATACATCAACACCACCCGTTTGTCCTGTTTTAATAATACATCCAGGTTCATTAAATACCATATCCATTATTGAATCATATGTTGACCATAATTTACCATCAACATAGATATTCACAAAAAAGTTATCTATACTTGCTCCTTTTTTTGATTGAAAATTAAAAGATTGAAGTGCATCACCGGTTCCAGTTGCTTGTTGATATTCTAATACTCCTTGTACAACATTAACATTTAAAAAATTAGTGGGGCTGTTCAATTGTATTCTTGCTTCTTCACCCGGTAAAATTATAGTATAAGTTAACCCATTAAGTGTACTTATTAATCTAGTATATTTAGGAATAATTACAGTGTTACCAATGGTGCTATCTAATGATGAACCTGGTTTATAACTTATTTTAAGTGTACCGCGCGCGGACATTGCTCTTGAAGGATTATGTCCTGTTAATCCCGATAATCCTCTTATGCTTGCTGGTCTAGATGCTTTATTAATATTGAGTTCTGTAATAGAATCTTCAATATAATACATAATCATTCTTCCTAATCCAAGAATAACTTGTAATAATTGGCCCATAGGAGATGCCATTGTAAATTGTTTTCCTAAATTAGTATATGTTTGTGACACAAAACTAATTGCATCATTATATAATTCAAAAAAACGAATACGTGCCGTATTAAATAATTCCATTTTAATTTTTATTTTACTAAAACTCCATGTACTTTGTTACCATTTATATAAATATCTATAATACAATAATCATAACCGTCTGCTTTTCCAAAAGAAACTTTTGGGGTAATAGCATATTCTTGAGATTCTGAAATATATGAATTAATTTGATTGGTTATCTTTTCTTCTAATTTAATAGAATTAATTCTTGTTTCAAAAACATAATCCTCAATACCTAATCCACATGCTAAATCTCCAAATATTTGCCCGGGGCGGGTTCCAAATAATACCTTTATTTTAGAAATTATTGTTTCTATAATATCAGAATGTTCAAGAATACCAAAAATATAATTTGGGTCTTCTCTATTTCTAATATAAATATCTTTAATCATCGATGATTTTTATTTTATATATTCATTAAAAAGAATAATTGATATTTTTTAAAAATTCTACACATTCATGCGATTACAAAAATTAAATCTTTTTAAAATTCTAATATATAATATATAAATAAAATAATAAAATAAAAATATGGCACTTAAAACAGTAAAATGGATTGGCTTTGCAAAATTTGCAGGGTTAAGTCGTACAGAAACATATGATGTGGATTATGGCAAAAACACACCATTAACAGGTAATAAACCAATGGGGTCCACAAAAAAATTAGGGTTTGTAAAAAATGGTGTAGTTTTAATAAACAATGCAGCATTTACAGAATTAATGACTCCTAAATGGGGTGAAGATAAAAATCAAATCTTCGTTGATACTCTTCCTTATGTTGGACCAGCGGTACCTCAATATTTAACAATAAGTAATTGGAAAAAATTTCCGGTAAATAAACCAACTACAGAAAATGATCCTACTATTCTTTATAGAATAAGAAAGGTTAGAGTAGGGAGTAGTTATATTGAATTTCAACATGCACCATATAGTGAATTTTGGTGGAATTTAGTTGGTGTAGAAGAATGGTTACTTGTTGGAGACCCAACAACTAAACAAATCCCAAATCCAGATTATGTTGATTATTCAGCAGCTATAAGTGAATATCTTCAAAAATTACACGAAACATTCATTTTAATGGGGGACTATGTATTTCCCGGTATGCCATGTCAAGGATCGTGGAAATGGTATATGGGCGATACACCAACAACTACCGTAGAAATATCACAAGATTGTAATTTTCCATTAGCAGTAACTACACCAAGAGGTGGGTGGAAAATGATTTTTAAACCAATGCCAACATCAGATCAAGAACATAATGATTATTGGAATAGTGTTGTTAGATTTACAGCACAATTACAACCACCAACTTATACTGCAGAATATAAAACTAGAAAAATTCTTAATTGGGATGAAAATTAATAAATAAAAAAAAGACCGGAAATTTCCGGTCTTTTTTTTTATTTAAATAAATGATTGTATACTTCTTCTCGCGCCCATTCTTCAAATTCTAATGTTTCTTCTTCTAACCCCATTTGTTCTAATTCAAAAACATAATCTTCATAATCTTCATGTAATGAATCTGAATCTTTATTTTCTTCAAACCATACATCAAAATCATTTTGTTCCATAGGATACCAATCTTCGTCTAAAGATTCTTTGACTAATTTTTTCTTTGTTTTCTTTGGAAGCTTTCCTTTATTTTCATAACCTTCATCCCAAATATATTTATATTTTTTTGGTGTATCGGTTTTATTTTTATATTTATCTCGTAAAGAAAAAATATATTTTCTTTGTTGTTCAGATTTAGTTGGCATTGCTATTAATTATTTTATTTTCATTAAATCTTCTATAAAAAGTTGATTTAGAACAATTATAAATTTTACATAATTTTTCTATTTTAATTCCTGTATTTTTTAATTTTAAAATTTCATCAAATTTTTCATCTAAATCGTGTCTATATTGATAAGTGTTTTTTCTAGAATGATGGTTTGAACTTGAAATATTTTTATAATTTATAATTCTATTTTTAACTGCTTTTGCAGAACAATTAAATTTTTTAGATAAATCATTAGCAGACCACCCAATTGAATTTAAATAATTCATTTCTATAATAAATTTATCTAAATCATGCCTATATTGTATAACTTTACTTCCACTATAATTTTCTTTTCTTTTTTCATAAATTTCTTTTTTGTTAATATGACTACTCATTGTATCACCACCATCACCTCCCAGTGTCATATTATACCCAACTAAAATATTATTACTATCATAAAAATGAATAAAATATTTTTCTTTTTCGTTTAAATTTTTTGAATTAATGTTATCAACAACTTCAAATTTAAAATTATCAAACCCATATTTTTTCATAGCTTTAATAATCAATTGATTACTAATTTTTTTTATTTAATACTACTCTTTTATATTTTTTAATTCTTTCTTCCAAATTAATAGTTTTCCCAATATAAATTTTATTATTTTTTAAATTAGTTATTTTATATATAATACCTGAAGACATAACATTTTATTTTCATTAATGTGTTCTTTTATTACCTGATTCATCTTCCATATTTCCAGCTATATCTGAAATTGAATCAGATAAATCTTTAACATACATAACTAAATCACCATAAGTATCTCCATTTAAAGCATATGCTCCTCTTCTTGCATTTTGTAATTCATAACTTAGTTTTTCAACCTCTTTAATCCAAGACATTAAACCAAATTCTTCTTCTAATTTATCTTCATCCCAGCCATCACTTCCATCAGAATATGGATTATCTTCTTCCTCAACCCAATCACCAACAATAAATGACGATTCATTTCCAACTCTAACAGTATGACCAGCCAATTCAAAAATAGACCAATCCTTTCCTGTGTTATCTTGAAAAACATAATCATCAATCCATTCTGTATCTGGCTCAGATAACATATCATGTATCTTGCTAACATCTGTAATAATTTTTCTACCTATAGATGCTTTAACAATATTTTTTACTTTGGTATTAATTTCTTCGTTTAATTTTCTAGCTCTCATGTTAATTATTATTTTTATTATATATTAATTTTTTTTATTATTGATGTATTCCTATTATTTTAAAATTAAATTGTGGATTTTTTTGTTGAACTTTATCTGTTAATTTTCTAATACCTTCCATTGTTCTATTACTAAGATAACCTATTTGACCATAGGATTCTCCTAATAAAAAAATATTAGTATTACCTTCTCTTTGCCAACAAACATATTTATGTGAATTCATATATCCCATAACACTTTCATCATCAGCTCTTTTTCCAGAAAAAATACCTTGATCTATTAAAAAATTATATATATCAATATGAATAGCATATGTAGTATCAGCAACAAATACATTTCCTTTATCATCACTAATAGCTCTTGTATAAGATTCCATATTTTTAATTGATCGTGGATTTAAATATATTTCAACATTAATATTTTCATTGTACGACATATACATTGGTTTTAATGTGCCAAGCAATTCTTCATTAATAAACTTTGCTCTCATAATGATTAAAACATTTTATCATATTTTAAAATAAAATTAAATTTAGGATTTTTCTTTCTAACTTTATCAGCTAATAATTCTAATTTATTAAAATCACTATCATCCATTTCATCGAAGTTATATGATTCTCCTAATGTAAAATTATTTGTTTTACCAATCCTTTGCCATAATATAATTTTATCATATTCCCATGCTACATCCCAACAATCAGCACCATGAATTCTACTTCTATAGTTTTTCATAAACTTATTATCTATCAACCAATAATAAATATTTGGGTGTATTACATCCCATTCTTTATGAGCTACAAATAAATTTCCTTTATCATCACTAATGGCTCTAACAAAGTGCTCAAAATGTTTTATTGATGGTGGATTTTTATAAATTTCTGTATCAGTATGATCTACAACTCCGAGTAATTCTTCATTTAAAGATTCTTTAACTAATTTAATTTTACTTTCATTTATTTTAGATTTAATGTCTAGGTTAGTTATTCCTTCTTCCCAAATAATATCTTCATAACCAGTTAACCATTGACCATATAATGTTCTAAGTTTAAACCATCCTTTGGTTTTATTTGGATATTTATTTATATAACCATATTTGTATACAACACCACGATAATCATTTCCTTTTCTCTGAAAAAATTCAGAAATATATTGAGTAATTTTTCCTGTATAAAAATCTTTTTTATATCCTATATAAGAAATTTGTTCTTTCATCTTTATTTTATCAATTCATTTAAATCATCTATAAATTTATCACCCAATAATTGAAAACTATCTGCATCTTCTAGTTGTTGATACAATCGTTTTAAATAGTTTTTAGTAGTTGATGTATCGGCAGTTCTAATTAAATTTTCATATTCAGAAACAAAATGAACAAACTCGATTTCAAGATCTTCTTGCCATGGGTAATTAATAAAATCCAAAACTTTTTGTATAAAGGTTGGGTCTGATTGTATACTCTCTTTCATATATAATGTATTCATATTTTACTTTATTTTATTATATCTATTTATTTTTTTGTAAGCATTATTTTCTTTAATAATATTTAATATTTTGTTTTCATTAATAGATAAATTTAATTTTAATCTAATATCTTTAGCTGATAATTGTTTATTAATTCTTAAATCTATTATATTATTTATAATTTGCGAATCAACATATTGATAATTAGGATTATAAGAATTATTTTCTCTTAATATTTTTAAAACTTTATTCCAGCTTATTAATAAATTTAGTTCTTTTTTAATTGCTTTAGCAGATAAATGTTTATTAATATGAACATCTATAATTTGATTGATAATATTAGAATTTACTTCTACATATGCTGGATTATCTTTTCCAAAACGCGGTGGGCCAAAGTTTTTAGCAAAAAAAGTTTTTCCTTTATGAACATTAGAAATATTTTGTTTTCTTTTTTCTGTAAATTTAATTCCTTTTAATGAATTAGATATATTTAATTTGGATTCTTCAGTTCTTTTTTTACCAATATTACTTTGTCTTCTTCTTTCAATTTCTTCTTGTGGTTGTTTTCTTCCCAATGTTTTTCCTTTAATAGAGGCAGACATTTTCTTTCTTGTTTCTTCTGAGTGATGTATACACCCCATTACATGCATACCACCAGTGGGACTTATATTATAACCATAAGGTTGTAAAGTATTAAATTTATCTATATAATTTTTTTGTATATTAAAAGCTTCTTCTTTTGAAACAAAATGTTCTAAAATTTCTTTCTTAAAATTTTGTTTACCATATTTTTTAATAGCAGTTTTAAGTAATAATCCTGAACCAATATAACTATCATTTAAATTATCAGTTGAATGCTCACCAATATATTCTTTACCATTAACTAAATTAGTTGTTTTATATACGTAATTAAATTGTTTAGACATATCTTTTTATTTTATATATTCATCGTACTATGCAAAGAATAAAAACCAATCAGGAGGATTGTCACTTGCTATTTTAGCTTTTAATTCTGTTAATTCTGCTTCTGCATATGATTTCCATTGGTCAAATGATATTGTAACACCACCAATTAAAGAATAATTAAAAGTACCAAGTATTCTAGATAAAGATAATAAAGCTTTTGCTGTCATCCATCTAATAACTAATGTATCATCAAATGCTTTTTCTTCTTCAATCTTAGTTGTTGCTATTAAAAATAAAGATTGTGATGGTGTTCTACCTTCTATTAATAATCTTTTTGTATTAATATTAAATTTATGTTGTATATCCTTTAAATTATAGCCTTTAGCTAAATCCCAGAAACTCCATTGTATAGTTCTATAAGTAATTTGGTCTGTTGATAAAGGTGTTAAATATAAATCAGCTGCCATTAATCTATCCATTTTCATATCAGGGTCATTAATACCAAATACTCTTTGACCTTCAGTCATTTCAAAAATTATTTTAATTCCTTCTACACAATCAGGCATTTGAAATGTTCTGGTATTTTTCCATTCGGTAGTTGCAAACCATTTTTTATCTAAATAATAAATTTTTTCTTCTAGTAAATCTCTATATTCTCTATACAACCATTTTAATTCAACGGTTATAATACGATCTATTTCTTCTCTTGGAGGAGAAAATGGTAATGCACATGATGCTGTAATTTCAGCAATAATTAAATCTATTAATTCTGCTCTTGTCATTTTATTTTTTCATTAATTTTTTTAACCACCTATAATCTCTTATTTCGTGTGTTGATAATCCTGTATTCATATTCATATTTATTTTAGACGCTATATCCATTCTATTTATAATAATACACGATTCATCTATTTTTGCATCCTTAGTAAAGGTTGCAAACATTACAAAACATTCTTTTAATGTTCCACTAATAATTTCTTGCCCATTAAAAATAAAACATTTATCTAAAGTATTTGGATTTTTAACACTTGTATTTTGTAAATAAGATTCTGTTACTTCATTTTGAGTTGATAATTTTGAATTAATTAAGGTTGATTTATTAATTTTAGATTGTTTAATATAACAATTTTCAAATATACCATGAAGGTCACAATTATATAGTTCTAGATTATTAAGGTGCGTTCTGAATAATTTTGCATTCTTAATTTGGTATTTACCTATTTCTGAATCATAGTTAAATTCTGCCTTTTGTAAATCATTCTCCATTAAAATTTCAAATAATGGGCCTCTTATATTTTGCCAATAGGTTTTTATATTTTGAATATCATTTTTTAAATCTACTGTCAATTTAATTTTTTGATTTTCTTTAATAAAAGATACTGGGTCTGCATAATATTTAAACCATTTTTGATAAACATCAGATAATCTTTTTAATTCACTTTGTTCATATAGTCCATAACCAGGTTCATTTAATACACCATAAGTAGTTATAATTAAATATTCTAGTACTTCTCTTATTTCATTTGGTTTAGCACACCAATCTTTTCCACCAATATAATTAAATTTTAAATCTCCAAATGTATAATCACTAAAATCTATTCCATAAAATTTATTAATAGGAACAATAAAAGAAGTATTTAAATTTTCAATTAATGAATTAAAATCAAGTTTGGTAGAATTTGGAATTAATTTTTTAATTGACATACAATAAGGTGAATCTTTAAATTCAGGAAATCTCATTTGTATATAGTTTTCATCTAATTTTAATACCATTTTATTAATATCCATATTAGAAATCGTATTGAGAGTTTCTAATTTTGAATTATCAAATGATAAAATAACTTGCATTTTTGTATTTCTATCTGTAATTGCATTTTTAGTTATCCATTCTAATAAAGGATATAATATTGATGTAGTATAATTATAATTATCTTTATGAAGTAAGAATTTATATCTTGGTTTATCACCTTCAAATTCTTTTAATAATATAGATGTTGTATATGATGGTGAATAATTATAATCATTAGTAACAATAACATTTTTAGAAGTTAGTGTTGCTAAATCTTCAATAATGAATTTAGTTTCTTTAGATGAATAAAATTCAAATACGAATCCTAAACTTGTTCCAAAAAAAACTTCTAGAATATTATAGTGTTTTTGTTTCATTTCTATATTTTATTTATATATTTAAAAATTAAAAATGAATATATAAATATAAGGTGTTAGTTTTATTCTACTAAAATAAAACAACATTGGATAGGAAATGCTGTCCACCTTATAAATTATATATTTAATAAAATAAGAGATAGGAATCATGAAACAATTTCACTATGTTTATTTAACAACTAATTTAATTAATGGAAAGCATTATGTTGGTGACCATTCAACAGATAATTTAGATGATGGATATTTGGGAAGTGGAAATATTATTAATGCTTTTAAAAAATATGGTAAACAGAATTTTAAAAAAGAAATATTAGAATATTTTAATGAAAGAAATGAAGCATTTCTTAATCAAGAAAAATATATAAAAGAATATAATACATTAGTTCCAAACGGTTATAATATAAGTCCTATGGGTGGATTAGGTTTTAATGGGTGTCATTCTAAAGAAACTAAAGAAAAAATTAAACAAACACTTAAAGGGTCAAAACAATCAAAAGAAACGATTGAAAAAAGAAGGAAAAAATTAATAGGTAAAAAAAGAACACAAGAAACTAAATTTAAAATGAGTAAATGGCAAATAGGAAAAATTCTTTCTGAAAAAACTAAAATAAAAATAAGTAAGTCTTGTATTGGAAGAAAATTTTCAGAAGAAACTAAAATTAAATTAAGTAAATCTTGTGCTGGACGAATTCCTCCAATGTTAGGTAAAATTCAAACCGAAGAAACTAAAAAGAAAATTAGTATTAAATGCAAAAAATATTGGGTCAGCAAGAAAATTAAAATCCTGGTTTAAAACTAAAACGATTATCTTTATAATCTTCAAACATAATTAAAATTGTATCTCCTATATTATATTTTTTCATATTATAATTTTTAAAATATTTTCCTGGGAGAATTCCGACAATGTTTTCATCGCACACAATAAGAATGCCTGAATTAAATATTGAAATAATTTTACCTTCAATTTTTTTATCTTTATTTTTTTGTATAAATTCTAAATTCTTTTGTAATTTTAATTCAGGAGATTGTTCAGTTAAAATAATTCTAAGATCTTTTTGAATTTCATCTATATAAAATTCTATTTCCATACCTGCTCTAAAATATCTGTCATTAAATAATTTAAGAGTTGTCGGACACATTTTAGATGTATGTAGTAATCCAGTAAATATTTCTCCGAATTCAATAAAAATACCATAATTAGAAGTACCTGTTATTGTACCTTTATATTTTATAGAAGTATCTAATTCTTTAAGTTTAATTGGAATAATATATTCTAAGTATTTTTTGTGAGATATAATAAAAGAATTTTTTTCAGGCAAATAATCTTCAATCATTACTTTAACTTCTTTTCCAATTAAAGAAGTAAAATCAAGTAACTTATTTGGAGCAGCCTGTCCTCCGGGCATAAATGCATCAACACCATTTATATTAGCAAAATAACCACCCTTATTAGCTTCGGTTATTTTAGCAGTGTATACATTAGTTGGATTTTTAATTTGATCTAAAAATTCTTTTTTCAATGATTCTATATAACCTTGCCATAAAGATACTCTAACAACTGGAGTTGATTCAATAACAATTACATTAAATTTTTGATTGATAAAATTTTCTCTGCTAGTTGGTGATTTTAAAACTTCTTCAAATTCTTTTATTGTTTCATATCCAAATAGTTGTATAAATTTCTTTTCACGTGTTGAATCAAAATCTACAAATAATCCACCCATTAATTCTAGTGATATTTTATTATCCATTAATACTATGTTAGTTACTTGAATACAATCACCGACATCTACATCTTTTTTAACAAAATTATCATTTATGCAGAATTTTTTATACAATTCGTCCGCATAAATTTCATGCGAATAAATTTTATCTTTTAAATTTGTTTTTTTAATCTTGGAGTTTTTAATTAGTTTGTTTCCACCAACATATCCATTTGTATAAGTTTCCCAATGGAATTGGTTCAAATCAATAATTGACATAATTATTTTATTTAGAGGGTTTATAAATTATAAATTATATATCTAATCCCAAAAAATAAACTTGGTCAGTTGTTGTAAAAATGAAGATACAATTGATTTTTAAAGGTTAAATAAATTTAACACTTTAGGATGAATTGTAACACCCTCTATTCCATCAACAAATTTTGCATTTGGAACTACTTTTCTTATTATGTTTCCTGCTGCTTGAATATCAGCATTACATAAAATATTTTTTGAAGTTTTAAATAAACCTCGTTTAATTCTTTGTCCTAAATAAATTTCATGTTTATTTATTTTTTCATTATCTAAAAATGAGCATTTACTAGTGTAACTTTCATTAGTTAAAATAAAATCTATATTCCATTCTTTACACTTATTTTCTAGTTTTTGTTTAAACAACTGATGTGGAATATTAGTAAAACTTTGATTATTAACTTTTCCTAAATTAATCTCTTTCTTCCATGTTTCATTATATCCACAAATTACTTTTCCTATATTATTTTCTTTACACTGTTTTATAATTAAAGCAATAGTTTGATTTAAATAATTGTCAATATAATTATTTCTATTTATAGAAAGTTGTGATAATAAATTAGAATGTTTCTTTTTATTCTTTAATTGAAGTTCTGATTGAATAAGTGATTTTCTTTTATTCCAATATTGGTTATATGATTTTAATGGTTTGCCACTCACTATAAATGAGGTCCCAATATTAGATAAACAAGAAACTAAATTATTTAATCCTAAATCTATTCCTAAAATATTATCTTTAGATAGATTTAAATTTTCTTTTTTATTTTCTTCATATTGTATGCATATTACATAATAATTATTTTTAGTTGGTTTTATAATAACTTGTTTAATTGTTCCATTTAAATTATAAGAAAATGGAATTTTGATTTTTTTAGTTATTCTTAATATATTGTTTTTAAAACTGATTGATTGTCCTGTAAAAGATAATATAAATTGTGAATTTTTCTTTTTAAATTTTGGAGTATTAATTGTTGTTATATAATTTCCTTTATTTTTTCTTTTTAAAAGAGCAAAAAAAGATCTAAAATCTTTATCTACTAAACGAATTATTTGCTGTGCACATATAGAATTAGAATTTTGATAATGAATATTATTTTTAATTTCATGATACAATTTATTATATCCAATATATTTATTAGTTTCTTTAAAATATTCTTTAACTATCCAAAGAGCACAATTGTAAAGTTTATTTGATTCATGAGTTAAATAGTTTAATTCATCAAATTGTTCTTGAGAAAGTTTTCTAATATGTTGTTTTAAAGTTTTCAATTTTTATATTATATATTTATATATTCTTATAAAAATTTTAATTATTAATAGTTGGTGTAAATTGCAGATAAATTTTTTGTTTGAATATATAATAAAAAAGATTATTATGAGTCTAGATTTAAAACCATTCTATTTGGATACGTTCTTTGGAGAATACCCAAATATGCTTAATTATAATTATTCTGCAATTAAAGATTATATTCATACTTTTTATGACCCTTCATTTGGAAACCAAGGATATATTAAAGTACCAGTAAATACTACAGGCTCTGTTAAAGCAAGTTCAGGAACACTTGGTAATTTAATTACAGGACAAGCTACAATATCAAAAGCAGGCGGAAATTCAGGAAATTTAACTGTTCAAGGAGATTTAATAATTCTTGGAACAACACAAATAAATACGGTTATAACATCTGATTTAGCATATGTTAATGCATATAATGGAGCTCCTTTTAAACCAAGAGATGCTAGTAATCCATGGGAACCAACTAATTGGAAATATATTGATGTTTCAACTTCATATTATAAAATAAGAAACGATGCATCCATTGCATTAAATACAAATACTTTAGCAGAAATTGTATCATTTATTTTTGATACATCATATGGGACTTTAGGAGATCCATTTTATATAAGACTAGACCCATGTGATAATACATTTAGTATTCAAACAGTAACCGATTCTTCAACAATATCGGTGAGTTTCATTTGTACATATGCAGATGCATCTGCATCAAACTCTGTTTGGAAAGTTTATGATTATAAAATTTGGACTGGAATAATTAATAATTTTTAAAAAAATATAAACAATAATGAGTAATAATAGAATAACACCGTTTGTAAAAAGATTAAGAGTAAATGGAGGAACATTTTATACTTTTTCTAGTGCAGTAGAAGACATTGGAATAAATATTTCAGAAAGAAAAAATGATGTTGCAATAAGACATTTTGCTTTATTAGATATCCCATCTGTTTATTTAGATCCAAATGATGTATCAGTAAACACAAACAGATTTAATATTATAGATATATTAGGTGCTTTTAAATATGAGCAAAATGCCCCCAATATTAAAGACGGAAGAGTATTAATTGCCGAAAGTTTTCAAAATTATGCTCTTAACTTTGAAGCTAATTTATTAAACCAAACAAGTTATAATCCTGCATTATTAAAAACTGTTTCAGAAAGAGTATTTTGGAAATGGTTAAAAGAAAGTGGTGCAATAAGATGGACGTTTGATAATTCTACTAATTATTGGATAGAAGAACCCGAAGTTAATGGTTATCAAAAGGTTGTTAAATACGTTGGTTTATCAACCACCGGAAATTTAAGAACAGATACCTTTGGAACTTTTAATGAAACTTATTTACAAGTTCCAACTTCACACGGTCAAACCAATGTATTTTGGGAACACGTATCAGATGATAATTATTATTTTTCAAAAATTATTTCTAATGGTGCTGCAAGTATATTAGGAAGAGAATCTTATGTTAAACCACAACCCGATGGATTAAGTTTAAATGCATATTATGATATTTTAGATTCAAGTACTTCCATTAGTGTATATGGTGGAAGTTATGATTTATATTATTATGATGATTCAAGTGCATTACAACCTGGTTGGTGGTTTACTGATGAAGGAATTATTAATCCCGGAAATAATGCTTATATAATAGATTCATCTAATTATATTGTTGGAGATTATAATACTAAATTAAAATATGATGGCACACCCACTGTAGAATTTTTACGTTCAAAAATAGATTGTTTATCAGTTGTTAATAACATTAATGATTTAACTAATGCTTATAATAATCTTTATGGAAGTATAACAGAATTATCATATGATGATATGGCTATAACATATTCACTAAATGATAATTTTAATTTTAATGCAGTACTTGTTTACTATGATATTTATAATAAAACAGGAAACTTAGATACAACTACAACTCCATTAGCAGTAAATTTACTAGGTATATTATTTTTAGATGCTCCTGTTTCAACAGGGGAAATTATTACTATTCCTTCTTTAGAAAAAATTCAAAGTACTTCTTATGGATTTGGAAATTCATATAACTTAAGAATAAATATTAAATCAGATAATATGATTGATGATACAGCTGCTGTTATTGTTGACATGGCTACTTCAGCACAGTTGGATGATTTTTCAAATATATTCTGGGAATTACACAAATCAGTAGAAATTTTAAATGCTCAAACAGGTATCATTAATGATATATCTAATCAATATACAGATATATATACTCAATATTTATCCATACTAAATACTTTCAATAATTATGGAACTGGTAATGTAACTGGTGAAAATTTAGGTTCACAAGGTTATGGAATTTATTCAAGTACAGCCATTAATAATAATGTAACAACATTAAAATTTAAACAATTAGTTGAAGGAAATGGTATTATTATAAATGATACCGGAGATTATTTACAATTAGATGTTTCTATTAATCTAATAGATTCTAGTACTGCGGATTTATATCAATACATAATTAATTTACAACATGCTGATGCATCACTTTATACAATGATATTAAATGTATCAACTAATTGGTATTCCTATGCATCAAATGTTTCAACTAATTTATATAATTATACACTAGAAATTGCTGCAAAGAATTTTGTTCGTTCTGCATCTATGGGTTCTGGTCTTAATTTTAATAATTCAACAAAACAATGGGATGTAAGCGGCGGGTCTTCATCTGGTGTAAGTCAATTATATGTTGATACATCTTTAGGGCAATATGTTAAATGTGTTTCATTGGGAACAGGTTTATTATTTGATATAACATCTAAACAATGGTATGTTGATTATTCAAGCGTATATTCATATATTAATGCTTCTTTAAATACTAAAACATCTTATACTTATGTAGATGGTTCATTAGGAAAATTTATAAGAAGTGCATCTTTAGGTACAACATTATATTGGAATGGTCCTATATTTGATGTAAGCACAACATTTATAAAAGATGTTTGTCTTGGAGCTCAATTTAGTTGGGATAGCGGTTTATTAGTTATTGATGTGAGTGTAGTTGGTGGTTCACCCGCAGCTCCATCAAGATCAATACAATGGAATAATGCTGGTGTTTTTGGTGGTGATGCTAATCTTAAATGGTTAGAAAATAAAACACTTTATCTTTTAGATGAGCATCTTAATATTGGTATTGGTAATAATAATTTTACATTAGGTGTAGATGCTTTTGTTTCAGCTAATATTGCTTTAGGAGTTGGTGCATTAAGTGATATTTCTGTTGGGTGGTATAATATAGCAATAGGAGCGGGTGCATTAGGAGATACTTCTATTGGTTGGTATAATATAGCAATAGGAAGATATGCTGGTAAAGGAATCATTAATGATGGAAATATTATTATTGGTTCATATAGTATGGAAAATGCTGGTGACTCATCTAATAATATTGCAATAGGAACTTATTCATTACAGAATGCAAATCAAGTAGATAATAATATTGTAATTGGATATAATGTATTAAATAATAATGGATTATCTAGACAGCCAGCAGAAGTTTTAAGTAGTAATATTGTTATTGGAAATAATGGATTAAACTTTAATACAGTCGGGCAAAGAAATGTTGCAGTTGGTCATAACGTTGGTAATGCAGATGTTGCGTTTTATAAAGAAAGTGATAGGTTTATTGTTGCTAATTCAAGTACAGATAAACCATTATTATACGGTGAATTTGATAATAATAAATTTATAATAAATGGTAGTGTAGGTATAGGAGACTATTTACCTAATTATACAGATGCTAGAGTAATAAGAGCTACTTTAGATGTACATGGTAATATGAGAGCTACTCAAATGCCTGAACTTACTGCAACACATACGGTTGTATGGGATGAAAACACTGGAATGATAAGAGCATATAGAGGTACTCCATTAGATTTACGTGCTTATATTGATGGTTCATTATCAGCAAGAGATACTTCAATTTCATATTTAAATGCTAATAAAACTAGCTTTAATTATGTTCAAGAAAATTATGTTAATAATGCATCTATGGGTGCTGGATTAACATTTAATGATTCAACAAATAAATGGGAAGAAGAAGTTCCTACGTATAGAATAGATACTCTAGGTACCTTAGTACCAGGAACTCATGATTTAGATTCATATGCAATTGCAGATTATAATTATTGTTTATATGTATATGTTATTAATGATACTGCTAAAAATAATTTAAGAGCAGGTACTTTTATAACTGCAAATAAATCTGCTGCAGGTATTGGTAATATTGTATATTCAGAAACTAGTACAAGTAGTATTGGTTCTACAAGTGATGTAGTATTAAGTGCTGTTGTATCTGCAGGAAATGTAGTTATAAGAGCAACTATTAGTGGAGTAAGTAATTGGAATATTAAATTAATTAAAATGCAAATATAAAATAATTAATAACTGTCCGTGAATAATAATCTTAAAATACATCATGGCGTAGGTATTAATGAATCACTTGTTGTTATAGATATAGATAATATTTTAGTAGATTCAAGTGAATATATTCCTACATCACATGCTGTAATTCAACATTTTGCTTATTATATACCAAGTGCTTCACTTGGCGTTGGGTTTTATTTTAACCCAAATTCAAGTATGTGGGAAGTTAGTATAGGAAGTGTTTTAAATTATTGGAATAAAATAGGAAATGATTTATATAACACTAATTCTGGATTTGTTAATATTATACAAAATTTAAATGTTTCTGTTGGATATTATAGTCATGGTGCTAAATTAATTGAATATGACCCTCATTCTCAATCTATAGCAATAGGTGAAAATACTTTAGGTAATTTTTTTGTTGATAAAAGTTCTGATGTTTTAGGTAATATTGGGTTAGGACCATTTGTATTAGAAGATTTATCAGTAAATATTTATAACAGATTTAATAATGTTATTGGTTTTAATGCTGGTCAATATCTTCAATTTGCCCATTCAAATTTCTTTTTGGGTTCTAATACAGGACAAGGTATAGATAATTTTGGATATTCACTTAATATTAATCCATCTTATAATGTTTTAATTGGGGATTGGATTGGTAATAAAATTAAAAATGCAGGTGGTAATGTTATAATTGGTTCTTTTGCAGCAACTACTTTAGATGGAAATGGTATTGATGGAAGTTATGGGCAAAGGAATATAGGTATTGGAACATTTAATTTAAGAAATGCTTCTATAGGAAATGATAATATTATTATTGGTTATAATGCTCTTAATGATATATCAACTTATATAAATAATAAATTATTTATAGGACAAAATTACTCTCCATTAATTTATGGAGAATTTGATACTTCGTTAGTAAGAATAGCAAAACAATTACAGATATCAGATACAAGTCATTATATTGATGTTAGTGATTATAATTTAATTTTTTATGATGTTTGTACTGGTATTAAAACACTTTGGGAATTATCACAAAGCGGAACTGGTATGGATTATGTATATGTTGATGGTTCATTAGGATATTTTGTTCGTTCAGCATCTATGGGTAATGGTTTTATATTTAATAATATTACTACACAATGGGATGTGAGTGTCGGTTCTGCATTAACTGGTTCATCAGGAACTAGTGGAATAACTATAAACGGAACGAATGGAACCTCAGGAACAAGTTCAACAGGTGGAACCTCAGGAACAAGTTCAACAGGTGGAACATCAGGAACAAGTTCAACAGGTGGAACGTCAGGAACTTCAGGAAGTGCAGGAACTTCAGGAACCAGTGCAAGTGCAGGAACTTCAGGAACAAGTTCAACAGGTGGAACGTCAGGAACTTCAGGAAGTGCAGGAACTTCAGGAACCAGTGCAAGTGCAGGAACTTCAGGAACTTCATCTACAGGTGGAACTTCAGGAACTTCATCTACAGGTGGAACCTCAGGAACTTCATCTACAGGTGGAACTTCAGGAACTAGTGCAAGTGCAGGAACCTCAGGAACAAGTTCAACAGGAGGAACCTCAGGAACAAGTTCAACAGGTGGAACTTCAGGAAGTACAGGAACTTCAGGAACCAGTTCAACAGGTGGAACATCAGGAACTTCAGGAAGTACAGGAACTTCAGGAACAAGTTCAACAGGTGGAACATCAGGAACTTCAGGAACAAGTTCAACAGGTGGAACTTCAGGAAGTACAGGAACTTCAGGAACAAGTTCAACAGGTGGAACATCAGGAACTTCAGGAACAAGTTCAACAGGTGGAACTTCAGGAACCAGTTCAACAGGTGGAACATCAGGAACATCAGCAAGTGCAGGAACATCAGGAACTTCAGCAAGTGCAGGAACTTCAGGAACCAGTTCAACAGGTGGAACCTCAGGAACCAGTTCAACAGGTGGAACTTCAGGAACTAGTGCAAGTGCGGGAACTTCAGGAACTGCGGGTGGTGTAGGTTCATCAGGAACTTCATCTACAGGTGGAACCTCAGGAACTAGTGCAAGTGCAGGAACTTCAGGAACTTCATCTACAGGTGGAACATCAGGAACCAGTTCAACAGGTGGAACTTCAGGAACAAAAGGAAGCAGTGGAACTTCAGGAACTAGTGCATCTGCGGGAACTTCAGGAACTTCAGCAAGTGCGGGAACTTCAGGAACCAGTGCAAGTGCAGGAACTTCAGGAACTAGTGCATCTGCGGGAACTTCAGGAACTTCAGCAAGTGCGGGAACTTCAGGAACCAGTGCAAGTGCAGGAACCTCAGGAACCAGTTCAACGGGTGGAACTTCAGGAACAAAAGGAAGCAGTGGAACTTCAGGAACTAGTGCATCTGCAGGAACTTCAGGAACTTCAGCAAGTGCAGGAACCTCAGGAACAAGTTCAACAGGTGGAACTTCAGGAACTAGTGGTATAAATGGAATTTCTTTTGGAAGAAGATGGCAAAGAGGAGTTGGCATTGTAAATGGAACAGTAGTAGTTACACCTGGTGCTACAACCGATCCAACTTTAATTACAACTTTTGATTTTGCTAATATAGATTATGATGGAACTGATTTAAGTGCTTGGCTTTTATCTTTTCAAATAGGTTCTACTTTATATTTTGAAAGTTATTCTGACCCTGGTACTTTTGGAATTTATATTATTAGTGGTGTTATAAATAATGGAACAGATGTTTCAATAAATTTAATTAATATTGATGGTGCCGGCATTTTTGTGGTAGGTGAAATTGGTGTTTTTTCTAAATATAATAGTGGAACATCAGGAACTTCATCTACAGGTGGAACTTCAGGAACCAGTGCAAGTGCAGGAACTTCAGGAACTAGTGCATCTGCGGGAACTTCAGGAACTTCATCTACAGGTGGAACTTCAGGAACCAGTGCAAGTGCAGGAACTTCAGGAACAAGTTCAACGGGTGGAACATCAGGAACTAGTGCAAGTGCAGGAACTTCAGGAACTTCATCTACAGGTGGAACATCAGGAACAAAAGGAAGCAGTGGAACATCAGGAACTAGTGCATCTGCAGGAACCTCAGGAACTTCTTCAACAGGTGGAACTTCAGGAACAGCAGGTGGTGTAGGTTCATCAGGAACTTCTTCAACGGGTGGAACTTCAGGAACTTCATCCACCGGTGGAACATCAGGAACTTCAGCAAGTGCAGGAACCTCAGGAACTTCTTCAACAGGTGGAACTTCAGGAACCAGTGCAAGTGCAGGAACATCAGGAACAGCGGGTGGTGTAGGTTCATCAGGAACTTCATCTACAGGTGGAACTTCAGGAACTAGTGCAAGTGCAGGAACATCAGGAACCAGTTCAACAGGTGGAACTTCAGGAACAAAAGGAAGCAGTGGAACTTCAGGAACTTCGTCTACAGGTGGAACCTCAGGAACTAGTGCATCTGCAGGAACTTCAGGAACTTCTTCAACGGGTGGAACTTCAGGAACAAAAGGAAGCAGTGGAACTTCAGGAACTAGTGCATCTGCAGGAACATCGGGAACAGCCGGAAATACAGGTAGTAGTGGTACTTCAGGAGGAGGAAGTGGTAGTGGATTAACAGTAATTGAAACAGATGTTAGTTATAATGCTAATGTTAATGAACTTATTTTAACTGATGTATCATCAAATTCTCTTAATATATTATTACCTTTAAATCCTAGCAATGGACATATTATTGAAGTTATTGATATTAATAGAAATTCTTCTATAAATAATATTAATATTTTATCTAATGGGCATAAGATTCAAGGTGCTATACAAAACTTTATAGTTGACGTTAATGGTGGTTCAGTACAATTAATTTATCATACTGAAGAAGATTCATTTGAAGTTTTAAATAAAGAAACATTAAGTGATATCACAGGTACAAGTGGTACTGCTGGATATGGAGTATCTGGTGCCGCTGGTTCATATTGGGAAGCTTCAGATAGTTCTTCGGGGCCAGGTTTAATTTATTTAGATTATAATACTTTTACAAATATTGCTAATATAGAAATTAGTAAAAAAGATTTTTATGGAACTAATCTTGGTATTTGGTTACAAGGTACTATAGAAGGTGGTGGTGGTAGTCAAATAGGTATAACTAAAATTGGAAGTAATATTGAATTTGGAATATATTTTGAAAGTTTTGGAACTCTTTATGATCTTGGTTATGCTTATGGTTTTGGGGTATTATGTTTTGGTGGTTTGGGAACATGGACAAATGGTGATTTATTGTATTTTTCAACAAGTTTAGTTGGGGCACAAGGTACTTCAGGTACAAGTGGAGTAGGAACTTCAGGAACAAGTGCAAGTGCAGGTACATCAGGTAATGATGGTAGCAGTGGAACTTCAGGAACTTCAGGTGGAATTGGTTCATCAGGAACTTCAGGAACTAGTGCATCATCAGGCACATCAGGTGGAGTTGGTTCATCAGGAACTTCAGGAACTAGTGCATCATCAGGCACATCAGGTGGTGTAGGTTCTTCAGGAACTAGTGCATCATCAGGAACAGCAGGAACTTCTTCAACAGGTGGAACTTCAGGCACATCAGGTGGAGTTGGTTCTTCAGGAACTAGTGCATCATCAGGCACATCAGGTGGAGTTGGTTCTTCAGGAACTAGTGCATCATCAGGAACAGCAGGAACTTCTGGAACAAGTGCATCATCAGGAACAGCAGGCACAAGTTCAACAGGTGGAACATCAGGAACAAGAGGTAGCAGTGGAACAGCAGGAACTTCAGGTGGTGTAGGTTCATCAGGAACAGCAGGCACAAGTTCAACAGGTGGAACTTCAGGAACTTCAGGTGGAGTTGGTTCATCAGGAACAAGTGCAAGTAGTGGAACTTCAGGAACTTCAGGTGGAGTTGGTTCATCAGGAACTAGTGCATCATCAGGAACAGGTGGAACTTCAGGAACAAGTTCAACAGGTGGAACTTCAGGAACTTCAGGTGGTGTAGGTTCATCAGGAACAGCTGGAACTTCAGGAACTTCAGGTGGTGTAGGTTCATCAGGAACAGCTGGAACTTCAGGAACTTCAGGTGGTGTAGGTTCATCAGGAACTTCAGCAAGTAGTGGTACAGGTGGAACATCAGGAACAAGAGGTAGCAGTGGAACAGCAGGAACTTCAGGTGGTGTAGGTAGTAGTGGAACATCAGGTGGAGCTGGGGGTGGTTTAATTATTATTGAAACTGATGTAAGTTATAATGCTAATTCAGGTGAACTTATTTTAACAGATGTATCATCAAATTCTCTTAATATACTTTTACCAACCAGTCCAGCTAATGGACATATTATTGAAGTTATTGATATTAATAGAAATTCTTCTATAAATAATATTAATATTTTATCTAATGGGCATAAGATTCAAGGTGCTATACAAAACTTTATAGTTGACGTTAATGGTGGTTCAGTACAATTAATTTATCATACTGAAGAAGATTCATTTGAAGTTTTAAATAAAGAAACATTAAGTGATATCACAGGTACATCAGGAACTGCAGGATATGGAGTATCTGGAGCATCAGGTTCATATTGGATGGCCGAGGATAGTATTATGGCTTCTGGTAAGATAATTTTAGATACTTCAACTTTTGCTGATGTTACAACAATTGATATAAATTACACTAATGTAAATAATGTAAATCTTTCAACTTGGTTATTTTTAACAGTAGGCGGTTTAATAAATGGTGGTTGCCAATTACAAATAACCAAAAAAAATAGTGATAATAATTTTGGTATTTATTATGTTGAAGGTTTAATGGACCATTCAACATACTGCTCAATTAGTAATCTTTCAGTTTTAGGTGGAAATGGAACTTGGGTTAATGGTGATATTTTATATTTTTCACTTTCTATAAATGGTGCTGATGGAATTAATGGTACTTCAGGTACAAGTGGAGTAGGAACTTCAGGAACTTCAGGTCTAGCATCTACATCAGGAACATCAGGTGAAACTGGAGGTAGTGGAAGCTCTGGAACTGCAGGAACTAGAGGTTCTTCAGGGACCAGAGGTTCTTCAGGAACCTCTGGAAATGATGGTGCAGATGGTAGTAGTGGAACTTCAGGAACAAGTGCAAGTGCAGGTACATCAGGTAATGATGGTAGCAGTGGAACTGCAGGAACCAAAGGTTCTTCAGGAACTACAGGAAGTAGTGGAACGACAGGCGTTTCAGCAACAGCAGGAACTTCAGGAACTGCCGGAGGTACTGGAAGTAGTGGTACTTCAGGAACTGGAACTTCAGGAACTAGTGGAATAGGCACGAGTGGGACTTCAGGTAGTGGGACTTCAGGTACTGCTGGAGATACGGGTAGTAGTGGTACTTCAGGAGCAGGCACTTCAGGAACCAGTGGAAAATCTGGTGGAAGTGGAAGCTCTGGAACCGCAGGAACTAGAGGTTCTTCAGGAACCAGAGGTTCTTCAGGAACTAGAGGTTCTTCAGGAACCAGAGGTTCTTCAGGAACCAGAGGTTCTTCAGGAACATCAGGTGATGATGGTAGCAGTGGTACATCAGGTGATGATGGTAGCAGTGGTACTGCCGGAACTTCAGCATCATCAGGAACTGCTGGAACAAGAGGTTCTTCAGGAACCGCAGGAACTAGTGGTGTTGCGGGATATGTAACAATTCCACATACTTGGACTATTCCAGAAACACCAGTTAATAATGATATATTACCAGCGATGGTTATGTACCAACCAGTAGATGGTTCAGCTGTTATTACAGGAATTTCTAGTATGAACCAAGTTGGCGGTCTTGTTGATTTTGTTATTGAACAAAGAACAGCTAGTAGTTGGTCAACTATTATTTCATGTGCCGGTGTTGGTACTGATGTTAGTACTAAAACTTCATTAAATATTGGTATTAATAGTGGAGATCAATTAAGATTAAGAATAACTAAAGTAACCACAGGACCACCCGACCCATCAGATTTTAATGCTTCTATATATGTAAGATATAAAACATATGCTATATAATGAAAACTAAAATACAAGATAATAGATATAATGCTTTTAATAAAAAATGGTTTGATAAATATCAAAATATTTTAATAATTTTATTAAATTTTCCGATATTAAAATTATTAATAAGATGGATATTTAGAATACATCATGATGTTAAATATTCTCAATTAATAACAGATATACAACCAAATTTTTATTCCGTTTATTTAGGAAAAGGAAGATATAAAAGAGATATTAGAACACACCCTAAATTTAGTAAAAGAATTTATTTTTCTTTAAAATGGGTTTGGTTATTTTTTCATAAATGGGATGAATTTTTTGCTGATGAATATATTCCGGAATTAAGCTTTGGATTTAGTACATTAACTTTTTATCCAGATGCTAGTGGTGGTGGTAGTAATACTTCATGTGATGGTTATGTTCAAAGAGCACCACCTGGTTTACCTGAAAACTTTTCTACTATAAGAAATTCAGCTGGAACACAATCTAATGTTACTGATGCAATTGTAGCTGCCGGTTTAACAGCCAGTACAACAACGAATACATATTCAATTTTAAGAAGACAAGTATTTACATTTGATACATTAAATAGTATATCTGGTATAACAATAAATGATGCATCATTATATTTAGCTGGGTATGCTACAATTTCTGGATTAGGTGATGTATCACTTTGCATTGTAACAATGATTCCAAATAATCCTATAAATTTAGATTCATCTGATTATAATATTGCTAAATGGGATATGACTCTTCTTGATTCTATATCAATGAGCAACTTTCAAATATCAGATAATTATAATTCATTTGGTGTAGGTAAATTATCTATTTCATTAACAAATAATACTGTTTATGGAGGAGTTATTGAATGGGATCAAAAAAATATATCGGGTGCTAAATGGTCAAGCGGGCAAGTTTCAGCTCTTATTGTTGATACAGCAGATAATATAGGAACTAGTAAAGACCCAAAACTAATAATTGATTATAGAGCTAATATAAGAAGATGGTCTGCTATGATTCTTTAAATTAAAACCTTACTAATCATATTTCATAATATAATAAATCATAATTTTTTATATTTATAATTTATTTTCATGAAAAAAATTCTTTACATTACTCCACATCTATCAACAGGTGGTCTTCCGGCTTATTTATTAAGAAAAATTGAATTAATGTATGACGTATATGACGTTTATTGTGTTGAATATCAAAATTTTTCACCTGATTTTATTGTACAAAAAAGTGCAATACAAAAGCTTTTAAGAAATAAGTTTTTTACATTGGGTGATAATAAAAAAGAATTACTTAATATCATTAAGCGTATTCAACCAGACATAATTCATATTGAAGAATTACCGGAAACTTTTATTAATATTGATATTATTAAAGAAATTTATTCTAATGAAAGAGATTATGTTTTAATAGAAACAACTCACTCGGCTGATTATACATCAGAGAAAAAAATGTTTATGCCTGATAAATTTTCTTTTGTGTCACAATTAAATTATGATAGATTTTTAAATTTAGATGTTGACAAAACAATTATTGAATATGAACTTGATAAAAAACAAAGGCCAGACAGAACTTCAATACTTAAACAACTTAAATTAAATCCTGAACATACTCATATATTAAATGTTGGTTTATTTACGCCTGGGAAAAATCAAGGTGAAATATTTGAATTAGCTAAATATTTTGATAACACAGTTAAATTTCATTTCGTTGGTAATCAAGCTGGAAATTTTCAAGATTATTGGGCTCCATTAATGAAAAATAAACCAGCTAATTGTATTATACACGGGGAAAGAAATGATGTAGATAAATTTTATTCTTCTATGGATATGTTATTATTTACATCCAAATATGAAAATAATCCATTAGTAATAAAGGAAGCACTAGCTTGGAACATGAAAGTTGTAATGAGAGATTTACCGGCATATAAACATAAATATGATAATGAACCATTAGTAACATATCTTAATGATAATGTTAAAGAAAATATACAACTTATTAAAGATGTTTTGTCTAGTAAAGAAACTAGAATCATGGACAATAACATGGACACAATGTCCATGTTAAAAGAAACACAATCTGAGATTAATAAAGAAATTGAAAGATTTATAGATGTTCAAAAAAAAGAAGATGAATTAGTTAAATCGATTGAAAATACTATTAATCCTGATATTATTAAAAGAACTTTTCAATTAGGTGCAAAAAATAACGAATCAAAATATCCAACATCAGCTTTTATAACACACACCACTGAAAATTATTTAAATACGACAAAAGGCTTAATTCAATCATTATTAGAATTTTCTGAAAATCCTATAGTTCTTTTTACGGTTAATTTTGATACAGATATTTATAAAAATAATAATAGAGTATTTACAGTTAGATATAATACTGAACGAAATATTAAAGACCCTAAATTTATACAACAAGATGGTAATGAATATATTGATAGATCAGATGATTCAATATATAATATTTTAACTCTTAAACCATTTATTATCCTTAAAGCCTTTGAACTTGGAATTAATGAAGGTATTTATTTAGATGGTGACATGGTTGCAAGATATAATGTTGATGATTTATTTGAAAATATTAATCACATTAAAAACTATCCACTTGTTACAAGAGGAGTGTTTAGTATTTTATTAGGTCCTGGAGCTGAATATTATATTGAAAGACATTTAATGGAATATTTAGATGTTAAAACCAGAGGTGAAGATTATGTTCAAACTAATACAATTGCTTTTAATAAAAATTGTAAAGCTTTTATAGAAGAGTGGAGAGATACATGTGATGATGATTATATAAGAAGTTTTTGGAGAAAATTAGCACCATATCATGAAGAAACTATTATCAATGTTTTATTTTGGAAATATGGATATACTGATAAAATTGAATTAAGTTTCTTTAATGTAAAGAATATTGAATTTATTAAAGCATTTGAAGATTTTGATGATTCTGATAAATCTAAATTTTCTAAACAAATGAATGGATTTAGATTTGTTTTAAACGGACAAAATGAAGATTGGTCTTGGATTCCATATAATAAAAGTTCAGTTAAAACATTTCATGGGCTTAAAAATTATAATGAAATAGTTGACAGTATTAATTTTTTAATAACACGGAATCCTAAAATGTATTTTCCAGTAAAAATAGATACAAAACAAAAGGAAGTTAAAGAAAAAAAGAATCATATATGTGTTGTAATGCAATATAATGAATCTTATAAAGAAATAGGTGATATAACGAGTGAAGTTAATAAAAAATATTGTGAAAAACATGGATATGATTTTCAATGTATTAATACAATGATTGACTCTAATATGTCTGTATATTGGCAAAAACCATTAGCAATTAAAAAATTTATTGAAGATTATGATTGGGTTTTTTATATAGATTCAGATTCGATGTTTATGAATCATAATATTAAAATAGAATCTATTATCGACGAAAATTATAATCTTATAATGCCAGCTACTATTTATTGTCCTGATTTTAATAATCCAGAATATAGTAAATTTATTGACCCAAATAGATTAGTAACAGCAAGTCATATATTAATTAAAAATACTCCTTTATCAATTCAATTATTAGATGATGTAATTCAAAATAAAAGAATTCCAGTAACAACAGAATATTTTGATTATGATAATAGAGCATTTAGAATTTTAACTACTAATGTACCACATTATAAAACTATGACAAAAATTGTAGAAGAAACCTTAATGAATTCTGTTTGGCCAATGTATTTGCCGCACGTTCTGAATGAAGCTCCATCGTGGAATAATAATACCAATATCTATAAACAAGGTAATTTTACGGTTCATGTGGTGGGTTATCCATTTGAAGATAGAAAAAAAATATTAAAGGAATTAGTTAATTTTGTAAACTTTTAATTATGAATGATTTAGAATATTTTTTTAAAAATAAAAGATTAGAAATTCCAATAACTAAATGGACTCAATATTTTGATATTTATGATACACATTTTTCAAAATTTAGAAATAAAGAAATAGTTATTTTAGAAATTGGAGTATGGAAAGGTGGAAGTCTTTTAATGTGGGAAGATTATTTTGGTGAAAATGCAAAAATATATGGTATTGATAATGATGCTAATTGTCAAAATATTGTTGAAGGAAAAAATATTAAAATTATAATTGGTTCACAATCTGATAGAGAATTTTTAAGAGAACTCAAAACACAAATTCCAAAAATAGACATATTAATAGATGATGGTGGTCATAGAATGGAAGAACAAATAATTACATTTGAAGAACTATATGATCACATAAAGGATGGGGGAATTTATTTATGTGAAGATTTACATACTTCTTATAATAAAAATTATGGTGGTGGGCTTGAAAATCCAAATTCATTTATTGAATATAGTAAAAAACTTATTGATAAACTAAATGCTTTTAGTGCTTTAATACCTAATGAATTACCAATAACTAAATTTACAACACATACAAATAGTATACATTATTATGATAGTGTAATTGTAATTGAAAAAAAATTAAGAAAACCTCCAGTAAGAATTGATAGATAATGGAAAAATTTAAATTAATTATATTAATAATTGCTTGTGATGATGGAATTTATAAAGAATTTGAACAAGCACAAAGAAATACTTGGTTAAGTAATATTAAAGAAACAGATAGTATTAAATATTTTTTTGTTTACGGTAATCACGATAAATTTGAAGTTGATAATGATAAGATATATTGTCCCATAAAAGAAAATTGGGAAAATATTTTAGAGAAAACATTATTAGCAATAGAATATATCAACAAAAATTATGAATATGATTATTTATTAAGAACTAATTTATGTAGTTATTTTATATTTGAAAAATTATTCGAAAAAATAAACAATAAACCCACAGAAAATTTGTATTATGGAGTTATAAATTATTTTTATGAGCCGATTACATATATTTCGGGTGCTAGTATTATTATGTCAAAAGATATTACCCAACAATTAGTGGATAATAAAATTCAGTTATTAAATCAAATAAAAGAAAATCAATTTGATGATATGGCAATTGGAAATTTTCTTAATTATGATTATAAATACGATGATGCATGGAGAATTGATGTTGAACATCATCTTAAAAATTTTAATGAATTAGATACAACCAATAACTATCATTTTAGATTTAAATCTGCCGATAGAAAAAGAGATGTAGAATATATGTATGGATTACATAATTATTTAAACAACAAAGATATTGAACTTAATTATAGAAATGAATTACCAGATTTTTTAATTAATAAAAATTGTATTTTTAGAGGATTAGAAGTTGGTACTTATGTTGGATTTTATGCTAAAACAATTTTAGATAATTGGCCTGGTCATTTATATTGTGTAGATGTTTGGAAAGAACTTAGTAAAAATGAATATCCTTTTTTAATTATAGAAAGTCTTACAGAACTTATAGCAGAGACTTTTAATAATTTAAAAGGATTAGAAGATAGATGTACATTAATTCGTTCAAAATCTGTCAAAGCATCCGAAATGTTTTACGATAATTTTTTTGATTTTATTTATATTGATGCTAATCATGATTATAAATTTGTTAAAGAAGATTTAGAATGTTGGTGGCCTAAATTAAGGTCTGGTGGAATATTTTGCGGACATGATTTTATAGGTGATTGGAATCCAAATTTTGTTAATGAAAATGGAAACGTGCATGTTTATATAGGAGAAAGATATATGGGTGAATATGGAGTTAATAAAGCAGTATTAGAATTTTGTGAAACTAATAATTTAAATTTTAAAGTTACTAAAGAATACTGGGGCACATGGTATTTAGTTAAACCATAAATAAATAAACTATGGAAAGAAAAAAAGCATGTATTGTTATTCCTTCATTTTGTGATTCTGAAATAAAACAAAATATTTTATTAGATAATATTAAAAAAATAAAAGAAAATTGTAATTTAGATATTTTATTATCATCCAATAGAATCAAATTAGATAAAACTTTATATGATAATGTGAATTATTATATTTATGATGAAACTAATTCAATTAGCGAAAAACCACTTGTTACTTGGGTTAAATCTCATGGTCACGTTTTAATTAGAGAATATTATGATTATGGTTATTCTGTAATGAGACATTTAAAACTTGCATCTGATTTTCTTTTAAATAGTAATTATACACATATGATATTTGTAACATATGATATTGTATTAAACGATATTGTATTTAATGAAATAAATAGATTTTTAGATGGTAATTATAAAAATATAGCTTTAACATATGTTTCAGGAATGTCATTTAATTCTTTTAACCCTAATGAAATATTACCAAATAAATCTATAAATCCATTTTTATTTATGTTTGACATTAAAAAATTTGTTGAATCATTTAAAATTACTATGGAAGAATATGTTAATAAATATCAAATGTTTGAAAATTATTTATATGATATTTTTAATGTTAATGAAGTAGAAAATTCTGATATTTTTATTGATTCTGTAGTTGATAGTAGACAAATAACAGATAATATTTTAGATTTTAAAAATTTTACTATATTTCCACATAAAAATAAAGATAATAAAATTAATTTATTCATTTATAATATGAAAGATGTTTTTAATTTTACTTTAAATATTAAATTTTCAGATAATATAGTTATGAAATTAGATATAACTAAAAATATGTTTAATAAATTTGAAAATCTTTTATATGCAGATATAGAAACTAACATGTTATTAACAGATTTAATAATAGAATATAATGGTGTTTCTAAAAAATCTTATGATATTACAAATTATATAATAATTAAACTTTAAACAAATGAATGAATATGCATTTTCTAGATATTTTGGGATAGATTTTATTGGTAATTTACCACAAAAAGATTCTTATTATTCTTTAATTTTCTTGTTAGTCAATTTAACGAATTGTAAAACTTTTTTAGAATTAGGAATTGGAGAAGATCAAGAACATATTAAACAACTAAAATCATTAGTAGATATTTATGTTGGTGTTGATATAGATACATCTAAAATAAATGTAAAAGAACATAATATTATTATTCACAACACAACAACTGATAATTTCTTTAATCAAAATCAAAATACATTTGATATTATTTTTATAGATGGTGATCATAGAATTGAACAAGTAAAAATTGATTTTGAAAATTCTTTGAAAGTATTAAATAAATTCGGGATTATAATATTTCATGACACTGACCCATTAGATAAAAGATTATTAACAGATAATTTTTGTTCATCTTCTTATAAAATAATTGATTATATTGAAAAAGAACATCCGGAATTGAATATTGTCACTTTTCCAATTAATGAAATGGGGTTAAGTTTTTTAATGAGAAAAAAAGACAGAAGAATTTTTTATTCAAAATAAAATGAAATCAAAAATTTTATTCATAATAGGCACATATATTAATTCTTTAGAAATTTTAAAGAACACATATGATTGTATAATGCATATCAAAAAATTTAATAAGTATGATACTCTTCTTGTTAATCATACTTATATTCCAGAAGAAATACAAAAAATATCTGATTATTGTTTTTATGATAGCAGAAATTTAATATGGCAAGGAGAAAATATTAATTACAAAGTTCAATATACTTTTGATACTAAAGATGTTGAAGTAACAACATTTAAATTAAATATATATATACCAGCTGTATATTATTTAACTTTTCCATTAACATTTGCTAAATCATTAGGATATGATTATGCAGTGTATATTGATTATGATCATTATTTAATTGATGATAAAGAAATAGAAGATTGTATTAAAATATTTGAAGAAAAAAAATATAGTAGCATTATTTATTCTACAAATAATCCAATTATACCAATGTACACATCTTTTCATTTATATAATTTAAAAATTTTTGATTTTAATTTATTTACACAAGACCCTGAAAAAATAAAAAAAATATACATTGATGAATATCTTAATTCTTATGAAAGTTTTTATTATAATAATTTTATAGAACCCAATAAACCGCTTATTAAAAAGATTATAAATTGGGATGATGCTATTAAAGAAAATTTTAATATTTTACCCGGGTTACTTAATATAAATAAATCAACATTAAGTATTCCTTTTTATGTTTTATATGTCTTTAATAACAAACTTTATTTTTGGACAATAAATACTAATAAACATAATGTACCAACATATATTATAACTGGAAAAGATTTAAATATTAATATAGATGTTAATTATAATATATGGTATAATTTAATACTTTGTGAAGATATTAATAATATTAACAAAGAAAATAATTTTATTTCAATTAAAACTAAAGATAAAAAACTAGATGATTTCTATCTTTTAAATTCAGATTTTTTTAATAAATTAAATAAAGAAACAACAGTAACAAAAAAATAATATGAGTAAAATATTAGGGATATTTGGAGGAACACATAATGCAAATATTGCATTTATTAATGATGGTAAAATTGAATTTTGCTTAGAAGAAGAAAAAACAAAGGGTATTAAATCAATATTTGATTTTGGTGCTAAACCAATTATGTCACTTGAAAAATTATATACTAAATATAATATTGGCATTTCTGATTTTGATTATGTTTGTTGGTGTGAACCACACCCAAGAATTTATATAGAATCAATTAAAAATGAAATTAAACATAGTGATTTTTATAGTCACCATCATTGTCATGCAGCTGGAGCTTATTATACATCAAATTATAAATATGATGATAAGGTATTAATAATAACTTTAGACGGCGGTGGGCAATTTCATTATGGAAAAGTATATCTTGGTTATCAAAATAAAATAGAAGAAGTACACTCTTTGCCAATACAAACCAGTGGTTCATTAGGACAATTATGGATGCAAGTTACCGAAGCTATGGGTTGGAAAATGTTAAAGGATGAAGGAAAAATAATGGGTATGGCAGGGCACGGAAAAATAGATAAAATGGTTCTTAAATTATTTTCAAGTTGTGTAGATTATAAAAATCTTAAATTTTTAAACCCAGCAACTACTACAAGAACTATTTTTGTTTGTGATTATTTAAAAAAATTAGATTATTTTACTGATGAAAAGAAAAGAAAAAATATTGCTGCAACTCTTCAAGCTTTAACAGAAAACTGTGTAATTCAATACATTAAAGATTTATTAAAAAAATATTCTGAATATAATAAACTAGCTTTAGCGGGTGGAATATTTGCAAATGTTAAAATGAATAAACATATAAATGAAATACCTTGGGTAGATGAAATTTATGTATACCCACCGATGGGAGATGATGGTTTAGCATTAGGTGCTGCAATAATTAAAGCGGTTGAATTAGGTGAATATAAAATACATGCTTTTGATAATGTTTTTTTAGGAACTGAATATTCTGATGATGAAATTGCTAATATAATTTTTCATACTAATTCAGAACTTGAAGAATTTGTTAATAACAATGTAAAAATTTCTGCTTATCATCCTCAACATATAGCAACGTATTTAAATGAAGGAAAAATAATAGGAATATTTGATGGGAAAATAGAATATGGCCCAAGAGCTCTTGGTTCAAGAAGTATATTAACAAGAGCAACAGATTTATGGATGCATGAAGAATTAAATAAAAGATTAAAAAGACATGAAATAATGCCATTTGCACCTATTGTTTTAGGGGATTATGAAAATATTCCATTTGAATGTACTAAATCTTTATATACTGCTGAGTTTATGACTATTTGTTATGACACAAGAAAAGAATGGATAGATAGAATACCGGCAGTGGTTCACGATATTGATCATACTGCCAGACCACAAATTGTAACTAAAATGAATGGCAGTAAATTCTTTAATATTTTGCAAGAATATAATTTAATTTCTGGTATTCCAGTTCTTTTGAACACATCATTTAATGGACATGGCGAACCTATATTAGAAAATCCAGAAAAAGCTTTAAAATATTTAATGGATAATACTATAGATATTTTAGTTATTAACGATAAAACATATATTAAAAATGGCAGTAACATATAAATTTAATTTTGGCCCCACTGTTGATATTCAATTTGGAGATGGTGATTCCTATTTATGTGAATTCTTAGAACACTCAGACGCAGGAGAACACAAATTAATGCATTCTGCGATAGTAAAAGATATGTGCACATATACACCATTTCGTGAATGGTATACAAAATGGGTGATAAATATCTATAAAATTAAAGAAAATGAACTTAAATTAGTTGATTGTCATTATTTTAATTTACAAAGTAAAAATGTTTATTTTGAAATTGATTTTTCAGAATATAATTCAATATTAAATTCTCTTATTATAATTAATGATTTTGTTAAAAAACATAAATGTATTGGGTTTATAAATTTAAATCAAAATCATAATGTATTAAATTCTACAATTAAAAAAGAGTTTCCAGATTTAATAAATAAAATTAATTTTCCAGATAATATAGATTTTTATGCATCATATCATATTGGTAAATATAATATAGAAGATTTTTCAACTAAAAAATTTGGTATATTTGAATTTTCATATCCTCAAGTAGCTGATGTTGCTTATTATTATGATTCATTTAGAAATAAAACTAATTGGAAAGATTTAAACGATGCGCAGGTTACATGTGATATTTTAAATATAGATTATAAAGAAGAATATAATGTTTATATTGAAAAAGAAATTTTACCAATTGCACAACAGGTTTTAAATAAATTACCTGAAAATCAAGAATTAGTTGGAGGACATTATAAAGATCAAAAAGAAAAAGAAAAAGAAATAAGTATACCACTACAATTATATTATGATAGTAATGTTAACACAAAAGAATTTAAAAAAATGTTAAATGAAGAAATTAAAAATGATGAGTTAACTATGAAAGAAAGACTCATAAATTTATATGAAACTACTAAAATTACAAAACAAAAAGAATTTATAGATAAAATAGAAACAACTTTTAATTTTGGCCCTAAAGTAGAAATTTTGGGCGCATCAAATTATGAATATAAAGTTGAATTTATAGATGATGATTCTGGATTAGTTATATATAATACTACTATAAAACCACAACATTGGTGTAAAGCAAATAGAATGTGGTATACTAACTGGGTATCTAATGTATATAAAGATGGAGAATTAATAACTAGTCATAAAATGGATTTAACCAATACAAATGTTTATATATTATTAGATAGTAAATCATTAGGAGATACAATAGCTTGGATGCCTTATGCGGAAGAATTTAGAAAGAAACATAATTGTATATTATATTGTGCAACATTTTGGAATGGATTATTTGAAAAAGAATATAAAGATATAAAATTTGTTATACCAGATGTAAATGTTGGAGTAGATTTTTATGCATCTTATAAAATTGGTTATGTATATGATGTAAATAAAGACCTTAATAAAACAGACCCAAGAATATTAAATTTACAAGAAGTTGCCTGTGATTGTTTAGAATTAGATTTCTTTGAATTGGGAGAAATTAAAGCAAAAATTTTCATTAAAAAATCATCTAAAAGATTTCGTGAACCATATATTTGTATAGCCCCACATTCAACAGCACAATCAAAATATTGGAATAATAAAACAGGGTGGCAAGAAATAGTTGATCATGTCAAAAAGGAATTTAAATTTAACACATTATGTATTTCAAAAGAAGGTAATGGTTTCATGGGTAATAATTTACCAAAAGGAATTATTGATTTAACGGGCGATATTGATATTCAAGAAAGAATAACCGATATTGTAAACTGTGAATTTTTTGTTGGAATAAGCACCGGATTAACTTGGCTTGCTTGGGCTTTAGGAAAAAAAGTAGTTTTAATATCTGGTTGTACAAGTGAATATAATGAAATGTCAGATTCTATTAGAATATTTCCAAAAGAAAATGTTTGTACTGGATGCTTTAATGATGTTAGATTTGAATTTGATAAAGGTCTTTGGGATTGGTGCCCAGTAAATAGAGGAACCGATCAACAATTTGAATGTTCAAAAGTTATAACAGGCCAACAAGTAATTGAAAAAATTGATTCTTATGTTAAAAATAAAGTGTAACTTATAATTTCTTTTATATTTGAAAACACTCCTAAGATAATCATCTCTTAGGAGTGTTTTTATTTTACTTGAATATATAAATAAAAAAGATATTATGCCTAATGTAAATTCTTTTTCACAAAATGTAGAAAATTTAATTAAATCCGTAAATAATAGTTTGTTATTAGTATATGGGTTGAGTCAAAGTATGACAGCAACAAGTCCTACTATTAATATTCAATCTAATGATCCTAGTATGTTAATAACATATCCATCATATCAATATATGATAAATTCATTAGCGAATGTTAACACCACTCTTAATGCTTTTTTAAATGGAAGTGGTATAGCACTAGATCAATCCAATGGGTTGAACCAAACTATTAAAACTATTCCTTTTCCTCAATCACCAACCAAAATAATTAATGTAGTAACACCTTCATTTTTCTCTCCAAAAAGCGATACATTTTTAGAAAATTTAATGTTTCCACAAATGCAAGCTATATTTGATTTAACAGGAAAAATAGATGATAGGTCAGATAGAATTAATGTAAAAAGGTTTTTAATAACAAATAAAAATGGAGAAAATACACAATGGTTTAGAGATAATATAATTGCAAATTCAGATAAGTCATATACTGATATGGTAAATTTTTTAAATCAATCTGGTAAATCATATATTATAGATAACCAAGTAATTGATTTGCCATTATTTACCCTACCTTATAATGGTGAATTTAAAATCACTAATATTACAACAGACACAAGTGGCAGATTATATACATTAGATAATATTAACTATTATCCTGTAACAGATACAAGTAATGCACAGGTATATACACTCAAAAATAGTGATAAAGTTAATTTTTCAAATGCAATTTTTACTATATCTTTTATTGATACGGCCAATAAACAAATAAGAATTAGTAATTATTCTGGTACTTCAATTCCAGTTATAAATGATTATTTTCATTATTTTTCAAATCCATTTAATTCTAAAATAATTTATGTTCCTATTAATTTTAATGAATGTAACATTATTTTTTTAAAGGGCATTAATGATGATTATAATTTATTAGGAAATGATTGGAGTAATTCAATTAGTTTTTACAGTAGTGATTTATTATTAGAAGGAAGTAACAATATTTATTTAACTGATTATTATACTTCTTATGTAACTGATTATTCTAGAATTTTAGAAGGATTTGCAAGAGAAAGATTTATACCAGCATATTATGGTTCAAAACCAATACCACCAACTATTAGCTCCACACAATTTGATGTTGTTCAAATTAATACACAATTAAATGCAACCCAAAATAATGATGAAATTCTTACAACACAACAATCTATTGTAACTTCTAAATCTAATATTGATAGATATAGAAATATTGTCAGTGATGCAAGAGCTCGTATGCAAACTGAAACTTCAGCAACCGCTAGAGCACAATTACAAAAAGATATTGATACTAATATTTCATTATTAGCTAATGAATTAATTTCTTATAAATCATTAATTAATACTTTAATTAATTTTAGTAAAGCTAATCCACAAATTTTAGTAGAACCAAAATATAGAATTAGAGGATTTTTTGAAATACCAGAAGGAGGGCCAATTACAAATGCAGATGGAGCACCACTACAGGAAAATATTCAATTTGAAATTCAACATCGTTATATAAGAAACGATGGAACTGGTAATGCTTTAACAACACATACACATGTTGATTCAAGCACCGGACAAACTATAACTGGTGTATTTAGTGATTGGAATCCATTTTTAACACCAATCAAAATAAAAGTTTTTAATAATACAACGGGAATTTATGAATGGCAAAATGAAAATATTGGAAATGGCGAAGATGTAAATATTAATCAAATTGATATTCCAATACAAAAAGGAGAAAAAGTTCAAATAAGAATTAGAACTATATCAGAAGCCGGATGGCCTTTAAATCCAATTAAATCGGATTGGAGCACCGTAATCACTGTAGAATTTCCAAGTAATCTAGCAGCGCAAAATCAATTTTATGAAATATTAGCTGGTGCTAATGCAGAAGAAACTGCTATCAAATTACAAGAAACTTTAAGTTCAGCTGGAGTTGATACTCACTTAGCTGATTCGCGTCCAAACCCAAATGCAACTAATGGAATATATTTTAAACACCAATCTTCTAACTTAGAATTTAATCAAAGTGAAAAAGATTCAAATGCAAATATTAAAACACAACAATCAACTAGTTTACAAGAAATACTCGATTCTTTTGCTAATAAATACTATATTACAGTTCAAAAAACTAGTAGTTCAACAAGAAAAACTATTTCATTATTAACACTGTTACAAGGATTGATTGATAAAAGTGGTTTAGATGTTACAACTTTAATAAATCCAAATGATACTAATAACACCTAAAATATATGAATTTACAAAAAGATTTTAGTACAAATATAATTTTAACTTCACAGAATAGTGAAGCGTTTTTATCCTTTAGATATATTGATGGCAGTACTGCTTACATAGTACCATTTGTTAATTCATCTATTGGTAATGAAATTCTATTTATTAATGGATTAGATATTAATTATATGTATCCTGACCCATGTCTTAATTCATGTTTAGAATTAAATTCAGTAAATAATATTGCATCATTTCATTTATTTACTTTTCAACCAAATGATTTTGATTTTATTTTATCTTTTAAGATTTATGATAGTAGTGATTTAAGTACATCAGAACAAATAGATGTTTCAATTTTTAATAGACCATTTATAATTAGAAATAATGTAATCAATATTTTTAATACATCCACAATACAAGAAGATAATATTGCTTCATATTTATTAATGAGGTCTAATCCTAAATTATCAGGAAATATTAAATTAGTTATTAATAGTGATAATAAAATATATTTAGATACTTTTCCTGTTACTAATGCCTTATCTAATAAAGTATTTAGAAAAGTTGAAATATCTCCAGGAAATGATAATGAAAATACATCTGGTGATAGATATGAAATTAAAGTATCAAAAGTTTATGGGCAAGGCGGAATTAATAACAATTTGCCTAAGGATGATTTATTTAAAATAAATGATCAAGAAAATTTTGATATTACATCTCCTAAAAGAAAATATGATGAACAATATGAACTAACATATTCTTATGGTGCAAGACTTTTAAAAGAAGAATTATATAGTGATTCATATGCTATTTTAGCTCCATTATGGATAAATAAAAAATTACCAGATTATTTTGTAATATTTAGACTATCAGGAGCTTATAATACAGAAACATATATAAACGGAGAAATATTATTTCAAAGATTTTTAACTGATTCTTCAATTGTTAAATCATGGTCACTTAAAAAGAATGTTACACCAATTGGTATCTTATTAAATAGATATATAGAAGAAATTAATAAAAAACAAGGTTCTGTATTTTTATCATTAGATAAAGATATTACATCAAATCAAGTTCCAAATAGTTGGATAGGTATTGATGTTGATAGTGGAGTTATAGCACCTAAGAATGTATACACCAATGAATTAATACATAATGAAAATAATTATACACAATTAAATAATTATATTTCAACTAAATTTAGTGGGTTAAATTCTTTGTGCCCTAATTTATTAAATTTAGAATTTACTTTTTCTGATAATGAAGTTTCAGATTATTCTATGAATAGGTATTTTGGATTATATTTATCTGAAAACGAACTTTATAAAATATTTTATTATCAAGAAAATACAACTGATGCTTCAGTTACTATTAAATCATTAGATGATAAAGTTATTAATAATTTTTTTGAATCGAGTATTTTTTATAATAAAGATATTAATGCAAATTATAAAAATAGAATTTTTGCATTAATTGATAATGATGGGAAGGTAAATAGATTTTCTAACCTTGATTATATTAATGGAGAAGCATCAATTAATTTATCTAATTATATTAATAAACCAAATAAAAATATTTTTAGTGTTAATGCAGAATTAGTTTCAATTAAAAAATTTATAACTTTTACATTAGAAAATCACTTACACCAAGGAGAACATTTAAGAGTAATTAATACAACTCAAAATAAACTTTGGGAACTTTATGGATTAGATTCTAGTTTATTAGAAAAAGGAACCAGTTGGTGTTATAATTCTGAATATACAATTGAACAATATCCAAATTTAGTTAGAACTGCTTTTTCTGTTGCTGGTACAAAGGAAGATCAAACCGATGCAATCATTAGTGGATTTAATTCATTTAAAGATTTTGAATTATGCCCATTTACTGTTTACAAAAATAGTAATGACACTATTTCTCTTGTATTAAATAGTTATGCAAATAGCACAGATAATTATATTTTTCAAAGATTAACATCACAAACAAGAGATATTTTTTATGATGCATCATCTTCTTTTAATAACGCAGCAAATTATAGTGATATATCTTTCTTTAGTGTATATAATCCATCTGATAATGATTTTGAAATAATATCTTTTGATGCTTCTTATGGCCCTATTAATTTTGAATTATATGGTGATAGAAAATCTTTATTAATTAATTTTATAGAAATAGGTCTTAATTATACATATTCTATTGATGGGTCTTGTTATCTTAATAAAGATTTAAAAGAAACTCGTTCTTTATTTCAAGATTATATCTTATATCAAGCACAACATAGTTGGTTTAAACTAATTAAAGAATTTGATATATCAACTAATATAAATAAAGAATCTTTTAATTATGTTTTAGACCCAACAAAATCTAATAAAAATTTGTTAATTAAAACTGGAGCGCCAATTAAATTAGTTAATAATAAACAATGGAATGCATATAGTGTATTACCTGTTTCTATTTCATTGATGAGCATTAATCCAGTTAAAGATTTTGATTTTACTGTATATGATAAAAATTTAGGATATCAAAGTCAATATTTTTATAAAAGAAATAATGATAATGATACTTATGAAATAACTTTAGATGCAAGCGAATCAATTATAATATATGATAGATATTCTTTATCCATAACATCTGGAACCGGGCACATATCTTTAGGAATTAAATCAGTTACTTATAATGTAACAGATGGAAATTTTTTATTTAATACTTTTGATTCTTCTATTAAAATAAGTGCAACATCCAAAACAACTATTAAATATAATATTTTAAATGGAGAACATGATTTTAAATCTTATAAATCATATATTAGTGAAGAAGATATATCAACATATTATTTAGATACTTTTAAAACCAAATTAAAATATAATTTAACAGTACCTTATATAGTAAAATGGGCAGCACAAGGAACTGATTGTAGAAATAATGAATTAAGATTATTATTAAATAAAGATTGGATGGATAGAAGCAATACTAATTTTATTCCAACTGTAGATCAATTTAATTCAGAAATTTCATACCCTGTATTTAAATATCTTTCACAGGGTGAACGAGAATGGAAAGATTATATATACTATGATATTAACGATAGTGTGCCTTATGTTGAAGATAATATTACCAAATATATTAAATTAAAAGATCTTATTTTTAAACAACCCTATAATGATATTTTTTCAAAAATTACTTTAAATAATAATACAGAAAAAACAACATCAAGGTCTTCTTTAGTTTATTATGACAAAATTAGTGACTCAATTAAAACTATTTTTCTTGGATTAAATTTAAGTATTTCTACTTTTAATTTTACTAAAAATTATTTTAATATTTCTAATTATGATAATTATAGATTTTCATTTATATCTACGCCATCAAAAAATTTAACTACAAATCATCCTGTTGAATTAATTATAAATGAAAACACCAAAACTATTTTAATGATTTGGTATCAAGGAAATGATATCTTACATTATAATAAAAGATATTCAGATAAATCATCTGGAAAATCTGTATTATATGGAAGAGGGATGGACCCATTCTTTTTAACGGGATTTTTAACTTCAAATGTTGATTCATCTGAAGGATATTCATATATCAAAACTCCTTTTAATACTAATACTGCTAATTATATTCCAGGGATAACCAATATTTTTGGCATTGAAAATAATTATTCAACTCTTGAATCTTCTAAATTATCACAGTTTTCATTTAGTTATAATTCAAGCTTAGGCTATATTTTTACACCATTTGGTGAAAATAGAGTTGAAGATAATGTATTTATTTTTAATAAATCTTATAATACATTTTTAAATCGTGTATCATATTTACCACTTAAAAATATAGATTCTTATGGTAATCGTGTAATTAATTTATCATATCAATTTAATTCTAATAATAATTTATATAAAAATAATACTTGTAATTATACTACATTAGAAAAATTATTAAGTAATGGTAATAATGTAATGTTCTATATTATTCGTGAAACAACAATTCTTAGTAATTATAATTTTAATTCTAGTCCATTATTTATATCATTATTATCTCCACAATTTTATAATGACATATACACATATAATGGATATTATACCCCTAAATTTAATAACATTTTAGAATTTAATTCAAATGAAGATAATGATATAATAGAAGTAACTGAAAAAGATTTTGTTCATGCAAACACAAATCTTAAATCCTATAATTATATCCCTCAATTATGGTATAATAAAGTATCATTAATATCTTCTTCAGAAGGAAACAGTATTAGATTTAAAGATTTTAATCCATTTAGTTCACAATGGGATAACTATTATTACTATTTAGAAGATAACAGTATTGGATTAATTCCAGGGTATTACGCTTCAACAGAAAGACCTTCTTTCTTTGGTTCTAAATTAATTAAATTACCACATGAATTAACATTTGATTTCTATAATTGGAATGTAAATTCAATTACTACCATAACAAAATCTCTTAATGAACCAAAAATTCAGCTAAGTATAAATTTAACTAATGTTATTTTAAATAATTTTAAAAACAATAATGATTTTGTTAATAATTGGTCTTATTTATCAACCAATAATAATCCACTAGGAATTTCAAGTAATTTTATAATTGAAAATTATATTAAAGATACTGTTATTTCATATTATGATTATGATTTAAATGACATAGATATTAAATTTTATATTAAATCCAAAATAATTAATAATGCAGATTATGTATTAGTTAATGGAACTAATTTTGAAAGAGAATTAAAATTAGTTAATAATAATTTGGTTTATTTTATAAGATTTAGTTATAGTAATTATAGTGATTTTGATTATTATATACAAATAAAAATCAAAGAAAAATAAAACAATGAATAAATATAAAAAGGAAATATGAGCAACAGTAAATTTAAATATGCACCAGGTTTACCTGGTTATGGTACTCAAGGAGTTGATGGTAGTAATGGATTAACAGGGTTATCATTCTATTTTTCAGATTTAGATGGTACAGGAAATAACATTAATATTAATACTAAAATAGTAAATAATAAATTATTATATTCTAATGTTGATGATTTTTTACCAGGATATCCTACTAGAATATATCAACATGGAGATTTATTTGTTGATAAAAATTCTGTTATTTATGAAATAATACCAGAAGGTGACAATGGTCCCTCTGGATTTACATATTATTTAGCAACTGGTTATTTATTAAATATTTCCGGGTATTTTTCATTAACAAATAGTTTAAATACTGGTGGTGATTATAAGAGAGTTATTAATACAGTTGACCCAGTATCAAATGTTAAGTATTTAATTGATAATATTTATCCAGCAGTTCCGGGTATTAATTATACTTTATATCCAAATACTATTTATAAAAATAAGCCCATTGATTTTGCACAAATTAAATTTGTTGATGTAGAATTAAATTCTAGAAATCCTTTTATGGTTTTTACGGCCGGGGTTAATAATAATAATTCATTTGCAATATCAAGAGATTTAAATAATACATTTAGAATTGGTAATTTAGATACTAATAATATTTTAAGAGATGTATCATTAGCATTAGATTTTAAAAATGTTTTATGGAATATTCCAAATGTAACATTTCAAGTAGATAATAGTATAAAAATAAATTTTGAAATTAAAAGTGAATACATTCCAAATGGTATTGAAAAAACATATAGATATGGAAATGCAATAACATTAGATGGGCAAAAAATAAGTATAAGTGCTTCAAATTTAGGAGCGCCTATAGAAACACAGGGTGGAGATATTACAATTACTGGTGGTTATAATTATACCATGACACCTAATCAAGAAGGAAATATAATTAGAGGTGGTAATATAATTTTAAAGGGTGGGCACGCTAAAGCATTAGTAGCACTTAGTAAAGGATCTATTTTAGGAGGGGACATATATGTATATGGTGGTACATATGAAAAACAAGAATGGATATCTTATAATAATGACATAGCTCCCATAACATTCCCAGCACCCGATAATAACACAAGAAAAGATGGTGTAGTTAATTTAGGGTTAAACGAAAACCTAACAGAAGTTGGAACTGTAAAAGTTTCTAAATTTTCATATATGATGTATGATGATTCAGATTATAAGTTATTATCAACATATGATTTAAATCCCGTATATCTTTTTAATAATTTATTTAATCCAAATGCAAGTGAACCATATTGGGATTGGGATTCATCAGGAAATGAAATATCTATTCTTTGGGATAAAAAAGGATTTTTTGCAAATTATACTAATGGGGCACAAGTTCAAACTAATTTAGTTCTTTATAAAGATAATAGTATTTATAATAATAAAAAACTTATATATGAAGCTGCTACAGGAAGATATAGATTTAATACAGATGTTAGTGCATTTAATCCAATAATATTACATAATCTTGAAGCAAGCGGAACAGTTACAATTAGTGGATTAGAATATGACCAAGAATATAATGCATATTTAGAATTTGTTGAAAAAAGTACTGCAGCATCTTATGCACAAAGTAATGGCTGGATTAGAAAATCAAAAGAACTTGATATGCGTGTAGCAGGAAACGCTGTTGCAAATGTTTATTATAATTTTATTAATAATAGTTCTATAAATGATTATTTATTTGTTGGATTTATTTATAATAATGCAACACAAGCATTAGTAGCTGTTAATCAACCAATAATACCAAATGGTGCAATAGAAAGTTGTGATTCAAATTATTTTTCAATAGGAAACGTACCATACGCTGCTTTATATGATGTAAGTATTTATGCATCTAAAGATGGATTAGTAACATTTCTTCCTTCTACAAGGCAACAAATAAATTATAGTGATTTAAAAAATACTAAGTATCTTCAATTTGCTATAAATAAAGAAGAAACATTTGTTTCAACTAAATTCTTCTCAGATATAGCATTATATGAAGATGCATCTGCTTGTAAAGTAATGAATATTGGATTATATCATAGAGAAAAATCTTATACAGCACCAGCAGGTTTCTTAACATATGTATTAACCGATAATAAAGATTTATCTACTAATGCTGTATGTGTTGAAAATTGTACTGTATTTAAAGAACCTGATGGAAGTATATATTTTGATGCTAGTATTTATATGACAGTTAATGGATTAACAGAAATACATCCTACTTTTGATTACACAAGTTTAGATGTAAGTATTTGGGCAACATCACCAGATTTAAGTCCAAACCCAATTCAAATTTATAGTGGTATTCTTGCTGGTTCTATAACTGAAAATGGCACAACAACTATTGCAAATATTTCCGGAGTAAGTTCATACTTAAATGGTATTGATATATCTAAACTTGTTGTACACATCGGTTATAAGAAAGACTCATTATTTAATGTTGATTTAAATGTTGGTGAAAGTATAACAGTTAATTCAATAATTACATCAGAAGTTACTTTAAGATCTGAAAACAATACATTTGATATAATGTATTACCCATACGGAACGTTTAAAGGTAAACTTAATATAACACTTAATACATTTTTCTAAAATAAATAAATTATGAAATATTTAACTTATATACTAGTAGCTATAATTATAGCATTAGTAGTTTGGCTTGGACTTACACGTTCTGCTCTTAACAAATCAGAAAGAAATACTAAAATTCTCAGAGATTCTACAGAATATGTAATGAATCTTAATAAAGAATTATATGCTAGAAATCAATCTGCAGTTTTAACAATCAGTGATTTAAAAGAATATAATAATGAACTTTACAATGAAGTTAAAAAATTAAAAGAAAACCCAATTGTTATAACAAAGGTTGTTACTAAAATAGAATATCGCGATACAACTCTTGTAACTATTATAGATAGTACTTATTTTAACGGTAATAATAAAGTATTTAAATTAGGATGGTCTAAAGATACAACTTATTCTGATGGTAATTATTTTAAAATGAATGGCAAAACTTTTTTAACTATAGATACAACTCTTAAACCAATAGGTTATTACTCTTATATACAAAAATTAGAACTAGGAGCTAAACTTTATGTTAGTTTAACTGAAAATAAAAAAGATAAAAACCTCTATATTAATGCACGAAGCGATTTCCCGGGATTATCATTTACAGATATAGATGGTTATATTATTGATCCTCAAAAATCTAAAGAACTTAAAAAATATTTCCCACAAAAACACTGGGGATTAAGTTTCTTTGCAGGCTACGGTGTAGCATTGTCAAATCCTGTTAAATTAGCACCTATGGTAGGATTTGGTATAAATTATTCTATTTTTAATTTTTAAAAACAAAAGGTATTATGAAACATTTTGTTTATATCACAACTAATATTATAAATGGTAAACAATATGTGGGTGATCATTCAACCGATAACTTAAATGATACTTATTTAGGAAGCGGTAAACCATATTTTCAAAAAGCTATTAGAAAATATGGAAGAAAAAATTTTAAGAAAGAAATTCTAGAATATTTTAATACTAAAGAAGAAGCTTTTAATGCACAAGAAAAATATATTCAAGAATATAATACATTAAGTCCTAATGGTTATAATATAAGCCCTAAAGGTGGATATGGTATTTCAAAAAGTTATTTATCTGAAGAAACCAAAAGAAAAATTAGTGAATCTCATTTAGGTAAAAAATGTAAAGAAGAAACTAAAATTAAAATTGGTAAAATACATTCCGGAAAAATTCTTTCTGAAGAAACTAAAAGAAAAATTAGCGAAGCTTTAAAAGGAAATAAAATTTGGTTAGGAAAACATCATACAATAAAAACAAAAAATAAAATAAGTAATTCACTAAAAATATATAATCAAAATTAGTTATTCAATTTTTAACTTTTAACAAATGAATATATAAAATAAACTATTAATATGAAACAATATGTAATTGAATCTTTGTATGAAGCAAAGGAAGATAAAACAGAAAAATTAGATTTAGCTAATACTGATGTTACCAAAGAACCAGAAAAAGTAAAGAAAGCTAAACCAAAAAAAGAAGATCAACAAGAAGTTGAACGCGATATTATTAATAAGTTCTGTCATAAATATATTACATTAGGTAAAATTAAACCAGCACAAACTGATAAATCTCATTTTAAGTTTCATGTTGCTTTAAAAGATAATGTTTCATTTTGGACTGTAATTGGTTTTTCTATAAATCCTAAAGATAAAACTTTTCTTATCAATTCTGCTTTTGTTAAAATTACCAAATATAAAGACACTAAAAAAATTGCTGAAATTTCTCAAATTATAAAGGACGAAAAATTAATTAAAATTTTAATTAGTGTAGTTGAAAGATTTTATCCAAAACCAGAAAAGAAAGATGCAAAACAAGAATTTCTTGGCGAGAGTCAAAAAAAAATTCTTAATGAAGGTTATGTAGATTCTATTGCACCTCAAGATGTTAAGCCTGGAATGATTGGTAAAAATTATTATGATGAAGATGTTGAAGTAATTGCAATTGTTCCATTTAAAGATTGGAAAAAAGTAGTAAAATATGATGATTCGGGTTGGTTGGGAGGCCGTGATATGTATGAACTTATAGATGAATCAGATTATTTAATAGCTGTTCATGATTCTGATAATGAAAATTCAGTATATGTATATGGACCTGATGGTGTTGAAGTTAAAATTAATTCTAATGAATCACTAAAAGAAAATAAAAATTTAAATGAATTAGATAATTTTGATGAAGATATAATAATTTGTAAAACAGAAATTATAGTAAATAATGATAATAATGTAAGTACCGACACCATTTACCCAGATGAAAAATTTTATGTTTTATGGTATGAAGATAATTATTTTGGAGATGAAGGAGGTTATGGAATTTGTTCTATTGATGACGACCCAACAGACCCAAATGATGTATGGACTATTAGTAAAGAAGAATTAGATAATAATTTTAAATATTTAAATACAAATGAATCTATGAATGAATCTGCAACAGAAGCAGAACAATTTGCTAGAGATATGTATTTTATGGAATCAAAATTAGAAAAACAAAATTCAGCACTTTGGGAAAAATTTGAAAAAGAAACTGGAGAATTTTGGCGTGAAATAGATGTTGAAGATTGGCTTAATGCTTTTGCCCAAGATGTAATGGCATGTATGGCTTTTAAAGAAAGACTTCAAAGTTATTTAAAAATGAATGAAAATGAAGACCCTTCTTTAGATTATAATAAAATTTTATTAGAACTTTGTAAAAAAGTTATTAAACAAGATTTAATTGGAATAAGACCAACTAATAAAAAAGATGCTGAAAGTATTGTTAATGAGGTAGCAAATTTTCAATTACAATAGATAATATACAAAAAGAATTTCCAAAAGCATACAGATGGTGTGTTAAAGAATTAATGAATTGGTATGAAACTTATAAAGAACCTAAAACATCTTTATATAAGCAATTTCAAAAATAAGGAATTATTAAATGAAACCAAAAATATTTCAACAAACTATTTATAGATTGCCAACTAAAGAAGAATTATTAGAAATTAATTCTTGTAATTTATCTGTTAATGAAATTATTAATGGATTTAGTTATACGATAATTGGTAGAGGAATATCATCATTAAAAAATAAAAAAATGATAATTGAATCTATTAAATTATTAACTAATCAATTTCCAAATAATAAAACATATAAAGAAGCTTTAGAAGAAGTCCAAAATAAATATCAAATATTTGAAGAGGAAGACGAAGAAAAATCTTATAAACAAGAAAAGAAACATGCTTCTATGAAAACAGTTAAGGATATGTTAAATATGCCTTATGATGAATTTGTAAAAGTTTTAAAAGATAATGCAAGTGATGAAAGAATAAATACTATTTTAAACTTAGGACAAAAAGATGGTATACCAACAGATGAAATTGTAAAGGTTACATTTGAAGAATATAATGTTAATAAACTTCTTCCAACACAAAGTCAAATAGGAATAGGAGAATCATTTTTTCAGATGGTTAAACATAATCCAACTAATCCTGAACATTTTATAAAACACCCCGATGAAGCAGCATTTCCAAATAGAAGAATTTTAACAGCAAATGGAAAATTTATTATAGATGGGCATCATAGATGGAGTCAAATATTTTTATTTAATCCTAATGCTAAAATATGTGCTATAAACATAGAAATACCGGGTATTAAAGAACCTAAAACATTTTTAAAAATTGTTCAATTAGCAATTGCGGCAACATATAAAGGAGTTTACACTAAACAAGCAAACAGCCAAACTGATATTTTTAGCGATTCAATGACAAAGGAAAAAATCATAGAAACGGTTAAAGAAATTTTACCCGAAAATGTAATTGAGCTTTGTAAAAAATCTTATGGTTTTGATAGTGATGAAAAGGTTTATGATAAAATTGCTAACAATGGATTATATTTAAAGAAATTTAAACCTGAATTTGCTCCTGAAAGAAAATATATGCCTCAACCATCTGACACAGCTGAAAAGGCCGGTAAATCACCAGATAATGTAAAGGGTTTACCAGGTAGTTTTTTAAGAACATTGCAAACTGGAAAATTAAATTTTAAAAAACCTTTTATAAATCCAACACCAACACCAGCTAAAAAAGAAGAACCTGTTACGCAAGAATCTTATTTTATAAGTTTTAATGAATACAAAAATAAATATAATGATAAAATGAAAGCAAAATTTGTTAATGAATCATATCCACCAGGATTACCAGAATTTAATTATTTGGAAGAAATTTTTACAGAATTTTCTCATATAGATTTTAATAAAGATATATGGCCAATTTTTATAGAATTTAATGATGGAACACATAAAGAACTTAGAGAAGATTTTGTTTCTGATTATATAGAAGATAGTAGAAGATTACCAGAATATTTAGATAATATGTATCATGGCATTGAACCATATTCATATACTGATAAACCAACATTATTTCAAAAACTTTCAAGATTTTTTAATAAGAGAATATTAAATATTTATTATAATGACGAGTATTAAAGATTGAGATATATAAATAAAAGTAATTTTATTTATGAATAACATTTCAAAATAAGAATTTAGATATATAATATAAACATATGTCTAAATTTTTTTATGTTTATAAAACAACCAATTTAATTACAGGAAAGCAATATGTAGGTGATCATTCTGCAATTAAACAAAAAGATACTTATTTAGGAAGTGGATTTTTATTAATTAAAGCTGTTAAAAAATATGGTTATAAAAATTTTAAAAAAGAAATTTTAGAATATTTTAATACCAAAGAAGAAGCCTTTGATGCTCAAGAAAAATATATTATTCAATTTAACACATTAAAACCTAAAGGTTATAATATAAGTCCTAAGGGAGGTCACAACGTTCAAAATAGTATATCTGAAGAAACTAAATTAAAAATTAGTAAAAAAAATAAAGGAAAATTATTAGGGATAAAACTTTCAGAAGAACATAAAAGAAAAATAAGTGAAGGAAATAAAGGAAAAATAACTCCAATAGAAACAAAAATTAAAATGTCATTAGCTTCTAAAGGAAAACCTAAATCAGAAGAACATGCGAAAAAATGTAGAATTGCTAATTTAGGAAAAAAACAAACAGAGGAATGTAAAAGAAAAAGAAGTATTTCAATGAAAGGAAAAAATTTAGGTCCTAAATCTGAAGAAACAAAATATAAATTAAGTTTAGCAAAAAAAGGAAAAACATGGGAAGAAATTTATGGAATTGAAGGTGCTATAGCAAGAAGAAATAAAAGAATATATAAATAAAATATAAGATTATGCCTTCAAACATTTCTAAATATGTTTATATTAACGATTATATTTTATGTGAATATGAATTCAATAAAGATAATGTACAAACTTCTTTAACAACATTAAATCCTCGCTTAGGAATAACTGATGTTGGAAATAAACAATATTATAATGAATTAGGATTAGGAATTACAAATAACAACTTTGCTTTAAATTCTGTACCTCTTAATGAAAAAAGATCTTCTTGGTATTTTAATTCACTTAATCCAGAATATTTAGCTAATTATTTAGATTCATCTACAATTATTACAACAAATGATTATCCTCATGATACAGTAAGATTACATATTATATCAGGATATAATTTTGATGATACAGCCGGATTTTTATTTCAACTTCAGGCATTAGATACATCATCTAATTATGTTGATTTATCTAATTTTACATGGGCAAAACAAACAACTATAAGTCCTTATGTAATTCATTTTAACCCAACTGTCTTATTTCTAGGGAATAGATTTTATGATAAATATATAGAATTTAAAGTTCCTTCTGTTCAATCACTCGGTGGTGACACAACATCTGATATAGGGATTAAATTAAGCATACAACAATCATCTGATATATTTTTTACATATAGTAACATTTTAAATATAGTAAATAATGTATATAATTTATCTGATGTTACATCTTTTCAATTACCAGTAACAAGTGTTGCAGATAATTTTAATGCTTTTATTGCTGAATCAACTTATGGAGATTATATTGAATACTACGCAACATGGGATGAACAAATTATTGGTCAATACATGTCTGATATAGAAAGTAATAAAATACAATTATACACATCTAATAATCCAAATGATAATTATCAAGAATTTTCTGATTTATATGGAACAAATTCTAATAAATGGGTTTTATTACATGAATTATATGTTTATGAAAATGTTCCTGGACCAACTGGTGGTTCATCTATCTTAACTCAAAGATTTTCATTTACACAAGAAGATAATTTTAATTACCCAAATTATTTTAGACCAGTATTAAAAAATGCAGATATTATTTCATCCTACAGTATTAATTATGTTGTTAGATTAATGAATCGTATGGATGGAACTCAAATAATAAGAAGAGCATCATTCACTTCAGAAACACCAAAAAAATACGGAAGAATATTAACCAAATTAAATATTAATAATGTTCTATCATATAATGTTTTTAATAAAATAAATGGCACTACATCTATAGATATTAATAATACAACACCAACTGAAAATAAATACATTAGACAATTTTATGATGTGACTAATGTTATGTTAAAAGCAGATGGTAATGTTTATCCACAAGGAACAGGACCTTTATTCTTAAAAAATACCGGTGCTTCATATTTATTTGATTTTGACCAATTTGATAATCAAGGAAGAAAATCTGAACTTGATTTATCAAGTTCACAGTATTTACTAACATTTGTACTTGATGATGGTACACTTATAGAAATTCCGCAATATGAAAGTTCACAAGCAATTTTAATTTTAGGACAAATAGAATTCTTTATTTCTACTGAACAATCAACAAGAATATTATCTCAATCAAATAATAATTATTCTATTGTTGTTCTTAATATTGATGGTTCTAAATATACTTTATATGAAGGATTATATTATAGTAACAATAATACAGAACAAGTATTGAAAGATTATGCAAATTTATTAAATTCAATTCTTAATCCTACACCATTTTCATCTCAAATTAATATTACAGGTACATTAAATACCCAATAAAATAAATATTTTTATATGAGTTTAATGAATTCAAAACATGACCAATTTTTTATTACTTTTCCTAAAGGTTTTTTTTATCCTGAAATTTTAGAAAAATGGAATCCCATTATTAAAAGATTAAAATTAAATTATGAAACATTAGAAGATTTTATTAATGCGTGTATACAAGGTATTACATTTCCAAATGTAGAATTAAATACTGTAACTCAACAACAAGGACAATTTAATATACACTATAGAGGTGGTAAAGAATTAGAACCAATATTTGATAAACAAATAACAGTTACTTTTAAATTATCAGAAGCTTTTCTTTCTTATTGGATTTTATTTAATCAAATAGAATTATTTAGAGAATATAGTAGTAGATTACCCTTTTGGCCACCACTATATTTAAGTTTTTTAGATCATCATGGATTTGAATTAATAACATTTGAACTTGAACAAATAGTTCCAACTGGTTTAACCCAGTTTACTGTTAACTATACTACTACTTTAGCAGATTTTGGAGCGTTTAATTTAGATTTAAGATATAATAGATTTAATATTAAAAATAAATTTTTACCAAATGAATAATATAAAATTAGTTCGTGAAAATTTATTTGAAAGTGATAAAACTAATGATGAACAATTAGTAATTAAATTTCAATTATTTGAAAAAGATAATTTAGTAAGTGAATCAGGTTTTAATATAGAACAACCAGATGAATGGTTTGATGAAAAATATGTAACCATTCACGATTTAACAACATTTAAAGAATTTCGTAGAAAAGGATTTGCAAAACGTTTACTAGAACAAATATTTGATTATGTTAAAAATACATTAGAAATTAATATAATAACTTTAATAGTCTATAAAGATAATTTTAAAGCGGTAAATTTATATTTTGATAGTGGATTTAAAGTTTTTATGGAATATGATGATTCTTATTCTTTAATAAAAAACTTAATTAAAAAATAATGAATAAATATAATAAAAACAAATGAATTTAGTCCGTGAAAATTTAATAGAACATCATGAGATATTACCATCGGAATATTTTCATAAACCTGTAATTGGAAAAATTATTACTAAACCATTAGTTTTTGGAAATAATATTAACTTTCCTTCTGGTGAATATGATTTTATAGAATTAGAAAATAATATTTACATATGTAATCAATGGTATAAAGAATATAAACATATTCCACAAGTAGTACATAAAAGTATGGTTGAAGAAGAAATAAAATATTAAATTAAATGAATAATGAATTATTAACATATTATGATATTAAGTTATCAACAAGTTCAAAAATATTTGAATCAGAAGAAATTAAAGGTTTAACACCAGAACAAATAATTGAAGGTGAAAAAGCTTATAATGTAATACTCGAAAAAATAAAAAACGGTGAACCTATAGAAGAAGGATTTTGGGGTGGTTTAATTGGTGGTGCAGCTGGTGCTTTAGCAGGACCTGCTATAGGTAAAGCTGTATGTAAAGCATTAGGAATAGATGAAAAAGGAACATTAGGAACACTATTTACATCTAGATTAGTAACAACAGCTATAGGTATAGCATTAGGTACAAAAATATAAAATAATAATATAAGATGATAAACACAAGAAAATTATATGAAAAATTTAATGTAAATGAAAGATTTAGTAATATGACAGGAGTTAATTTTTTAATTGATCAACTTTCTAATTCAATGGAATATTATAATAATGCTGATGAATTTGCAAATCATATTTATAATGAAACAGGAAATCAAAATTTAAGAGCATTAAAAAGAATATATAAAGATTATTGGGATGAATTATCAGCTAATGATAGATTATCATATACAACAGAAGATTGGGAAGAATGGTTATATGTAGAACATACAGATGCAATTAATGAAAATTATATGTTACCTGGCGGAGGTGGAAATGATACACTCGATAGTGCATTATCTCATTTTAAAAAAGGAGATGAAGTTTGGGATAAAGATGAAATTAAAATAATAAAAGACTTAGATAATGATACACTTTATTTTACTGATGGAACAGAAGATTTTTATGGTTATTGCGAATTAACAAGTGAAAGTAATAGATGGATGGACCCAGCCGGCGGTATACATTATGATGTTGAAGGAGAAGATTTTGATGACCCAGCAGCCATGTATGAATCAGATTTAAAAGCATATAAAAATGATTATTATAATTATTACAGTTTATATAAGAAATTAGTTGATGAATATGATTGGAAAATTGGAGATGAAGTAACAATAGAACATAAAACTTGGAATGCTCCAAGAACTATGATTGTTACATCTATTAAACCAGAATTAACATTAGAATTAGCTCCTGTTGTACTTAAGTTTCCACCAGCTCAAATGAGAGATTTTTTATTTGTATTACCAACTGAATTAATTCCAGAAGTAGACGAAATAATTAAAGCCTACAAAAAAGATCAAAGAGGCCCAAAAAAAATAACAGAAAAAACTAAAACTATATCAGAAAAAAAATACTGGGAAATTTTAACAGATTTTTCTGAACCTGGTGATACCGGAATTGAAGATTACGATCCAGATACAAGTGGATTTGCATTTGATATGGCAGAAAATATTTATTATTCATTTCCTGAGATTATTACTTATGTAAGAAAAGAATATGGACTTAATTCAAAAGCCGATATAATGGAAAGAATACAATGGGATATAGAATCATTGATGTAAAATTATATGAAAGTACTGTGGAATATTATTAATTGGTTTTTAAGTATTAGATTTTTTATTCTTAATAATAATAATGATAATTTTAATACTCAAATAGAAAAAATAAAAGAAAAATGGAACATAGATTTTATAGATAATTTTATTAATTCTGATAAATGGGTTGTTCAAGAAGAAGGTAATTGGGGGAGTGCAGTTCCAAATAATATTTCTGTTTCTTCTCCAAAGAATGTACAATTTAATAATAATGGTTTATTGATAATATCTAAAAAAGAAATTACACCAATTACAGGTAAAGGTTGGTATGGTGAAAGTATAACTAGAAATTATTCATCAGGAAATATAACATCAAAAGATTATTTTTTATCTACTAACTTTGCAAGATATACTGTAATTTGTTCTATAAGTAAAAATGCACTTGGTTCATGGCCTGCTTTTTGGTTATTTAGTATATTTACAGAAGGAGAAGAAACTACTCCATTTGAAAATAGAACATATTTTGAAATTGATGGATTTGAACAATTTGGAAAAACATTAAATACATTAAATAAACTTACTTTTACTGTACACCGTGGTATAACCTCAAAAAGAACACCAATCGGAAGTAAATCATATTTACCTGAAAATTCAGAAGGATATACCTTTATGAATTGTATGGTATTAAATAAAAAAATTATAAAAATATATGTAAACAATATTCTAGTATTTATCACAAATTTAAAACAACCAGTTAAAAGAAATCATTTAGTAGTTAAAATAGGTGATTGTGTTCATGATTGGAATGGAACCATAGATATATTAGAAATTAATAAAACATTACCACATACTTTTAATGTCCAAAAATTTATTAAATGGAGTCAAAAATAAAAACAACATCTGTAATTATAGGTGTAGATTTTTCTATAAATAAACCAGCTATTACAATTTATCATAATGGAAAATATAAATTTATATGTTTACCGTATACTATATCAGATAAAAATAAAAATATATTTTTAAATTATGATGTAGAAATAATTAACAGAAGTGATGATAAAGATAAAGGTGAAAATATTTCTAGTAAAATGAGATATGAAATAATAAATGCCAATTATTTAGCTGATATTATATTTAAACTCTTAGAACCATATTTAATAAAAAATTCTTGTATCGCATTTGAAGGATTATCGTATGGTAGTTCTGGAGATGTAGCTCTACAATTAGGTGGATATAAATATATATTAATGAATAAATTAGGGATTATAATTCCATTTGAAAATATGTATACTTATTCTCCATTAACTGTAAAAGCTACTGCTGGATGCTCAGAAAGAGGAAAGAAAAAAGAAGATATGATAAATGCTTTTATAGAAAAAGGCCCTGATTGTAAATTAATAAAAATTTTAAAAGATAATCCAAATATTTTTAAAAAGAAAGGAAAAGGAAAAAAACCCGGGAAGTGGATAGATAACCTTGATGATATAGTAGATTCTTACTGGACCTTACAAACATTAGTAAAAAAGGAAAATATTATTCTCTCTAGTTAATAGTTTTTTCAGTTCCTCAAGACTATAGTTTTATGATAAAATCACAAGTAGTTTTTAAAATTTTGTTAAATTTTTGTTCAGAAATATGTTAAAATTTTGTTAAAATTATTTGAATTATAATCTTTCTAGTATTTAAAATTATAAATATAATAAATAGAAATAATTAAAATTATGAACACACATCAAGGAAATATCTTTTTAGCTAAAATAAAAGGAGAAATTAAACGCGGAGAATATGATAGACATTTTACAATTCCTTTTATGAATAAAGAATTATTATATGCTACTATTAAAGGTAAGTGCGAAAAGAAAGAAGAACTAGGACATATACCAATGTTAACAGATGCTGAAATTAATCTTTGTGTAAAAGAAGCAAAGGATATAGCGGTAGAAATAGCTTCTCTTTTTATAAAAACTGGGATTTTAGAAAAAGGTATTGAAGAATATGAAGTATCTGAAGTCGGTAAATCACTTGTAAAATAATGAACATAAAAGTGACTTATGTTCATTTTTCTTAAAATAATGAATATATAAACACGAAGTATTTAAACAGACACATTCTGCTGGGCTTTGGTCCGTCCACTTTTGCTGATTGAACCATTTTTCTTCGGAAAATAAAGATGAGAGAATGTGTTTTTGATAAAGCAATTTTATTAATATATAAATAAAATTGCTTTATTATGGGAATTATAGAAAAAATTGTAAAAGTAACGGACTTTCCTTTAAATACTTATTACCAAGAAGAATTCAATAAAACAACCATTGTACTACACCATACAGTTTCATCTGGTTCAGCAGATGGAGTTATTAGTTGGTGGAAACAAGATGGTGTTCATGTAGGTGTTTGTATAGTAATTGATATAAATGGCATACCATATCAATGTTTTTCATCTAAATATTGGGCTTATAGTTTAGGATTAAAAAATAAATATTTGCAATCATTAGGTTTACCTTTAGATACAGGTGAAAAATTAGAGCGTGCAGTTATTGGTATTGAACTCTGTAATTGGGGATGGTTACACAAAACAGATAATGGATTCATAAACGCATATAACAAACCTGTAAATGTACCCATTGTTGAATATCCAAATAAATTTAAAGGTGAACAGTTTTATCAAGCATATTCACTAGCACAATTAGAAACAGTTAGAGAATTATTAATATATTGGAATCAAAAATATAATATTCCATTAAATTATAATAGTGATATGTGGGATGTTAATGTAGATGCTTTGAGAGGCAAACCTGGTGTATGGACACATGTATCTTTTAGACCAGATAAATCAGATTGTCATCCACAAAAAGAACTAATAGAAATGCTTCAGTCATTAATATAAAAATTAAAAAGATATATAATAAAATAATCATTTAAATGAATAAAAGACTTTATGAATATTATGACCTAGAAGAAAATCCAAATATTATTCTTTTTAAATTATCTGGTCAATTTCAATATGTTGATAGTGTTATTAGAAAAATTGGTGAACTTTCTAATGGTACTTTAGGAGTTGGAAATCTTCAACATACTACTTTACAAAAAGATGGTATTGAAGTCGATTCACATTATTCTTCATATTATCAACAAGACCCAAATTGGAAAATGTATATTGATATTTATGTTGATAAAAAGAAATTTGATAAAGAAGATATTAGAAGTTTTAGAGAAGAATTTAATATTTTAAAATATGATTTAAAATATAATGGACAAGAAGCTTTAGGAATATATGAAAATAAAAATATAAATATGTTAAAAGAAACAGAAGATGAAAATACTTATTATGTATTAGATACATTTAATCATAAAAGATATGGATATTATGATGGTTTATCTAAAAATGAAGCCAATGCTTTAAAAAGAAGAATAGCACAAAATAAAAATGTTGGCATTGAAAATTTATCAGTTAAAAAAATTCCATTAGATGAAGGATTTTATGATGATGCAACATATAGAGAAGAAGGAATGTGGACTAGAGATGAAGTTAATGATTTTGTTAATGATTTAAAAAGTGAAGGTGGAATCGGAGATGATGAAGCATTTGATATTGCAGAAGGTATTTTAGCCGATGAACCCGGTCTTAAGAAATATATTATTAAAATGATGGGTATTAAAGATCCTATTGGTTGGCTTGCAAATAGAATTGTATAGATATGAAAGCAAAATTCATTAATGAAAATATGAATGAACAAACTATAAGAAAAATAGTAAGAAATCAATTAGATTTTCCAGTACATAAAATATTATATGTTATTAATAATGAAAGTTTATTATATGGATTGTGGGGAAATTGTTTAGCTTATAATATGCCGAGAACTTTAGATGCACTAGAAATATTTATTGATGAAATAGGAAGAACAATACAAAGAAAATTATATAATACAGATGAAGTTGAATATGAGTGGTCTGAAAATGCTTATAATAATATAATGAAAATAAAGAATTTAATTACAAAATGAAAGCAAAATTAATAAAAGAAGAAATAGAAAATTCATACCCTAAATGTTTAACTTGTATACACTGGAAACAAAATACAAATTGGAATTTTGAAGGAGCAATTAATACTGGTATTTGTGATGAAATAGGAAGTACTATAACCATAGAATTAAAAACAGGTTGGGATGGCGGATATGTAGATTATATAGAAACTGAAGATAATTTTGGGTGCATATTACATGAAAATAAATAATAAAAATAAATATAATAATGAAAGCAAAATATATAAATGAAGATTTTTATCAAGAACCTGATTATAAACAAATATTTTATGATGGACAAGAACATTCTATTGAACAAATAAGTCAATTTTTAGAAGAATGGACTGATGATAATATTGGATTAGATGCTGCAAATTGTAATGTTATTGAAAGACCAAGTTATTTAGAAATTTGGGTAACAGCAAAACGAACAGTTCAAAATATTCCGGCTGGAATTAGTATGAAAGATGAATGGAAAGGATCTGGTGAAGATTTATTAAATGAATTAACAAGAGATAATGGGTTTACTAGATTTTGGGATTTTGAATTAGCAAATTGGAGTGAACGTTCATGTTGGATAAGAGCTGATAAAAAAGAATATAAATATTAATATGGGATTTAAAAGTATACATCAATGGGTTAATGAAGAAGATGATGATAAAATAGTTAGCAATGAATCTCTAATTGTTTTATATCCAGGTGGTTTTAAACCATTAACTGGTGGTCATTTATCTTTAATTAAAAAATATACAGATAACGAAAGAGTTAGCCAATTAAAATTATTAATTGGCCCGGGTATTCGTGATGGCATAGACCAAAATATTGCATTTGAAATAGCTACTATTTTGTTATCAGATAATCAAAAAGTTCAAATAGAAAAAGTTGATCCGGCTTTAATGTCACCACTTAGAACTGCATATGAATATGTATTGCATGCACCCCCAGGAATTTATGCTTTAGCTTCATCAAATAAAGGAGATGATTATAAAAGAGTATTAGATTTTGTTAAATCATTAACGAAAGGTGGCAAATATTTTGAAAAATTACCTGAAAATGTTAGTGTAGAAGAATTATCAATTGATATTAATCCTTTATATTATAAAGGAAGAACAGATGAAAAAGAAAATACACCTATATCAGCATCAGTTTTAAGAGCTGATTTAAAAAAATTACTTAATTGTGAACAGGGTGAATGTGTTGATTATGAAACTAATTTAGGTAATTTTACTACTAACTACCCAGGAATCAATAGAGATAAAATAGACCAAATATTAGATCTTTTGAAAAAACATATGAGAACCATAAGTGAAAGTTATGATATATTTGAAGGAGGTGGAGCTGGTCATATGAAAAACATATGGGAAGCAAAAAATTTAACTTTTAAAGATTTAAAGAAAATTGTATCAGATGGTTTAGAATCAAAAATAGAAAACATATCTGAAAAACTTGATGGTCAAAATTTAATGTGTTCATTTAAAGATAATAAGATTATTGCTGCAAGAAATAAAGGACATCTTAAAAATTATGGTGAGAGTGCATTAGATATTGAAGGTATGAAACAATTTTTTGGTGGAAGGGGTTCTATAGAAACTGCTTTCGTTAATGCAATGACTGATTTACAAAGTGCTTTAAAATTATCTAAAGTTGACGTTAATAAAATATTTCAAAATGGTAAAGTGTGGTTAAACATGGAAATAATATTTCCTGATACTGAAAATGTTATTCCTTATGGAACTGCACAACTAAGAATGCATCACTTTAGAGAAATAGATCAGAATGGAGATTTGTTAAATGTTAGTAAAGATAATCTACAAGAACTATATGATGCTATACAAAAATCAAAAACATTTCAAAAATCAGAAAGAACTTTTTTAATTGCCCCTACTAATACTTTAATAATTAAAACTATTCAAAATTCTAATAAAATTAAAGAACAGTTAATAACATTTTTAAATAGAATAGAACCAAATGAAGATATAACAATTCAAGATTATGTTAATACTAAATTAACAGAATATATTGTTAATGCTGGATTAAATGTAGGCGATGCAGTTATAACAGGATTTGTTAAAAGGTGGGGTGAAGATGATAAAAGTATTTCTATTAATAAATTATTACAAGGTGTAGAAGAACCTGAAGATATTGCTTGGTTTAAAAATGCTGATAAAAACATTGATAAAGTACTTAAGAATATTATTAGACCAATAGAAACAATTATATTAAAATTTGGTTCAACAGTATTATTGAATTTGGATGGTTTAGCATCATCAAATCCAACTGAAACATCAAAGAAAATTCGTGATAAAGTTTTAAAAGCAATAGATGATTTATATAAATATGTTGAACAAATGAAAACGGAAAGTATAGAAATTGCTAATAAAGCTTTAGATTTTTTAACTAACCAATTAGAAAGATTACAAATAGGTGGGGGCATGGATTATATAGCACCAACTGAAGGAATTGTATTTGATTATAAAGGAAATTTATTAAAGATAACTGGAAATTTTGGCCCGGTTAATCAATTAATTGGGTATTTAAAATATGAAAGATAGTGAGGGCTAGATTAGTAGAAAATATTGAACTTATACCACCAGAACCACAAAAAAGTTTAGAAGATGAATTTGGACTTAATACAAGAAATGCTGGTTGTAATTATATTATAGGTGATGATTTATTTTTTGATATTGTAGATAATAATTTGGAAGAAAAAATAGGTTTTTTAGTTTTATCAAAAGATGAATACTCTGAATTGGAAATTGAATCTGAATCAGAATTAAATGGGAAGGTTATTTTTTTATCTTTTATTAGATTATTTAATCCTGGGAAAGGAAATCTAAGAGAAATAATAAATAAATTATGTGAGTATTTAAAAAATGATTATGATTATATTGTTTTACAAGTAGACCCACATGAAAAACAAAATTTTGAAATATTGTATAACAAATATAAAAAAGTAGGATTTATTGGATATACACCAAATTTGTTTTGGGATTATGATTATGGAGTAAGTTCTGATATTAATTTAGAGGAATATGATATTTTTATGTATAAAAAAATTAATTAAAATGGAAGAAATAGATGGTAAAATTTTGGATTATAAAACAAATGTAATATATTATACTGCTAATAATATAGTTGATAAAAGTGATAATTTAATAGAACATACCGTTTTATTTAATTTTAAAGATCAACCGGGAGAAAATATAATTACAATTACTTTTAATACAGAATCTACGTTAGAACCAGAATATATAGATATTTTCTTAACGAATCCAAAACCAATACCAATTGAAAATGGAACTGGGGTTTGGTCTATAATGAAAGATACATTAGATTCAATTATCAAAATTGGTATTAAAATTAATAACAAAATAATGTATTGTAAACCAAATGATTTAATTTTAAAAATTGATTTTATGAACCATTATAATGCTTCTGGAATTTTATTTGGAACAGCAATAAGTGAACATTCAGAAATTATTACAATTTATTTTAAATTCGATACTCGAATTTAATTAAAACTTTTTGTTCTTTAGAAATATAATTAAAAAATAAACTTATTTTTATTTGTCTTGAGTAATTAATTACTTTGGAATAATCATAAAACGGTTATAAAAAGATAAATGAAATGATTAACTAATAAAATAAATCATAGGAGGTTTAATTATGATCAAAACATCAACAGGTGACCCTTGGACTTATACGGGTCAAAATTTAACGGCAGAATATCAAATTCCAAGTGCCAAATTAGCAGTAAAAAAACAATTATTAAGAGTGTATGATAATTTTTTCATATACTTGAATGATGGAATAGAGTATGAAATAGAACTTTATAATCCAACCACAATTGAATATCTAGCAAAAATTAAATTAGATGGAAAATATATTTCCAACGCTGGTATAGTATTAAGACCGGGTGAAAGAGTTTGGTTAGAAAGATATTTAGATGAAAATAGAAAATTTAAATTTTCTACCTACCAAGTAGATGATACACAACAAAACAAAAAGGCTATTGAAAAAAATGGTGATGTTGAAATAGAATTCTATAAAGAAGTTATTCCATATAAATTCACACATACTGTGTGGCCATCTAATTATAATTATGATTATAATTATGATAATAAAAATATTTGTTATGATAACTTAGGAGGAACTACATTAGGAGGAAATACTTTTTCGTGTAATTGTAATAATACTCGTTCTATTGAAACTGGTAGATCAGAAAAAGGTGATTTTTCTAATCAAGAATTTGAATCTGTAAACAAAACTTTTGAATCTTATTATTCTTATTTTGTTTCATATAAAATATTACCTATATCACAAAAAGTATATACTAGTAAAGAAATTCAATTAGGATATTGTACATATTGTGGTAGAGGAATTAAAAAGGGAGAAAATTATTGTCCTAAGTGTGGTAATAAAAACTAATTAAAATGAAACCAGTAGATCAACTAATTCTTCATGACCCATCAAATAATAAAATAGGTGATTGTTATAGAGCTTGTATAGCAAGTATTTTAGAACTTAATATAGAAGATGTTCCACATTTTATGATACAAGAACCAAGACAAAGAATTAAAAGCTTATTACAATTCTTGGGTGAATATGGATATACACTTTATTCGGTTGAAGGATTAGTTGATTATACATATCCTGATGAAAATGATTACTATATTGTATCTGGTATATCTCCGAGAGATAGTAAAATTAAACATGCAGTTATCGGATATAATGGTAAAATTGTTCATGACCCGCATCCAGATAAAAGCGGCATAATAAGTTATGATTATTCAGAAATATTTTTAAAAGTTAAAACTTTTCAATAATTGGTGAATATATAAATATACAAGAATCTAATAGGTACCTAAAATTCTTAAAAACTAATAACTAAAATAATTTAAAAAAATGTCTGAAAATCAAACAAACTTAAATGACTTCGATGCTTTATTTAATCCTACCATCGAAGTAGGTTCCGCACCTACAAGTAAAGAAGAGTACTCACCCTCTGCCGAAAAAGGCCAAAACAAAGTTTATAAATCCGTAATTAGATTTGTAACTTGGTGGGAAAGTCCAAGTAAATCAGTATCAGAAAAATGGGTATCATTCCTTATTGACCCCGTTACACAAAAGGGAAGATATATTGATTGCCCTTCATCTATTGGTAAACCATCACCATTACAAGATATATACTGGAAATTAAAGAAAAGTGAATCTGTACAAAAACAAAAGTTGGCAGATGTTTTTAGTAGAAGGCATAATTATACTGCATTGGTTCAGGTTATAAAAGATGACCATAATCCTGATGCAGTAGGAAAAATCCTTGCATGGAAATTTGGAAAGAAAGTATGGGAAAAAATTGAAGCCGAACAAAAACCAATAGTTGGTGAAGCTCATAATCCATTTAATTTATTAACAGGAAAATTATTTGCTCTTGTTATTACAGAAGTTGCTGGGTTTAATAACTATGATCAATCCAAATTTTTGGATAAAGTTATTCCATTATGTATTCCAGATGAATCAGGAAAATTAATTCCTATTAATACATCAACTCCAAAAGAAGTTGTATTTAATTTCTTAAAAGAAAATTCGCCAGATTTGAAAAAATATGGATATAAAGAATGGGATCAAGAAACTGTAGATTATGTTAATCAAGTTATTGTTGCTGTCACAGGACAAGCGTCTGGGTTAACTAATTTTTCGGGTGTATTAAATAATATTAATCAAACATCACAACCAGCTGAACTCGCTTCAGCACCTTTAAAACCAGTAAATACTGGTATTACTACCAGTGAAATAAATATTGATGCTTTAGATGAAGTATCAAATATTTCAACTGAATTGCCACCATTAGATTTACCAGAACTAAATGAAAATTTAGGTATTGGAATTGCTGGTGATTTAACCGACGCCTTAGCTGGTATATAATATTAACTTATAATGTAAATTGAGAGAGGATATTTTTACCCTCTCTCAATTTTATATTTAGAATTATGGAAATTAAAAATACAGATATTGATTTTGAAAATATTTTTGATTTTAAAGATATAGATAATATACCAAGTGATGAAGAATATGTTAATACAATAATTTCGTTATTACAACCTATTTTATCTAATGTTTTTATAAATTCTTATGCCAAACAAAACATTCGTAAGTTTAGGGATAGGATAAATTTTGCATGTCCATATTGTATGGATAGTACACATGATGATCATAAAAAAAGGGGCAACATTATTTTATCTGGTAAACACAAAAATCATTTTAAATGTCATAATTGTGGTGAATATAAAAGAGTAGATATTTTCTTTAAAGATTTTAATACAGTATTAGATTTAGGAGTAGTTAATTATATTTCAAACAATATTGAAAATTTTTGGCATATTGATAATTCCAATTATAATATTTCAATACTTCTTAATGATGAATTAATAAATAAGTTTGCTATTAACAGAGAAATTTTGAAAGAAAAACTTCATCTTATTGAAGTTAAAAATTCTAAAATATGGAAATATTTAATTGGTAGACTTCAATTTGATGAAAGTAAATTTTTATATTCAGAAAATGAAAATTATCTATTAATTTTAAACCTTAATAAAAATGGTGATATAATAGGTGCACAAAAAAGATTATTTATTAAATCAAATGACAGGTTTAGAACACATACATTAACATTTTTATATGAATTAATAGGAAATAAAGATATAAAAATTCCAGAAGAACTAGATATTTTATCAGGTTTATTTAATATTTGTTTTATTAATATTAATAGACCAATAACCTTATTTGAAGGACCTATGGATGCTTTTCTTTTTCATAATTCAGTTGGAAATGCAGGGGCTCAAAAACATTTTCCATTTGATTTACCTTTAAGATATTTTTTTGATGACGATGCTACAGGAAGAGAAAAATCTTTAAAATATATAGATGAGGGAAAACCTGTTTTCTTATGGACAAAATTTAAATTAGATAATAATATAACATTCAATAGAGTTAAATTAGATTTAAATGATACAATAATATGGGCCAAAAAAAATGATGTTAAATTAACAAGATTTGATAATTATTTTAGTGATGATCCTTTAGATTCAATTGATATATAATATGAATAAGTTAAGCCCGGCAATAAATTTTAAATTTAATGAACAGGAAGATTTTCCTATTGTTGATTTAAATATTGATATTAAAACAAATACTAAAACTAGTGATATAAAAATTAAAAAGAATAAAAGGAATAAAAGAGATGGATCCACAGGATTATTCTAACATTATTGCAAGTTTAGATGATGATTTGAGCTTAAAGAAAACAGATGAACCAAATAGTTTAAGTAAACGTTTCCAAAAAGAAAGAACTGATTGGTCTGTTAAAATAAATGATATGAATAAAAAATTGAATAATATGGAAACTGTTCAAACTCTTTTATTAGAAATATATACGGAAAGACAGAGAGCTGTTGAATTTTATCATTATCTTATTTCTTTATTAATTGATATTAATAAAAAATATAGAAAAGAATACATGTTAAGATATGAATATTATACATATCAATCTCAACAAAGATTCCCTAATGAAAATTTAAAAACACAAAAGATTTTAACAGACATAGAAGAAATTGTTGAGAAAAAAGATTTATTAGAAGTACATTCTAAATTTATCGAAAATACTATTAAAAGTATTGATGGTCTTATATGGGCAATAACTAGAAGAATAGAAATTGAACAAATAAGTAGAGGAAAATAAAATAATTAACAGTGAATGGAAAAATCGAATCAAACATATCAAGAATTATTAAATATAGTAAAAGAAGAATTACCTTTTGTAAAAGGAAATAAACAAATGCATTTCTTTATACAGAAAAAAATAAACCCTAGAAAATATGAAAGATTATATTATGATGAAAACGGTGAAAAACCTTATTCAAAAACCTTAGAAGATATATTCTTTGATATAAAATTATCAGAAAAATAATGGTTTTTAATATAACAGATGATGGTAAATTTTTGGTGTTAGTTGATTCAACTGCTATAGAGTATGAACAGCTTCAATTTTCATTTACAAAAAAATGGGATGATTGGTATATTATAAAAAAGAAGAGGCCGTATTTAAATCCAGAAGAAAAATTTATAGATCAATATAATCGTGTTCCTCTTGGATTATGGCATGAAGTTCAATTATTGTGTGAAAAATATAATTTTCAATTACATATAAATAATATTGAAAAATTATATAATAAAGAATTTGTTGAAGATGATTATATTAATTGGTTAAATGAACATTTTCCAAATAAAGAAAATTTCTATCCTTATGATTTTCAAAGGGAAGGAGCGAGAAGAGCACTTAAATTTGGTAATTGTGTTGAAGAAATTTCAACTTCTGGTGGTAAAACTGTTATGGCTTATATGATATTTAAATATCTTTGGGAAAAAAAGCTTATTAAAAAAGCATTAATAATAGTTCCAAGAATTGATTTAGTAGGACAAACTGAAGAAAAGTTTTATTTGTATGAAGACAAAACTAATCATAAACCAGATTGGGTATCAAGATCTTTATTTTCTGGTGTTAAAAAAAATGATTTAGATAAAGTAAGTGTGTTATTTGGAACCTATCAAACACTAACTAAATTAGATGCAGAATTTTATAAAGACTTTGATTTAGTAATTGTTGATGAAGTACATCATGCACAATGTTATTCTATTAAAACCATTCTTTTGAAGTGTATTAATGCTAAATATAAGATTGGTATTACTGGTAGTTTGCCAAATCCGTCATTAAAACCACATTCTTCTTTTGTTATTCAAGCTTATTTAGGAGCACATATTTATACGTATACATCTAATGAATTAATAAGTGATGGAAAGGGAACACCTGTTAAAGTAATAGGTATAGAATTAGATTATTTAGATATTGACCTTAAAAAGAAATTATATGAATTAAGGTGTAATAAAACTGAAGATCAAGATGGAGTTAAACTTTTAAATCTTGAAAAACAAATTGCTCGTGAAAATAGAAAAAGACTTCTTTATATTTGTGACACTATTAAAAATACAACTAAAAATTCTTTAGTTTTGTTTTCAGATATTAAATATGAATATGGAAAAAATATTTATAATTGGCTAAGAGAAAATACAGAAAAATCTGCATATTATATAGATGGTGGTGTTAAAATAGATAATAGAGATTATTATAAAGAAAGAATGGAACAAGATGAAAATGTTATATTAATTGCATCGGTAGGCACATTTTCAGAAGGTATTGATATTGAAAATATACATAATGTATTTGTTGTTGAAAGTAATAAATCAGAATATATTGTTAGACAAATTTTAGGAAGACCTATGCGTCTTAAAGATGGTAAAGCTTTTGTAACTGTATTAGATTTTTCAGATAATTTTGTTTATGGAAATAATCAATATCAAAAAAAGAATTATTTGATAAGGCATGCAGACGAAAGACAAAGAATTTATAATGAAAAGAAATTCCCATATAAACGCTTTCGTGTTAAGCTTTAAATAATTTATATTCATTAATATTTGAAATATCTTCTATTTTTTTAAATTCTTTAAAATACCACCCATTAATAGGTTTATCATTTTTAATAATTTCTTTAAAATATTTATTATAATTAGCTCTATTTTTATCTCTAAATATTCTAAATGTTCCTACACATAATATTTTTTCATTTTTGGGATTATGAATAATAAATATTTTAGTTCTTGGATGATTAATTTTATTAGAATATAGTTTCTTTTTTCCATTACTCATATTATTTCTAGATTCCATAGTATGTTTATATCCTCTTAAACTTTCATTTTTTCTTTTAAGTATTTCTTTAGAAAAACATCCCATAACTCTAAGACCACCCTTTGGACTTAAATTATATCCATTTGGATTTAATGTATTATGTTGCTGAATATATTTTTCTTGTGCAATGAAAGCTTCTTCTTTAGTATTAAATTGTTCTAAAATTTCTTTTTTAAAATTTGATTTACCATATTTAAAAAATGCTTTTACTAAATATTTTCCACTTCCTAAATACCCATCATTTAAATCATCAGTCGAATGATCACCCACATATTGTTTTCCATTAATTAAGTTGGTTGTTAAATATACACAATGAAATTGTTTCATGATTCTTATCCATTATTTTAAGATATATAAATTATAGTAGGACAGCATTTACTTATCCAATGTTGTTTATAGTATCAATATAAACTAACTACTATATTTATATATTCACAATAGAAAATGAATATATAAATAAAAGTTAATAATATGGGTAAAGTATCTGAATTTTTATTTGAAATAATTGAGGCTGTAATTATAGTTTTTAAAGAATATAATTATGAAAATAATAAACCTACACATAAAATGGTAGATATGGATAGGTTTATTAATGAACACTTTCCTGAAATTTATGATAATATGTATACAAGATTTTCAGAAAAATTTACACAAGGTTTTTATGATGAAAATAAGGAATTTATTATACAAGAAATAATGTCTGAATTAGCAGAATCAGAACAAAATACTAATGAATCTCTTGAAATGCCTTCACTTGAAGAATATGTTAAATACCCAGGTAAATATAAATTTGATTTAGATGAAGATAATTTAGAAGATAGAATTAAAAGAGAAAGGGAATTTAATAGAAGTCCTCGTTATGCAGGTGGATATACAACTCCCCCACCGGCTAAAGATTATAAATCACAAACCAAATCAACAGTCGATAAATATGATTATAATGAAAGAAAATTTATCAGTACTAATATAAAAGCAAAACAAGATTTATTAGGTAACATGGGTTATGATTTAGAAACGGGAGAAGAAGACCCAACTAAAGCACCGACAACCAAAGAATTAAATAAGTTAAATATAGCTAAAAAATTATTACTTAGAAAAAAGAAATCAACTACTTCTGAAAAAAAGACAGAAAAAAATATCAGAACTTTTTTAAATAAAATTGAACCAAATAAAGGGAAGTTTAATGTACTTAAAAAAGAATTAGGTGGCAAAGAAAAAGAAATGTCTAAATTTATTAAAAAACACAGAAGAGAATCTGTTCTTGATAATAAAAATGAAATTATAATGTCATCTTTGTTTGAATTAGATAAAGATAGTTTAAATTATGATGAATTAAATTCTAAAAAAAATAAAATATACAAAAGAAAATATCAATGTAATAAATGTGGTCATATTGGATATGAATTAACGTGTCCAAAATGTGGTCATGGAATGTTTCCTTATAAAAATAAAATATAAACTATTTTCTACTACTTCTAGATGGTGCACTATTATTTGATGGTGCACCATTTGATTTTGTAGATGGTGCACTATAACTTTTTGGTGATGTATTATAATTATTTGGTCTATAATAATTTTGGGGTTTTGTGGTTGAGTTATACTTTGGTGCATTAGACTGACGTGAATCTAAAGGAATTATTCTAGTTTTAGTTGGTTCAACCTTAGTCTGTCTAGTTGTTGTATTTAAATTATATTTTTGTGTTGTACCTGAATTATACTTTGGTGCATTTGTTTTAGCAGTATAAGGTTTTGGATATGTTGGATTAATTCTTGTTGGTTTTTCATTAATTGGTTTAATTGGTTTTAAATCTGGATTATATGAATGCCTTGGCCCATAATAGTAATTATCATTATTCATATAATATGAGTAATTAGAATTCCAATACCAATAATTATTTTCATAATAATGTGGATAATATCCATAGTAATATGGGTAATACCAACCATAGTAATTTAAATCATATCCCCAATAATTATAATAAGGAGAATAAAAATACAACCTATTATTATAGAAGTAATAATAATTCCAATCCCAATCAGAATAATATGGATTATAGTCTTGTACATCATAATAATTTTCTGTTGTATAATTATTAATTACAGTTTGCGTATTTGTGGTATCAATATTTTGTTTGTTATATACTTCGTCATAAGGAAGATTATTTGTTGTTGTACATGCAAATGAAATTAAAATAATACTTAATAATTTAAAAAATAAGTTTTTCATAATAGTTGTTTTATTATATATACATGAAAATATGATGCCACAAATTTCATTTCATGTTAAAGTTTTGTTAAAATATGAATATGTATTGGTGAAAAAGAAAAATGAATATATAAATAAAATAACTAAATTTACAGACATGAGAAAATTCAATGATGTATATAAAGAAAAACAAACAAAAGCTTTTGAATCAAACGAATCTAAAGTTTTATTAGATTTTAAAAATGTATATAGCGGGTTACTAGAAAAATATAATTGTGTATCTTACAATAATTTAGGAAGATCTGCTCGTGATTCATTTTTGTTTGAACTAAATAAATACTGGAATGAAGGAAGTGGTATAACAAAAGATGGTGAAAAATTTATTCAAAATAAATCAGTTATGATAAATGAACATTCAACTGTTTTACAAAAAAAGAATTTTCTTAAAAATAAAGTTAAAGCTGCATTATATGAAAATATTAATGGGCATAATATGAAATGGAAGATATATGATATACTTGACGAAATGTATGAACAAATTAAAGTATCATCAATTAATGAAATTCTTACTGTTGATATGATTGATATGATAATCAGAGAATCATTTAATGAAGTTGCTAATAAATTTTTTGAAGAAATTAGATTTGAATTAAATGAAAGTTCCAAACCAAAAACAAAGTTAATTATAAAAAAAAAGTCTAATAAAGTAAACGAAGAAAATTTTACTGGTGAAGAATCAACAGAGGAAGATTTTGAAAAAATACCAAAACATAAAGGAATAGATTGGCATGGTGATGAATCAACAGAAGAAGATTTTGAAAAAACAAGAGATGAACAAGAAAATCTTGAAGATGAACACCCAGAAGAAGGTGATTATGGTGAAGTATATTATAAAATAGATAAATACATGCCTGATGATGTTGAACTTCAAGATGAATATTATGATATCTTAGATGATGTAAATTTATCAAAGGAAGAAAAAATTGATGCGTTAACAGAATTTTTTGAAAATAATGCTGAAGAAGAAACTTTTTATTTTTATGCTCCAGAAAATGCTACCTTCCGTGGTTTTGCTGAATATGTTGTTGGTGAAGATGCTAAGCTTAATGAAAAAGCAAAGCTTGGAACCGGTGCAAGGTTTAAAAAACTTGATAAAAATTTAAAGAAAAAAGGTGCTAAAGATCCAGAAGCATTAGCTGCATATATAGGCCGTGAAAAATATGGAAAAAACAAATTTCAAAAAATGGCAACAGCTGGTAAAAAATAATATTTTTAATATGAAAAATAAATTAGTTAAAGAAAGTTTAGAAGAAGTTTTAAATGAATATGGTGATATTCATTACGTAACCAAAGAAATGTGGGATTCTGCAGATGAAGATACACGTATGAATTATTTATTATCTGCAACAGATGATTGGGATGAAGCAGAAAAATATTTGTTTAAAGAATTTGACTATTTACCAGATTGGATTTCTGTTAATATGAGTAGTATGAGTGAATCACTTACAGAACGTTACGAAGAAGTAGATGATTGGACCGTTTTATTTTATGGTAGCCCAGGAGTTGGAGCACCAGATGAAATAGTAGATTATAAATCCGGATTTAAATCGAAAAAAGAAGCACGTGAATGGGTAATTAATACAAAACACGAAATTAATCCAGGTGATATTATTCCAACAGCAATGTTAAATCAAAGAGCTGAAGATGATAGAAAAAATAATTTAAGAAAAGTAGAATCATATCAAGATATTAGAAAAACTAGTAAAAGGTTAGTAAAATAATTTAATATTTATGAAGATAGATTTATATATGGCTATTATGTCTCATTTATCTGATTTACAAGAAATATATCCAGAAGAAAGAGGGCATATTAATTTTATTAAATCCATGTTAACCAAATTTAATAATGGTCAAATGGAAGCAACCCAAGAAGAATTAGATAAATTATATTTTAAATATGTAAAGGATGTTGATGAATCTTTAAATGAAGAAAAAGAAAAAAGATATAAAGAAGTAAGAGTAATATTACCTAATAAAAAAATTGTTACTATTACTAAAATGCAGTTTCAAAAAAAATCTATACCAGATCCATATACTAATCAATTAGATATTTTAAGAACTTTAAAAATGATGGGTTATAATGTTGATAGTTATAAAGTTGTAAGTGCAATACCATTAATAGAATCTTTGGTAAGAGAAAATTTAAATGAAGATGAATGGTTTGAACCAAAGACTTATTGGCATGAACCAACTATTTCTGATGGAGAAGTAGATGATTTTCAAGAATACATAAATGAAAAATTTCCTTTACCTGGAAGTTTTTGGTATATTACTAGAATAGATGCGTTTCCTAAAGGAAACAAAACTGGGTTTTTCACTTATTGTATTAGTGATAATAGTAAAAAAACCATGACCTTTAGATCTAGTGAAATTGCATCTGGATATAGAGATGATTTAGAGCAAGATGGTTCAGCAAGTTCACATGAAAAAGGAAGTATTATTGTTTGGGAAGATAAATATGCAAAATAATATTTAACATGCTTGTTAAAGAATCATTAGATATTGTTAAATCAACAAGATATTTATTACATGTATCATCTTCAAAATATCGTGATTCAATATATAGAAATGGACTTATACCTAAAGACCCCAAAAAATCTTTTTATTATAGTAAAGAACAAGTTGATAATTTTGTTTATGAAAAACCTGCAATATTTGCTACTATTTTTAAAGATGAAATTGATATATATGATTTAATAAATATTAAAGACAAAATTTATCTTGTACCTAATGCAACATTAGATGATTATGAATATGATAATTATCTTGAACAAGCCAAAATAAATACAGAATTTAAAGATTGTCTTAAAAAAGCCAATACAATTAAAGATAATTTACGTGGATTATACGCGCAAGATTGTGCAGAAGAAGTTCAAAAAGAAATAGGAAATTTAATGAAAAAAAACGGCAAATTTGATATTTGGCTGATAGATAATAATATAGCAAAAGCTATATGGTATGAAGATAAACACGGGGCCGTTGGTAATTGGTTAGAAGGATTTAATGATGCAGGTTCTGTTATGACATATAAATCAATTTACCCTAACGCACTTAATTTAATAGTAGCATCAGGAAAACAAATAATAGTAAAAAGGAGATAATTGCTCCTTTTTTAATTTGAATAAATATATAAATACTAAAACAATATTTATGGCAATTAATACAATAAATCAAATCTTAGAAAAAAGAGGTGTTGAATATTTAAATCAATTTTTAAATGATGAGGTTATTATTTTTGAAAAACTTGATACCTATAGATTAATGTTTGAAAAGAAAGATGGAAATATTTGTTTTTATAAAAAAGATGGTACACCTATTAATTTAATTGAAAGAGTTATTACAAATATATGGGAACCAGCATTTCATCAAATACCAGCATTATTAGAAAAAATAGATATTCCAGAAAATTACAGATTTGGAATTGCATATACACCCATTGAAAGACCTATACGAATTCCTTATGCACATTTACCAAAATATATTTTAACAGATATTATAATTCAAGATAAAAAAACTGAAATATCAGATTATAATGAACTTAAGGAATGGGCAGGTAAATTATGTATGGGTAGACCACCAATTATTTATCAGGGGTTATTAACAGAACAACAAAAAAATGCATTATATAATTATGGTATAGATAAATTTCCTATTTCAATAACTGAATTTCTTAGAGATTATTTTGAAAATTCATATTCTAAAGAGAACATTATAGAAGGTATAATAATTAAAGGTAAAGATGGTATTTTCCAAATTTTATCTAAAGAATTTGAAGTGCTTAATGAAGCATATGAAAAGGATTTCGCAACTCCAAGAGATTATTATGATATTATCGTGATGTCACTTAATAATTTTATGGATAACTATACATTACCAAATATTAATAGTTATAATATAGATGAAAGATATTTAGAAATTATTAATGATATATTTAATAATTTTATTGAAAGAAAAGCATTTGAAATAAATGAATCTGATATTGATGTTAAATTTTTAAATCCTCCACAATATGGATTTTATGGAAAATTAAATATTAATTTAATTAATAATAATAAAACATTAAAAATTTTACAAGAGGGGGCTTTATATGAAGCTATTTATAAAATTATTTTATCTTCATTTAGAAAATATAAAAAAGCTTATGGATTATTAACAGAAGATATTGTTAAAAAATTTAATACATATGTATTTTTAATTAATAATACTGTAAATAGTCAATTTGCACAAACAATAGATGAAGGAAGATCAGATAATGTTTTAGTGAGTCAAATTAATGCAACAAGAGAAAATGATATTGATAACATGAGAGTTATAGCATCTATTCAAAAAGCATTTGAATCTAAGGCATTTAATGTAAACAAAGGAAAAGAAAAATGTATTATTTATATAACTGATTATTTGCCATTTTCAAATTCACAATTTGAAAATATTATTGATATGGCGATGTTGTGGAATATGCCAATTATATTAGGTGCAATAAGTTCACAAAGAAAAATAAAAGGAGATAATTTTACAATTAGTGATAATTTATTAGAAGCTCAAATGAAATCTCTTTGTAATTTTAAATCAGATCAAATTGTTAATTCTGTTTTATTAGAATCTTGGGATTTAACCGATATATTTCAATACTGTAGACCTGATTATGAACCAATAGTTATTATAACTGATACAGGTAAAAAATCTGAATTAGCATTGCAATTATATTTTGAAGAAGAAATTATGGGAAGGCGTTTAAATGTAGAAAATGAATTTAGTATAAATGAAATGACTAATAAAGATAGACACGATTTATTAAGAGCAATTGAAGATCAAAACCCATCTAAATTTAATTCCCTTACTCCTGAACCCATACATTCATTTTATGATTCAATAATTAGCGAATATAAAACTTGGAGTGGCATGATTAGAGTTCAACAAACTAATATATAAATAAAACATATGAAACATTTTAATTATATTTACATAACAACTAATATTATAAATGGCAAACAATATATTGGAGATCATTCAACAAATAATTTAGATGATGGATATTTAGGAAGTGGAGAATTAATTCATAAAGCTATTAAAAAATATGGTAAACAAAATTTTAAAAAAGAAATTCTTGAACAATTTAATACCAAAAAAGAAGCTTTCGATGCTCAAGAAAAATATATCAATCAATTTAATACATTACAACCAATGGGTTATAATATAAGCCCAAGAGGTGGACATCAAGTTTCTGGTGGAATGTCTGAAGATGGAAGAAAAAAATTAAGTGAATTTCATAAAGGAAGAAAAGCTTCTGAAGAAACTAAAAAAAGATTAAGTGAATCTTTAAAATTAGCATATAAAGAAAATAGAAAAAGCAATTTTATTTCCTTAGAAACAAAACAAAAAATAAGTAATACATTAAAAGGTAGAAGTCTAAGTTCAGAAACAAAACAAAAAATAAGTAATATTCTTAAAGGAAGAACATATATAAATTTATTTGGTAACGAAGGAGCTATAGAAAATAGAAAAATAAGAAGTGAATCAAATAAAAATGTTAAACGTTCTGAAGAAATCAAAAAAAGAATGAGTTTATCAAAAATAGGAAATACAAATGCTAAAGGTGGAAAAGGTAAAAAACTTTCTGATGAAACTAAACAAAAAATAAGTGAATCATGGAAATTAAGAAGAATTAAAATAAATTAAAAAATGGCTAAACGTAATATACTTAAAGAAGATGCTGCAACACAAGTTGCTGCAGTTCAACAACAATTATTAGCTGCTGAAAAAGATAAGTTAACACATCAAAAAGCAATGGATGAGTTAGATTTAAGAATTAATAATTTTAAATTACAATTATCTAAATTACAAGGACAGTTAGATAGTACTATGTTAACTAGTATGGGGCAGCTTCAACATACAGAACAAAACCAACAAACTACACAAACTACTGATAAAACTCCCGTAAAAGAATCAATTTTAGAAAATGAATCTCATATATTAAGTAAAGTTAATTCCTATATACAAAGATATGGAACACACCGTTCAAATGAACCTATTACAGTTAAACAATTGATTGATATTCTTAGAGATGTTATTAATGAAAGTTTTATAAAAGAAAATTATTTAGTTCATGATGAAGATGATTCTTATGAATTAACACAATGCAAAAATAAATTATATAAAAATGAAAATCTTTTAAAAGAATTAGCTATTATGTTTTATAATAATCATCCTAATGATAGTGAACTTTTTGATAATATTCTTAAAAGGAATGATATAAATCCATTAATTTTTAGACAACAAATTTCTAAAAAATTAGATTCAAGATTTTATAATACAAATGAATCATATAAAGATATTCTTTTAGAAGCAAATGAAGATGAAGAAGAATCTGTTATTGATTTTGATGAACAAGATGAAGATGCAGAAACTGTATTTTATGTTGAAATTGATGATGATGATAATTCCTTTATAGGCAAAATTTATAAAGATGATGAAGATTCAAGATGGAAAGAAAAAGTAATTGAAGGTAAATCAGAAACCTTTGGTACTAAAACTTATATGAGTTATTTAACAAAAAAAGATATTATATCTTGGTTGTCAGATGATTATGATGAAGCTCATGAAATTGATGAAGATGAATTAGATGATAAATTATCTAATCCTGTAGAAGATGAAGAAAATAAAAAAGAAATTGAAGAACCCGAAATTGAAGAATCATTTAAATTACACAAAATTCCTAAATTAGATGAATAACAATATCTTTAATTGATGTTAACATAAACTTCTAAATTGTTAATTTTAAAAGTGAATATATAAATAAAAAAGAAAAATAATGTTAAATAATATGAAACAAAGTTATGTACCAACAACACTTAATGAATTTTTAAATGAATCAAAAAGTTTTGTTTTAAAAAGAAAATATGGTGAACGTCAGCCCATAAGTGTAGGTTCAACGGGCCCAATAAGAAACCAAATACTTTCTTATGTTAATGAAAATCAAAAAGTATCTAGAAATGATTTACGTAAATTTATCTTAGGATTAAATGAAGGCAAAGCAAGACCTGCGGCAGCTTCGATGTGGATTAAAAGAAATGAAAAATATTTTGTAACTGAAAGTAAAAATGGAGTTACCTATTATAAATTATCTGATTTAGGCAGACGTTTGGCAACTAAAATTCAACCAGCACAAAATACTACTATTTCTGAATCTTTTAGAAATAGAAGAAATGGTGGATGTGGATGTGGTAATGGACATATTAAACCAGGAAGAAGAATGAATGAAGATTGTACATGTGATGATGATGAAGACCAAGTAGGAAAGTTTAGAGGATTTGGTAGAAATTCAAGATTTACAGATGCTGAAGTTGCTGAACCAACAGATGAACCTATTTTCTTTAGAGGAAGAAATAGAAATGAAGAACCAGAAGAATCAGAAGAAGAAATAAGACCGAGAGGTTCTTATAGAAGGGGTGATTTTACAGATAAAAGAACTGGTAAACCTGGGTTGTACGATAGAAATTTGGCGGAAGAAGATGAACCAGAAGAACCAACTGAAGAACATAAAGATTTTGATGATGATGACGATGAAATTGGAACGTATTTAAGACGTAAACAATTAGATAGAGATATGGATGAATCTTTTGAAGCTAGAAGAAGAAAAGTAAAACGTATTGTTGAAAATATTCGTAATAGGAGAGCCCAATTATTAAAGGAAGAAGAAGAAGCCAAAGAAACTGAAGAAACTGAAAAAGAACCTTTAGAAGAAAAGAAAGAAAAAGAAGAAGAAGTAGAAACTCCAGAAGAACCTACTGAAGAACCTAAAGATAAATCTGAAGATGATGAAACAAAAGAATATGATGATGAAACAAAATCAGATGAAGATGAAGATGAAAATAAAGTAGAAATTACTGAATTTGTTATTACTGTAGATAATGCTGATGATGCTATTAAAGAACTTGAAGATAAAAAAGTTGTGGCTGAAAAAGTAATTGATGAAGATGGTAATGAAATTGAAGGTCAAATTAAAGTAAGTGCTGAATATTGGGATGATCTTAAATCTTGGTTAGAAGATAAAGGTGTAAATATTGAAGAAATGTTTGGTGGTGAAATATCAACAGAAGATAATGAAGAAACATCAGAACCTGCTGAAGAACCAACAGAAGATAAAGGCAGTGATGAAGATATTCTTTCATTCTTAAATGATGATAATGAAGAAGAAAATAAAGAACCCGAAGAACCAAAAGAATAATTATATAATTAAATTTATAATAAAGAGAAGGGAGTAGTAATACTCCCTTTTTCTTTTAAAATATATAAATAAAATAAGATTGTTTTATGAAACCATGTCCATTTTGTAAAAGTGTAGAATTAATTTCATACTATGAAGTTGAAGGAGATTATGCTTATGTTTTCTGTCAAATTTGTGGAGCTCAAGGCCCAACAGCTAAAAGTAAAGAAATGGCAGTTAAAAAATGGGACGGCCTTTTATTAAATGTTAAAACAATAGAAAAATTTAATCAAATAGTAAGAGAAGATGCAGTTGGTGGTGTAAGTTCTCCAATGGCAACACTAAATAATACTCCAGGTATGGGGAATGTAGTTCCTGGTTCTACTTTAACATATGGTATTGGTTCTGGAGATAAATTTGGAAATAGTAATTTTAAAATGTTTACTCAATCTTCATTAACAAGAAAAAAGAAAAAAAGAATTAAAGAAGGTGGATTTGTAAATCCTTATGATAAAGTAGGAAATGCGATGTTAAAGAAAATGAAAGTAGATACACCTTTTAAAAAAGGGCCGGATGGAACTGTTAAATCAACAAAAAAATACAAGATTAAACCATTAGATGAATATATGAAAAATACATATGATGAATTTGGTAATAAAGAATTAATGGAAGATTTATATATAACTTTGTTATATAGAATTCCAGATGATATAATTAAATATGAAGAAGGAAAAGAAACCTATGAAAAATACGCTGAAAAATATTTAGATAAAGTAGAACCATTATCTGGAACAACTAAAAAATACCCAATTTTATTTAAAGTTTATTTTAAAGATGGTACCATAATAATTGCACATAAAATTTCAAGATGGAGAGGGGATTGGCTTTTTGAATTAGATGGAAAAAAATATAATAAATGGGAAATGGGTGAAATTTTTAAAGATAAATATTTAACTAAATTAGAATATCTTGAACATGAATTAAAGGTTCATGATTGGTTTTATGAAATGTCAGATGATCATAGTATATGGACTGCAGGTGTTAGACACGATAAACTTCTTTCTGAATTATCTAAAGAATTAAAAGAAGAAGGATATGAAAAAGAAGTAGAAGAACTTTGGGATAAATATTCACCAAAAAATTAATCTTCTTTTAAAAACTTACAATAGTTTTCATTATATAAAAAGAAAACACATTAAAAATTTTTAATATGAGTAATAATAGTATAATTAAATTTGCGAGTGTTCGTTCAGATGAAAACATTCCACCAAGTAGAGCTAATAAATATGATGCCGGCATTGATTTTTATGTACCTAAATTTGATGAACAATTTTTAGTAGATTTAAAAGAAAAAAATAATGGGCCAGAATTTATTAGAAATTCAGTTCTTGTATTTAACAAAGAAAAGAATTTTATTATTTTACCACCACACCATCGTATATTAATTCCATGTGGATTTAAATGTCTTATGCAAACTCCAGATAGAGCTTTAATAGCTTCAAACAAAGGAGGTATTTCAACTAAGAAAGGACTTGTATACAGTGCACAAGTTGTTGACTATGAATATCAAGGTGAAATACATATTGGATTAATAAATACCGGAACTGATAATATATTCATATATGAAGATGAAAAAATAATTCAGTTTATAGAAACACCAATTTATACTTCTGATATTGAAATAGTAAATGAAAAAGATTTATATTCAGAAAAAACTACAAGAGGTGATGGAGCATTTGGAAGTACCAACAAAAAATAATGAAGTTGAAAATAATATTGATATTTTTGATGATTTTATTGAGGGAAATTATTTAACAGAAAATAATTTTGAATATTGTAACAAAGAATTAAAAGAATTAATAGATAAAGAAAATAATGAAATCAGAACTTAATATATCAAAACAATTTAAAAAAACAATAGACAAATATAATATAATAAAGGTTTATATAGCAAGCCCATATACAATTGGAGATAAAATAGAAAATGTGAATAGACAATTAGATATGTCACATACTTTACTTCAATTAGGTTTTGCACCTTACACACCATTACTTACTCATTTTCAACAAATAAGATGGCAATCACACGAAGAACTTATTATGGATTTAGATATAAATTATTTATTAGTTTGTAATGCTATTTTAAGATTAAAACCTTTAGATAAATTAGGCATAGAAATACCCAGTAAAGGTGCAGATTTAGAAGAATCCACAGCCAAATTACATAAAATACCAGTATTTTATAATTTAGAAGATTTATGTAAATATTTCAATATTAAACTCGAAAAGATAAATCTTGCATATAATAATTTTTAACGTATGATAATATCCATAGAACAAAGAATGAATAAATTGATTGTTTCTTATGTCAATAAAGATAGGGGAATATCATTTACACAAATTGACATACCACCAGAAGAACAATTTTCTTATGTTTATTCCAGAAGTGCCAGAGGAATACCGGGAATAACAAGTTGGGATAATAAACCTATTGTTAAAGTTCCGGCTCAATTCCTTAGTAGATATCGTATTCAAGAAATTTTTTTAAAAATTAAAGATCAAATACCAGTTGTATTTGAAAAGATTTTCCCAAAAATGTATTGTTGTGATATTGAAGTAGATGTTACAGAAGATGGGTTTGCAGAAGCCAAAGATGCAACCAACAGAATTAATACAATTTCTTGGTGTTGTTATCCAGATATAATAGTATTTGGGTTAAAAGATTTAAGTGGTGAAGATTGTGCTTTTATTGAAAAAAGTATAAATGAACATATTGCAAAAACAGGTAAAAAATATAATTTTGTATATAAGAAATATAATGATGAGTCTGATATGTTATATGATTTTCTTTATAACTATTTAAGACACGCACCTCTTACAACAGGGTGGAATTTCTGGATATATGATTGGCAATATATTTACAATAGATGCAAAAGATTAAATTTAGATATATCTTGGCTATCCCCAACTAAACAATGGAAAACATATAAAGAAAAAAATAAATATGAAACAGTAGAAATACTTTTACCTCAACATAAATTAATAGTTGATTATCAAAAAATTTATAAAAAATGGGATAAAAGCGTTGAAGTAAAAGAAAATGATTCTTTAGAATTTGTGTCCGAAGCAGTTACTGGTATTACTAAGATTAAATATCCAGGAACATTTACAGAATTATATAATAAAGATTTTGTTAAATATGTTTTTTATAATGCAATAGACTCAATATTAGTAGAATTAAATGATGAAAAACTAAAAACAATGAATATTTTTCTTGGATTAGGTTATTTAACTAATGTTGAAGCAATGGATGCGTTTTCACCTATTGCTATGTTAGAATCAAGTTTAGTAAAATATGCAATTAAAAGAAATCAATTTTTTCCTAAAGTAAACAAACAACCTCGAAAGGAATATGAAGGAGCATTTGTATTTGAACCAATAAGAGATTTATATGAGTGGGTATTATGTTTTGACTTTAAATCCTTATACCCACATATCATGATGCAATTTATGATATCATTAGAAAATTTTATAACCAAAAATAAAGATTTTGTTACTAATGAAAATCAAATTAAGTGTTTTAGTGGTGCAGTATTTGATGCAACAATTGAACCACTAATGTACCAATTATTATTTGATTATTATACACAAAGAAAAAATGCAAAAGCAATTTCATTTAAAGCCGAAAAAGAAGCAGATGAATTAAAGAAAATACTAAAAGAAAGAAAATCCAAAATTAATATGTCTTTGGTTAATTAAAGAATGTTAAAAACAAATAAATACTATCCAATTAAAATAAGTAAAGATTTATGATGAAAGAAAGATATAATGAAGAAGAAGTAAAACAAAAAGCAATAGAATATTTTAAAGGAGATGAATTAACAGCAACAGTATGGACAACCAAATATGCACTTAAAAATTTTAATAAATTTGTAGAATTATCACCAGAAAATACTATAGAAAGAATAGCAAAGGAAATAGAAAGAATTGAATTAAAATATAATAACCCAATATCATATAATGAAATTTATGATACCATTAAAAATTTTAATAATTTTATTTTTGGTGGTTCTATTTTATTTGGAGTGGGAAACAATTATCAAGTAACATCTTTGGGTAATTGTTTTTTTATTCATAATGGTTATGATTCATATGGGTCAATTATGCAAATTGACGAACAAATGGTACAGCTTATGAAAAGAAGGGGTGGTGTTGGAATTACAATAGAAAATCTTAGACCATGTGGTTCATTTGTAAATAATTCAGCACAAACATCTACTGGGGCTGTTTCATTTGCTGACCGATATTCAAATTCAACTCGTGAAGTTGCCCAAGATGGAAGAAGGGGTGCACTTATGATAACAATGTCTGTACATCACATCGATATACAAGATTTTATATTAAAGAAAGATGATTTAACAAAAGTAACTGGAGCCAATATATCAGTAAAAATAACTGATGAATTTATGAAAGCAGTTGAAATGCATGATGATTTTATATTAAATTGGCCAACTACTAATAAACAACCTATTCTAAAAGAATCTATACCATATAATAATTTAATTAAATTAGAAGATGGTTCATATGTTAAAAAGGTTAAAGCAAAAGATTTATGGGATTTAATTATAAAACAAGCACATAAAAATGCAGAACCGGGGATTTTATTTTGGGACACAATTATTAGAGAATCCCCGGCCGATTGTTATGCAAATGAAGGATTTATTACATTAGGTACTAATCCTTGTAGTGAAATTCCATTATCACCATTTGATTCATGTCGTCTTGGGTCTGTTAACCTTTATGCAATGGTTGATGACCCATTTACAGAAAAAGCTTCTTTTAACTATCAAAGATTTATAAAAACTGTACATTTATCACAGCGTTTTATGGATGATGTAATAACATTAGAAGAAGAAAAAATTAATAAGATTATTGAAAAAATTGAAAAAGATAAAGAACCAATTGAATTTAGACGTGTTGAATATGAAATGTGGATTAAAATAAAAGAGGTACTTTTAAATGGTCGTAGAACAGGATTAGGCGTACTTGGAGAAGCTGATATGTTAGCAGCTTTAGGATATAAATATGGAACCAAAGAAGCAACCACCTATGTTGAAAACATAATGAAAATTTTAGCTGTTGAATCTTATAAAGAATCTATTATTTTAGCTAAAGAAAGAGGCTGTTTTCCAATCTGGAATTTAAACAAAGAATCTTCAAACCCATTTATTATAAGAATAATATCACAATTAAATGATAAAGAATATCAAACATATTGTAAATATGGAAGAAGAAATATTGCAAATTTAGCAATTGCACCAACTGGTTCATTATCTATGTTAGCACAAACAACAAGTGGAATTGAACCAATTTTTAGTGTAGCACACAAAAGAAGAAGAAAAATTAATCCATCTGAATCTTTAAATAAAGCTGTATTTCAAGATCAACAGGGGGATTGGTGGGAAGAATATTCTGTGGTTCATCCTAAATTTAAAGTATGGGCTGATATGAAGGGGATTGATATTATTAATGTATCTAAAGAACAATTACAAGAAATTGTTGATAGTTCTCCGTGGGCTGGTTCAGAATCACATGATATCGATTATCTTGAAAAAATTAAAATGGTTGGAGATATTCAAAAATGGATTGACCATAGTATTAGTGTAACAACAAATTTACCAAAATCTGTAACGTTAGATGAAGTAAATAAAATTTATTTTGAAGCATGGAAATCTGGTTGTAAAGGAGCGACTATATATAGAGATGGGTCAAGAATGGGGGTACTTGTTAATAACAATGAAACTAAAAATGAAGAATTTGTACAACACAATGCTCCAAAAAGACCAAAAGTATTAAATGCTGATTATTATATTGCTAATGCAAAAGGAAGAAAGTTTGCAGTTATTGTAGGACTACTTGATAATAAACCTTATGAAACTTTTGCATTTGAAAACCCATCTATTAATTCTCAATGTAAAGGTAAAATTATTAGAATTAGAAAAGGATATTATGATTTTGTTTCGGATGATAATAAATATATTGAGAATATACATTTAGCAGCAGAATTAATTGAAGAACGTTCACACACAATCTTTATATCTATGTTATTAAGACACGGTGCACCGGTTGAATATATTATAGAAGTAACCAAAAAAGTTGATGAAAACATTTCTTCTTTTTCTTCAGCAGTTAGAAGAATTTTATCCAAATATATAGAAGATAAAGTACTTAATGAAACATGCCCTGATTGTGGTGGAAAATTAATTAGATCAGAAGGATGCGTCCATTGTGAAGATTGCCCATATTCATTATGTAGTTAAAATTTTATAAAAATTATTGTTTAAAATGAGCTTGTGCACTTACACAAGCTCATTTTTATTTAGGAATATATAATAAAAATAATTTAAAATTATGGCAAATTATACTTTTATTTATGAACAATTTGAACAACTTAGAGAATATATAGGTGATAAAGAATTAGTAAATGAATTACAACAATATTGGAGTGCAGATGATTTACATGAATTTATTCAACACTGTGCAAGAATGTTTGACATTGAAGAAATGATTGAAGAAAATAAATCATCTAAATTTATAAAGAAAAATAAAGTAAATGAAATGGTTAAACCAATGGAAGAAGATTTAGAATATAAAGGTTTAGATATTGATGTAGATGATGTACATGAGTGGTTGCCAAATCCTCGTGGTCAAAATCAATTTAATGATGACCAAATACAATTAGCTATAGATTGTTTAGAAGATAATGGTATTACCAAAAGACAATTAAAAATAAGAAGTCCTAAAGCTTATAGTAAAAAATATGCAATTTATTCAGAAGGTCAAGTCACTGGTGATGTTTGGAAAAAACAAATAGAAATTAAAAGATTAATTGGTAAAGAAAAGATAGAAGAATATATGCCTTGGGAAACTTTTAAGAATATTCTTTATGGAATTATTATGTCTGCAAGTAAAATTTAACTGTAATATGAAAAAACTAGTAAGAGAAAATATTAATAATTTTAATAATAAATATGAAGTTATATTTTTTGATTATGGCGATGAAGAAATAATTGTTAAACAAAAATTTAATAGTGAAAAAGAAGCAGAAGATTGGGCAGATTCACTAGAAAATGAATATACAGATATTGCTATAGATGACGATGGAAATGATTATTGGAAAATATTTCATAATTATTATAATCCAGAAGATGGTGAAGGATATCCTTCATATAAAATACAACTAATAATTTAAATGACTGAAATTCAATTTAAAAATATAATTAATGAAGAATATTTTGGTAATTCAATTGATGAATCAGTTGGTCAGTATTATTATGTTTATATTATTACAAATAAAATTTTAAATAAACAATATGTAGGAAGTCATATTTGTAAAAACATTATTAATGATAAATATATGGGTTCAAGTGAATATTTAAATAATGATTATAAAATTTATGGAATAGAAAATTTCGAAAAGCAAATTATTAAATTTTATAATAATAAATTAGATTTATTGAATGCAGAAACATATTATATTAAATTTTATAATACATTGATACCTAATGGATATAATAGATTTTTGCCTAATCAAAGAAAGGGATTTTGTTTTGCGGGGTGCAAACATAAACCAGAATCTATTGAAAAAATGAAAAAATCACATAAATTTATTTCAGAAGAAACAAAGCAAAAATTGAAAAAACCAAAAACTGAAGAACATAAATTAAACATAAAATTACATCACCGCGATGTTTCCGGGAAAAATAATCCAATGTATGGTATATCAATATATAATACTTGGATAAATAAATATGGAATTGATATTGCAAATGAAAAAATGAAACAAAGTTATAAATCTTTATCAGAGGAAAGAAAACAAAAAATATCAAAGTCATTAATTGGAAAGCATCATTCTGAAGAAACTAAAAGAAAAATGAGCGAATCTCATAAAAAAAGAAAATGATAGGAACAGAAATATTAATAAAAAATATTATTTCGGAAATATTATTTAATAATGTTATATGTGAATCTTTACAAAATTTTAATATAGTGTCATATTTTTATAATAAATTATTTGAATCTGGTTTGTTACATGGAGAACCAATATCAGTGCCTGAATTAAGAAAATTATTACACACTAAAATAGTTGAATTCGAATTCATTAAATTAAATGGTGAAATAAGACCTGCTACTGGTACAACTGTTATGGAAAAAATTCCCGGAAAAGATCATCCAAAAGGAATAAGGCCATCATCAAAAAAGGTTGCAACCTTTTTTGATTTAAAAAAACAAGCATGGAGAAGTGTTTCAATGCGTTCTAAAGAAATAGTATTAACAAAAGAAACTTTGAAAAAAGCAATAGTAGCTGTTAGAGATAAACAAGAAAAGAAACCTAATGAAATTATTATTGCTAAAAAGGAAGAAGAACCTAAAAAACAAGAAATTGTGAAAAAAGAACAACCTAAAAAAGAAGAACCAACAGTATTAAAACCTATAGAAGTTAAATCAAAAGAAGAACCAACAGTATTAAAACCTATAGAAGTTAAATCAAAAGAAGAATTAGCTAAAGATAAAGAAGAAGCAATTAAAACTGCTAAAAACTTTCCAGCGAGATACTAAATAAATCATTTTAACAAAAAACAAAAGCACTCAAAACTTTGAGTGCTTTTGTTTTTATAATACTTGTAAATAATATTTAACATATGAAAGATTTAAAATTTGATTTAGAAGATATAACATTAATACCAGAAACTCAAACTAATATAGAAAGTAGAAAAGAATGCAATATATTTTTAGAATTTAATGAACACGCATTTTTGCCAATTATGGCAGCTCCAATGGATACTGTTGTTGATGCTCATAATTTAACAGATTATTATGATAATTCAATTATTGCTTGTTTGCCAAGAGGCGTACATAAATATAAACAAGAATATAGTTTCTTAGAAAAATATATATTTCATTCATTTGGATTAAATGAAATAGAAAAAGATTTAGAATGGTTTGAAATATTAAATCCAAAATTACCTATTATTCAATATATGCCATCTAGTGATGATGTTTTTTATAAACATCCTAATATTTTAATAGATATAGCTAATGGTCATATGACTAAATTAGTTCCTCTTATTAAAAAAATTAAATTATATTTTCCAAATAAAATTATAATGGTTGGTAATATTGCAAATCCAGCTACATATAAAATTCTTTCTAAAGCGGGCGCAGATTTTGTTCGTATCTCAATAGGTTCAGGTGCTGGATGTACAACTGCAGCTAATGTTTCAATTAATTATCCGATGGGTTCTCTTATTAAAGAATGCCATGATATTAAAATAGAAGAAAATTTAAATACTAAAATTGTTGTAGATGGAGGAATGAAAAATTATTCTGATATAATTAAAGCATTGGCTTTAGGTGCAGATTTTGTGATGGCCGGTTCCATTTTTAATAAAGCAATAGAAAGTGCTGGGTATAACTATCTTTTTAAAATTCGAATAAATAATAAAATGGCAAATAAATTATGGACATGGGATTTTCCAATAAAGAAGAAATATAGAGGAATGAGTACTAAGGAAGTACAAAGACATTGGGGAAAAACAGAACTAGTAACTGCGGAAGGTATTACTAAATATCAAAAAGTAGAATATACATTATCACAATGGACAGAAAATTTTAAAGATTATTTAAGGTCAGCAATGAGTTACACTAATTCTAAAACCCTAAATGATTTCATTGGAAATGTACAATATGTTTTTATAACAATGAATGCTCTAAAAAGATTTGAAAAATAATTTACTAAAATGGCTGTTATATTATATGGAAGTGGTGTTTTGGAAGAATATAAATCATCTGGATTAGTTTTTACAGATGAAGAAATTCTTCATGTTTTTAAAGAAGAAGAAATAATTAAAACTAAAAGATTATATCAAATACCAAATACTTGGTGTGTTTGGGGAGAAAATATTCCAATTTCAGATGATACTTATAATAGATTAGGGTCAGAAGTTATTGAATCTTATGTATATTCACATATTTTATTTTTACATGATTCTGAATTAAATCCAGAATGGAAATTAACAGATGATATGATTCAAAATGATTATAATAAATTTAGAATAGATTTACATAATTTTATTGATTCAGTTGCATTAGAAATAGTTAATATTGATAAACAAGCAAATAATAATGTAAATTCACCGGAAAATATTATTGTATTAAATACTATTGGGCCAACCAATGATAAAAGAATGATCTTTGAATTTAATCCTAAAAAACAAACAGATATATTTTATTCTGATAATGTATTTAAACCATTTGCAGATAGGGTATATGCATACTTAGATAAAAATTTTAAAACAGAAAAACCATTTACTATTTTTGAAAATCAAAATATGGTAATAGTTATAGGTGAAGAAAATGCTGATTATTTTATAGATCAATTAATTGATACTTTTATTAAATCTGAATCTTATGAAATTTGTAAGAATTTAAGAGATATCAAAAAAACATGGCATGAAAAAAATGGTGGACTTAAAAAGAAAAGGGGCAGGCCAAAAAAAATAAAAACTAGTATATGAATGACGGAGAAGTAATTTTTAAACAGATTAAATTTTCTAAAAAAAATAGAATTTATGATGTAACTCCACAACTTCCTGAATATATTAATGAACCAATAATTTTAACATTAAATAAAAATAAGGAATTAGAGTGGGTTCCAAATAGTAAATTTATTAAAGTTGTTAATAAATATGATATTCAACTTAATAAAGATGAACATAAAACTGTATTTCATATTGGGGATTCATCTTATGGATTATCTTTTGGTAATGGTACGATAAATGGGTTTATACCGGAAATAATAGGTAGAGGATATAATGAAACAGATGCGGGTCTTTATTTAGTTGGTAAGGCTGGGAATAATGAATGGTCCAACATACCTGTTGTAATTATTGATGGCAGAAGTGCAGATAATACATCACTTAAAAATAGACCAATATTTGGAATAACATCGGGGTCTTATAATCAATTTAATTTAATTATAGATGAAAATGGAAAAGTTGGAATTGGAAAAATTCCAACAGATAATTTATTAGAAGTAGCTGGAAGCATATCAGCAACTAGTTTTAAAACTAATTCATCAAAGAAAAATAAGAAAAATATTAAAAATAATATTAATCCATATAAAACTTATTCTCTACAACCGGTCACATATTATAATAAATTAAATAAAAATATTGAATATGGTCTTATAGCTGAAGATGTTGCAAAAGTAATTCCTGAATTAGTTGATAATAAAGAAAATCCACAATATATTTTATATAATGGATTATCGGCTTTATTACTAGCTACTATTAAATTTCAAAGAGATGAAATAGAAAAATTGGAAGATAGGGTTAAAAATTTAGAAACCTTAATACCAATAGCCAATAAATATTTTTAACATTTTTTAACATAAAATATTTTTGTAATTAAATTATTATAGTTAATTTAGCCAAATAAAATTATAAAATACCTATGAAGATTAAGGTTTGTCACTGTAAACAGTGCAAATATGTTAAGAATAAAAGGAAAAACAGAAAACTTAAAAAAAGAATCAAAAGGATCCTTAATAAAAAAAGAAGAAGAGATCTTATTGATACTGAAATATATACCTTTTTTTGGGCATAATTTAACATAATTTAACATTAGATACCTTACCATATTAATACTTATGGTTATATTTGTATTATAAAAATTGATAACTTAATGGATAACAAAACTTTAAAAGAATTAGAAAACCAATATCTTAAGTATAAGTTTGCTTATTATATAGGTAAACCTCTTGTATCTGATTCTGTATTTGATGCTTTAGAAAAATTATTGAAAGATAATAATTCAAAAGTTATTAAGCAGGTTGGTACAAGGTCAAATGATTATACTTTTAATCATCCTACTCTTATGCTTTCTTTGAATAAACTTCAAATGGAAGAAGGCAACAATATGAAGGATGAATTTATTAAATGGTATACTAAAAGAATTAATAAGTTAGGAATACCTTATGCAATGTTGATGGCAGCTCCAAAATTTGATGGAAGTGCTACTAACCTTATTTATAAAGCAGATTCTAAAAAGGAATTAACCTTATTTAATATACTTACACGTCATGACGAGAGTCATGGTAAAGATGTTACAGCTCAATTAAAAGACTTGGTACCTAATAAAATTTGGAATGAAATACCAAATGTTAGAGAAGATTCAACATTGGAAATACGTTGTGAAGTAGTAGTTGATAAGGATATATTTGAAGAAAAATATTCTGAAAAATATGAAAACCCACGTAACTTTGTATCTGGTGTATTACACACAGATGATATGGATTTAAATGTATGTCATGATTTGGTTCTTAGACCAGTTCATTTTATTTTGGATGGTATACATTTACCACCATCATGGTTTAAAGATGAATCATTTAATATGGATGGGTGTAACGATAATATTTATGAATCATTTCTTTCAGATACTTATGAAGCAATAGTTGAAAAATATATAGAACTAAGGGATATGAATAAATATCAATTAGATGGTATTGTTATATCTTTTCCTGTTGAATACCGTCATATGTTAGGTGAAAATGACCACGACCCTGAATGGGCTATAGCTATTAAGTTTATACCTGAGGAAGTGGTTACAACCGTTAATGATGTTAAATGGTATGTAGGTAAAACCGGTGAACTAACTCCTGTTCTTTTATTGAATCCAGTAAGATTAGCAGGTACAACTGTTAAACGTGCATCTGGATATAATGCAGGATATGTAATTGATAATCAAATTGGGCCAGGAGCAGTTGTTTCCGTTGCTAAAGCCGGTGATATTATTCCTGAAGTACAAGAAATTAAAAGTCCTTCACCTTTAGTATTTAAAGTACCTGAAATTTGTCCTTCATGTGATTCACCATTAACAATGGATGGTATACATTTAATGTGTACCAATGAAGAATGTGGTGGAAAGATTGGTAAGAGACTTTTATCAAGCTTTAGAAAATTAAAGCTTAAAGGTATTGGGCCAGCTACATTACAATTATTTGTTGCTGATTTTATGAATTTAGCAGACCTTATTTATTGGGTTCGTAAGAATGGTAATGAAAAGAAAGAAATTGAAAAATATGGGTTTAAACATGGCTCAAGGTCTCATGAAATTTTCATGAATGTATTTAATGGAATTGAATCTGTTACTTATGACCAAGTTATTTTAATGTTAGGATTAGATAATGTTGGAAAAAGTTTAGCAAAAGAAATTTCTAATTATCATAATGATGTTGAATATTCTTGGTCAGGACATGACAGGTCACTTGTAGCTTTGTTAAATAGTGAAGATATAAGAAACACAATCCTCGGTAAAATAGCCATTCTGAACGCATGCGGTATCACTGTGGTGCGCCCAGGAACTAATATTGAAGTTACCCAAAATAATATAGAAGATAAAATTTATATTTGTATGACAGGTTCTCCAAAACCTAATTGGGAAACTAAAGATAAATTTGCTGAACAATTTGAAAATGTAATTAAAGTAGATTCAGTTTCTGATAAAAATTGCAATTACTTAATTACTGATTCTTTGGAGTCTATGACATCTAAAATGAATAAAGCTGCTGAAAAAGGTATACCAGTATTTACTTATAAAGAATTTTATAATAAATTTAAAAAATAAAATGGAATCAGATAAATTAATTAAAGCCTTAAAAGAAGGCAAGGGATTATGTAAAAAAGATTGTGACAAAGATGATCCTACTTATGTATATGGTGTAGAATTTTTATATTATGATAATGAATATAAAGGTTTTGATAGAAAAGGATGGGGTTCAGCGTTAGGAACGGTTGAACAAAGGTTATTAGATATAATTAAAAATCCAGAAAATTGGGAAATTTGTGGTCCAATTGAGGATAGAGAATGGTTAAAAGATTTTTAATATGGCAACTTTAAAACATACAATAATAGTTGTATCACATTATGATGATGAATTTGTTGAACAAGTACTTGTTAAAAATTCTAATGGAAGAAGAGAATATAGTCCATTTACAATATGTAATGAACTTCCTTTAAATAAAGATCTTGAATCTGAAGCAAAGAAAGAATATTCTGCATATGTTCCGCAATCATCTAATCATGAATTTGAATTTTTTAAATTTGGTATGCATTGGATTTTAGAAAAAATGGGAATTAATAATTTATAATTATGAAAAATTTTATAGCAACATTAATATTTTGGTTACTTTGTTTAGTAACATTATCACAAACAGTTAGGTATGAAGACCGTTATGGTGATCCAGCTGCTTTTGTTGATGGAGAATTATTGCGTCAAAAAGATCAATATGGAATTATTATGTTTTATTTTGATGGAGAATATATCAGATATGATAAATATGAACCAACAATATATTATTTTGACGGTGAAAAAATAAGATATAAAGACCGTTATGGAGAAGTTAAATTTGTATTTGAAGGTAATGAAATTAAATATAAAGATAGATTTCAACCAACTGTATATTATTTAGATGGTAATATACTTAGATATAAAGATAAATATGGTGACCCTATATATTATTTTGAAGGACCCCCACTTAAGTGGGTTATTGTTGCATTATTAAATTAATTATATGAAATATAATCATGATAGACCTTTAGAAGATTTTCAAGAAGATATCAACAGAATTAAACAAGAAGGATTTAATCCTATTGCTGTTACACAAATGGGTTTTGAAGATACATTTGTATTTGAAACAGCAGAAGAAGCTACTAATGCTTATGAAAAATTAGAATTAAATTCTCCTAGAAAATCTAATGTTATTGGGTGGTGGTATGGAAAGGAAGATTTTTTAAAAGTTGTTGAATCATATAAAAAAGATTTTCATTTTGGATGTGATGAACCTATTGAAGTTTTAATATATTGGCTATGAAAAAATTTGAATACAGAGAAATAGTATTTGGGCACAATGATGTAAATGAAATTGAAAAAACATTGAATCTATTAGGCCAAAATGGTTGGGAATTAGTAACCTCATTCCATAGAATGGATAGTGGTCACTATAACTATTATCATTTTTATTTTAAAAAAGAATTAAAAAAGTAACTAATGAGTTATAATCTTTTTTTAGATGATGTAAGAATACCATTTGATAAAAACAATGATGGCATAGAAGATGCGTGGTATTATACACACAATCCAGCATATATTGATTTAGATTGGGTTATAGTAAGAAACTATAAACAATTTATCTCATATATAATTAAGAATGGTTTACCAAATTTAGTATCTTTTGATCATGATTTGGCTGATGAACATTATAAAAATTGGACTCACCCTACTTATGATGTTTATTCAGAAAAAACAGGATATCATTGCGCTAAATGGTTATGCGAATATTGTCAAAACAATAATCTTAAATTTCCAAAATATTTAATTCATTCATTTAATGGAATTGGAAGTAAAAATATTTATATGTATATTGAAAATTATAAAAAACAAATAGAACAATGAGTTATATAGGAAGTGTATATTCATTACAGACACCTTGTCTTGGTAATGAAGTTGGTGCTATTGGAGTTTGTTATGAAGAATATCAAGACTTTGATCATCCTGATAAAAAAGGAATTAGTATTATTTTTGAAAATGGAGAATACGATGGATTTGCTTTTGATGAAAAATATTTTTTAGCATATCTTGGAAAAGTATCTCTAGAATATCCAGAAATAATTAATTATGAATTTACAAATGTAATGCAATTATCAAGAGACTTTGATAATGGATTATTTACATCGGCAATTAAACAGTTTAAAAATGTACGTAGCAGTTGATATTAAAATTTATCTTATAAGAAGTAAAACTGGTGCATGGCTTGGAGCAAAAGGTAAAGACCATTGGGTTACTAATGTTCAAGAAGCTAGAATTTATACTAAAAAAGCACTGGCACGTGGTCAAATAACTTGGTGGGCTAATAATTATCCTGAATATGGTATAGCAGATTTAATTGAATTAAATGTGGGTGAAGGTGAAATACTTTCAGAAGAACAACGAGTTAAAGATTCAATTAATAAAATTCAAAAAGAAAAAGCAGAACAAGAAGAAAGAAATAGAAACTGGAGATTAGAACAAGCTAAAGAAAGTTTAAAAAGAGCACAACAAGTTATTGATGAATTTAATTCTACTAATACGGTAAAACAATAATATGCCAATTAAAATAAAACAAGATCATAATAAAGAAATAGTTCTTCTTGATACCTTTACTGCTGTACGTTTAAGACCTGAAATGTATATTTCACAAGTCAGACTTACAGAAGATAAATTACCAATTATTAAGGATAATACTATTATTGAAATAGAAAAACCTTGGTCACCAGGGTTAATGCATTTATTTATTGAAATATTTGAAAATGCATTAGATGAAGCTAAAAGGTGCAAAGGTAAAATGGAAAATATTTATGTTACACTCAATCTTGATAAAAATGAAATAACAGTTGAAGACCAAGGATTAGGTTTTCATAATGCTGGGTATAAACATAAAAAATCAAGAAAAAATGTTGTTAGAACCGCAATGGAAGAATTACATGCAGGTTCTAATTTTGTTGATAGTTCAACAAATATATTAGGTACACACGGTGTTGGTGCTTCTATTGTTAATATTCTTTCAAAAGAATTTATAGTAACAACTATTAATAAAGAAGATAACGTATATTTACATTATAATGATTTTAATTGTAATGAAGAAATAATAGAACCAAAATTAAAATCAAGTAAAACGGGTACTATTATTTCATTTACACCTTCTCCAGAAGTATTTTATGATTTAAAATTTGACAAAGATTTAATAGAGACATATTTATCTTATAAATATTTTATTATTGAAAATGACCCAGTTATTTCTAATTTAAAAATACATGGTACATTAATTGAAAATAATGAATCAACTACATTAGATATCACAAAAACATTTATACCAAAAGATAGTATTAAAGTAAGTACTAAATTAGGTACTGTTTATTTGTGGAAATCCTATGAAAATTCATGTTCTTTGTCATTTATAAATGGTTCACAATGTACCGGTAAACACCAAAAAATTGTTCAAGATTGGTTTAATGAATATTTTAATTATAATTTAGCACATCATTTTTATGAAACATTAATATCACTTAATGTGCCATCAGAATTAATGAGATTCTCAGATCAAATTAAAACAAAATATTCAGTAACTAAAGAAGAAATTGAAGAATTATTAAATAATAATTTTAGAAAGAAATTAATTTCGTGTCTGAGTGAATCTGATATATCTGAAGAAATTTTTAATGAAATAGAAAATAGATTACACAACGAAAACATTAATAAAATCAGAAGGGCCCAGAAGAATCTTAAAAAGAAAGTAACAAATAAATATACACCGCCTTCAAAAAAGAAAGAAATTATATTTTTAACAGAAGGATTATCAGCGGCTGGTTCAATTAAACAAGCTAGAAATCCTGAAACAGAAGGTGTTTATGCATTAAGAGGAAAGGTTAAAAATACAAGAAGGTTATCTGATTTAACAAGTAATGAAGAAATTGTAGAAATAATGAATATTCTTGATATAGAACCCGGTAATGGAAAAGCAGGGATTTATCATAAAATAGTTATTGCAACAGATTCTGATGCTGATGGTGGTCACATAACTTGTTTATTAGTTAATTTCTTTCAAAAATGGTTTCCACATATAATGGATGATGACAGAATTTATAGATTGGTTACTCCATTAGTTGTATGTACATACAGTAAACAAAGAAAATATTTTTACACATTAGAAGAATTTAATGATTTTATTAAAAATCATAAGGTATCAGAAGTTACATATTTAAAAGGATTAGGTTCTTTAAATGAAAGTGATTGGGAATATGTAATGAAAAATAGAGTATTGTTTTTAATTAAAAATGATAGAGGAGCTAATAAGTATTTAGATATAGCGTTTTCAAAAGATGATTCTAATAAACGTAAAAAATGGTTACAAAACAAATAGTTATTAAAACTTATTAAAACTTATTAAAATTCTTGATATATAATATGGAAGAACAATGTTACACACCAAAACAAATTATTAAAATGTATGATATAACAACTCAAACATTAAATAATTGGCGCCGTACTGGAACAATAAAATATAAAAAAATAAATAAAAGAAATTTTTTATATTTTCTTCCTGAAACTAAAATTATTCAAGAAAATAATGAATCATCAAAAAATTTATGATAATATAATTTTCAAAGCTAAATTAAAAAATAGAAAAAAAATAAAGAAAACCGATATAAACTATGTTTATTATGAAAAACACCATATTATTTCAAAATGTTTAGGTGGCGGAGAAGAAAACGAAAATAAAGTTTTATTAACAGCTAAAGAACATTATGTTTGTCATAAATTATTAACTTATATTTATTCAAAAAATAGAAAAATAGCTTGTGCATTTAATTTAATGACTTTTGATAAACGAGGCAAACATAATATTTCTTCAAGAGATTATGCATATGCAAGAGAACTAAAAGTTAAATTTCCTATAATTGTTTGGAATAAAGGAAAATGTGGTTTACAAAAACATTCCGAAGAAACAAAACAAAAAATGTCTAATGAACGTAAAGGTAAACCAAAATCAGAAGAACATAAGAAAAAAATGAGATTGTTGAAAATGGGAAACACATATATGAAAGGGAAAAAATGTTCAGATGAAACTAAAGAAAAAATGAGTAAAGCAAAAAAAGGAAAAACTTTTACAGAAGAACATAAAAAACATATTAGTGAATCGCATAAAGGAAAAGTTGCATGGAATAAAGGATGCCCAATGTTAGAAGAAACTAAATTAAAAATAAGTAATAAATTACAAGGAAAGAAAAAACCACCGAGAACATACTTAAAAAATAATAGAAAATCGAAAAGTTAATTATGATTAATAAAAAAGAATTACTTAAATTAATTAAAAGACATCAAAAAATAAATGAACAATTTGAATCTGGACAAAATATTGATCCAGAATTAACTAAAAAGTTTATAACATTTCCAATTTTAGATATAAATGACAAAAAATAAATCTATATTTTTAATAGACAAAAATATTAAAAAAATTAAATTTGATGATAGTCGTGCATCCATTTTTAATTATTATAACATACACGATTTTTTAGCTTATGATATGTTTAAAGATGCGCCGTTGGTTGCATCTAATAGTTGGTTTGAATATCAATATTTTAATTTTTTTATAGTTAATTCAATAATTCCAACTGTTTATTCATTTCAAAATATTGGATTAATTTTTATGGAGGATTTTATTAATAAACTCAAACCACCTTCTACAAGTTACATTAAGAAAATCTATAATGATGAAAATGAAGAAAATGAAATTACTACTTTCATAGATATAACTTTAGAAAAAGATATTTTTGTTGATATTTCTAATACAGACATTAAAATATTTTATCATCCTAAATATGAAAAAGATTTAGATAATCCAACAAATAAACTTCATATTTTGTTAGGGCTAATTAAAAATTATGTTAATTATACTCTTGAAAATAAAATTTATATTGTATATAAAACACACTACGGATTTGAAAAGAAAGCATTTGATATAAAAAAAATTAAATTATCATTAGAAGATAATTATAATGATGATTTTATAGAAGTTTATAATAAAATAATTACTAATATCAATAAGAAAAATGCATCTGGTTTATATATTTTATCAGGATTCACGGGAACCGGGAAAACATTTTTCCTTAGATTTCTTGCTTCCAAAATTAAAAAACCAATTATTTTTATACCAAATGATTTAGTACAATCTATTATTGATCCATCTTTCGTTCCATTCTTAATTAATAATAATGATTCAATATTAATTATAGAAGATGCTGAACCTGTATTAGAAAAAAGAGATTCAAATAGATCAAGTGCTGTATCAAATATACTTAATTTAACAGATGGTTTATTATCTGATTGTTTAAATTTATCTATCCTTTGTACATTTAATACTGATAGTAAAAATATAGATGAGGCCTTATTAAGAAAAGGAAGATTAAGAGTTAATTATAAATTTGAAAAATTAAGTATTGAAAAATCAATAAAATTATTAAATAAACTTGGGTATAAAAATATAGATGTAAAAGAACCAATGACTTTGGCAGATATTTATAATTATAATGATGTAAATAATTTTGATAAATCAAACAATAAAAAAATAGGATTTGGAAAATGACAATAATTAAAACTAAAGAAGAACTTTTAGAATTTTTAGAGACCTTTCCAGAAGGTGCTTATCATTGGTTAAATGAACGTTATTCTGAACAAGAAGAACATGTATTTGATAATGGAGGTGATTTTAGAGATAGAGAATCTATTATTGAGGAAGTGTGGCAAGGGGATATTAAATATAATATGGATGATGTAAAATTTGAAATTCCTGATGAAGAAGCTAAACAACTTATTAATGATTATGTTGATTAAAAATAATAATAAAATTAAAAATTATGACAATAATTGAAAAAATTAAAGAAGAATGTAAGGATGAATATAGTTTTCCTTATGATATGGAAGTAAAAAACTGGCCTGATATAGATTATGAAGGTGAACAAGAACCTTTAGATATGGAAAATTGGCAAGTTATGGAAATAAATGATAATTATATGACTATGCAATGTGGCGGAGATTGGCAAGACCCACATCAAATTATGATTGAATTAAATTCTAATAATGAATTAGAAGTTGTTTCTTGTAATCCATGTGATTATGCATCTAATGGGTCTATTAATATAGATAAATTATTAGGATTTGATGATGAAGATTAAAATAATGGGGTGGATTGCATCCGCTTTATCTATTACTGGAGTTATTTTTAATGCATATAAAATAATTTGGTGTTGGCCAATATGGATAATTGCTAATTTGTTTTGGGCTTATTTAGCTTTTAAAAGAAAAGACTGGGCTCAATTAGTTTTATGGATAGTTTTTACACTATCTAATTTATATGCTTGGTATATTTGGTCATTATAAAATAAAATAATATGTATGTAGAAGACGAAAAATCAATTTATGATTTAAAATTAAACGAAGGAATTAAAGTTAATATTTGTGGATATGACTTCATTGTAATTAGAGTACCAGGAGGCTGGGTTTATTATAAAAACAGTTCTAATGGTTGTATATCAACTTTTGTTCCTTATGATAAAGAATTTAAAAAAACAACAAACGAATTATTAAATGAAAATACACATTAACACAGAAAATTTAGATGAATTAAAATCATTAGTACCAATATATCCAATATTAGGTATTATTTATACTATTTTAATTATGTGGTTTTATCCACAAACAAATATATTAATAACTATTTTATTCCCTTTAATAATATGTCTTATAAATTATGGCCCTTTGGTTGCTTTAATATTAATTAATTCAATAATTAAAAATAAAAATGTCAAACAAATTTAATTATAGACCACAAAAGAGAAGTTTCTATTATAGATTTAAAAGAAAGTTTTATACTCAAACTGGAAATAATGGTATAATAGGCCCTGGTTATAGAACATACTATAGTTTTGATTATGGAAAACTTTCATTATTCTTAGGTATTATAATGTTTGTTTGTGTTATATTATTAATAATATTTTTAAATGGAAAAAATTAAAGCAAAAGCTCTATATAAAAGAATTACTAAAGAATGGTATGTTTATGATGCAGATTATGATGGATGGTTTACAACTTTACTTCCAGACTTAAGACCAATTGATTGTACTTTAGAACTTGTAAAAGAATATTTTAAAGATGTTAGTCCAGTTCCAGAAGATGCAGAACTTGTTACACTAATTAGTGAAATAGAAGAATGAAAAAGAAAACAGAAATTGAAAAAGAAAAGATAATTAAATTGCCTGTAAGTAAACTTATTGATACAGAATTTAGAAATTATGCAATTTATATTCTTGAATCAAGAGGTATACCTTCCTTTTATGATGCTTTAATTCCAGTACAAAGGTTTATTTTAAAAAATACTAATCTTGGTTTTGAAAAAACTCTTGGTGTTGTTGGCAGATGTATGTTAGATCATTATCATCACGGTGATTCATTGCCTGGAAGTTTAGCTAAATTGGCAAGACCATTTGGTAATTCATTAGATATATTAGAAGGATATGGTTTTTTTGGAAATGAGGTATCACCTGACCCTGCTGCTCCAAGATACACACAAGTTAAATTATCAAAACTAGTTCATGAAATTCTTAAAAAATATAATTACCTAAATACTCGTGAAGAAGAAGGCAATTATGATCCATTTTGGCTTGATTTTCCATTAGGATTAACCACCCCTATTATAGGAATTGCCATTGGGTATAAAACAACTATTTTACCAAGAAAAATGGAAGATATTAAAGATTTTTTAGATGGAAAAATTAAAAATGTAACACCATATTTTAAAAACTTTAATGGTCTTATTGAAAAATTTCAAGGTTTAGATAAAACTTGGTTAATATCTTCACACTTAGATATTGATAATAAAAGAATTAAAATATCTGAAATTGCACCGTTTATTAAATACGCAACAGTACTTAAAAAAATTAATTCACTTCATAATAAATATGAAAATAAAATTAAAATTATTAATAATTCTAATAAAAAAGTTGATATTGAAATTGTTTATAATGGAAAAAGTACTAATGAGTTTAACGAAATATGTGAATATTTAAAGAAAATATTTTCTATATTAGTTACTGAAAATATTGTTTTTATTAAAGATAAACAAGTTTTAGTTTATGATAGTATTGAACAATATTTAGAAGATTGGAAATGGCAAACCAAAAGACTTCATTATTTTAATAACAAATGGGAAAAAGAATTTTTAGAACAAGAATTAATATTTAATCAATATAAAAAATTATTTATTGAGTTTATGACTCAAAAGAAAAGAAACAATAAAGAAATAGATGAATTTTATAATGAATTAAAAGATAAAGAACATATCGAAAGATTAGAAAGATTAACTTCAAGAAAATTTACAACTGAAGAAATTGAACAAACAATTAAGTTAATTCATAAACTTGGAGAAGATTTAACTAAAAAAACAAAAGAATTAGAAAAAACACAAAAAATATTTGAAAGTGTTAGTGACCCAACAGTGAATAGAAGTATTCAATCAAAGAGAACCACAACTAATTTATTTGATGATGATGATGTCACCGAAATTAATGGATTCATGGTATGGGATGGGGAAGATGTATATGAAGATGCAATACAAATACCAGAATTAGAATTGGAAGTAGAAGAATAAAATATAAAAAATTAAAACTTCTTTCCATATTCATTATAAAATACTTAAACACATAATAATTTATGGCAAACAAAATAGAATTTAATGTAAAAAACGGTAAGCCTTTTATTTCATGGCTTAAAAGATTTTCAATTGATAATAGTTTATTATTAGAAATAGATGAAGCTACAATGTCATTTATTGCAAAAACATATAATGAAGAACGTTCAATTGTTAAATATTCAAAACTAGGATTTGAAGATTCTGGTTTATTAACAAAGGCTTCAAAAAAACCAGTACGTATAAAAGTTGGTATATATCATGTTCCAAGATTAATTAAAATATTAGACTTATTTGGTTCAGATGAATATAAAATTGTACTTAATTATGATGAAGTTAAAGGTGATGTAATAGATTTTGCCGGTATTTCAATTATTATAAAAAATAATAATGACTTAAATTTTTTAATTGAATGTACACCATTAAGTATTTTTAAATATATTTCTGATGAATTATTTTTAAATAAAATAGCAATAACAGATGTAATTGCAGAATTTCCATTAACAACTAAGAACATTGATAAAATTAATTCATTATGTAATTTAAACGATGATAAATTTATTAGATTTTCAAAAGATAATACTTTTATTTTAGTTAATGATAAATATTTTAATCATAAAATAACGGAAGATATTAATTCTAATAATAAACCTAATGGAGGAATAGACTTATTTAAAGAACAATTCCAAAATATAGATAGTGAAAATTATAAAGTCATGTTAGGTGAAGATAGAATGATATTTAAATCAACAGACAGTGAATTATTTACTGTATTATCAATGGTTGAAAAAACTGATCAAGAAGATAAACAAATGGATGAAATGAAATTTTTAGATTAATTTATATGATTACAACACTAACAGAAGACATTAAAAAAACACAAATAGTAAGCGCATGCAATGACTGGGCTTATGCACTTCGTTCTAAATATATAGATTCTATTATTAGATTATACAATGATAAAGCAGTTTTAATAGGTACTTTCGCAACAAGCATTGTAAATGAAAAAGAATTTATTAAAAATTATTTTGAACATCTAATGAAAAAAGAAGAATTGGATGTTAAATTTAATAATGATTTTATTATAAGATTTTATGGTGATATAGCAATTAATTCCGGAACATATACTTTTTCATGGATTGAAAATAATAAAAAAATAGAAATAGTTGCTAGATTTACTTTTGCATATAAAAATAGTTACGGAAGTTGGGAAATTATTGAGCACCATTCTTCTGTTGTTCCAAAGATTTAATATCACAATAAATATAAGAAAATTAAAAAGCGGATTATCTCCGCTTTTTTAGTGTAAATATATAAATAAAAAACAATATGAATAAAAGTTTTTATCCACGTCTTTATAATTTTATTAACGAGGGTTCTACACCACCCAAAATAGTTGTAGGAAGAGATTCAGAAGTAATTTTATTTGATAAATTAAATGCCGACCGTATATTAAAAGTCGGAAATAAAAAAGCAACAGATAAAATATCTATTGATGAATTAAAAAATTTAAAGAAATTTCCTAAATCAAATTATAGAGCAGATTTATTTAATTTCTTAGAACAACAAGGATATAATATTGATGAATTATTATCAGGAACTGAACCTAATATCGATGTTACTTATAATGAATTTTGGAAGGAACAAGTACAAAAACATAATGTTGAACTTAAACAATATAATGAAGAAAAAGGTGGGGATGAAGATAGAAATTTTGAAGTATCAGAAGAATTAAAAGCATTTTTTAATGAAAATAATAAAGGAAATGAATTTCAAATATTTATAGATTCAATTCCAGGAGGAGAAGTTAAAATTCCTTTGAATAATTTATTTACTATTATGAATAAAGTTATAACCAATAAAGGAGGTTCTATTTCTACTAAATTTATGGGTCAACCTTTTAACTTTGATAAATCATTAATTGAATCATGGAAAAAGGATATGTTAGAATATATTCACTTTTTAACAGATGTTAATCAATTAACCAATTCAGATCTATATCAAAGTAAAATTTTAAAAGATGGTACTTTTTTAAATGCGTTGTTTATTATTAAAGCTGCAGGTTTAGGTAGAGGAGAAATTTTATTGCTTTACATGACTAATGATTCTAGAGTTTCTGGTGGAAGTGAATCATTTGATTTAAAAATTGGTGATATTAAATATGAAGTTAAAGAATATGTAATGGGTTCAGATTGTTCATCTGTAGAAAGATGTTCAAAAAAAGCTGAAGCAGGTGTTATTAGATTAGGAACTGGTGGAAAAGTTACACGTTTTCAATTCTGGAAAAATATTCAAGAAACTATAAGAGTTGCTCAAGAAATTTATGAAAAATATGGAGATTCACTACAATCAATTACCGGAGATTATTTATATGAAACGTGGTTAAACTTAATTGATGATGAATTAGATCATCCTAAAGCTGTTTTTGGTGGAGTTGCTGGTGGTGAAATAGGGAAAGAAAGATGGAACATGTTAAAATTATGGTATTATTTAGCAAATGAATTTACAACAAAAGGTATTTCACAAACTGAAGATCAATTTACAATGGCAACATTACAAGGCCCAGATGTAAAACCAGATACCATATTAATTGAACCTGTTGAAAAAGGTGAATTACAAGTTGGAGATATGATTGAAGTTAAATCAGATGAAGATATAACTGAAATGATAACATTATTAAAGAATTTACCGTACGTTAAAAACCCAAATCAATTAGATGAAGATATTAAAGAAATGCCAATAGATTACTTTGAAAGAGAAGGATTAGATAAATTTATTGTTTTTAGAAGAAAAAAAATATATATTGCTGATGGTTCACAATTTTCTTTTGCTAAGATATCACAAGCCGGTGTTAATATTATTGAAAGTGATTTATTAAAAGATAAAGCCGATGTTGGAAAAAGAGGATATGATGATTGGAAAAATGCTATTCAAAAAGAAATTGATGATGCTAAAACTAAAGAAGAAAAAATAGCTATATCTGATATAGCTAAGAAATTTAATTTATATGATTTTGTTATTCAAGAATTAGAAAAAGATTTTGAAGAATCTCAAACTCGTAAGATAGAACAAAAGAAAATGTCAAGTAAAAAATCTAGCGAAAGAACTAAACAAAAAAGATTAGAACTTAAAAAACAAAAAGAGCTAGTAACCACTGAAAGTTTTTATCCTAGATTATTTAACAAACTTTAACCTGCATCTTTAAAAACATTTTTAATTAATTGTTATATTACGTACTATGATAATTTTATTTATGAGAGATGAAAGAAAAGAGACAATCAAATAGTGAATTATACCCAGAAGCTTGGAATTTTTTTATTGACCAAGCACGAAATATAATGAATGAACCAATACTAAGTGCTGTAGCCAATTATAGAATACCAGTTCCAGATAAAAGTGGTGAATTTATATATGCTGATAGTCCAGAAATGTTATGGGCAAGATTTGTTAAAAAATTCTATGAACCAAATTTTAATTCTCCTTCTGTTTATGGAAAAATACAGTACATTGTACAAAATCTTAATCATTAAAAATTCATATAATAGATTAAACCTTTACTATGTTTAACTTTGAATTAACAAAAATAGATCCTTACAATTGTACTATTGAAGAATTAGAAAAAGAAATTGAAAGAATTAATAATATAAAAGAAGAATATTTTGGAACTGAACAATCAGTTAAAGTATTTATTAATTCAATTTACGGTGCTCTTGCATCCCCATATTTTGATGGGTATAATATATATGCCGCTGAAGCTGTTACCCTTCAAGGACAAGATATAAGTAGATTTGCTCGTCAATCATTAGATTATTATTTTCTTAATATGTGGCATTTAGATAAAGCCCTTCATAAGGAATTGGGATTGACATATGCAAATAAAATAACCCAAAAAACTGTTGTAATTTATGGAGATACTGATTCTATTTATATTACAATGGCTCCAGTAATTGCATCATGTGATATTAAAGGTGACCCTATTGAATTTCTTTTAAAAATTAAAGCATTAAGATTAGAACCTTATCTTAATAAATGTTTTGAAGAATATGCAAAATCTTTTAATTCAAAAAATAGACAAGAATTAGAATTAGAAAAAATTGCTTATTCTGCATTAATGGTAGCAAAGAAAAAATACATTTTGGATTTAGCATGGAAAGAACCGAGTATTATATTTCAACAACAAGAAAAAATTAAATATATTGGGATTGAAATTCAACAAGGTTCAACACCTAAATTTGCAAGAAAAGTTTTAAAAGAATTAATGAACCTCATTTTTAAATATAAAAAAGATTTAGATTATAGTCTTTTAATTAAAGAACTTAAAAAATATAAAAATGAATTTATTCTACAACCACCAGATGATATTTCTAAAACAGTTACGTTATCAGATTATGAAAAATATGTTTTAGAAGATAGAAAAAGAATACTTTTAGCAGATAAATGTCCGGTTCATAATAGAGGTTCGGCTGTATATAATAATAAATTGTTAAATTCTAAGCTTAAATCCAAATATAAATTAATTAAATCAGGTGATAAAGTTAAATGGTATTACACTAAAGATAATTCTGAAGTTTTTGCTTTTTTACCAAATAATTTCCCATATGAAATAGGCCCAGAAATTAATTATGATTTACAGTTTGAAACCATTATTATTAATCCATTAAATAGATTTGTTACTATTCTTGGATTGCCTGAAGTACCATCACAATTAATTTATGCGAAATCACTTTTTTAAAATTAAATATATAATAAAAAAATATTATGGAAGATTGGAAAATTGAACTAGATAATTGTATTAATTTACATTTTAAAGATTATCCTTATAAAGGAAAAGAAGAAATTCCAGAACTTACTGAATTTGCATTAGATAATATAGGCCACGAAGAAATAATTAGTGATGAAGAAAAATTTAAAGAAGCAATGGAAATGCTTACTACATATTTTGAATCACCAAATAATAAAATAATAGAATAATATGGGAAAATGGATTTATAAAATAGATTTATCTTCTGAATTTGAAGAATTTAATGAAGAACATTTAGATTTTGAAGAATTTAAAGAAGCTGTTATGCCAAAATTAAAAGATGCTTTAGATGAAATGATATCGAATGGAATTATAGATGATGAAAACGATATTATGCAAATTGAAGATTGTATAGAATATCTTAAAGATTCAGAAGATGAAGAAGATTGGGATTACAATTGGCAAACATTTTATGATTTGTGTGATGATTTAAGAATTTGGGTTGAAACCGCATAATAAAAATGGTTGATGAAATTATTATATCGGCTGGATTATTAATAATTCAAGATAATAAAATTTTATTGTGTCACCCTACCGGTTCTAAATGGTGGGGTACATATGGTATTCCAAAAGGCATTGTAGAAGAAGGAGAAGATGTAATTGATGCGGCTATTAGAGAAACTAAAGAAGAAGTAGGAATTGAAATTCCTAAACAATGGGTATGGCCTAAAATATATACAATTGATTATATAAACAGTGATAATGAATTATTTAAAAAAGTATATTATTACATTGTTAAAACAGAAAATATAGTTATTGATAAATCTAAATTACAAAAAGAAGAAGTTGATTGGGCTGGATTTGTTGATAAAAGGGAAGCAGAAAAAAGAATACTTTGGAGATTTAAGTCAATGTTAAAATATTTAACATAATGTACGAAAAATTATTTTATTATACCGATAATAAAGAAGACATTATTAATTTAATGTTAGAAGCTAAATCTAAAGCTTTTAAAATTCATACAGAAATAATGCCACAAACTGAATGGATAAGAAAACCTGTAAATAAAACTTTTTTTGAATTATTAAATATGTTTAAAAAATGGAATGGGTTTTATCATTTTAGATATATTTATAAAACATTTCCAGATGATGAGTGTATAGAAATTTGGTTATCAGATATGCAAGAAAATAAAACAAATAAAGATTTATATGTTTTATCATTAGAGCTTGATAGAAAATATTTTTTATATTTTATTAAAAAATATAATTTAAAAAGATTATTAAAGTAAGTGTTAAACGTAAGTAATTATAAAATTGAAATATTTACAATCGACGAATTCGCAGATTTCTTTTATAACCATTTTGCCCCACCTGAAATTTATCATGATACTACAGTATATGATTTAAAAGCCAAATTTGAGTATTTTGATTGGGATGATTTTTCACCAATGTGGGCTCCAAAAAAATATATTGATGCATGCCGATTTATTGTTGCTTATAATCACAAAGATATTTTAGGAATTTGTAAATTTTCATATTATGAATTTGATAAACATTATGCTGTTTCATATACATCAACTAATAAAGATTATTATAATCAAGGAATAGCAACCAATTTAAATAATGTGTTATTTAAATATTTTTCAGAAACATACCCAAATGAAATTTTATATTTAAGTGGATATTCAATTAAAGGCTGGAAATTTTTAAGATCTAGTATATTAAAATTATCTCAACAATATCATGTTAAAATAAAAGAAAAACCAATTCAGTATGATTTTTCTTGGAACAATGATGAAGATATTGTTACAAAAAGCCAAGAAGAAATTAAAAAAATTTATGGCACGTTAGAAAGTTATCACCAATATCTTTGTGAGGAATTTTTAGGAATTGAAGATAGAGAAGGATTTAAAAATGTTGATGAACCAACAAATTTTTATAAAAATCCAAATTCTATTAAAAATATGCAAGGTGATATAAGAGGTATTAGTGATAAAGAAGGTGATTTATATGTGTGTGACAATGCTAATTATTTACATGGTTCTATTGGAAAGTGGTTGAAAGAAAATAATTTTCTAAAGTGGAATAATGATACTAGAATATATGACCCAGCAAAAAACTTTGATGTACTTTTGTGGACACGATGGGAAAAAACTAATAAATTTTATTTATCAGATTCTTCAGAAACATATTTACAAACTATTATTGAATATGAATTAGAAGATTTTTTACCTAAGCTTAGAAAAATGTATTCAAGACTTAAGAAAAAAAATCCTCAATATGAATTTTATTTTGGGTATAGTCCTGGTAGTACCTTACATGTAGATAAAATAATAAAACGTCAAGAATAAAACTTTCTGCCTTATTTTTCTTATAAAAATAAAATTAATTATTTTATGATAAAGAAAAAACCTATTAAAACTGCAAAGGCAGACAAACCAGTTAAAGAAGTAAAACAAAAAGAATTAAAGGAACCTAAAATTCCTTCCACTATACCAACAGTCGGTAAAGATTTTCAAAAAAATTTTAGTGATTTAAATAACATATTAAGTAAGTTTTCAGAAGATGGAGACGTACTTGATGTTTGTAAATATGCCAAAATAGCAGAATTTATTTCTACAGGTATTTATATATTAAATGCTTGTATAAGTGGTTCAATTTTTGGGGGTATGCCTAATAATCGTTCTTTAGTTTGGGCGGGTGAAGAAGGTTCAGGAAAAACTTATTTATCTTTAAGTATTGCAAGAAATGGAATTCCCATGGGATATATTCCAATTTATTTTGATACTGAAGGTTCTATGGATCCTGAATTTTGTAGAAGATTAGGTGTTGATCCTAAATATGTTCGTATTGAACCTATTCATACAGTAAGTGAATTTATGCATTATATTGCTAAGATGCTAAATGAATTTAAAGCAATGAAAAAAGCAGGAAAAGCTATTCCTAAGGTAATGATTATTTTTGACTCATTAGGAAATACAACTACTGAAAAAGAAATGGCTGATGCTATATCAGGAAGTGATAAAAGAGATATGACTAAACAACAAAATATTAGAGCTTTATTTAGAGTTGTTGGATTAGATTTATCTATGTTTGGTATTCCTTTTATTGTTAATAATCACGTATATGAAAAAGTAGGTTCTTATATCCCTGGTAAACAAGTATCCGGTGGTGGTGGAATTTTATATAATGCATCAATAATTAATATGTTAACTAAATCTCAATTGGTTGACGATAAGAAAAAAGCCGAATTAAATAAAGCCGGCATTGAAGCTACTAAAGTAGGCATTACGATTACTGTTACCCCACTTAAACAAAGGTTTGCAAGAACTATTAAAGCAAAAATTCATATTCCATTTTATAAAAAACCAAATCCATTTGTAGGATTAGAAAATTTTGTAACGTGGGATTCATGTGGAATTGTAAGAGGAAAATGTTTAACTGAAAAAGAATATCTTAAATTAGATACAAAAGAACAAAAGAAATGTCATCAATTTTTAATTCTTATTGAAGGATTATCTAAAGGAGATGATGGAACTAGATATGCTTATCCAAAAGATAGTTCAAGAACTTTAGTTTGTAGACATTTAGGTGGTGAAATTTCTTTAACCGAATTATTTACAGAAAAAGTATTTACACAAGAAATATTACATGAATTGGATGAAAAGATTATTAAACCAGCATTTATGTTACCAGACATAGAATCACTTGAAGATTTAAAAGAAATAAGTGATGAACTCGGTGGTGAAGAAGAAGTTGATTTAACAGGTGTCCCAGAAATAGTTGAAACAGAAGTAAATGAAGTTAATTAATAAAAATATTGTAAAAGTTAAAAACTTAATTAATATTATTGATAATCCAACGTATGAGGATTTATTTTTTGAAATTGTTAATTTTTTAGATTCAGAAAAAAGATATGATGGAATTTTTAACATTAAAGAAGCTTCCTTAAAAACACGTTGCAGAATAGCCTCAGACTTCACTGAAGACATTTATGAACTTGAGCAAAGGAAATATATTAAAAAACTAAAATATACCCAGTACGAGGTAGAAAACCATCTATGGGAATTTGAGAATATATAATAAAATAATCAATTAAAATGAATACAGTAGTAAAAGATTTTTGGAAAGCATTAATTTTAGCAGTTGTAATATTTATAGCTGCATTAGTATTAGGTTTAATTTTAAAACCAGTATATATTGCATTAATATTATTTACAATAATTATAGTAATTAAGTTTAAAAGTATATGGGCTGGTCTCAAATATTATTGGAGTCTTATTTTTAAAAATGAAAAATGAAAAAGAAAAAAACATCTCAACATTATAAAGAACCACCAAAGAAATCTATTATATTAGAAGGTTTAGTAATTCCATTTTCTGATAAGCCAAATTTAAATGGTAGAATTTATACTAAGGATTCTATTCAAAACTATGATTCATTTAAAGAATTAGTTACTAATCATAGAATTTATGGAAGCTTAGGACAAGATGATTTTTTAAATTCCAGTAATGTATCACATGAAATTATAGATGTAAGTTTAAATGAAAATGGAATTACTGGAAAAATTAAAATTTTAAATACCCCGGCAGGTGATTTAGTATTAAAATTATTAAAAGAAAACTTACAATTTTCTATTCGTCCAAGAGGTGTTGGAACCGTTGATTCATCAGGTTATGTACATTTAGATGAATTATTATCATTTGATATTATACCAAAAGAAGAAGACGCATTTTGTGAAATAGATAATTATAGTCTTAGGCAACTTGGTTATGTTGATGCATCTGGGTATGCACATGAAACTGAAATTATAAGTCTAGATCCTATATGAAAGAATATCATTTCAAAATAAAAAAAGATCATCATTATTCTAATTGTGATGTATTTAAGCCAATTATTAATACTGGAAGAATTGATAAAAAAATTATGGCTTTATTTTCAAATGATTGCATATATAATGAAACAGAATTACCTTCTCCGGGGATTAATAAACTATTAGGATTTACGAGAATACATCACCAAGAAAAAATACCAGTATTTAAAAATTTCTGTAATTCTTGGTTAATAGGTTGGAAATGCTCTCTTTTCAATAAAGAATATAAGCTTTTATTTTATTCATATTATGATTATAGAGGAGAAGAATTTAGAATACCAATTAACACTAATCACGGGTATAATTTTAATAAACCAATGAATATTACTGTATTTGAAAGACAAGATCATATGAGTTGGGAAATTTCACAAGGAATGTATCACGATAGTTTTACACAGCCAATAGGATTGGCAACACCTAAAATAGGATATCATTTATGGCCGTATTTTGGTGGTAAATCAAGAGCACCACATGATATGTATATTAATCTATCTCTTTAACAAATTCTTTTAAAACTTAATTGAATTTCTTTATAATAAAGATAAAAAATAAAAATGAATATACCCGCACATCAAGAAAGTGTATTTTATCATTATATTCTATCCAACCCAATATTCTTAAACACAACTAAACCAGAATTTTTTACAAATCAGTTTGTAAAAGATATATTTGTTATTGCTAAAGAATATGCAGATAAATATAAAAGTGCACCCTCAAAAGAACAAATATCTTCTTTAATTCATATTAAAGGATTACAAGAAACTTTAACTCCAGATATTGTTGAATCATTATATAATGTAAGAGAATTATTATCACAATATAGTGTTGATTGGTTAGATAAAAATATAGGTTCTTGGATTAGAGTAAGAAACCTTGATCACACAATGAGAAAGGCAATTGCTTATATGAAAACAACTTCAATGAATTCAGAAAATGCAGGTGATGTAGTTGAAACAGTTCGTGGAATGTTAACCAATGAAACTTCAATTGACTTTGGTTTTGATATGGGTTCAGATTTTTTTAATCCAGAATCACATAAACAATCCCGTTTAAAAAGAACATCTTCAGGTTATGATTATATTGATTTATGTTTAAAGGGTGGATATTGGGATGGCTCATTAATTGTATTTCTTTCTGGCCCTAAAGCTGGTAAATCAACGTGGCTTTGTAATTTAGCCGCTAAAAGTGTATCTACCGGTCAAAATACTGCATATATTACTCTTGAATTACAAGAAGAAATAGTAAACATGCGTATTGGTGCTAACATGTTAAATTTACCAATTGATGATTATGAAACATTAGCAGAAGATAGTGATTTAATTAAAACCAAAATTAATGATTTAATAACAAATAGTTTATCTCCATTAGGTACCTTATATGTTAAAGAATTTCCATCATCATCAACCAGTGCAAATGATATAGAAGCTCACTTACTAAAAGTTCAAGAATTATCTGGAAAGAAATTTAAAAATATTTTTGTTGATTATCTTAATATTATGAAGAATTGGAGAAATCCAAATTCTGAAAATCTTTATATTAAAATAAAACAAATTTCTGAAGACCTTAGAGCAATGGCCATGAGGAATAATTGGTGTGTTATTAGTTGTACCCAAACTAATAGAACAGGGTGGGAAAGTTCTGATTTAAGCATATTAAATATTTCTGAATCTGCGGGTTTAACACATACAGTCGATGTTTTATTTGGTATTATAACTAATGCTGAAATGAAAGCAAGGGGAGAATATTTCTTAAAATGTTTATTAAATAGGGTGGCACAATATGAAAATACGAGAAAAAGATATGGAATAGATTGGCATCATATGAGAATAGAAGAAGATATTCATTCACCTATACAAGATATGGATTTTATAGTTAATCATGTAGTTGCTGGACAACAACAACCAAGAGGATTAAGAGTAAGTCAATCACAAATCGCTGTTGCAGCAACACATGGTTATGAAACACGTATAGATGATGATGTTAGAAGTGCTGAATTATTTAATGATAATATTAAATAATTAATAAATTTTATCTTCAATAGTAATTGCTTCTTTTGGAATATTTGAATTAGTCCAAATTCCTTTATTTCCTTTTCCAAAATGTTGGTCAATATAAAATTTAGTGCCTTTGATTAATTTGGAAGTATCTATTTTAATTACTGAAAATGATTCTGTGCCATTTAATACATTTTCTTGGGTATAAATATCCATTTCATCTGTATCTCTAAGTTTTAATGCTAACATAATTTCAAATGCAGATTTTTTATCTGTCGTAAAATAAATTCTTTCAAAATATTTTCTATCTGAACCCTCACGTTTAATTAATCCTTTTTTTCTAATATTTTCTAAATTATAAAAAGGTGTTACATGATAAATATATTTTGGAACTTCTATTACTCTTTGTGTGTAATTAGGTTCTATTTCAATTAATATGGTATTAACTCCTCTTATATCTAAATAATAATAATCTTCATCATTAAGAAATTTAATGAAATCTTCTTTTTTAAGATTGGCTCTTTGTTTATGCTCAATAATTGAATGTCCATTCAGCGCTAAATCACTTACATACCAACCCCAACCATCTACTTTATCTATAATAAATTTTATGGTTTTTATCATTCTTTCATCTTTATGATCATTTAAAACAATTTTTATAAAATCATTAGTAGATTTAATATCAATGTTTGATTTTACCCAATAATCAATCCAATATTTAAAATTATTAGCCCAATTTTCTTTATATTTTTCAAATTCTTTTCTTGTAAATAATGAAGAATAGAATTCCCATATCTTTTTTTCTATAATTTTATTAGTTATAGATTGAACTCTACGCTCAAATAAAAAATCATCTAAAGATTCGAAAACAATATTCATTTTTAATATTCTATTTTAAATATATATCACAAAACTATAATAAAATAAATTCATAAAATATATGTATTTTGAAAATGAAGAAGATATGGAAGAAAAAAATAATAAATCTTTTAGCGGTGAAGAATGTACTTATGAACCCTTTACCGGACCAATGAAAATTAATGATAGTGTTACTCACTTATATGAAGATTTAATAGCTGATGATTTAATTGTATATAGGTCTAATAAAATGTTAGAAGAATTCATGTATGAAATATTTCTTCAATCATCTTTTTATAATAAATACAAAAATCCAAAAAGAATAGAAAAAAGTGATGTAAATAAAATGTTTTATTATTTTAAAGATAAAATATTAGAAAAACAAATTTTTTCTGCTTATGATATTTTTAGATGCTTTGCTGAATTTTTTCAAATTAATTATGAACTTTTATACAATGAAATTTCCATTTCTAATCAAGAAGATGTATTAAAAGATTTTAACAAGATACATCAAATATCACATAGATTTAAGTCACAAAGATTATTCTAACTAATATATAGTATATAAAATCTTAAGAATCATGAAACTCTTAAGGTTTTTTTATTTATAAATAACTAAAAAGACTATGTATAACTTATGGACATTGATATGGTTCAGTATAAATTAAACACAGAAGAGATCAATTATAACAAAATATTCTTATTATCAGATTTACATTTCGGAGTTAGGGCAAATTCACTTGAATGGGTAGAAAATCAACGAGGATTTTTTACCGATTTTTATATTCCTTTTTTAAAAGAAAATGTTAAGAAGGGAGATATTCTTTTTATACTAGGGGATGTGTTTGATAACAGACAAATGATAGATATTTTTGTTATGAATATTGTAATTGATTTATTTATTGAATTATCTAATATATTACCAGTTCATATAATGGCAGGTAATCATGACATATATAAAAAATATGATACTAATATTAATTCTCTTAAAGTATTTAAATCTATTCCAAACATTAAAATATATGAAAACCCAATTGTAATTTCAAATAAAAAATCATCCATTTTAATTTTAACATGGTTTGGTAATAAAGAAAAAGAAGAAAATTTTATTAAATATAATCCAACAGATTATATTTTTGCACACGGAGATTTTAGTGGATTTAAAAGAGATAATGGTACTGAAATAAATAAAGGAATTGATTTAAATACTTTTTCTTTTAAACGAATAATATCTGGTCATATTCATAAAAGACAAGAATCTGAAAATTTTATTTACTTAGGTTCTCCATATCATACTAAAAGATCAGATATTGGAAATACAAAGGGTGTATATGTTTTTGCTCCAAATAATAATAAAATATTTTTTAAAGAAAATGATTTTTCACCAAAATTTCAAAGAGTATATTTGGAATCCATTTTAGAATTAACTAAAAATGATGTTTCAAAAATATTAAATAATAATTATACTGATATAATTGTTCCAAATAAATGGATTCATCTTTTTAATTTAACCAAATTTATTGATATTTTAGATGATTGTAAATTTAAAAAAATAGAAACAGTTGGTGAAAAAAGAAAATATGAAGAAAATATTAGTGAAGTTGTTGAAGATATTGATATTAGAGACATACCAACGCTCTTAGATAATGTAATAATTGAATTTAAATTTAACCCAGATACTATTGCTAAGTTAAGAACTTTAAATAAGCAATATTACGAAAAGAGCACTAAAGAAGAAACACAAATACCAAATTAAAATGAAATTAAAAAAAATAGAATGGAGAAATATTGGGCCTTATGGTAATAAGATTCAAACTCTTGAATTTCCAGAAGATGGCGGTTTATGGATGGTTCTAGGACGTAATGGTGCTGGAAAATCAACTCTTATAAATCTTCCAAAAATTTTATATTATGGAAAACTAAATAAATTTAATAAGGATGAAATAGCTAATCGTATTAATAAACACGGTTGGGTAAGAGGAGAAATACAAGTTAGCCCTGAAAATTTTGTAGTAATTGAAAGAAAATTATCACCATCTGAACTTTATGTAGAAAAAAATGGAGAGGATATTGGAAAATCTGGTATTAATAATTATCAAGATTTTATTGATGCTGAAGTAACTGGTTTACCTTATCATGTTTTTTCTAACATAGTATCTTTATCAATTAATGATTTTAAATCTTTTATTTCAATGACACCTAATGATAAAAGAATTATTATTGATAAACTTTTTGCAATGGAAATCATTAATAAAATGAATGAACTTGTTAAAAAGGATTTAAGAGATATTAAAACTAACATAGAAATTTATAATAGAGAAATTAAAACTCTAGAAAATTATGTTAATAATGCATCAAAAGAATTATCTGACTTACAAAATAAAGTACAAGAAGATAATACTGCAAAATTAAAAACACTTGAAAATCAATTAACAGCTTTAAAACCAAAATTAAAAGAAGCATATAATAAACTTCAACTTTATCAAAATAACAAAAATAAAATTGATGGTGCTTATACTGAATTTACAAGACAAAAAACTAAAATTCAACATGAAATAGCAGAATTTCAAAAGAAAATTAATTTATTTAATCAAGATAAATGCCCAACTTGTGAAACCCCATTTAATGATAATAGATTTGTTTTATTAAAGGGTGAATTAGAAACGAACATTCACTCAAAAGAAATTCAATTAAATACTTTAAATACATCAGAATCTAAATATATAACATTATTAAAAAATACTAATGACGGTATTGCTCAAATTAATTTATACATAGGAAATGCCCAAAGATATTTAACTACAATTGAAAAAGAATATAATAATTTAAAACAAGATAAACCTAAAGAATTTGATAGTATTAAAAATATTATATCTGATGGAAATATTAAACTCAAACAAATAGAAGAAAATAAAATTCAATTAGATGATAGTAATAAATATTTATCTATTTTAGAAGAACTTTATTCTGATAATGGAATTAAAAAAAGAATATTAGAAAATTATTTACCAACACTTAATAGAGAAGTTGAATATACACTAACAGAATTACATTTTCCATATTCATTAATATTTAATTCAGATTTTGAACCCGAATTAAGTTATTTAGGAATGGAAATTAATGTAGAAACACTAAGCACAGGTGAAAAGAAAAGGGTTGATTTAGCAGTTCTTATTAGTATTATAAGAATGTTAAAAAGGAAATATCCAAATTTAAATATATTCTTACTTGATGAAATTCTTTCTTCAATTGATGGTGATGGAATCTATGATATTATTGGATTATTACAAAGGACCGCAAAAGAACTTTGTATGAATATTTTTATTATTAATTTTGCCCCATTACCAATTGAATATTTTTCATATAGAGTCGAAATCACTAAAAATTCAGGATTTTCAGATATGACAATTGAAAAATTAGAAAACGGTGAAGAAATAATTCCGGAAGAATAATTATATTACTTCATAATTAATACATTTATAATCATGAGGCATTATGTTGGTTTGTTCTTTTACTTCATCATTAATAATAATACTTAATTTAACCACATTATTATTTGAATAAGCACATAACATTATTTTATCACCAACAAAAGATTCAAAAAGCCAAATAAAAGTATTGTTAACAATATTTTTATTCCATAAATTATTACTTTGACAACCAACTTCAATAATTCCCTGGCCTTCTACTTTAAACATAACTATAATTTTTTTATCATTAATTTGATTTTCCATATTTTTAATTTTTAATTTATATATCCTCAAATATATAAAATAAAATCTTTGTTTTCAGTATACAGGGAATTTATATGAATCTTTATTTAAGTGAACATAAATTAAGACTTACCTAATTTAACAAATATTAACAATATAACAAGAATAGTTTAATACAAAAAAAGTTAAATTGTATATATAAATAAAATAAAATTATATAACCCATGAAAAATAAATTTAATCCTCAAGATTATTCTAATTCATCAACTGCAGATGTTATGCAAGTTTTAGATGGTAATCCAGATTTAGTAAATTATCTTGTTAAATATTTAAACATTGGAATAATTAAATCACCAGCTGATTTTAAAAAACATATAGGTAAGTGGCTGGTTGACAATTGGGATGCGAGTTTTAGTCAAATATTATTTTTACAATCAAAAGATATTAATTGGGATGAAGTGAAACAAAATTTACTTTTAACTGAAAATAAAAAATCAAAAATTAAAAAATTAGTAAGAGAAGGTTTAAATGATAATATTAGTAAGTGGTCTGATAAAATTAAACAAGAAACAGAACCCTATGTTAATAAGTATGAAACAAAAGATTTTCTTGTAAAAGTTGGATGGTTAGATGAAAGAAAATTTATACCTATTGAAGGATATGATAAATATTTTTCTAATTTGATAGATGCTGAACATTACCAAGTTAACATATTTTATTTGCCAGAATTACGCAAATATCAAATTTATATGATTGCAAAATTATTTAAATTAGGAGAAGATGGTAAAACTTATAAATATATTTCAAGACAAACTTGGTAAAAATTAATTAATACAATGAAAGAAAAAAATACAAAACTAGTTCCGGAAAATATTAATGAATATCAATATTTAAATGAAACAGGGCCTGCTTTAGAAAACTGGCTATATCTAATACACCATGTTCACGCTGCAGATAAAAAAAATAAAGATGAAGAATTACACCACTGTCCTATGTTAGATCATTTAGGAAATAAATATCAAATGGACCATGTTATGGGAAAGGATGGAAAAATGTATCATTGTATAACTGGTTTAATGGAAGATCAAAAAGTATATTGGAGTGAAAACGAAGCAATAGAAGATGGTCAAAAAATACCATGCGCCGATAGACAACTTAAAAAGAATTAATATGAAAACAATTGAATTATCAAAACAATTAAATTACACAAAAGAAGATTTTCTTCAAGTCACAAAACAAGCAGTATTAGATGGGTTTAAAAAAATGAAAGGTAATCGCCCTGGTGTATTATTATCAGGTGGAGTTGACAGTGCTATATTAGCTATTTTAGCACATCAATTTAATCCCGATACTCGTTATTTTACTATTGGGCCAAATTATAATCATCCTGATGTAGTTTCTGCCACCAGGTTTGCTAAAGAAATGAATTTTAAATTAGATGTTTATATTCCATCTCAAAAAACTAGAGAAGAAGCAAGGAAATTGTTTACATCAGAATATTCTGATGGTGATGAAGCCGTATTATTAATATTACTAAAGGCATCTAAATATGCTACTGATGTATTATGTACAGATGGTATAGATGAATTAATGGGTGGATATTGGGAACATTGGAATTATAAAATAAGAAAACAACCAATTGGTTATGCTTTTAATAAATTTTGGGATCAATTAGAACCTTTTCATTTAAAGCCTCTTAATTCTTCTGGAATAAAAGCAGGAGTTAATATTATTACGGTTTTTACAGATGATAAATTTATAGAATATGTTTCTCATATTCCTTATGAAGATAGAGTAAGTTGTGATACGGGAAAAATTTTATGGAAAGATATTGCAAGAATGATTGGAGTACCAGAATGGGTTATTCAAAGAAAAAAATTAGGATTTTGTGATGCCCTAAAAGAATTTTAAATGGAAACAAAAGAAGTTTATATTAAACCAGATATATATCGAGTAGATAAAATGACATTTCCATTTGATGGAATAAAACATTTTATTAATAAACAATGTCAAGATTGTAAAACAGAATTATGTTATAGAGAATGTATTCATTTTGCAGCTCTGGGATGTAGACAATGTTCTTCATGTCATGGTTGTAGATAAAATAATAAATAAAATGGAAACTATAAAAATTAAAAAAGAAACTAAAAAAGCTGTTTATGAAAAACCTAAATTTGTTGAAAGAAATAGCTTAGCATTTCCAAAAGAAATTTGGGAACAATTTAATGGCGGAAGATTTTGTATTCAATGCAGTGGATGCCACGGATGCAGATAATAAAATAATAAAATTTTATGAAACATAATTATATATCAGTACATGAAAATTTAAATGAATTTGCTAAAAGTAGAAGCAAAAATAAAAAAACCATGATACGTAAACCGAAAATAGATTCAACAGATAAATGGCCGGAAGATGATGAAGATCTCATACCAGATGAAGATATGGAATTATCAGATGAAGATGTTATTTCTCCAGATGAAGTTATTATACCTGAAGATGATGAAATTGAAATTTATGAAGTTGATACTTTAAAATATATTAAAAAAGAATTGGCTAAACCAGAAATTAGTAGAAATAATATTAAATTTAAATATGAAAATGAATATGTAAAAGGTATTCCTATGGCAATATTATCAAATGGAGATGCTATTTTATTTAAAATTATTTCTGGCCTTAAGAAATTTACAACTAGCAAAATTATATTATTATGAGAGCAAGAAACATAACTCAATGGGATGAAAAGATTCCTGGAAATAAAGAAATGCAAGTATTAGATTTTTATAATCAAAATTATGGTTTTCTTTATAGAGAAACAATGTATAAATTTAAAACTATTTTTAAAGATTTTTTAAATGTAGATTGGGCCGGAGAAAATAGATTAGATTTAGAAGAAGATATACAAGGAGTATTTTGGAATAAAATTGTTGAACCTGGTTGGTCACCTGATATTTTATCAGAATTTGATAATAAAGCTCAAAGTTGGGGAAATGATAATGAAAGTATTGACGCATATAATTTATTATGGGATAAATTCTATGAAATAGAAAAAATGGTTTGTGAAAAACTGGGCATACCACCAGAAACTGTAGACATATAAAATAATACGTAAAATGAAAGCAATAAAAGTAAATGAAGCTAAGGCACCTATATATTGGACAGGTGTTATAGGTGATTTTGATGATTTTGGAGATATGATATTCAATGAATTCATAGATGGAAAAACAAATAAAGGTCCTTGGGCTATAATGACTCCAACCACTTTTGATGTTTATGGTGTTGGTAAATTAGGCACCGGATATGGTCAAAGATATAGAAAACAAGGAAATGGTAAATGGCTAAAGGTTGAAGGATAAAATAATATTTTTCTTATTAATAAATCATTTGTGATTTATTTTCCTATAATAAATCATTATGGATATATTACAAAAAATAGAAGAATTTCGTACTACTTTTCTTCGTGAAAATTTTAAATGGCGTAAAGGACAGTGTGAAGCCATTGAACAAATAGTTCAAACATACATAGATAATAAATATAAAGTAGTTATTTTAGATGCACCAACAGGCAGTGGCAAATCAATCATTGCAATGTGTGTTTCATGGATTTTAAATCAATTAAATAAAAGAGGATATATACTTGCCTCAGATATATCTTTACAAGAACAATATGAAAAAGATTTTAACCAATTTAATTTAAACTGGGGTTCAGTTAAAGGCGTTGATAATTATCTATGTATTGATAATGATGAAAAACATTCATTAGGCACATGCCATATAAGAGGCAAAATACCGAAGACATTTCCTTGTTATAATGATTGTCCATATTACAATGCTCGTGATAAAGCATCTGAGTCACCCACATCACTTCTGAACTATGCTTACTGGTTTATCATGATGAATTATGTAAATTTATTCTTGGATAAAACACAACAAATATTTCCACCCCGCGATTTTTTAATAGCAGATGAAGCACACAAAATATTAGATTTAGTTCAAAATCACTATTCACCAAAATTTAATGGACATACATTAGAAAAATTACAAAAAATAACAGAATTTTTTAATGTTCATAAAATAAATGAACATGATGTTGATTATAAAATAATCAAAGAATCTATAAAAAAATTATATGATGAAGAAAACCAAGACAAACTTTTAGCATTATTAAAAATTATTGAAGAACATTTTGAAACTTATAAAGGTTCAGTTGAAATATTTAAAAAGGCAATTAATCAAAAGTACAAAAAGAAAGTACCTTATGAATGGAGGCACATTGCAACTCTTTGTGATTGGTTAAAAGATATGCACTGTAAAATAGAAGATTATGTAAATATAATATCTTCAACTACTTCAAGAAATTTAATTAAAAACCCATCCTTTGAAGAATTAACTTTCAATTGTTTAAGTGAAAATTATTTAATTCATAAATATTTTCATAAATGGGCTGGATTTACTGTATTAATGAGTGCAACATTTTCAGATCCAGCAATGTATATTCAAACTATATTTCTTAATAATGCTAAATATATTAAAATAGATAATAGTTTTAATTTTGACAAATCACCTATTTATTTTTATAACAAAAGAAGAATGTCTTATAATCAAATGGAAGCTAATCTTCCGTGGTTATATAATACAATAGATACAATAATTAATAAACATCCAAATGAAAATGGAATTATACACTCTGCTTCATATGATTTAGCTTTAAAAATTTATAAAAATGTTTCAGAAGAAAGTAGAAAAAGAATTTTAATTTATAATGGAACTGGTGAAAAACGAGATGTGTTGGAACAACTTAAAGTTAACAATAACAAAATTTTAATGGGCCCATCATTATTAGAAGGATTGGATTTAAAAAATGATTGGTGTAGATTTGCTATATTTGCTAAGGTTCCATATTTAAGTTTAACTGATAAATATGTTTCAACTAAATTAAAAATTGATCCTAATTGGTATAAATGGAAAGCAATAGTAAATATATTACAAGGTACAGGTAGACCAATAAGAAATGAAACAGATTGGGCTATTACATATATACTCGATGGTAATTTAGGCGATTTAATTCATTATAATAGAAAAGCCTTTCCAATTGAATTTATTCAAAGACTTAAAATAGTAGATGAATAAATATTAAAAACTATTCATGCAAGCTAAATTTGTAAATGAAGCAATAGACCCAAAAACTAAATTACTTAATAGAGTTTTAAAAAGAATTACATTAATAAATCAATCTTTTGTTCATTCTTTTAATATTAAATCCAGAAAAAAATGGGAGACTTATTTAAAAGATTATGAAGGTGATGTAATAAGAACAAGAGCCAATGTTGCTTTTGATTTTATTTGGGAAGTAGCAAAATTAGTTGGGTTATACCCATCACAAGGTGATTGGATGAATAGAGAAAAAGACCCGGTAAATCATTTCCAATATGAATGTTGGGCATCATTAGACCCACCAGGAGATTTAGCATTCTATCAATTAGATGGTATGATCTATGTTGATAATAATAACCAAGTTAATTTATATTATACCAGAATTAAATTATATGATGATGATTATAATGAAGTAATAGGTTTAATAGAAACAAATCATGAAGCTTATTATAATTATCAAGATACAATTTATGAAAAAAAATATCAATCATTTTCTAAAAATAATCGCTGGTTTTGGTATGATTTTGTAAAAAAATTTAATGAAAAAACTCAACGTAACTTAAAAAAATTAACTAAATTAGATAAAGGAGAAGTTGAATTTTCATTAACACAAGATCTTGTTTATTTAATTTGTAAAAAAATAGGAGTTGATGTTATACCTAGTGAAATTAAATGGGATAATGAAGAAAGATATAAAAAATATGATAGTTCTTTTAATGGTATTGAATTTAAAATTGAAAAAAATATTGATGATGTTCCTATTCAAATAGATGGAAATATTTATTTTGGAAGAGATTTTGAAATTTATATAAGTGGCTCTGAATTTAAAATTCTACATTATGGGTGGCATATTTTGTTTGAACCTAAAAAAGATTAGTCAGATATATATTAAAATGAATATTTTTAATGGCCTTACAAAATAAATATAATAATGAAAAACTCTTAATTAGAGCCGTAATTGCAGGTTTATTAGATGTTTTAAATAATCAATTAGAATATGAACAAGTTTGGAGCAATGATGATATAGAAACAATTAAAATACCTTGGTTCTATAATCAAAGTGGTGATGAACGTTTCATGCAAGATTTTTATACTCATTACTCAGGTTGTGCACCAGTACCTATTGACGGAAATTTCGATGTTACACCTCGTGGAATTATAACATATACAGGTTCAGCTGTAAACACACAAAGAATGACATCACGTTATGTTCAAGGACAATATTTAAAACAAGTTGATGGTCAATTACAATCATATTCTTCTTACTTAAGACCAATTCCTTTTGATGTTAAAATTGCTTGTGAAATTCAGCCAAATGGAATGGTTCCTGCCCTTAAAATAGAACAAGTAATATATGAAACTTTTTTTAGAACATTAACATATTATGTATATTTTAAAGGAATGAGAATAGGTTGTACTGTAGGATTTCCAGAAACCATATCTACAGAAAATATTGTAGCTTATAGCTATGATAATCCAAAACAAATAAAACAAACATTTGAATTAGGAATTGAAACATATCTTCCAGTGTTTGATCAAACAACAGAAGTAAATTCAAATTCAAGAATTAAAGGATTTGGTATTAGACTTTATTCCCCTCCAGAAAAAGATGATGGAAGAATTACAGTAGTTTCTCCAATTAATAATTCAACACTTTATAAAAATGCTAATATTTTAATTGAATGGAATTATGATAGAGAAGGTGCTATTATTAATAGAGTAGATTTATATTGGCAATATAATAGTTCAACTAACACACAATGGTATACTATAGAAAAATTTATACCTAATCATGAATATTATTTATGGAATGTACCCCAATCATTTACAGAATATAAAGAACCAACTATAATATTTGATGAAACACAATCATTAAATTTAATTAGACCACCATTAATAAAAATTATTCCTGATTTAGTAACAAAATTAATTGATGTAAGTTCATTTATAATATTAGATACTGGATATTTTAATACTGGTAATATCGATACTTCTATAGGTATAGTATTAGAAATGAAAAACACTCATAATAAAATTACATACACAAATGAAGGTGCTATTAAAATAAATTTGATTGGAAATAAAATAGATCTAACAAATCCAGTGTATATAGAACCTTCAATTTATTTTACTGGTAATATAGATTATAAAGATATCAATATTATCGTGGCTAATAGTGTTAATCCAGAACATTACGGAATAATAAATAACGTTAAAATTGTCTAAAATATTAAAAAAAAATTAAATATATAAAAAAAATAATCACTATTTTTAAATAAAAATAAAAAGCTTATGATATCAAGAATCAATCAACTTAAGAATCAAACTAATTCCAACAAAATTAAAGCTATTTGTGAATCTGCTATTGGAATACTAAGTTCAGTTGTATATAATAATGTAACGCCAGAAGCTAAGTATGAAATAGAAAGAACGGCATTAGAAAATCTTTTTGAAAATTTACAAAATTTCAAGAATGATATTGTTGTTAAAGAATGGCTTAATAATACAAATAGAATTTATGCTATTAAGAACATTGGAGTTAGAAAAGCTATCAATATATTAGAACAATCAGAAGCTAAATTTAATCCAACACTAAAGGAAATTCTAATACAATATAAAGAAATGTTATTAGATACACCTGAAGTTTTATTATATGAAAGCTTTTTACCAGCACTTGAACCTTTTGGTTATTTACCAACGGTTCAACAACAAATAGATTATGTTGAAGATATTGTTAAAAAATATAATATTGATATTGAAATTAGTAAGATTATCGAAGCAATGAAAACTTCTAAAAGTAATTATTTATTACCTTTAATTGAAGATGTTGTAGAAACTTATTTAACTAATAAAACAGAACAAAGCAAACACTATTTAAAAGAAACATTAATTAAATTTAGCTATGACGATTTTGTAAGAAGTATTATTAATTTAGTTAATGCAGATGCTACTAATTTACAATTAGAATATGCTAATGCTTTTTGTGACATTGAAAAAATTTATTCACCATTATTTTATTTAGGAGAAAATGAAGTTATTTTTAATATCAAAGGAAGATACTTTGTTAAAAAAGGAAATAATGTTTCTAAATTATCAAAAGAATATGTATCTAATTTAAATCCAGAATTTATTTCATTATGTGAAACTATTAATAATCCTATAATTACTATTAAAAATAATAATAATATTGAATTATATTCTGATAAAGATATTGCTGTTATTAATAAAAACGGTGTAACAGTAAATGAATCATTTTTATCTGTTGAACAATTAAATGAAAGTTTAGAAATAGCTCCAATGACTGGAAAAACTGAATTCTATTCATTAATAAAAACTTTATATGAAAATTTTGATGAATTTGCAGAAATTGATTTTGTTAAAAGAGTTTCACTTAAAGAAAATACTGATTATGCAGCAGATATTTTTAAATTAAGAGATAATATTTTCATTTCTACATATGACCCTATTAATAATAAAGATACATTTTATAGAAATGTAAATCCTATTCAAGCAAAAGAAATTATGATGGAACATTTACGTTATGATGTTTCAAAAGTATTTGAAGATATACTTCCAAAAGAAGAAAAAATATTGGCAGAAGTTGAAGAAACTAAAGCTGAATATGCTAATTATATTAATTTAATTGAAACTAAATTAAATGTAGTTCTATCACAACCAAATAATAAAATTAAAGATGAACTCGTTAAAATTCTTACAGAAGAATTATCAGAAATTAAAATTGAATATCAAGATTACTTAAATGAAGTTGAAAAATATATTAGACCATTAAATGAAGAAGTTACAGTAACTGTTAATGTTGATGGTAAAAAATATATTGTTCCAATTCCTAAAGAAGAAGATGAAGTTGGAAGTGCAGGAGATGAAGATTCATTAACTGCTAATTATACAAATGATGAACCTGCTTCACAAGTAACTTTTGATGATCAAGAATCTGAATTATTGGGTGATTCACCATCAAGACAAGAAGATGAGGTAGATTTGGACCAAGATAGAATAGAAGATGAAATTGATTCTATTGAAAAAGAAAAAGAACAAGAAACAGAAGAAAACCCAGAAATAAATCCTGAAAATCCGGAAGAGGAAGAAGGAAAGGCTGGAACCGAAGTAACATCAGATGAAGAAGAAAATAAAGAAGGCGATGAAGAAGAAAAAGATGAAAATGGTAATCCAGTTAAAAAAGAAAAAAAACCTCTTAAAAAAGAAAGTTTCGTGAAAGAAGAAGCTGAAAAAGAAGATACTAAATCAGAAGTTAAAAAAAGTAAAAAAGTTTTTTTAAAAAAAAAGTTAACTGAAACTTCAATTGGAATGGACTTTAATGAACCTCTAAAGGACATAGATATTACTAAAGCAGTTTATAACTCAAAATTACAACTTCCATTAGAAGCTGTTTATTGGGCTGCATATGAAGGAGATAATCTTATAGAAAATTATCCTATTGGTGATCACCCTATAACTCTTTATGACAAAGAAGATTTAATTGAATTTTTAAAAGGATTATTAGTTCAGTTAAACCATGCAACAACAATTAAATTTTATTCCAGATTTGATGGTTCATTAGAAGGAACTGTTAATCTTAGAATTACTGAATCATTAAATGAATCTTTTCCAAATATTACTGATACTGTAATGTATAAAAATCAAAAAGCTAGTATCACTGGTCAATTAGCTAATGGTGATTTTATTATACAAAAATATAGTGATGGTTCAACAGAATATGCTAAGCCAAGTGAAGTTAAGTTAGTTGGTGTCAAAGTAGAAACTATGAAACCACCGTTTAAATTTGATGAAAAAACACAAAAACTTTTATTTGAACAATATGTAAAATGTGGTATTTATATGGGAAAAGTCCCAGTTAAATTAGATAATTGTTATGTAAAATATTCTGAATGGGCAAATACCCCAACTGATAAGTTATTAAATGTACTTGTTGAAGGTGAATTAAGTATGTTACCAAAAGAACAAATAAATGTTTTGGAAGACCCAAATGATTTTGCAAATCCTTCAAATTATATACAAGGAGTTGTTATAGATACAAACGGAACTGCATTACAAAATGTTTTAATTAATGCAATTGATTATACTCAAAGTGTTGGTGAAGCTGACATGATAAGAGTTTTAAACACAGAAACAAATGAATTAACTACATATCCCAAAGGCGCGCTAAAAACTTTAGCAGTTTAACTAAAATAAATTACTAATAATGGGGTTATTACTTATATTTGGAATTAATAGTGTAAATGATATATTTAATATTATTACTGCTGCCGGTGCTATAGGCGCAGCAATAGCAGCTGCTATTTATACATTTAAAAGCAGAGGTACTAAAGAAATGAAAGAAACTATTAAAAAAATTGCAGAAAATGTTGCTAATATTGAAATTAATTTTACATCTACAAAAAATGATTTAGAAGAAATTAAAAAATCAGTAGTTAAATTAGATACTTCTAATACCACAGATCATAATAAATTATTTGATAATATTAGAACAACAACTAAAGTAGTATCAGATTTAATAGAAAAAGCAGATATAGATAAAGCAATTGATAATGTTTTAATTAATGCAGAAGGATTTATTAATAATGATTATAAAATAACTGCTTTTTTTGAATTATCAGCTGCACTTGTAAAACAAATGATTACAGAAATTATTAAAACTGGCATATCAAATATGACAAAAGCAGAATTAAAAGCTAAAGTTGATTATGCTAGATATGAAATAAGAGAATATTATAATCAATTTGAAAATGATTTTTTAATTACAATAAGACCAAAATTAGTAGAACTTATAGAAAAATATCAAGAAGATTTATATTCTATTCATGATGATGTTATTAATGATAAAAATCTTAGAATTAAAATAACCTCGACTTTATTATTACAACACACATTTAGCTATGTTATTCAAGAAAGATATAAATATGTTTCAACCCACCCATTAGATAATCAAAAGCAAGAATAAAACTTATTCCCTTTGATCCTCATATAATATAAAAATATGAAATTATGGCAACAGTTCATCATGTTAAAAATGCAATTCTAAGAGAAGAAATAATTAAATGCAAAGAAAAAGATAAAATATCTGACGATGCAATTAAAATGTTTCAATTAATGGCTAATAAATATTCAAGAAGATATTCATATCAATATGAACAAGATAGAGAAGATTGTATATCTTTTGCAGTAATAGATTGCTATATGTATTGGAGAGGGTATGACCCAAGTGTTTCACAGAATGCTTTTGCTTATTTTTCGCAAGTGATACATAATGGATTTAGTAAAAGTTGGAGAAAGCTTTATGGAAATTTTCCAAAGAAAAATAAAATAAGCATTAACAATAATTCAATATATAGTATATGATAAGCATAAATGAAAGATCTGGAGCCAGTTTTGGTTGTTTAATGTTATTTTTTGATATCGAAAATTGGGATTATTTCATTAAAAACTATATTAAAGAAGAAGATGTTTATGATGATGAAAATCATGATTTTGGATTAGAGTTTGAAGCACACTGTACTGTAATATATGGATTTAACAATTATGATGGTATAATAGATGATATTAAAAAACACCTTTCAAATAAATTACCAGAAGATGTTTATACTAAAAAAATATCAATTTTTCCAAAAGATGATTATAAAAATTATGATGTAGTGAAGTTTGACATAATATCTGAACAACTAAAAAAATTAAATAATATCTTTAAAGATAATTTTAAAATTACTTCAGACTACCCAGATTATCACCCTCATATGACTATTGCATATGTTCAACCGGGAAAAGGAAAAGAATATACTAAGAAAAAGAATATCAAAATTAAATTAAAATCAAAGCAATTTGTTTATTCAGATGGGTTAGGTAATAAAATAGTTATTTAAATATGCCATATAATGAATCATATAAATATTAGTATTTTTTATGAATATATAAATTAAAATGGATTATCAAAAAACATATGAAAAATTAATAAATAATGCTAAAATACAATCAAGAAAAAAGAGTAAAAAATATTATTATGAAAAACATCATATTATTCCTAAATGTTTAAATGGTACTAATGAAAAAGAAAATTTAGTTTTATTGACAGCAAAAGAACATTTTATAGCACATAAATTATTAACAAAAATTTATAAAGGAAATAAAAAAATAAATCATGCGTTTCATTTAATGTCTTTTATGAATAAACGTAAATATGAAATTTCAGCAAAAGATTATGATTATGTAATTAAAATAATTAAACATACTCCAATTTCTGATGAAACTAGAACTAAATTAAAAAATATAAAACATACTAAAGAATGGAATGAAAAAATATCTAAAACTTTAAAAAATCATATTGTCACTAAAGAAACACGCGAAAAAATATCTATAAGTAACAAAGGAAAAATATGTACAGAAGAATCAAGAAAAAATTATATAAATGGAAATACAAATAAAAATTTAGGTAGAATACAATCAATTCAAACTAAAATTAAAATAAGTAATGGTAAAAAAGGAATTAAAAAAACTGAAGAAGTTAAAAATAAAATAAGTATAGGTTCAATAAATTCAAGAATTAAATGTATTTATTGTAATAAAGTAATTCCTTTAAATATATATAACAGGTGTCATGGAAATAATTGTAAAAATAATAAAATAAATGGATTATAATTCTGCATATAAAAAATGGCATAAACCTAATTTAACTGGAACAAAAGCTGAAGGTGGAACATCGTGGTCTAAACAAGGATATTATAAACCAGAAAATCCAAGTAAATATGTTGGACCAATAGACCTTATTATTTATAGGTCAAGTTGGGAATTTGCATTTTGTAAATATTGTGATTACAGTACATCTATTAAAAGATGGAGTGCGGAACCAATTAGGGTTCCATACTATGATAGAACAGCTAAGTTGGAAGAAAATCAAAAATTAGGGTTAAACCCAAATAACCCAGTAAATTGGAAAATAAAATATTATAATGTTGATTTTTGGATTGAACAAGAAAATAATAATGGTGTATTAGAAAAAATATTTATAGAAATAAAACCAAGTCATAAATTAAAAAAACCAGTTCCTCCAGTTAAAGATGCACCATTAAGAGAACAAAGACAATTTGTTAATAAAGCAAAAGAATATTTATCAAATGAAGCTAAATTTGCTGCTATTAATGCTTGGGCTCAGAAAAATAATTGTAAATTTTATATTTTTACAGAAGAAACACTTAAGAATATTCTTATGCGTTTTAATAAAACATAATAGATACGAAATGATTAAATTTTCAGAACAATATGAGGAATGTAAAAAAATTACAAATCCTGAAGGTACAGCAAGAGAAGTACTTTTTGAAAAATATATCAAACATAATATTAAAGGATTTGCAAAAAGAACTGAAATAGATTCAACAGATCAAGAAAGTTTATTAAAAGGAATTATACCATTACCCGGTATGATTTACACATTTATTTATAAAGAAGGAATACAAAATCTTTTTCAAAACAGTAAAAAAAATTATATAGATTACATACCTATTGTATTTTGCATTAATAATGGAAAAGATTATTTTAATGGGATTAATTTTAATATGCTTCCAGAAGAAGAAAGATTAAAATTTTTAGATTATTATTATGATATTTATAAAGAATTTTTTTCTGATGTTGAAAATTATACACAAAACGATAAATTAAGAATCAACGAAAACTTTATACGATATATTAAATCCGGAAACAATACTTCTATTTTCATGAAAATTTTCAATAAAAAATTTAATGCAAGTTTTGATTATGCTTTTCGAAAATACAATTTTAAAAAAATAATTCAACTTAGATTAATTGAATATGAGGAGTGGAAATATATTCCATTTTTTAAACCCAATGAAGCATTTAAATTATTAAATGAAAAAGCAATACAGGATTTATATTATGTCTTTAAGAATATTAATGCATAAATATATATAATAAAATACTAAAAGATGGCAGGTTTTGAATTAAGAAGCTTAGAAACGGGCTCAAAAAATAAAAGTACTTTTACTACTATTCCAAGAAATATTCAATTCCTAAGTTCCTTAGGAATGAAATGGGATGACAAGGTTATAAAACAATCTCGTTCTATTGGTTTAGCAGAAGAAGATTCAGTTGGATTAACACCATATTCTTTAATGGGGTCACCAAACCAATATGACCCAACACAAAAAGAATTTATTGCTTATTACGATTCTGAATATGCAACAAGAAGAGATTTTCTTCGTAGGTTTGCAATGAACGGAGAAATTGAATATGTTCTTGATATAATAGCAGATGAAACAATCGTATATGATGACAATAATTATTTTGTATATCCAAATACTAAAAATCTTAAATCTATAATAAAGGAAGAAAAAGCAAAAGAAATTGTAGATGATTTAAATGCTGCTTTTAAAAAAATATATTTTACATTTGGATTTAACAGTGGTGATGATGCATGGAGTTATTTAAAGAAATTTTTAATTGATGGGTTTATAGCATTTGAAATAATATATGATGAAAATGAAAATGGAGAAGCCACTGAAATAATTGAGTTTAAAGAAATGGACCCAATTACTCTTAAAACTGAAATTAGAAAAACAGAAGACGGAAATGATATTAGAGTATGGATTCAACATGAAGGTGATGCTAAATTACATAGAGAATTATTAGATGCAAATGTTATTTATATTTCATGGGCAAAGAGTAATTTTATTTCAAGATTATCTTATGTTGAAAGATTAGTAAGGTCTTTTAACATGTTGCGTACACTTGAAAATTCAAGATTAATTTGGAATGTATGGAATTCACAACAAAGAATGGTTATTAAAGTACCTATTGGAACTCAAAATGAATCTAAAGCAAGAACACGTTTATCTGAATTAAGAGCTTTTTATAAAGAAGATTTATTAGTTAATTATGAAAGTGGTGAAGTAACCATTAATGGTCAACCAAATTTCTCATTTGCTAAAACTTGGATGATACCTGTAAGAGAACAAGGTCAATCAGTTGATATATCTTCTGTAAAACCAGAAGGCTATGATATGAATAGTACTGAACAATTAAGATATTTTTGGTTAAAATTTATAACTGACTCAAAGGTTCCATCAAGTAGAATTAGTATGGGTGGTGGCGCAGAAGGAGCATCACCAGCAACATGGCAGGCGGGGTCAGAAGGCCTAATAAGAGAAGAAATGAGATTTTCTTACTTTATTAAAAGAATTAGATCTATGTATCAAGAATTACTTCTTAAACCAACATGGAACCAGTTTTGTTTAAAACACCCAGAATTTGCTAAAGATAAAATTTTAAAAGGTTCTTTGGGTATGAAATATGTTGAAGAAAATTTATTTACCTTAGCAAAAGAAAGAGAAATTGCAAATAAAGGTGCTGAATTAATAGGTAATTTAAGCAATATAAAAGAACAAATTGTAGATGGAACAGGTACTGTTGTTGACAGTAATTATGTTGACCCTAAATTTGCAGCTGAAAAGTATATGGATTGGACAGATAGTGATTTTAAATTGAATGAAAAATACAAACAACAAAGAAGAGAATTAATAAGAAAATTACAACGTGCTTATTCAAAATCAACAAAAGAAGGAGAAGGAGGTGAAGGCCCTGGAATGGGAAGCGAATTTGGCAGTGAATTTGGTGGCGGATTAAGTGGTCCAGAACTTGGGGGCGGAGAAGGAGGCGGCGAAGCAGCAACTCCAGAGGCTGGAGGTGAAGAAGCAATCTTTTAACATTAGTTAACAAAATTTTTAGTTATTTTGCACTCTAGAATATTATATTATAAATATGAAAACTAAACCGGATTTTAAATGTTTAGATAAAAAAAGTAAAAAAAGATTAATTTCTTTAGTTAAAAAATATAGATATAGATACTTGGATTTAATTAAAATATATGAGAATATACATAATAGTAAATATACATATCATTTAAATTTATTTCCAGATGATAATATTAAAATAGCTTATGAAATTATTATTGAAAAAGCCAATCAGTATTTAAAATGGTCTCATGCAATTGATAATTTTATGAAAGAAAAATATGGAAATAGTTATTATTTTCCAAAAAGAGATTAGGAGTGACTTACAATGTAAGTCTATTTATGAGGTATAGATGTTTGGACGGGAGTTCGAATCTCCCCAGCTCCACTACTATTAAAATTTAGGGGCTGACAGGATTTTGACAGCATTGATTAAGTAATAGAGAATATCCTAATAACGCAATAACTGGCGAAAATAGTTATGAAATGAAAATGGCTGCTTAAGAAGCACTCAGTTTCACGTGCACACCCTACGATAGTGGGTGTTTTTAAAAATAATAAATAATGAAACAATTTCACTATGTTTATATAACAACAAATTTAATTAATGGAAACCAATATATTGGTGATCATTCAACAAATAATTTAAATGATGGGTATTTAGGGAGCGGCAGACCTTATTTTCAACATGCTATTAAGAAATATGGTAAATCAAATTTTAAAAGAGAAATTTTAGAACATTTTAATAATAGAGAAGAAGCATTTTTAGCTCAAGAAAAATATATAAATCAGTTTAATACTTTATATCCTAATGGTTATAATATAAGTCCCAAAGGTGGTAATAAATTTAAAGGAAGTGTATCTGAAGAAAGTAAAAGAAAAATGAGTAATTCTCATAAAGGAGTTAAACGTGAACCTCATTCTGAAGAAACTAAATTAAAAATTAAAAAAGGAAATGAAGGTAAAAAAATATCAAAAGAAACAAGAGAAAAGATAAGCAATACTTTAAAAAATAATATTCCCTGGAATAAAGGATTAAAGAATTGTTTTTCTGAAGAAAGTAAAAGAAAAAATAGTGAATCTCATAAAGGAAAAAAGTTTTCAGAAGAACATATTAGAAAATTACGTATTTCTTTAAAAGGTAATCAAAATGCAAAAAGAATTTTTTTTACTTAAATATATATTAAAATAAATTTATACTATGAAAACATCCGGTGATTTTAAAATGAGTGATTATTTAGAAAAACTAAATGAAGAAGCTGAAATGAAAGATAATCCAACAGCTAAAGTTCCAGATGAAGGAATGATTATACCAGATACAAATCAAAAAACTTATAAATGGTTAAAATCAGAATATCAAAAAGGAAAAGTAGAAGTTAAAGTTGAAATGAGACTTGGTACAGCTAAATTTGAACCAGGATATTCAACTAAAGGTGCATCTGATTTTAAACCAGAAATTAAATCAAAATCTGGAAGCATTAAAGTAGAAGCTAAAACCACACCAAAGGTTAAAGAAACACTGCCTAAAGTAGAAGCAAAAGCTATTAAAAAAGAACCAAAGAAAGCTATTAAAGAAAAAGAAGAAGAACCAAAGGAAGAAAAAACTAAGGTAGAAGAATCTTTAAAAGCTAAAGTTAAAAAACTTAAAGGTCCTTATGTAGTTTATTTTGAAAAGAAATTACCTAATGCTGGTGGGTGGGATTTAACAAATGTAGTTGGAGGATTTGAAAAAGCTGGCGAAGCTAGAGAATATGGAAAGAAACATTTAAAAAAAGATCAAAAATATACAGCTTGTAAAATTGAAGCATTTAAACAAATTGATTTTGGTAAATTAAATGAAGGATTTAATCAAGGAACTACATTATACGATATGCTTCAAGAAATGGGCACATGGTTTAGTGTTCCACAAGTTGCTTTACAAGCAGCTAAAAAATCCGGTATTAATGAAGATAACCATCATGAATTTGCAAAGTTGGTAATGGATTGGCAAGATGGAAGATATGATGACGACCCAGATTATTTATATAATGAACTTTTAAATTTAATTGGTATGTAATGAAACTTGTTTCTGAATCATTAGATGAAAAATTAGTATTACCAATTAAAGTTGGTGATACTGTTTTAATGGGAAAATGGAAAAATAAGAAAATTAAAATTAAAAGATTTGGAAAAGATGAACACGGAGTACCAACTATTAATGGAAAAAAAGCATTAACTTTTAGATACTATAAACCAACAAAAAAAGATAAAGAAGAAATGAAAGCAAAAAAAATAAATGAAACTAAATCATCATTTTGGTCTATAAGTGATGAAGATATAAATGATCTTTTAGTAACAGCATTTGAAGGTGGTTCTAATTATTGGTATTACCTTGGTCATGACGCCGGTGAAATATATAGAAAATATGGAACACGCGGTACACCAACGGTTGATAGAATATTTTTAGCAGTACAAGCGGGTGAATCTATTCCTATTAGAGATGCTGAAGATGAAAATGAAATTTTAGGATATATTAATACAGCATCAATTAAAAAAGGAACACGTTTATTTAAAGAACAATATCCAAATAACTATTCTAATCTTAAATTAGAAGAATATGATGTAGAAGATGCTGATATTTGGCTTCAATTAGTGGTATTAGGAGAATTAACATTTGGTTAAAATAATAAAATAATATGAGAGCAAAAACAATAAACGAAGAAACAGAAGGTAGAAAACCATATTCTCCATATACTGATGATAGATTTGAAATAGTAAATTCATTTCCAACACATTTTAAAATTATTGATGAAAGATATAAACAAACATTTGACCCAACTGGTAAATGGTGGGAAATAACAGACTTTAAAGGGCATGAAGTTGGGACAAGAAAATTTGCATGGGTACCAACAAGAGTATGCATTTTTGGAATACTTAAAAAATAATTAATAACATGAGAGCAAAAACAATAAATGAAAATAATTTACCAGAAGGTGATGATATATTTCATGTTTACAGTGGATTAGATGCATTTGTTATTCATACTGAGAGTGGTGATGTATATTGCCCGTATATAGCAGTAATTGCAATAAATGAACAAGATGCAAGAAAAAAAGCTGCTTTAATTTGTGGTCAAAAACTTGAAGATCAAGAAACAAATCCAGATTATGATAATTATGTAAGTAAGGATGTTGAACATATTAGAAAATTTTAAATAATAATAAATTATGAGAGCAAAAACAATAAATGAATCACATCTTAATAATCAAAATATTAAAAGATTTGAAGGCATAGTAACTACAAAGGCACAAGATGATTTAGTAGAGTCAGTTATACAAATAGGAACAGATATTTTAGATGATGGTGGTGAACTAGAAGATATTCAAGTGTTTGTTAATTTTTTAATTACAAAAGCATTAGATGAATTAAATGAAATGAATCCACCAATTGATTTTGAAGATATTAATATGCGCGCACAAATGTATGATGCAGAAGATGAAGAATTACCACATACAGATGGATTTGCTAAATTTGCAGAAGATTCAGAACCAGGTGATATAGATTAATAAATAAAACATGATTAAAGACGATGGATTATCTAATAGATTAAATGCAAGAAAAAAAGGCATTCCTATAGAAGATAATAAAACAGAATTTATAACACAAACAGATGAACAAATAGAATTAATGGATAAAAATGGTGTTACAGAAGAACCATTTCCATATACAAAATCTTTTTGGAATTCTATGTTTACTTTATTAACCTATGGATTAATATACATAGTTATACCATTAATTCTTGGTTTAGCGTGGAACACAATACTAAATAAACATTGGAAATTTATTCCAATATATTGCATCGGATTTGCAACATACTACATATTAGATGAAATTAAATTAACTTTAAAAAAATAAATGAATTATAAGAAGATTATTCTTGTTGGGCCAGGCGCCTCTGGGAAAGATTATGCTCGAGAGTTATTAGTTAACAAAGGGTATTTAAAATTTGGGTGTACTTGTACCACAAGGCCAAAAAGAAACTATGAAATAGAAGGAAAAGATTATTATTTCATAAGTAAAGAAGAGTTTTTAACACGATTAAATAATAATGAATTCTATACTTGGATGGCTTTTAAAGATGGAGAATGGTATTACGGAAGACTTAAAAAAGATTTTTATGATGAATCCGTTAGATTAATTATTATGGCTCCAGGAGATATTAAACAGATTTTACCGGAAGATAGAAAAGATTGTTTAATAATTTATTTTAATATACCCGAACACATTAGAAAATCAAGATTAGGTTCTAGAAATGATGCTGATATTGTTGAAAGAAGATTAGATACAGATAGAAAAGATTTTGAAAATTTTAATGAATATGATATTGAGGTATGCAAAGAAAATTTTATATTTGAAGATCTTTTAAATTTATTAATAACTAATTAACATGCAAAACATTAAACATTATAAAACAAACAAATTAATATATACATTACAAAAGCCCAAATCTAAAAATTTGGTTAGTTTTTATTATGATAAAGAAGATAACTGGTTTATAGATATAGTAGAATATAGTAATAAAACCGGTGATATAAAGAACACATCAACAATTGTACAATCTACACTTGAACAAACCGTAAATTTTTATAAAGGACATGGTTATGAACAAATTTAACATTTTTTATATAATTAGAAAACCTTTTATAAAATTTACATATTATATTATAAATAAAACTTAAAATTAAAAATAATAATTTATGCCTGACACACCAGTAGTTAACAAGAATCAAACAGTTGAAACAAACGCGTATGTTCCTACATACAAAATTAAACCAGAATTTAAGCAAGCTATTTTAAATGCAATTGGTGATAGACCATTTAATGAAATAGCCGGGATTATGAATGCAATTGATGTTGAAGTTATGGATCACCCAACACTTACACAAATTTTAAATGTATTGGGTCAGTTTCCATTTATTAGGGTTCAACCAGTTATGGCTCGTATTTCCGAATTAGTAGAACAAGTTGTAGAAGAATAATTATTTTCTATAATTTTTTAACACTAATCACAAAAAACAAATTTAATTAAAATTATTATATGAAAATGAATGACAATTCAATTCAAGCAATCGCTGTAACTTTTATTAAGACAAAAAACAACACTACATTTACAACATTAGTTAAAAGATTAAAACCCGGTTTATTATCCTATATAAGAAAATATATTAAAGATAGAGATATTTGTAATGAAATTGTATCTCAAACTTTTATTTCTATTTGGGAAAAAATAGATCAATATAATGATAAATATAATTTTTCAACATGGGCTTATGCCATTGCAAGAAATGAAGCCCTTGGTTATATTAGAGTACAAAAGAAAATTTATTCACATGATTTAATGACCGAAAATCATTCAAAATTATTATCTCTTCATTCACCAGTTTATAATATGGATATAGAATGTACATTACCAGAAGGTACTGATTTATCAACCGTATTATATGATTATGTTTTAGATGAAATTTATAAATTAAAGGAACCATATAAAACAGTAATGGAACATCGTGAAATTCAAAATTTACAATTACAAGAAATAGCTAATAAGTTAGATTGGAAACTTTCAACTGTAAAAACTAGGATACGTAAAGCCAGAAAAGATATTGAAATAAATATTAAAAGAAAATATCCTGAATTAATAGAATCATATTATGAAATTTAAATTTAAAAAATGGTATGAATGGAGGCCTTTCATTGCTTATAGAGATATACAAAATTATCTTGATTGGATAAAAATAATTAAAAAAGAAGAAAAAGACCCTAAATCAAAGTATAATTTTTTTAAACTAAATCACAGTACATTTTATACTTTATACATTCAAACATCGTTAGAAGATGGTGATGAACAATTACCAATTGAAATGCAAAAAGCTAAATTAATAGAATATTTAGCACCTATTCATAGATACTTAGATGAAGATCTTGGTTTTGCTGAATATATTGTTCCAGAATTTAATCAATTTTATGTAGAAGGAAAACCAACATTAACTTATGGTGTAATGTACATTTTTGCTTTTAAACAATTATCTTTAAGATATATTTTAAAATATTTAGTATTTATAGGATTAACTTTATTTGTAATTTTAAGATATGGTCAGACCATTTTAAATTGGCTTTAATGAATGATATTAAATGGATAGCAGGATATAAAGGATTAGCTGAAGCATATATTAAATTAAGTGTTCCATCTGTTAGTACTATATTAAAAGATATGGTACCAGACCCAGAAATGGATGCATGGATAGCAGAAGTTGGTATTGATAAAGTAAATGAAATCTTAAAACAAGCTGCATATCGCGGAACCGTTATGCATAAATATATTGAGACTTTTATTAAAAATTATTTTATATCAAATACAAAAGATATAAATGAGAGTCTTAAAAGTATTTCTAATATAACATTTGATGATATACCAAAAGATAAAGTAAAAATTGGTTGGGAACTTTTTTATAAATGGTTTAACTATGGTCATATTAATTCATTTAGTAAATTTTATAGTAGTGAATTAAATATTTATTCTAAAAGATTATATTATAGAGGTATTTTAGATTTATGGTATAATCATATAAATTATGGTGGTATTATAACCGATTTTAAAACTGCAAGTAGTTTTGTTGAAACTGGTTCTATTAAAGAACATAAACATAAATTACAATTAAGTGGTTATGTAATTGCTTTAGAAGAAATGTTGAATAATGAAAATAATCAATATAAACTAGATGCTGCATCAATATTATTAGTACATACAAAATCTGATCAAATACAAGAAATAATATTACAGGGGGAAGAACTTGATAAATACAAAAGCGAATTTGAAACTTTAGTTAAACAATGGCATATTAAAAATAATCAAGAATATTTAATAAAATAAAAATACAATGGAAGAATCAACAGTACAAATAAGTGAACCTGTAGAAGAAATTAAAGAAAAACCAATTGAAAATAAACCAACGCCAGAAGATATTGAAGCTGCAAAAAAAGAATTTGAAGATGCAGTTACTAAATTTAATGTATCAACTTGGGCAATTTCAAGTGAAGAAGATGCTTTAGATAGAGCAAATTATTTATTGGATTTTGTAAACAATAGATTAATGTGGGCTAAAACAGCATGGATGGGTGTAATAAAACTTAATGATGAATTAAATACAATTATTCCAAAATTAAAAAAAGGTGAAATTAAAGTATTAGAAGTTCCATATCAAGCTTTGGAATTTATATTATTTGTTTTAGATAATCCATCTGGGGTTGGAATAGACGATGCTAAAATTTTTGAAAAAGAACAACCATTTTTTGCACCATTTTATACAGATGTTTCAAATAAAACAGAAGAAGCAAGAAATGCTATAAAAGATATTCAATGGTTACAAGATAAATGGTCTGCAGCATCTCAAGGATTTTTTTTAGTAAAAGAACCTGAAGAAGAATATGAATTATCTAATGAAGAAATAAAAGAAATGAGTGGTCAAGAAATTACTGAATAACAACAATCCCTCCCACATGGGAATCCATTAAAATGGAAATCATAAAGGCCTTTAAGTAGGCCTTTTGATTTTTTAAACATTTTAATTTTGTGAATATATAAATTAAAAATTAAATATGAAAGATAAAACCAAACCATATCAAATAATAGTTGGAATTTTAATATTTCTTATTATAATTTTAGGTGTTAGTAAATGTAATTCCGGATTAAAAATACATAAGTTAGAAAAACAAATAATACAAAAAGATAGTATTATAGGAGTTAAAGATAAACAAATTCAAGAAAATACTTATCAATTAAAATTAGCAGAAACTAAAGAAAATGAAGCCAATAAAAGAGCAGATGAAATTAAAAACATAACAGAAAAAATTAAAACAAATACCACTATAACTATTAATACTCCAAAAGAAAAATAATTTTTTAAAATTTTTTATTCCAAGGAATTTTACCTTTATGTGATTCACTTAATTTTCTTTTATGCTCTTGAGACTTAGGCTTTTTCATTTTTAATTTAGTTTCTAAAGATTTTGGTTTGCACATTTTCTCTTTTAATTTAATACCTTTTTCTTCTCCAAAAATTTCTATATATGTTTGACCTTTATTCCAAGGAATTTGATCTTTATGTGATATACTTGATTTTAATCTGGTTTCTTTTGAAATAGGAATTGAATTAAATAATTCTTTAGCGTGTTGATAATCTTTTCCAGAAATAATATTATCATATCTTTTACTAAATGTCATTCTATAATACCCTAAGGCAATCCCTCTATTATTTTGATAAATATGGGTTAATAATTTATGACAAACAAAATGTTCTTTAGCAGTTAATAAAACTAAATTTTCTTTTTTATTAGTTCCATTTAAACATTTAGGAATGATATGATGTCTTTCATAATAGACATAATTAGGATTATCTTTAAATACTTTAATTCTATTTAAAGCTTTAGCATTTTGAATAATGCTTTCATATGTTTTTTGATAATTCATAGATTTCTATCCATTATTTTAAAGATATATAATTTATAAGGTGGACAGCATTTTCTATCCTAATGTTGTTTTATAAGCCAATATAAAACTAACACCTTATATTTATATATTCACAAAAACTTTTAATTTTTAAAATATATAAACAGAAAATAAATCAAATTAATATGTTTAAAAAATATCATAATAAATTATACCTTGGTTTAATTATAACATTTAGTATTCTTTATTTGTTTGTAGGTTTTGTATCTACATTACACTCTATTTCATTCTTTCATTTAACTAATGTAACTTGGTTAGCAATACTTTTAGGTTTATCATATGAAATCGGCCAATCTTCTGTGTTGTTTTCTATATTAATGACTAAAAATAAAAACAAAGTATTACCTTGGGCAATGATGATTTTATTAACAGCATTACAAATTACAGCAAATGTTTATGGTTCTTTTAAGTTTATAGAATCTAGTAATTCTAATGATTGGATGTATTGGCAAAAATCTATTTTAATTGGTGTAGAAGCAGATAGTCCTGAATTGTATAAAGTAATTATATCTTGGATAAGCGGTGCTTTATTACCAGTGGTAGCTCTTGGTATGACAGCATTAGTTGCACAAAATATTAAATTAAGAGAAGAAGAAATACAAAATTTACCGGAAATGAAATCTAGTTCTGTCAGTGAACCAGAACTTCAAGATGAAGGTAATTATATTGAACCAGATAGAAGTGAACAGACATCACTAGAATCACCAGAAACTATATCTAAAAGTTCTTATGATGGGGATATAAAAAATGATGTAAATGTTATAGATGTAAAACCAATTGAAAAAGATCCTAACCAGTAGAATCAATAAATTTTATTTCCCTTTCAGTAATACCATCTGGTTTTGGATGTGATTTTGATCTTGCTCTATGTGTATGAATATAAAATCCATTTTTATCAATACCCATATCAAATCCATTAGGTAAACTTTTTTCACGAATTTTCTTTTTTAAATCGGGGTGTTGATTTAGTCCACTTACTTTTCCTTTTTCTGCATGCGTATATTGTTTAACAAAATTAACAGCAATATCTTTATATTCTTTTGTTAAATTTTTTAGATTTTGAATTTTTTCTTTAATTTGTGGTATTGTTAAAGACTCATATTTTTCATTTAATGAAGCATATAAAAAATCAAAATTTAATAAAGCTAATTTATATGCTTCATTCATTGTTTGTTTATCATTTACATCCCACCATGTTTTCCCACCATCTTGAGAAAAGAAACATGGGTTTCTTTTATTTTGCCAAAATGGTTGATCAGACATTTCAGATACATCATTCCATTCATTAGGGTCAGAAGTAATAGGAGTTAATGTTTCCCAATTAGATAATTTATTAAAAATTTCTCTTACCATTCCAGCACTAAATCCTGAATGACCTTGATTTGTAAAAGTTTTCATTAAATCCATTACAGCATATGCTATCATTCCCTCATAATCCGCATCTTTATTAAATAATCCAGCACGCTTTAATTCATCTTCACTATGTAAAAGCAAAGGACTTTCGTTTAAAAATTCATTTAAACTTTCAGATACAATTTTTTTAGATTTTTGGTCTTCTTCTTGGTCTCGTATCCATTCTTCTAAATCATATAATTGTCTAATAGCATTTGCCCTAGAAATATTTTTTTCATGCATTGTATCTTTAATTTGTTTTTCTGTTATTTGATTTTCTATTGGTTCTTCTATACTTTCTTTTATAATTTCAACCGTATTAAACCATCTTTTTAAATCAGAATAAAGATAATGATTTACAGATTCAATTTCAGTCCATTCATTTGGGGCAATGTGTTTAAATCTACTTAATAAATTTTTATAAGTTGGAGTACCTTTTTTCCATATTAAATAATTATTGTTATTAACAAAAACTTTTACTTTAAGAATATTTCTTTTTTCATCTTCAAAAACATATTCATTCTTTCTTTGATGATATGAATTACTTTTTTGATAAATAAAATATTGATAAGCTCTACTTTGTATTCTTCTTTTATTTAGTTCTGATAATTTATTATAAATTTTAAAATAGGTTACAAAGATTTCCCAAAATTCATCCCAATTATAAACAGTGCCTTCGTTATCTGTTAAAGATTTAATAGATGAAATAAAAAATGCATTAATTTCATGAGATAAATTTGCATAAAGAGTTGATTTTTTTTCAATATCTTTAATATCACTAAGATTTTTTGATTTTATAAATGATTGTTCTGAATATTTTTCACCGTATTTTAATTCATCATAATGATGAGTTAATTCATGTTCAAAACTAAATTTTAATAATTTATATAATTTAGTAGCTTGAATTGATGATTCATAATCAATTATAGCATCTCTAAAATAAGTATATTTAGTTTTATCATCATCTAATTCTTGGTTTAAAATTTTTTCAAAAATACTTTCAATACTAATTTGAATATAATTTACAATATAATTATTGTCTTTTTCACGATATTTAGCAATAGTACGCCCACCATTAAATAATTGACTTGTAAATTCTACACCTAGTGTATCATTAACTTTTATAAAATAATTTTTTTTATTTTTTAAATTATCAATGATTTTATTAATATTCATTTTTGTTCTATTAATAACTTCATCCCAATATTCATTAATTTTTTGAAGCTTTTCTTCTTCATTTCTTTCATAAATTAATGATTCTCCAACAACAACATTTAAAGTTGCAGTTGTTGGGTCTATTTTAATTTTAGTAGATGTATTTTTATCTACAATTAAATAATATAAAAGTGTATTATTATTTGGGGATTTAACTAATCTTACTACCGTTCCAGAATATTTTTTTCCTTTATTAATTTCTTTTCCAGTAATAATATCACCAATATTAATAGTATCTACAAATTCATTTTCGCTTGGTCTTTGTTCAAGATTATGATTTAATGCAACAATATTATATGTATACATTGTAGTTGGGCCACCACTACCAGAACTTCCACCAAAACTATTAAATCCAGACATTCCTCTGCCATAGTATTTTGGTTGAAGACTAAATCCAGCACTTCCAAATTCATTTATTTTTCTTTTTCTTTTAATCATTATTAAATTAAAATATTTTTATAAGAATTCCATATACTCAACTTGTACTGAAAAAGTATGAGGATTAAATATATAAAGACCGGGAATTAAATTATACAACGCTAAACCAGACATAGATGAATCTGGGGCAGTTGTTATTGAATATAAAGCACCTACTTTAGTCCATAAACTAGAATCATTAATATAAGCTAAATAATCAACTGCGCTCATTTTTTCTGTTGTACTATCTCCGCTCATGCCAACATCAACTTGCTTAGTAACTTTAGAATATGATGAACCATCTAATTCATAAAAAGTAAAATACCCCGGAACATGATTTATGCAAACATAATCTTCATATCCACTTGTTGTGGTAGGATAATGTACTTTCATAAATATTCCTCTCATTGCACTATTAGGGTACATTGCATAAGGAATTTTTTCACTAATATCTAAATTAAAAATACTAGGGTCTCCATGAGTTATTGGTGAACCAGATATAGTTGAGGCATCATATAATGTTAAAACAAAATTAGATACATCATAATCAAATCCTAAATTAGAACCAGTAAAAGTAAATTTAGATGGGTCGTATAATAAAGTTATTCCAACATTATTATTTTGTAATATTAAATTAACTGCCGTATCAATTGGTAAACTAGTATCATAATTAGCAGATGCATTTATATTAATTCCAACATATTTAAAATTTTTATTATAATAAACAGAACAATCAATTTGCATATAATACTTATCTAAAGCTTCATCATAAGGCTGAAATGGCAAATTAAAATATTCTGTTCGTTGCAATAATCCTTTTGTTAATCCTTCTATAAAAATAACTTCACCTTGTGCTATTGTTTCTAATTTTTGAGTCCATGATACAACAGGAATTTTAATGTCAGAAAGATTAAATGACATTATTGTGTTCGAACCACTAATAATTCCAACTTGTTTTTTTGATAAAAATTCAAAATAATAAGAATCATTTTGATCCGCACATGGTTGCAAATTAGGGTTTATATAATCATTGGTAATACTATTATTAAATAAATCTGCCATTTTACAGGTTTTTATTTATATATTCAAACTAAAATACAGAAAATAAAAAAGCCCGGAAAAATCCGGGCTTTTTAAGTAGTTTAATAAATAAACTCCTTCTTTCTAAAGGGTTCCTTAAATATTTTAATCTATTATTTGATATTGATCTTTAAAATATATTTTTTGAATTTTATCAAATAAATGTGTGGTAATATAATTATCTCTCTTAAAAGTTATATATGTTTCTGGAACACCTAACATACGTTCTGATTTAGTTCTTAATTTCTTTACTAATTTTCTACAACTAACTTGATAATCATTTGTATTTAATACTTCTCTATAACCATTACCATCACGTGTTCCCTCAACTTTAATTACATCACCAACTTTAAGAATTTTTTTAAATTCTTCACCACGTTTTTCTTTTCTTTCTTTTTCATCTTTATATTTTTTATCACTTTCTATTTGTCTTTTATGCCTTATAATATTTGCTCTTAAAAGAACATCATTATAAAATTCATTAAGATCTTTAGTTGATAAAGATAATAAATAATCTACAATTTGACCTATAGATAATTCTTCTTCTTTTTTAAGAGATGAACTAAAATATCTTACGTTTTCAATTGTTTGATAAAGTGAAGCACCTCGTATATCACGTTGAGCACAAATTTCAATTAACTTTTCTTTATTTATTTCCATAATGTTTAATGTATTACACAACAAATTTAATTCTATCTTTTTTAATATTTTCAATACATTTTTGAAAATTATCTATATATCTTCCAGTTTTAAAATAAGCTTCTCCATTAGATGATTGTGGCATTGTTTTATTAGGTATCATTTCTCCATAACCATAAGCTATAGATATCATACCTTTAAATCCTAAGTGTGCATCAATACTTTCTAATATTTTAAGAGCAACTAATTCTACTTTATATCTTTCATTTTCTTTAAATTTTAAAGGAAATTGAAACATATAAGAAGGAACATATTGTTTAAACCAAGTAGAATATGACCACACATAAGATGTCTTTATAATAAGATTTTTGGAAAATTCTTTTTCAATTTTATTTAATGTGTTTTCAATAATTGTCTTTGGAACATTAGCTTCTTCAACAATTCTAACTGTATCTAAAAATTTAGCTATTCCGTATGGAAACCAAACACCATTTATAACCCAACCATTCATATATTTAAATTTTATTTTTATGCACAATCCCATTTAGCTGAATGACGATGTTGTCCAGGTAAATTTACATCACCTTCATCTTTTCCTTCTTCAACTATTTTTCTTAATGCTTCTTTTTCTTTTAATCTATCTTCTTTCCAATAAAATCTTCTAGTATCTCTTGGAACAACTGGATGGTAACTTTTGTTTTTCTTTTTATCTTTATTTGGATAATCTCTTTTCATATTTTAATAATAATCATTTTCATGATAGTCTTCATACCATCTTAACCATGCATTACTTCTTGAGTGAAAATACCATTTACTTCCGCATTCAGGGCATTCCCAAACAACAAAATCCATTCCGTTATATTCAAAAAAACCAATAATATATTCAACTAAATTATGCAATGCGGAAAAATCACATTCTTCACAATCACTAACACTTTTATTTGGTCTTCCTTGTTTTGGTATTCTATATTTAAGAGGTATCATATTTAAAATAAATTATTTGATTCTTTGACTAATACAATTGAATTGCGACTTACAATTTCTTTTTGATTATTATCTGTGAATTCTATTAAAATCGAATTCTTTTTTCCAACCTTTAATAATAAACAAGTTCTACCATATAAGGTTTTTCTTTTTTCGTTATTTTTCCAATTATACTTATAAAGTTTCATCTTTTTTATAAAGTCCCGGATATTTAATGTTATTAAAAACTCTATGATTTTCTTTAATAACTTTTTTAACTTTAACTTGGTTCTTGTGTGTTTTGCCCTTATTAGGAATAAGGTTTTTCTTTTTACTAGTACTCATTATATTATTTCTTTAATTATTGATTCTAAATATTCTAGTGATTTAATTTTATTTTTCCAATTATATTTTTTCATTAAAGCATCAGTTGCTAATCTCTTTATTATTTTACCTACAACTATGTTTGGAGTTTTAATTTCAAGAAAATCCATTATATCATCACCATTAATACTTAAATCTTTTAATGATGAAGGAATTTCTTTTTTATTCATTTCCTTTAAAATATTCTTTATTTTATCTGGTAAAATTACAGAATGCTTAATTAAAGGAGATTCATTTATAGAAATTAATACATTATATTTTAAATTTGCTTCGTTTTTATTTTCGTTTTGTATATAATAATCATAATGTGTGAATGTTGATAATAACTTTCCTAAATTTTCTATAGCCTTTGCTATATCAAATTCTCCTCTTAATTTTCCTTTATAAAGTTTAGCAGGATTTTGATTTGATAATAATCCTAATAGATAATAAAAAGATATCATATCTAAATTATTTAAATCTTGCTGATCAATACCTTCTATTGTATTTCCAAAAATATATTTATCTAATCCTGTTTTATTTAATAAGTTTATTGCTAATTCAGTATTACCTTTTTTATTAATAATTTTATTTAATTCATCTAAAATTCGTTCACCGGGTATTTTAGTAATTAAATGAGCATAATGTTTCATTAAACCAAATGTCCCATTATCAATTTGAAAATTAAATCTAGATGCAAATTGAATCACACGCATTATTCTCAATGGGTCATCTATAAAAGCTTCAGGATTAGTAGCAATAATTAAATGCTTTCTAATATCGCCCAATCCATCAAATGGGTCTATTATTTTTCCGGTTTTAATATTAACAGCAATACTATTAATAGTAATATCTCTTCTTCTTAAATCTTGTATAATATCAACACCTTCTGTGTTAACTTCAAATCCTTTGTGACCTTCACCAGTTTTAATATCTTCTCTTGGAACTGCAATATCTATATCTTCATCCCAACCTTTTGGTTTAAATTTAATAACTGCAAATGATTCTCCAACAATTTTAATTGAGCCATAAGGTCTTAATAAATGTTTAATTTCTTCTAGAGTTAAATCTTCAACAACAATATCAACATCTTTAATTGATTTATTTAAATAAGCATCACGCACACACCCCCCAATTAAATAAACATTAGATTTTTTCAATAATAATCTTATTGAAATTTCCTTTCTTAAAAGGTTTAACAAATCTGTTAATTGAGCAGGTAAATCCATTTTAGTTTTTATTTATATATTAATAGTGCGTTTTTCGTGTTACAAAACATAAAAGGTATAAACCACCAAATAAAACTATTGGTACCCAAATAGGGCTTAAAATCCATACCCAGTTCCAATCTATATTATCATTTAACTTTAATATTAAAAAAATTACAAATAAAAGTAATATAAATTCAGGAATTAAATCAATTACATGACTTAATTTAATTTTACTAAATATTTTATTTTGATTTTTCTTTTTCATTTTAATGGAATTTCTTTAAGTTCAAATACATTAAAAAATTCATCTTTGAAATACCATTTATAATATCCAATAAAACAAAAACCTGAATATTGTAAGTATTTCCTTTCATTTTATTATCTGTTTAAATTAAAGAGCAATACTTTTAATTTATCACATTGTTTTTGCATTGCATCAATACCTTGTGTTGACCATCCACCATTTTTAGTAGATGATATATGATTTTCTAAAAAATCAATTTGTTCTCTTACAGCTTTTTCCAGTTCTGTTACTGTATTAAAATCTACTCTCATTTTATTTTATTTTAATAATGATTTTATCCCAGAAATAAATTCCATTTTTCCCATTATTTTCCATTTTAAGGGACTAAATATACTATCAGAACTTTGATCTACAACATAATAAGTTGGTTTAGGATCACAACTTTCATTTGTAATTGCATCAAAATTAAAATTAATTTTTTTATCATTTAATATAATTTCTGACTTATAGCCAATAGTCCATTTTATTCCATTTCTGGCCATAGCATCTTTACCTTCACCAGTCATTGCATAACCATTATAAGGTAAATAATTAATATCAAAACCAGCATCTAAAATTGCTCTTGAAATATCACCAACAAACCTATCTTTTAATTTCTTTCCACTCAATTTGGCCATTTTTTCTGTATAAATAGTTGGTGTATTAGTATATCATAAAGGTTCTGAATTTCTTCTGGAGTTGCTCCTAATTCCAGAGCTTTATCACCCAAAGAAGAAAATGAACCTGAATAACTTTTCCAACTATCATTATATTTTAATGAACTATTTGCAAGTTTTAGACCGGCAACAAATCTAGCAATTGCCTTATTTTTATCTTTTATTAGTTTGGCTACTGTATCACCATCATTACCTTTCATAACTAAGTCCAGCATTCGTTCCCAATCTTTGGGAGAAATACCCATTGTGAAATCATTTACTTTTTTTGCTTTCATTTAACGTAATTTAATAGTTATTGTTTTATATTGTGGTTTATTATCACGAATACGAGTTCTTTTGTAAATTTGAAGTATCTTCTTAGGACCGGTTTTTTCTGTTCCTACTTCAATAGAACTATCAAACACCCAATCTCTCCAACTTTTTTTCCAAAACATAACTACTTATTATTTTAATTTAAGAAGTGCTAAGGACTCACCTCAGCACTTCTAAACCATATTTTTAATTGTCCAAATAATCTTCAGCAACTTCCCAAAGAACTTTGTTATATTCAATATTACGAACACCATTAAGGAGTTGTCTTGGATGAGATTTACGGCCGGAAGTAGCAAATTTATCAAATTCACCTTTTACCATACGTTCCTGAATAACATTGAACTTTGTCCAAAGGTCATCACCATTATCAGCATCACGAAGAGGCATAATAACATTATCAGGATTCATTTCCTTAAGAACCTTTTCAATAAGGACTTCACCATCTTCATCAAATAAACGAGCACCTACACGATGTGCATATGCTGAAACAGCAAATCCAAGTTGTTCATCAGGTGTAAGAATACGAGCGGCCATGTCACCAATATGTTCACCAACAACATTATAATGAGTCATTGTTTCTTCAACAAGGTCTTTCACTTCTTCAAATGATAAACCAATATGGCGAAATTTAACACCACTATAAAGTCCAGGCATAGCAACAACCAGTCCATTAGTACATACTAACCTGAAAAGGCCCATGTGAACTTTAGCACTGGATGAACCATTATGTGAATTATCAAGGATAATCTGAGGTTTTACTTTGTCATTTTTTAAATCCATGAAAGGAAATTCTGGATTTTCCAACCTTACAATATGACGGGCAAATGGGCTTTTACCATTTTGTTTTCCGGAGTAAGGAGCCCAACCTAACTTTGCAAAAAGAGCGAGGAGCTCATGGGTTGGCACAAAAGAATACTTATCACTGCGATTAGGGTCTTGTTTGGGTGAAAATGCCGCAGGAACATTTCCTTTAAGTTCGTCAAGTGACTTAACTTTAAAACCAACCGTTGTTAACATGTTTTCCATATTACTGTTTAATTATTGTGTTATGTGTAAATATTTTTTCCATGCATCTAATTGACCCTCATCACTAAGATGGGCCACGCATATATTTAAGGTTCTTCCTAAAATAGAATGAGCATGTTTAATAGTAAATCCTCTATCATTAGATATAATGATATACCCATTAGAATGATAGAGAAAATTACGGATTTTATTTTTATTAATAGCTTTCATATATTAAAGATCATTCTTTGCAACAATCTTCATAGCATTGACCATTTCAAAAATTTCTTCATAAGCAGTCATTTTACCTTTAACAAAGTTACGGAGTAACTTTTCTTTATCGGCATCTAACGTATTAAACTGGTTTTCCATTTCTTTGTGGTTTAGAGATATTGCTGTCTCTAATTTTGCCAGTTTTTTAAAAAGTTTATTGTTAGACATTGTTTATGAATTAAATGTTACAATAAAAGTATACAATTTATTTGACACTTAAAAATTTTAAATGTTAAAAAATGTTAAATTTTATTCTTGTTCATTTAAAATTGTTATAATATTGTGTGCAAAAGGAATTTGACAACCATGCCACACATCGTTTCCAAATATTTCAAATAATTCCCATAAAGAAACCTTTAAAAAATTGGTATCTTTGTTATAATTATAATCCATATAACATTTAAATTGAGGTTTTTCAAGAATTTCTTTTCCTCTTTCTGTTAATTCAACAATACATTGGTCATTAAAATTAACTTGCGTTGATGTTATTTTCATGTTATTTAATTATTTTAGTATATTTAGATTGTTTATATAAACGTTGATTATAGTTTATAACATGTATACTAGATGTTAAATAAGATAATAATACAATCAATATTCCATGATCTTGATATTGCATATTATTAATAATTAATCCTATAACTATATAAGCTATTCCTATTAAAACAAGAACTGTTACTATAATATTTTTTAATGGTTTCATATTATTTAATTTTTTTATTTGATAATTTTTTCATTTGTTTGGTTAAATCAGAATCATCAAAAAGAACGATTCCTTCATTAAGTTTTTCTGCCATTGTTTCAAATAAACCCTTTGACTTTATTTCAATAGGTGTACCTTCATATGCACTTAATATTCCAATAAATTGTCCCATTATAAATGCCCTATCAGTATCAGCCATAGCCCATTCATCAAGTTGTGCTGCTTCTATAATTTTGGCTTTTAATTCTTTAGATATCGGCGCTCCAATTTTCATCATCATGACACCAAGAACCTGATATCCAATTTCTTTTTCATACTTATCTTTTTCAATATAAGCAATATAAGCATTAATAACTTCATGAGTTAAACTTTTAACTGGTATATCAGCCATGCCAATTGTATTACCATCGACATCTTCCGGAAATTTTTCTACCTTTGCAAGACCATATAAAAGATCTTCAAAATCCAAAGGTATATCTCCACCCATAATATCTTTTGACCACCAACCCATTTTATTAATATTTAATGTTAAGTCCCAAAGCCGAAATAAGTTTATCAATCATTTCTTTATTAATAAAGAAAAGATAATCATTATCAATATCATGCCAACCCAAAGTTTTGTTATCTGGAGTACAAATAGAATGGCCCAAATTTATCCATTCTTTAGTTTGATAATCATGTTTTTCCTCATCAGCAAACTTTACAAGCCATTCTTCAATTTCTTTAATATCTTCATTTTTACAGAAAATATAAACAGGAGCAGTTTTAATGGTTCTTTCTTTGGTTCTCCAATCCATGAACTTAGCTGTTACATTAAATACATGAACTGTATATTCCTTAAGGTTATTTCCAATCCTTTCCCAGGACTTAGGTAGTGCACCCCATTCAAATTCTGCAGAGCCCATATAATCATAAGACCAAATGGAACTAAAAATTTCCATAGCCTCATCAGATAAACCACCGTTTTTATATCCACCACCAAAAGCAAAAGGATTACTTTTAAATCTGGAATCATTAGGATATGGTTTATTCAAACGTTGTAATAAATAAGGTCTTGTTTTCATTTTAATTATTTAATAATTCTTTTTTAGTTATTATTCTATTCAATCCATAACTAACATATTTTCCAGAAATTACGTTGCCACCGTTTGTAAGCAATCTTCCGAACATACCTAAATCTTTTCCGAATTTAGATATAGCTAATTTATGAGCCTGATTAAATGATAATCTTTTCATTTTTATTATTTTACTTTACGACCTAATACCCACCCACATTTTGTGTAAATATTAATGTCTTCTTTTTTAATTTTTTTATTTTCTTTATTATTAGTTATCCAACAAGTTCCATATTGAGAATTTCTTTCTCCTTTTTGTTTTCCTTGTTGAGATAAACTCATTTTTAATTTTGTTTCTTCTGTATGGTGTTTATTATAAAAAGGATGTTCTTTTCCTTGATTAACATCCTTCATACACTCTAAATATTTTAAACGATAAATTAAATCATTTTTAAGTTTTTCATGATGATTATGAAACATATCTCCATATAGTTTTATTTTTGCTTTACCACCTAAACTTGATATTTTTTTACGAATTTTAATATTTAAAATAGGCCAACCACCTTCTCCACCTAATTTTAAATTCATACATAATTTATCATGAACTAGTTCTTCATTAACTATTTGTCTTTCTCTTTCTTTTAGAGAATTTCTGTTTGTTAAAAATTCAATAATTTCTTTATTATGATTTTCAATACCGTGTTTATTTAAAGAACGTCTTAAATATTTTCCACTACCTAAATAACCATCATCCAAATTATCTGTTGAATGCATTCCAATGTAGTATTTGTTTGTACTAGTACATGTGGTTTTATAAATATAGTGATAAGTTTTTTGTTTCCTTGGCATATAGATTTTATTCTATATATTCACAAAGGAGTACAAAATATTACGAGAGTGGCTTTGAATAGATTCGAACTATTAACATTGTTCTATGTTCCATGTTTCTCTGTGGGCTATCATCCTCAGGAGCAAAGCCATGTATTTTATTTGTGATTGGAGAAGGGTTCGAACTTTCATTCTCAGTTGCCATAGAGGTCTGATGCACTTCCTATTATGCTATCCAATCTATGGTGGTAATAGCGGATGTTAATCCTCCCACCAATATTTTTATTTTTTCTTTGAAATACTTAAGCAAACTGGACCTATTCCTATCTGAATTGATTCAGGAGTAGTTAAAGGCCTGCCACACCTTGCACAGTGTCCCATATGATATACGTGTAATTTAGAATTCAATTTACTTTTGGCAATCTGATTGGTTAAGAAATTAAAAGCTTTAAAGGATAAAGCATCTGAACCACATTTTGAACCATTAGTTATTTGAAATCTTATACCATTATTGGCATTAATTAAAGAACCAATATATGAATATGAATGAACATTATCAGGGCCATTTAAAACAGATACCCAAAATACTTTTCCTTTAGAATCTCCATCCTTTGGTGTACGAATTTTATAGGTAAACCATTTACCAGTATCTTCGCTTTCCAAAGTAAGAGTAGCATTACCACCTAAAAGGTTATCTTTTATAGTGTTAAGACCTTCCAATGGATATTTATCTTTCATATAATTTTCAAATTCAATAATACCAAATTAACTAATAACTCGGACAGAAAAAAATTTATTATGTTAAAAATTGTTAAAAAGAAAAAGTCATTATAAACCAATTATTTATGATTTTTAATGACTTTCTATATTATATTCCAAAAGGATTTCTGGTATATTTCTAGATAAGTTCTGCGCGTTCTGATTAATTTTATACTAAAAGTAAAGGATTTATATTATTTTGAATCTGCCATTCCTAAAACCCACTTTAAAATGGAAATTCTAGATTCTAACTCATTCACAACTAACATGTTTTCAATCTGTCCTTGTTCATTGGCTCCTTGATTCTTAGCATATTGAAGTCTATTTTCTTCTATAGTTAACATCAACTCAATATCTTTCTGTGATTTCATTATATTAATAATTTATTAAATAGCCCTTACAACATTAATTTTTAAAAGATTATAAATTTCATTAACCTCTTCATTTACTATAGCAATAGCTTCCCTATAAATTTTATCAATTTCCATGTATCTAATAAGAATTTCTTTCTTTTCTTTTTGAGTAACCTTATAGATATAGGAACTATCACTTGTTGTATTAAAATAATTAGTATTCTCTAAAAAACCATAAGCATTAAAATAAGAATCAGCCTTTTCAGATTCCAAACGATGGGTATGATTATTATAATAATATCTTTTTTCTTTATAAGAGAAGGTAAAGCGACTGCCATCATATCTTGCATGATTAGTTAGAAAATAAGAAGGACTACTATAATTAGGTCTTGCACCTCTTTTTCTTCTATTCATGCCATATCCAAAGTGTATATTACTTTTATTTTTAAGGATATTATTAACTTCAACATCAATAATTTTAACTCTGTCAAGTTTTTCCTGTACAAGTGTCCTAATTTCTGGTGTTAAAATATCATATCTTGAATCAATTATATACATTTTGAATTGCCTTTTTTGTGCAAAACAAAATAATTTATAGGCTTCTGTCACATCATTTTTAGGATATGGTGGCTGTATATATAATTTATTCATCAAAAAATCCATATTAGATTGTTTGAAAATAGGATCGGGGGTTACATAATCAATATTGCATTTACCATCTTTATTAAAACCATAAAAAAAAGCAATCCGGGACCATCCAAATGTAGGTCTTTTCCTTCCATCCATTTCATGGATATGTTCTCTGTCTGTATAAAGGAACATAATACTATTTTGTATTATGTTTTTAAATTCATCCAAAGACTTAATTGTCTTGGATTTAAAAGGAATTAGTTCAATATTTTTCATATTTTAAATTATAAAATAAAGGTATAATTTATATCTGACTTATAAAAATAATTAATGTTAATAATTGTTAAATTTTAGTTTTAACAATATCAATCCATTCTGCTATAATTTCTTCCTGAATTTCATCATCAATTCCATCCCATTCATCACCTATACCACTTCTATCGGTTAAGTTATTTAAAATAGAGAATACTATTTCTTCTTCTTTTGATACTGGCAAACCTTTCAGAATATATTTATAATATTTTTGTTTTAATTTCATATTATTCTATGATTAATCCTTTACCAGATATATTTTTTATTTTCATAACAAGATGTAAATCCTTACATAACTTACGTAAATGGGTAACATAAACATCCATTGACCTACCAGCAAAATAATCTGACTTATGCCAGACTTTTTCAAGTATAATATCTTTAGATACTATCTTACCATAATTTCTTAAAAGTACTTCAAATACACCACCTTCCTTGGCAGATAATTTCTTAATTTCTTTATCAGCAATATAAATAACCCTTTGATTAGGTTCATACCTAAATGTATTAAATATAATAGGGTCTTCAGTTTTTTCAGTCAATTTAAGCAGTACATCAAAGTTCTTTTTATATAAAAGAAACATATTGAATATAACTGTTATACCAACATAATTGCTATGATATGGATAATAAAAATCAACATTAGATTTAATAGCTTCTTCACTAAAATCAAATGTCATTTTATAATCGTTAATAATCATTATAGGTATATACATATTAGATTTTCTAATAAAAGATACCTGTTTATTAATGTTTATATTATCTTGAATGATATAACCATCAACATCATTATTATTTACGTGTTCTAAAAAGGTTGATTCAACCTTTCCATTAATGATTTCAACATTAGAATTTTCATCTTTTGCAATTTGAATAACTCTATTAATAATATCAAAATCATTACTATGTATAAGTATTTTCATATTTTATATTTTAATAGCCAAATAATAAAAATTTAGCCGCGGCATATTTTTCATACCATTTGTTAAAATCACTTGGGTAAATATTTGCTATACACTCTCCCAACGTAGCTTCTTGGTATGTTGCAAATGTAGTATTTGCAATTAATTTACTTGTTGCTCTCCAACAATTTTCTTTTTCTTGATAAACCATTACTGTACAATACTAAATAAGGATTTTAAATCTTCAACACTAGCTTTAGCTTTACCTGGAACTCTTATATTAATATCATATTTAGCTTTCCAAAGTTTAGCTTTATCTTCTTTCCATTCATTGTATAATTTACTTCCAGGGCTAACAACCCCACCTGTATCATTTTGTAAAACTTCACAATGCAATGAACCGTCGGGGGTAATTGACATACAATTAATTGGTAATTCAGTAAATTTACCAATTATAGCAGCACCAACTGATGTATAATTTTTGGCAAAACAATTGGTAAAATCATAACTACCAATTTCAGTTTCAACACCATCAGGTGTAATAGCAAATGTGTTTTTGGTAACCCCGGCGACCCTAAACAAAAAGGACTCCATTGATTTACGACCAACCTTTACAGGCTTTGTATCTTTTTCAATTTTAATGGTAACAATCGGTTTTTCCTTTTTAAGAGATTTTTCTTTCTTTACTAATTTAGAGTCGCCGGAATTCTCTGATTTTTCTTCAGTATCTGATTCTGGCTTTTCAGTCTTAGGAGCTTTTTCCTTTACAAGCTTGGCAAGCTTAGGAGCCTTAAGAGCTTTAGGAGCTTTTTCCTTTACAAGCTTGGCAAGCTTAGGAGCCTTAGGAGCTTTAGGAGCTTTAGGAGCTTTTTCCTTTACAACCTTGGCAAGCTTAGGAGCCTTAGGAGCTTTAGGAGCTTTTTCCTTTACAACCTTGGCAGGCTTTGCAACTTTCTTTACCTTTTTTATTGGCTTTACCTTTTTAAGGGTAGTTTTCTTTACCGGTGTTGCCTTTTTAGGGTCAACTTTCTTTACCTTTTTTACCGGCTTTGCCTTCTTAACAGTGGCAGTTTTCTTTACCGGTGTTGCCTTTTTAGGGTCAACTTTCTTTACCTTTTTTACCGGCTTTGCCTTCTTAACAGTGGCGGTTTTCTTTACCGGCTTAGCTTCTTTTACAACCTTTTTAGTGGGTTTTGCAGCTTTCTTTGTGCTTTTCATTCTTTTGTTTAATTAATTTTTAACTTGTTGTTAAATGTAGAAGACTAATATACAATGAAGTTAAGACATGTTAAAATTTTTTATGTTAAAAAATGTTAAATTATTTAAGTTATTGATTACCAACTACCATATCTAATAGCACCACTATTATATAACTTAGTAATTTGGTTCTTAAAATGCTCAACATTTTTTTTATAAATTTCTTCTTTTTCTTTAATAACATTAAAGGTCCAGTTACCAAATAACCTTCCGGTATTAACAAAATCACCACAAGTGAGTTCTGTACCCTTCAAAACTGAAGACAATAGGTCACCAGGTCTGGTACTCATAGGTGGACTGTCAAGTTCTATACTATATTCCTGACTATATTCCCTTTTATCATTAGGATAATTGAATGTATCTTCCATAGTATTAACGGATTAAACGTTTAACAATAACTCTTTCCTTTGATAACCACATATTTGAGGCTTCTGAAATATTATAAACACATATTTGATTGGACAGTATTGCTTTAATCTTAATTAATTCACCTCTGTTATTTTCATAGGTCTTACCTATTTGGAGTTCAATTTGTTCTGACATATTTACTTTATAAGTATATTTATAATTTCCTTTACTTGTTCAACAGATAAGCTTCCCAATCCACTTAAAGACCATGAACTTGAATATTCTGCAATCCTTAATTCACGAGTTTCCTTATTACCATTTGTTATAGATAAATAATAACGTGTTTCGGTATATCCTCTAGGTTCAGCACCTCTAGCATAATGATTACTAACCCATTCTTCTTTAACAACAACCAAACAACCAAATAATTGGTTTAATTTAGCCACATGTGCAAGCTTAGCATTTTCCTTATTATTCTTACTTTCTTCCTCACGTTTCTTTGCTTCAATGGCTTCCTGACAATCTCTGATATAGTGGTCAATAAGTTTACTAAGATCGTTTGAATTTCTTTCCCTTACGCGATATAGAAAAAATGGATGATAACAATATTTACGACCATTCCGGGTGGTTTCTGTTGAAATACTAGTAGTATTAGTAATACCAGTATAGGATACTTCAACTTTTCTAGTCCCATCTAACCACTGTTCTAAGGTAGGAATAACAAATTTAAAATTCGCATCCTTTAAAGTCTTTTTAGACAAATAAGAACGAAAATCATGAACCCATGATTTCTTATATTCATCTACCTTATTATCATGAATTTTTTGAATTCGTTCTTCCAACTTTTTGGTAGCCAATTCAAAATATTCATTAAAAATATTTGAAAAGTCTATTGCAATACCAGCCTCAATTAAAGACTGAAATGGAGAAATTCCTCTTGTAAAAGAAACTTTGCCTTTATCATCACCATAAGTAGGAATCTCTAATCTACATGATTCAACTAAATTCCCAACTTTAAGAGAAACAGTCATATCTGCATCATCTGTAATATATTGACCTTTACTATCGCGGTCTAAACTAAATTCAAATTCATTTACTCTGATTGCAGGTAAGGTCATTTTATTTTCTTCTTTCATTTTTATATTTTTCAAATTCAATAATACCAAATTAACTAATAACTTAGACATAAAAAAATCTAATGTGTTAAAAAATGTTAAATTTCCTAACACATTAGATTTTAATATATTAAAGTTTTATAGAAAATCTGTCTTTCATTTTGGATATTGTTAATTCAGGTACATCATGAACATTAATATTCCCATGCCTATTTTCTACAATAATTGTAAAAACTCTATACCCAAACTTATTAGCTAAGCTAATATATGGAGCCATTTCAGAATCTGTAGTAAATGTATTAGCTACAAAAATCTTGCCAAAATCCATTCTCATGTGTTTCATAACAACAGTCTGACACCATTCATGAGCTCTTGGTAACAATTCTGGCTTCCATTCATACTTTCCATTTTTTTCAAAAAATTGGTCGGCTGATAAAACAGGCCAACTACCATCATCTGCTAAAAACTCAGCAAAGGTAGTCTTACCACTACCAGGAATTCCTCTTACTAAAATTAATGATTTTGTCATTATATTAAATTTGTGTTTATTATTTCTGTAACTACTTTATCAATGTCTTCATCCTTAATACAATAAAGAGTTGGTGTTTCAATACGTATAATGTGTATCTTGTTTAGATTAGTACCAATAAGACATGTATAGAAAACCTTTATATCTCCATTAGATACTTGGACACATTCAATATTTTCAGGTAAGTATTTCATACCCTTAATATTAAGTTGTTCACAAATATAATCTCTTACTTTTTTTGAGGATTTTAGTTCTAAATAACTTATTTTTATTTAATAAATTGATACTCAAATCTAAACAAACTATTTAACATAAAAAAATATAAAATGTTAAAAAATGTTAAAATTTATATCCTTATTTATATGCATGACACCCGCGTAGAGAAATAAGGATAAAAATTTTAACATTTTTTAACATTATTTATTGTATCAGTTTAGAATATTGTATTATATTGCTTTAACTTTAACAAAAAACGATGAAAAAATATTGGATATACTTATATCTAATTCCTATTATTGGAGCAATTGCTGCTAATTATGATGGAAAGGATTGGATGACTTATTGGAATAGGTTTTCGAAATATCAACTAATTACAAGTGTAATAAGTATATTGGGTTTTTATTTGTTACTTTATTTTAAAATAAAAAACTATGGAAACTAATGAATTAATAAAAGGTATTAAAGAAGATATTTTTGTAAATTATGAATTGTATTGCAAACTGGTTGAAAAATATCCACATATGAAATATATTTTGGAAGATGTATTATATACAAATCCTAGATACGCCTTACATTATATAAGAGAAGAAGAAAAAAGCATTGTCTTTTTCTTTTATCAATCAATGGCTTTATATATGGGGAACTATTTTCATGCACAATTACTGAATATAAAGAATGTCAGTATTCAATATCCAGGAAATCAAGATTATAGTTTTTCTGTAAATATAGATAAATAATAAATATGACTAAAGAAGAAGCCATAGAGGCAATGAAAAAAGGGTATAGAGTTACCCATAGATTTTTTAGTACAAATGAATGGATGACTATTAGATCTGGTACTAAAATGTATGAATTTGAAGATGAATGTATTTGTTCTCCTCAATTATTTTGGTTTGATAGAAAAGGCCCTGAATGGAACATTGATTGGGAAATATACAACGATATATAATAAAATAATATTAAATGTTGAATCGAATTTATAAAATGGCATCAGCTGCTAATCGTGAAGAAGCTAAAAAACAAGGTTTCTATGATGGTAGATTTAAATCTAAGGTTGTGCCCGATAAAAAAAAGATACAACACCGTCAATTAAGAAAACAAAAAACAATAATAATTAATAATGAAAGATATTAAATTAAATTTTCAAAGAGTAGATGGTACACCAATTCCAGATGCATTAGAATATGTAAAGGAATGGATATCAAAACACCCTTATGGTACTATCACAATTGGTTGCGATTCACAGCCACATGGCCGGCGTATTAAATATGCTATTACCATTTGCATGCATGATGTAGATAAATACGGTGGTGGTCATGGAGCACATGTCATTGTTGCTATTTATCAAAACATGTCACCGGCTCTTAAGAAAGACTTATATACTAAGCTTTGGGCTGAAGCAGAATTAACTATTACTGCTGGTGAAATGATTAAAGAATGTGGCAAATCAATTGCTATTCATTTGGATTATAACTCTAAAGAAACCGAATATTCAAATGTTTTATATAATGCCGGTCTTGGTATGGTAACAGCATCTGGTTTTCAAGCATTTGGTAAACCTTATGCTTGGGCATCTTCACACAGTGCAGATAAATATGCAAAAGAATAATAATATGTATTCTAAAAGAATTAAATACGTTATTTATAACTATTCCATGCCTATATTAATATCAATGGGTTTAAACCATAAGGATGTTAATATAGGTGGAATAACATCTGCTGGATTTTGTACTATTGAAGTTATTGATAATAAATTTGTTGTAACTTGTTTTGGTGAATCAACTTCATTAGATATTAAATCAGACCCAGAATTTGATAAACATAATATTGAGTATATGCTTAATAGAAAAGATGGTGAATATTTTTAAAAATTATTAAAATGCCAATCAGAGATTATTATAGATTATGGTGCAAAACATGCAATGATTATACACTACATGAACATCCATTTGGAAAAGATGGAAAAATTTGCACAGAGTGTCAAACAGAATTTGTTAACACCCCTCTTTCTGAAATTCCTGTTGATAAAATAACCGAACAAAGAGAAAGGTATAACCAAAAAGAAAAAGAAGCTATACAAAAAATACTTTCGGGTAGTTATTTATTCCCAAATCCTTTACAGGAAATAGTTGATATGTTTAAAGAACCCGGTTGGGAAACCGAAATTCATGAAGATGATGCAGGACAAAGGCAAATTAATGCAAAGAAAAGAAAAATTTATGAAGCAAAACGTGAAAAAGAAAGACAGGAAAGGGAAGCACGTAAAGCAGAATATATTAAATATAGACAATTAAATAGAAACGACACTTGTTTATGTGGCTCTGGCCTTAAATATAAAAAATGTTGTTGGACAAGAATTAATTCATATCACGTAACATTTTAAAATAAATGGAAACAAAATTTATCCCTCTTAAAAATAAACCTGAAACTGCCATTGAAATTAATATTCATAGTTTAAATTCTGATAATGTTATTATTAACTTACCTGGATTTGGTGGAGATATCAATGGATATAGTAATAAATATAATAAACTAGCTGAATATTTAGTTGAAAACCAATTAGGTGCGGTTGTTCGCATGGGAAATATAATATTTCCCAATGAAGAATATGGACAAAGTATTGTTAATCAATTAGAAACAGTCATTGATTTTATCTTAAAATACTCTGAATATATTTGTACTAGGAAAAATCCAAACATTTATATTATTGGAACTAGTGCGGGTGCGGGTGCAACTGCTTTGGTAGCATATAAATATGCTCAAATTAAAAAGATTCTTTTAGTTGCACCAGCTGCTGGAAATGTTAGAAACTATGGAAATGCATTACAAGAATTAATGAAATTCACTGGAGATGTTGCTATTATAATAGGAGAAAAAGATGATGTAGTTGGTGTAGGCAGTGGAAGAAGCTTTAAGTTCTATGCAGAAGATTCAGAAAATATACATTCTTTAAAATATATTGAAATTCCGTTTTGTGACCACCAATTTAAAGGAGAAACAAATGGCAGAATATTAAGCAGAGCTCCATTCTGGGCTTTTATAGATAAAGATTTAATAATACCTCCACTAACAGAAAGTTGCAAACTATATGACTAATAATGATAGAATATAATATTTAACATTTTTTAACAAATATTATTTTTGTAACCCATTTATATTGGTTAATATTGTATTATGAACAAGTACTCAATTACATATAATGATGCTGTGCTTATAGCAAAGAAATATAAAAACTTCAATTTCTATGAAAATTTATATAGAGTAGAAGGTTATAAGGTTGCTGTGTTTAAATATTTCCTTTGTGAATATGATTATTTTGTTCATCCATTAGGAAAAGATAATCCAGTTAACGCATTTGATATGCGCGGATTAACTTTTGTGTTTAATACAGATGGTACTTTGTTTAAAAAGTATTTAATGTTTCCTAAATTCTTTAATGTAAATCAAAATGAATCAACACAATATGATTTAATTAAAGATAAAGAAATCAAAAATGTTTCCTATAAAGAAGATGGTTCATTAATAGCATTTATGTTATTACCTAATGGACATGTGTTTGCTAAAACAAATGGAGATATTTTTAATGACCAATCAGAAAAAGCTTTAAAGATATTAAATGCAAATGAAGAATATAAAAACTTTGTTTTAAATTGTTTAAAAAATGATTTAACACCTATGTTTGAATATGTTGCATTTGATAATAGAATTGTATTGTTATATTCAAAACCTGATTTAATATTTATAGGTGTTAGAAATAATACTACTGGTGTATATGTTAATGCAAATGAATTTGGACAACATGTTTCTATTCCTTTTAGCATAACTAAAACACTTAAATATAATTCATTAGAAGAAATAATGAAAGAAGCAGAAACAAGAGAAAACATTGAAGGATGGGTTATTGAGTTTACTGATGGTCAATTAGTGAAAGTTAAAACCAAATGGTATTTTAATCTTCATGGGTTACGTACTGAATCTGTATTTAGAGAAGATTACATTATAGAAAATTATTTTAAAGAAACTATTGATGATGTTATTTGTCAATTAGATCCTGTTTATGATGCTGATGCATTAGCTTTTATTGCTATGGTTATTAAAGCTGTTAATAATTATTCTATATTTATTGATAAAGAAGTTGATAAATTGATTGCACAATTTACAGGTGACTGGAAAGAATATGCAATTAAAAATTACAAGAACTATTTATTTTCCTTATCTAAAATTAAAATCAGTGGGCCAGAACATTACAATAAAGCTAAGGTTGATTATATATTAAAAAGAATATACAAATTATCTGAAGCGAAACTAGTTGTTGAAAAATACAAAAATTATAAAATATGAAAACTAAAATAACAAAACAAGATTTAGAAGCCATTGCTGCTTTTAATAGAATTGTCAAGAATTATATTAAAATGTTAAAAATAAAAAATAATGGATTGGAAAGAAATTGAAAAACGTAAAGAAGAAATTCTTAAAATATTTGAAGAATATGAATCTGAGATTCATAAAATGAAATGTGATCATGCTTTAGTAGGACTTCAAATATTATCAAAATACACAAATCGTGTTATTCAATGTGCAGAACATGATATTATTTATTCAATTGCTATTGAAGATGCTATTGAAAAAGGTATAACAGATGAGGATTGCATTGAACTCGCAAAACTTAATTGGATGGCTTATGAAGGTGAATATTTTGCTTGTTTTGTATAAATATAAAAATGATGAAAGAAAATAAAAATATTGAACCATATTTTATTCAAAAAATAAAAGCAATGGAAATACTTAAACTAAAAAGAATTACATCAAAAGATTTATTAAAACCATTAGATATATCTTTGTTAATTAATAAAACATTAAGAATACCAAATGGGTTTGATAATAGTGAAACGGGTTCATTTTATCAAAGATATAAAATCCCGGGTTTTACAGATTGGACAATTGTATCAATTAAAGAACATGATAATTTGTATCATCTTCATCTTGTGGTTGAATTACAAAATGGCGGAATCACCTACAATGATAACGTTAATATCACTAAAAAACAATTATTAAAATTTTTATATGAAAGAGCATAATCCAGAAATAGTTAAAGCTTTAGAAAATATAGCTAAAATAGCAGAAGTTGAACAAGATAATAATGTATTTATTATGGTTAATGCTTTATTAGGTTCAATTGGTACTGGTACTGATTATTTATTAGCTACTCATATTCAAAAGTATCTAAGAGAAGTTATTATGCCCATGGTATTAGATAATAAAAAATTTAGAAATATTAGTCCCAATTAATGAAAGCACAATTTATAGATAAATTTAATGAATATATTTCTTTACTTCCACAAGAATTAAAAGAAGTATTTGATAAACTTAAAGATACTCCTCAAAGAGAAGATTATCATAAGGAAGGTAGTGCTTATGAACATATTAAATTAGTGTTTTATGAAGCACTAAAAACTAATGATATTAATTTAATCATTGCTGCATTATTTCATGATTTAGGAAAAGCTGCAACAACTAAAATAGGTCCAAAAGGATTTCCAATATCTTATGGTCATGAATTTGTTTCTGCTAAATATGTAAAAAAATATGAACAATGGATTAAAGATATGGGTGCAGACCCTGAATTAATTTATTATATTGTATTAAATCATATGAGGCTTCATGTATTTCCACAAATGAGAAAACCAAAACAACAAGCAATGATGAGTCATCCTGATTTTAAAAAGCTAAAAGAATTTGGTGTATTAGATCATGAAGGGAGAGGATAATGCAAGCATATCCAGAAATTTATTATTATGGTGATTATTGGGGTCTTCCAATAATAGCTTTCAATAAATTAGATGGTTCAAATCTAAGATTTGAATTTTCTCAAAAAAGAGGATTTTATAAATTTGGAACCCGGAATGTTTTATTTAATAGGCAGCATGATCAATTTGGGTTTGCTATTGATTTATTTTTAAATAAGTATAATGAACCGCTGTCATCAATATTTAAAAGCAAAACATATAGAAATATATTATCATTAGTTTGTTTTGCTGAGCTTTACTCAGATACATCTGAATTTGGTCAGCACGATTTTAAAAATGGAATTTTTAATATAACTTTATTTGATGTAGATCAATATAAAAAAGGATTTGTACATCCAAAACAATTTATAAAAGATTTTTCTAAAGTAGGAATTCCTGAAATTATTTATGAAGGAAATTTAAATCGTGAATTTGTTAATAATGTTAAAACCAACAAATTCAAATTAAAAGAGGGGGTTGTTGATAAAGGTTTAATTCCTAATAAAAAAGAAAATAATTTATATTATTGTAAAATTAAAACCAATGATTGGTTTGATAGACTAAGAAATAAAAACATTGATTTATATAATAGAGAAATAAGAGAATTAAGAGATACAAGTGATTAAACTTTTAATTTTAGATATTGATGGAGTTTTAAATCATGAAATTTTTTATAATAAAAGATTTGATGAAATGAAAAATGGAACATATAAAGAATTAGAATATCCTTTATCTGAAATTGACCCCATTAGTGTTCAAAAAATTTCTTTAATATGTGAAAAAACTAATGCCAAAATTATTATTTCTTCAACATGGAGATATGGTAGAACAATAGAAGAATTACAAAAAATACTAGAATTTTTTGGATTTACTGGAGAAATTATAGATGCAACACCTATATTACACGGTGACCATATAGTTAGAGGAAATGAAATTTTAAAATGGATTAAAGATAATCAGGATTTAGTTGGTAAATATTGGGATTATAAAAATTATGTAATACTAGATGATGATTCAGATATGTTACTTTGGCAAAAAGATAATTTTATTTTAGTTGATAGATATACTGGTATTACAGATAATGATGTGGAAAAAGCAATTGAAATACTTAATAGATAATGAAATTAAGTAAAGAACAATATGAACTATTAAATGCATATATTGGGCAGGGTAATTTTACTTCTGCTCATTATGTTTTCTTTGGCAATGAATTTGGATTAAGTGAATCTGCAACCATATTAACTTATTTAACTAGAATAAAATCATATATATTAAAAAATAATATTTATGTTCTTAATGATAAATGGGAAAATGGTTTTATGTTAACAGAAGCTGATTGTGCACCAGTTAAAAGTATTTTTATTCAATTTATTTCAAGATTAATATTAGCATTAGAATCTAATAATGATAAATGGTTTAATAAATTAAGTATTGAAGATAAATTAATTTTAAATTATTATATTGAAAAAAGATTAAATAGAGAAGATGAATGTATAATTAATCTTAGACCATTGCCAAGAAGTACTGAGCGCGTCTGGCCATACGATAACATTTCACAAAAGGATTATATTAAAACTTATAATTTTCTTCTTAAAAATGGTCTCAGTGAATCACTTAGGATTCACTGTGACCAAAAAAGTACCTTAGTGAATCACTTAGGATTCACTAGAACAGAAATTTTACAGAAATTATTTAAAAATTTAGATAATAAAATTTTAATTGGAATTGGAGATAAAAGAAATAAAAGAAAATTTATTGAATCTATTTACCCTGATATAATATTTAAAGAACAAAACAAAATGTTTATATCACATAAACCAAAAATAATTTTATCAGATTATTTTGATAATAAAAATGGAATTGGATTAGAGGGACTTCATAATGTTTTCAAAATTATTAAAAAATTAAATTAAAAAGCTGCCAATTGGCAGCTTTTTTTATGTGCCATTTTTTTTGATGAATAAATATAAAAATAAGATTTAACACATGCAATTTAATTCTTTTGAAAGAACTAAAAATGAAAATATTATAGTTTTTAAAAATACTATTCCCATGAAAGATATTAATTTATTAATTAACTATAATGATAATAGTAATGGTTCTTTTCTTAAAAAGGAATTTCGTTGGTCATATAATTATGAATATTGGTCTTCATGGCAAACTTTAAATCAAGGCAATTTTGTTAATATTCAAAATAATAAATATTTATATCTAGAAATTAAATATACTTTAGTATCTATTAATTCTGGAGATGTTAAATTCTTTATTGTAAACACAAATTAAAATCTATGGATATAAGATTATCTGATTATTTAGGGCAGGGCGGTGGTGGTACATCTGGGACCGGCACATCTGGGACATCTGGGACCGGTACATCTGGTACATCAGGTAGTGTAGGTGGAACTGGTTCATCAGGAACTAGTGGAATAGGTACATCAGGTACATCAGGTAGTGTAGGTGGAACTGGTTCTTCAGGAACAAGTTCAACATCAGGAACTTCGGGTGGAGTAGGTGAAACTGGTTCTTCAGGAACAAGTGGAATTACATCAATTTTCACAATAAATGCTTCATTAGGAACATCTTTACTTTCAAATGGTATTCAATCAACTTTCTATTTAGGAGAAGATGTATCATTTGGTGATGTTTTATATTTAAATACTAATGGTGCTGTTTATAAAGCAGATGCAAGTATATCTACTAAAGTACCAGTTATAGGAATGTCCTTAGAACATAAAACTGCCACTAATGATGTTAGTGTTTTATTACAGGGGTCTATAAGATATGATACTTGGAACTTCACGAAAATAGGACAACAAGTTTATTTAAATAGAACACCGGCCGGAAAATTAGTTGAAGATGTAAGTAATTATATATCTGGTAATACTGTTCAAGTTATTGGTACGATTACACATCCTAATAGAATTTTATTTAATCCAGATACAACAATAATAGAAATAGTATAATAATATGGCAAACGAATTAGCAAATAATTTAATACATTATTACGCTTTCACAGCAAACGCAAATGATAGCGTAGCAGGTGGAACTAATGCAACAGTAAATGGGGCTACATTTTCAGCTGGTGGAATAATAGGTAATTGTTACGATTTTGATGGTGTAAACAATACTATAACAATAGGATCTGCTGCGTCCCCAGCAAACTTAAACTTCGCAATAACAGATAGTTATACAGTATCAATATGGGTTAATGCAGACACAATAACAGGAATAACTGGAAAATTTATAGGAATAGCGGGTTCTTATTTTAGACACGGAATAGCAATTCAAGTACCAACTTGTAGAATTCAATTTGGAATGCGTAGTTCTACAGTTAATGGTTCAAAAGTATCTGATACATCTATTTCTACAGGTGAATGGACACATTTAGCAGTTTCACATAATGCAACAAATAGAATTGTAACATTATATAAAAATGGAATAAATGTAGATAGTAAAGATGTAAGTGCTGTGACGGGTGATACAAGTAATACTGCCGCTTGGAATATGGGTTATTCTATTCTTGGTGGTAACAGATTATATTTTGATGGTAAAATGGACGAATTTTCAATTTGGAATAGATTACTTACAGATAATGAAATAGAAGCTGTGTATAATAAAGGAATTGGTAGAACTTATCCTTATCCAACCGGTTGGCCGAATAAATTAAATAATGTGACTAATGCAATGATTGGAAAAATCAATGGTATATCTAAGTATGATATTACTAAAATAAATAAACGAGTATAATGTTTAATAAGTTGTCTTTATAAAAAAATATTAAACAATGTCTTTATGACTTATTATGATAGCACAGATACGGCTGCGGCTGTTACATATAGTCCTGGTTCTGATATATGGACTAATAATTGGAATCATATTGTATATACAAGAGATATAAGTGTAATGAAATTATATTTAAATGGAAATTTAGTTAAAACTACACCCGGAGGAAATGGGTTTATGCAACAAACAACCACTACAGTTAGAGATTATTTTGCTGCATTACATAATAGCACATATACACCAGACCAATTATTCAATGGTTTAATAGACCAAGTTGCAATTTGGAATATTACTTTAGATCAAGATCAAATTAATGCTTTATGGAATAATAATATGGGTAGGCCATATAGTGAATGGATTTAAAATTTAAATTTATGAATATAAAACCAATTTTTAATGGATTTTTAAATTTATTTTTATCATTATTTATAAAACTTAAAAATAGAAAAATATATGAAACAAGATTAAATATATGTTATTCATGCTCATATATTACTGAAAATAAATTACAGTGTTCTATATGTGGCTGTATATTAAAAGCCAAAACTAAAGTAAATTATGAATTAGATGAAAATAAAAAAAGTATTGATGGGTGTCCTAAAAAATACTGGTAATAAGAATATATAAAATAAAATAGTAATAATGGCTGATGATTCACAAAATATATCTGGTGCATATCCAAAAAACAATTTATTAATTAATCAAAATTGTGCCGGTTCATCAAACATGTTTGATATGAACAAAATTTTATCAGCAATTACTACTTATAAATCCATAAATTATGCTATAAATCAAATGATAGGTGCTGATACTAAATGGTTTAGAGCAGTGCCAAGTCAAAGAAGCAAAGATGTAATTTTTCAAGAATATACTTTATCAGATGTAGAAGAATGCCCGCATGATGTTAAAGTTGTATTTCCAAAAGATAGTAAATTTCCAGATAAATACAATTATGATTTAATGGGGTTACAATATGAAATTCCATTAGAAGTAGAAATAGATAAGTTATATTGGGAAGATAAAGTTGGTGCTGGAACTGCACCACAAAAAGATGATATTGTGTATTTAGTTATTCCAAATTTATTATATGACATAGAATCTTCATTTTTACATAGAGGATTTATGGAACAAATAACTACATGGAAAGTAAGATTAAAAAAACATGTACCAAAAGCAGAAAGAAGAGAAGGTGCTGCACTTAAAGATACTATTGATCAATATACAGTTTCAGAAGCTGAAATTTTTGGTGATGCAATTCAAAAAAATGTTAATAAATTGACAGATAAACAACAATTTAGCCAATTTAATTCCACTTCAAGAGATTTATATAAATCTTTAGACCCATCAATTAATGCAATAAGAAATGATATAAATGTATATGGAACTGTAGTTGCTGAATCATATTATGATATGTACTTTACTAAAGATAGTAGTCATGTGATACAATATAATATTGATGATATTTTTACAACCGATACAGATAAATCTTTAACAGCTTGGTTTTCTTTAAAAACATTTGATACTGATATTTATGATGTAAATTATATTATAGAAGATACAACATATGACCCTTCTGCTAATTATAAAATAGCTTTTAAAACATCTAAAATTTTTAATGTAGGTGATACATTTATTATATCAAAACCGGGTGCAATGAATTTTTATGCAACAGTTATTGTAGTTAGTGAAAAAATTTATTATTGTAAAATAGATGAAAAAATAATTACATATTTAAGTGATATTAAATCAGATTGGACTACATTATTAAATTATAAAATGCAAGTAAAAGCTCCATTATGTTTAATTGATTCAAGTAATGAAAATTTCAAAATAGAATTATACGCTAACCAATATATTAAAATGAAATTTAATCAACAAATTTATATCTCAATTTTATCAGAAAAATTAGAAGATAATATTTGGTATGGATTTACAGCTAATATAGGAAGTACATGGAAACAATTTAATACTAATATTTGGAAAATAAATGATACTCAAGATTATTCAAATAAATTAGTGTCTATTCATAATGAAACACAATCATTAGTTCCAGAAAATTTCAATATTGGTTTATATCATTTAAATAAATCACAAGCATATTTCACACATTTAAGAATTTTTAATGTAACAATTGAAGATGAAAAACAAGTAAATAATTTATTAATGTATTTTACGTCAGATGCAGATTATGCAATTTTAATGGACAACGCAGATCCTAAGTTTTTAGCACCATATATAAGCAAACATAAATAATATGAAAGTAAGAGATGAAAGAGATGAACTAGAAAAATTACTAAATGGTTCACAAGAAAATATAGAACATAATATTCCTACAGATAATTCTCCAGAATTACAATTAGAATCAACAATGGATGTTGATTTTGATGAAGTTAGAAAAAGCTGTGACATTGAAGCAAAACAAATAATATTGAATTCAATAGGATTTTCTTTGAGTGATGATATGATAAATAATAATAATATCATTCAATCTAAAATGAATGTGGATATTTTTTCTTTATCTGGAATGTTATATCAAATAAAGTGCAATGAATCAATGCAAAAAGCTTTAATGGAAGAAGTTAAAAGAGGAGCATTACACCCAAGAATGTTTGAAGTTTTTTATGGCCTTTCAGCAACAATTGCAAATTTAAATAAACAATTATTACAAACTGTTGAAGTAATTAAAAATGGATATAAAGATATTAAATCTGATATTAAAGAAAAAGAAACAGAAACATTAGGACCAGTTAATAGTGGTAATAATAATCTTTTAACCAATGGTAATGGTGATATTATTTCTTATGGTTCAAAAGAATTAATAAGAAATGTTAAAAAAAGAATGCAAGATTCATCATCTAATGAAATCATAGATGAAAGTCAAACAATCATAGAATAAAAAGAATAAAATCATGGACGGCAAAGTTTGGTCAACGCAAACCATAAATGAAGTATTGGATAAATTGCGATTTAATATGCAAGGAGATATGTCGTGCTTCTATGAAAGAGATATAGAATTAAAAGCCGGCAATATTTTTTTTAAATTAACCCAAGCAGAAGTAGAAGAATTTGATAAATGTTCAAATGATATAATATATTTTGTAGAAAATTATTGTAAGTTTTTAACAGATTGGGGAAGAATAATAGTTAAACTAAGACCTAAACAAATTAAAATTTTAAAGACACTTGCAGAACAACATTTCATATCTAAATTAGATGATTATGGTGCTAAAAATAGAAATGTTATTTTAATGGCAAGTAGGCAAACAGGAAAAACCACAACTGTTGCCGCATTTTTTGCTTGGTATTTATGTTTCCACATTGATCGTAATTTAGCTATTCTTGCTAATAAACAAACGACTACTATTGAAATTGTATCAAAAGTTATTGAAGTTTTTAAAGGATTACCATTCTTTTTAAAACCAGGAATTTTAAATATTGGTGCTTTGGGAATGCGTTTAGATAATGGCTGCCAATTATTTTCACAAGCGACTACAATGACAGCACAAATTGGTTTTACATTACATGTTTTATATGCAGATGAATTTGCACACATTCAACATAATATTGTTAATAAATTTTGGAAATCTGTATATCCTACACTTTCATCTTCTTTAATATCACAATGTATAATTTCATCCACTCCAGAAGGAACAACTAATAAATTTTACGATATATGGGATAAAGCAAATAGGGGAGAAAATTCATTTGTTCCAATTAGAGTAGATTATTGGGAAGTTCCAGATCATGATGATGCGTGGGTAGAACAAATGAAAAAAGATTATGGAGAGGAAGAATTTGCACAAGAATTTGAATTACAATTTAATATAAGTTCAAGATTATTAATGGGTGCAAAATCACTCGGATTTATGAGTAAAATACAAAAGGAATATATTTTTAATGATTTAGAAAGAACGAGTTTAACAGAAGAACTTTACAGAAATTTAAAATGGCATCCGCTTTTTGATCCTAATCAATATTTTAATCCATCCACTGATAAATTTATATTAACAATAGATACAGGTGAAGGAAAGGATGAAGAAGAAAAGAAAGATAATGACTTTAATGTTATTAATATTTTTAAATTAAAATTAAAAAGTTTAGCAGCCTTAAGAAAACTTAGAAAAGACCAATATCAAATTCAAAATATGATTAGATTAGTACAAGTTGGTTTATATAGAGATAATTTTCAAGATGAAACATTAACAGGAAAAGTTACAAAAGCCATAGCCTTTGATCAATTAGGGGCAGAAAATTGTAAAATATTTGTTGAAATGAATTTTAATGGTAAGTTAGTTCTTAAAGAAATAATGACACAAGAAAACTTTTTCCCAGGAATGGTTTTACATACACACCATACTAAACCAATACCCGGAGAAAAAGCACCAAGAAAAAAACCGGGATTTAAAGTCAGAATAGACAAAGAACACTTCTGTAAACTTGGAAAAAAATATATTGATGAAAAGCTTTTTGTTATCAATAATCCAATAACAGTTAATGAATTTTCTAATTTTGGAAAAAACAAAAGAGGAAGTTTAAGTGGTTTAAGCGGTTCACATGATGATACAGTAATGGCTACATTAAATTTAGCAAGAGGATATGAAGAAGATGAATATATTTTATTCCTAAATGAATTTATAGATGATTATCCAGATTGCCCAGAAAAAACCAAAATTAATGAATTATTAGCTCAGTATGAAGATACAGATGCAAGTATGTCTGATGATATGTTTAAAGCTTTATATGGAAATAATTCCGATGGTAAAACACCTACTAATGAATTATCATGGTTAAATCAAGAAACAACCCAACGTCAATTAAACATTTTGAGATATAACCCAAGCTCAACTATGAAATTTAAAAATTGATAAATTTAAGAAAAAAAATTAAGATATATAATAAAAATATCATATTAAAAAGATATTAAATAAAAAAAATGTTTAAAATATGGCAAATTCAATTTCCTTAGATTTATCTCAATTTAAATCATCAGGTGTTTATACGATTGAAATAGATAATACAGAACGTGTTACAGTAACAACACAAACATTAAGATTGGTAGTTGGATATTCTGGTGTAGGTATTCATAATGCCCCTGTATTTTTAAGATCAACTAAAGACCGTGAAAGATTTTATGGTTTAAATGATAAAAAGGTAGAAAGAAAAGGTTCATTTTTTCATAGAGCTTTAGATACATGTTTAATAACTGCACCTGTATTTGCATTAAGTTTAATTAAAGTTAATGATAACCCTCAAACCTCAACTGATTATGCAGGATTTACTACGTTTTCTTTAAATTGTGCAAGTTCAAATGACCCTAATTTTGCTCAAGGAGAATCAGCACTTACTGATTTATACGTTAATTTTTTCAACAGACAAAGATTTTGGAAAGCTGACCCTGAATATTTACAAGGAGTTGTAACTAATAAATATCTTAATTCAAGTGCAGATTCAGACCCACTTTTTCAACTTGTTAATACTAATACAAAACCTATATCATTCATTATTAGAAAAGCAATAGGTATTCAAGGATATAGTATAACTGCTAAAGATTTTTATGGTTCCGCAGCAAACATTCCATTTCAATGGATAAGACCTTATGATTTATTAAAGGATTATTTTATTCAAGTTATTGCAATTGAAGGAGATTGGACTAATTATGGTTCATTATCTACCGACCCATATTATTCATCTTATTTTAATATAAATGGGTTAAAACAAGATAAAATAAATGATTTTATTAATTTAAAACAAATTAGATTAATGGGTTCGTGGGTAGGAACTATAATTCCTGATTTTAAAGATCAAAATGGTTCAGTTCAATATATTGAAACTATAATTAATAATTCTGTTTCACTTACAGGTATTTTAATGAACATTAATAATCAAGCATTAGACCAATTAGTATATGATGCTTCGCAAGGTCAATGGGAATTGGGTGATGGTACTTCAACAGAAGCAGCACCATATCTTGTAGATTTAGTAGGACACAATCTTATTAATACTAATATGACTAACAAAAGATTTTCGTTTTTAAGTTATGATATAAGTATTGCTGAAGCAGATATGCACATGTTATTAACATGCTCAAGTGTTGGTGCAGATGGTAAAACATTTTATATGTCAAATGCTGATGCATCTGGATTAACAATGGGAACATTAATTAAATCAGATGCTAGTATTCAACCGGGTGTAACATATGTTATTGGAAAAAATTGGGTATCAGCTACAAGTCAATATTTAATTTCAACGGCCGAACCTATTTATAATTTTGCAATTGACCCTTCTGAAATAAAAGTTCAAAAAACAATAGATAATCCATTAGTATCACCTTATTATAAATTAGTAAAATTACCTGGTTTAACAATAACAAATAATCATGCACCAGGATATGACGAAAACGGTGCACCAGGCGTTGAATCTGGGGTTACAAAAATATATTCAATGTTATATGACCAAGGAATTTTTAGAGGATTAGTAAATCCTGACATGATTCAGTATCGTTATATAGTTGATACTATGGCTTACGGTTTACAACCATTAATGGGTGGTAAATCATACATATCTAGATTAGCAAAAGCAAGAGGAAAAACAACAGCTTTGTTAAATGCCCCTTCAATGCAACATTTTGCATCATCAACAGACCCATATTTCTGTGATACATTTATTCCAGGGGTTGACCCAACACCTATATTCAATACTCAATGGATAGCTGAAGGTGGAAATCCTGATATGCAACGTTCGTTTAGATTTTCATTCCCTAATGAAGAATACGGTTCTAAATACAGCGGAGTATTTGGTCCATTTTTAAAATACAATGATGATGGTAAAACTATATTAGTACCACCTGCTGCAGATATTTCTAATACATACATTAAAAAATTCTTAGGCGGAAATCCTTATGTTATTGTCGCAAATAAAAATGGAGTTATTTCTAATCCTGATGTTTTAGGTGTAGAATATCCAATTGATAAACAGGATAGAGATTATCTTGAACCATTTGGTTATAATTCAATTATTGAAAGACCATCAACTGGTGAAATATTAATTTATTCAAATGCAACAGCTTATCAAAATATAAAAAGTGATTACAATTACTTACACGTAAGAGAATTATTAAATACAATTGAAATTCAAGTTGAAGAAGTTCTTAAAAATTATGTGTTTGACATTAATAATCCTGTAACAAGATTAAATGTTATTAATTCAGTAGCTCCTATTTTAGAAGGAATTAAAAATTCAGGTGCATTAGATAAATATGAACTTGTAATGGATGATTCTAATAATACAAATGATATCATACAAGATGGATTTGCCGTTATTGATATCGGAGTTTGGGTTACTAAAGGTATGCAAAAAGTTGTTAACAGAGTTTCTCTTAACTCAACTGGTGGAGTAAGTTCTGGTGGATTTGCATCTGTTTAATAAATAAAATAAATAAATAAAAAATATATGGCAAAGTCAATAAATCCTACAAAATCTTCAGGTACTTTTGGTACTGGACATTTTAGACAATCAAGAGCATCAACATCTTTATTTGAACCTATTTATTTAAATATGTTCACAGTGTTGATAGATTTACCATCTGGTATTGGGGAAGGATACGCTCCAGGTCAAGAAGGAACAAATTTACTATTAGAAGGAATCACTAAAATTGGAGGTTTACAATCACATACGTTCCCAACAACACCGGCAGTACAACAATATAAATGGGCACAAAGAAGATTTGCAGGTCCAAAACCAGACAAAACAACAATGGATGTTACGCTTGATTTTGAAGTTAACTTAGATGATAATAATAGTCCTTATGTTTTAAAAACTTTACGTAAATGGGCTGATTTAGTTTATGACCCATTAACAGGTAGAACAGGTGTTAAAAAAGATTATACCGCAGATTGGGTTCTTATTACATTATATAGTAGAGATGCAAAGCCATTTTGGCAATGGAAACTTTTCTATGTATTTCCAATCACACAATTAAATGCTCCTGAATTAGAATATATGACAGATGGTTTATACAAGATAACAGGATTTACTTTAGCAGCTGATAGTTGGGATGAAAGTATTGTTTAAAAATAAAATTTAAAATAAAAATGAAAAGCCGATTATGTCGGCTTTTCTAATATTAAATGGAAGCTAAATTTGTAGATAATGATTCATATTTATTAGATAATGTTTTATATTATTGCCAAAATTCATATGGGAAAAAAGATAAAAATGGATTTTTAGCAAGTGGTTTTCCTTCAAAAAAAGCTAGTGATCTTTTAGGAATTAAATTATATGAAAATTGGAAAATACCAGAACCATTCGATATAAATAAAATATTTTCACTTTGTCTTTTTATTTATTGGGATGAAAAAATTAAATTTAAAGAAAAATTTTCTATACTTAATTATGTATATGATAAGATTATAAAGCTGAATCCTATTTTAGCTAACATTAATGTAAACTCATCTATTAGTTTAGAAATTTATCAAAAAAAATATGAACTACTACAAGGTGTGTGTTCAAAATTTAATTATGATGATATTAAATTTTTTGTTGAGTTACCAAATTCAGCTAAATGGCAATTCATATATAATACTAATAAAGCTTATAAAATTCTTTTTGATGAAACTGAAAAAAAATCTAATGTAAAATTTCATTGGGTAGTTTCATTTAAAACCTTAAATAAGATTATAAAATCTCTTTAATATAAATTTCAAAACTTTGCCTTTTTTTAAACATATAGATATATAAATAAAATATCTTATTATGGAGTATACGCAAGAAGACAAAGCTAAAAAATTAGTAGAAGAACAAGAAAACTCACAACCTTTATCCAATTCAAATAAACAATCATCAATAGGTGGTCCAATTTTAGATGATTCAGCTGTTAAAAAACCTTGGGAAAAAACCAATGATCAAATTTCATTACAAAATAATATAGGTTGGTTAACTATTCCTTTAGAAGATTTACCAACTTATGGTATGTTTTATCCTGAAGGAACTGAAATAGTAATTAGAGCAGCAAGTTCTGCAGAAATTAGACACTGGTCATCTATTCAAAGTAATATATTTAACTTAGATGATATGTTAAATTATATTCTAGAAAGATGTGTAGTTATTAAATTTCCTGGTGGACAGCATTCATCATGGAAAGATATTAAAGAAGTTGATAGATTTTATTTAATAATTGCAGTTAGAGAATTTACTTTTATTAAAGGTGAAAATCAACTACAAGTAAAAATATCTGAAAACAAAAAAATTAGTGTAACTAAAGATATGATTAGCTATGTTAATTTTGATGAAAGATTAATGCGTTATTATGATTCAATAACAAGATCAATTAATTTAAAATTTAAAACGGGAGAACAATTAATAATACATATGCCTTGTGTTGGTGTTACTTCTTGGATTAAAAATTATATTACAAGAAAAAGACAAAACCAAGAACGTTATGATGAAAGTTTTGCAGATTATGCATCATTTTTAATTAAAGATTGGAGAGGATTAACTGATAATATTTATGATGAATTTGTAATGGATTATAATTCATGGTCTATTGATAAATTATCAATGATGTCAACCATTATAGATTTATTTAAAGATTCAATAAACCCTATAATTAGTTATGAAGATGAAGGAGGTGCGGAACTTACAGTTCCATTAAACTTTCTCGGAGGATTTAAATCCCTTTTCCTTATTTCAGATCCATTTGGAAAATTGGCCTAAAATTGAATTTTTATTTGCATTTAAATTTAATACATCACCAGTTGATTTAGATAAACTAGAATTTTATCGTGTTGAAGATATGATAGAACAATATCAAGAATACATAGAAGAAGAAGAAAATAGACACAAAAAACAACAAGAAGAATATGAGAAAAAATATAAAACTCAAGCTGCTCCTTCTTCTAATGATTTCATGAAAAATCTACCAAATTATGGTGGATTTAAATTACCAAACTATAATTTCCCTAAAATGGGATAAAATTAAGAAAGCGGATATATAAATAAAATATCCGCTTTTTTAATGTTAAATGCTAACGATTTATTACGTGCCATATTAGTTTCACTTGGACAAATAAGTGCTAAATTAGACCGTATTTATGCTCCATCTACAATGGAAAAGGGCAAAGAAAAAGGTAAAGAAACTGAAAAATCTAAATTAAGTGAAGAAGAATCCGCAGCTATAAGTGGTAATGGAATAGCTGGGTTAAATAATGTTTCCAAAAAAGAAGTGGATAACATGAAAAATACAGCAGAAGGATTAAAAACATTAGGAGAAGCATTAAAAGAATTATCATCTGGATTATGGAAATTTAAATTAGCACCTGGGAAAAAAGATTTAATTGATTTTATGAGAGACATAGTTGGTCTTTCACAAGAAAATGTAAAAGGATCAACTAAAGAAGTTGCTGAATCTATAGCAATATTAAGTACTGCACTGCCACAATTAGCTAAAGGAGTTATGTTCTTTGGATTAATGAGTATGACGGGATTAGTATTAGCTACCGTTGGTGGTTTAACTGCACTTCATGGTGTTATGATTAGTATTGGCGCCGACCCATTAGCTTTAGCTGGTGCTGAAGCATTAGGAAAAGTTGGAACAGTATTATTAGGTTTAGGTTCAGTATTTAAATCTATGGCAATATTAATGATATCTTTTGCTGCCTCTATTCTTATATTTTTAGGAGCAACTATCTTAGCATCAAAAGTATTTAATGTAGGCCCATTTGAATCTATAATGATTATTCTTGGATTAATTGGTACCTTTGCATTAGGGTTTGCAATGCTTGGTGCATTATCAGTTCCAATTATGTTAGGCGCAACTGCCGCCGCTTTTATGGGTATAGGCTTAACATCGTTAAGTATTGGGTTATTGGCTTTTGTTGGAGTATCTAAATTAATGGATATGATGGGAGCTAGCATAGATTCAATGCATCAATTAATAATGACTGTAGGTTTATTGGCTTTAATTTTTTCAGGATTAGGAATATTATCACCATTAATAATGTTAGGCAGCTATGCTGCAATTGGTATGGGCGGTTCATTATTAATATTATCACTCGGAATGTTAGCATTTGGAGGTGTATCAGCATTATTAGGTATGATGATGCCGGGTGGAATTTTTACAACAATGGCCGAAGTTGCAAAATCTTTAGGTTTATTAGCTTTAATATTTGCAGGCATGGGAATATTAAGCATCCCAATTATAGCTGGTGCCTGGGCGGCTATAGCAATATCTGGTTCATTAATAGTATTAGCATTAACAGTAATGTTAATTAATAAAATACTTGGAGAAATTGATATATCAACTATTAAAGAAAATATATCAGATATGGTATCATCAGTTTTAATAGGAACTGCATCAGGTATACAAAGAGGATTATTAGGTGAAGATGGAGATTCAAAGGGATTTTTTGGAAAAATATTTAACATTGGTAAAAATGCATTAACCTTAATGGCAGGAATAGGATTGGTATTTTATACTGCATTAACTTTATCTATGTTAGGAAGAGCTATATCTGCATTTGCACAAGCCGGAACTATTAGAGTAATTACTGGATATAAAGAAAATGGTGACCCAATATTTGGAGAAGCCATACCAACAACTAATATAGCAAAAACTATTGCTACAACTATTTCTGAATTTTTTAATATTTTAACCACATCAATGAAACCTGCTGATGAAGGTGGCACATTACCAGATAAAAAAGCAATGGGTGATATGGTTGATATTTTAATGGGTACTTCTGGATTTAAAATTAAAGGAGCCCTTGGAATACCGTTATTTAGTGCCGGCAAACAAAGAGTTGGTGTTATAGAAGTATTAGGAAAATTTGGTGATTTATTAAGTATGTGGGGTAAATTTGGACAAAAGGGAGAAATTCCGCAATTTGATTCAGATGGAAAACCTATAGCTGGAATACCTTTAAGTGCAGTTGCATCTAATATTATGGGGGCATTAAACACATTCTTTAGTGCATTAAATAATGAATTAACTGTTAATGTCGGGCCTAATATTGTTGCAACATCACAAGCAATAACTGATGTTTTAGTTGGTAGAAAAAGAACTGTTGGACAGTGGATTGGTGATTTAGTGTTAGATAGACCATCAAGTAAAAAAGTTGGCATATTAGAACCATTAATGAATTTTAGTGAATTAATTCAAATGTTTGCATCAGGAACTTATACAACAGTTGATGCTAATGGAAAAACAATAAGTAAACCAATTAATTATCCTGAAGTTGCAAAAAGTATTGTTGGTTCTATATCAACTTTTATATCTGAATTAAATATTGGGTTTGTTGGATTAGATAAAAAAACAGCAGGTAATATTGATGATTGGGCTGAAATTTTATTAGGTGGTAAAAAGAAAAAAGGTGTATTCACAATTTTCGATAAATTTCATGATTTAATACTTAAGTTTGCCAATAATTTTATAATGGATCCAAATACTAGAAATGATGAAAAACCAAAATGGATTCAAGTAGATTATACTAAAGCAGCACAAGATATGGTGGGTATGATTTCAACATTTTTAACAACAGTATCTAGTGAATTTACAAGAGTACAAGCTTTATCTGGTGGTAAGATAACAATGATTGATGTCATGGATAGAGTTAATACTCAACTTGAAAGACTAATAAAACAAAAAGATGGTTTAGATAAAACTGCTAAAACCATTGGAATATTTGCTGATAGAATAAAAGAATTAGCTGGGGCAGTTGATAAAATTGATACCAGTAAATTAGAATCTATTTCAAAATTAGAATCATCTCTTAAAATAGAATTAAATAAAGAAGAAGGTGGTTGGTACCCTGGTAATTTAAAAATTGAAGCAATAAAATCAGAAACAACACCAACAGAATCATATACCCCCCCAGCTCCAACCAATTATACACCTTGGCCAGCTACGCCGGCGCCAATGCCACAAGGTGCTTCAACAGTAACATTATCTAAAGAAGATTTAGAATCAATAGGTTTGGCAGTTGGAGATGCAGTAACAGAAGGATTAAAGAATGCAATTTTATTATTCTCATTTACGGGTGAAGATGGTAATATATTAAAGGGAAATCTTGACATTTCATAAATGAATATATAAATAAAAATTCATTATGAAACAATATAATTATGTTTATATTACAACTAACTTAATTAATGGTAAACAATATATAGGTGATCATTCAACTAATAATTTAAATGATAATTATATTGGTTCTGGGTTATTAATAAAACCAGCTATTAAAAAATATAGTAAATCAAGTTTTAAAAAAGAAATTTTAGAATATTTTGATACTAAAGAAAACGCTGTTAAAAATCAAGAAAAATATATTAAACAATTTAATACACTAATCCCTAATGGATACAATATACATGATAAAGGTGGTGTTAAATTTAGTGAACATTCTGAAGAAACTAAAAATAAAATTGGTTTATTTCATAAAGGAAAATCTCATTCTAAAGAAACTAAGGAAAAAATAAGTAAATCTCAAAAAGGAATTTCTAAAAATATGGGGCATATAGTTTCTAAAGAAACTAAAGAAAAAATAAGTAAAGCTAATAAAGGAAAAAATCGTTCTAAAGAAACTAAAGATTTTTTACATAATTTTTATAAAGGAAAAACTTGGGAAAAATTATATGGTAAAGAAAAAGCTGATGAAATGAAAAGAAAATGTGGATTAGCGGCTAAAGGAAATCATCATACATTAGGATATAAACATTCACATGAAACTATAGAAAAAATGAAAAAAGATAGAATAGGATTAAATAAAGGGAAAATTCGTTCCCAAGAAACAAAAGAAAAAATAAGTAATTCATTAAAAGGAACACATCGTTCAGAAGAAATTAAACAAAAAATAAGTGAAACAATGAAAAACAAAAAACTTACAACATTCTTTTTCTTATAAAATTGAAAAACTATGAATTTATTTAACGTACCTTTATCTTCACCAACCAAACAATATACAACATTAAACGATGTTGATTATCAATATCATAATCTTTTACGAAATATAATAAAAAATGGTTATGAAAAACAAAATAGAACGGGTGTTAAAACTATATCTGTATTTGGGGAACAAATAAAATTTAAAAACATTACTAAAAACTTTCCTTTATTAACAACTAAAAAATTACATTTAAAATCAGTAATTGGAGAATTATTATGGTTTTTAAGTGGGTCATCTAATAAACACGAACTTAAAGAAAAATATGGTGTTTCAATATGGGATGAATGGGGTGATGATGAAACTGGTGAACTAGGACCTGTTTATGGAAAACAGTGGAGAAAATGGCAGGGTTGGTTAGTAAATACAGAAACTGGAAAATGTGGTTCTTTATGGTTTGACCAAATATCTCAAATAGTTGAACAACTAAAAAAGAACCCTGATGATAGAAGAATAATGGTATCAGCTTGGAATGTTGCTGATATAGATAAAATGGCTTTGCCGCCATGCCATTATGCCTTTCAAATTTGGACAAGAGACTTAAATTTAGAAGAAAGGATTAAAATATATGAAGATAATTTTACTAATGGAATCAAAATTCAACATGATGAATGGGTAGAATCTAAATTATCTACAAGAAATATTTCCAAAAAAGCTATTTCATTACTTTGGAATCAACGTTCATGTGATACCTTTCTTGGTATACCTTTTAATATTGCTTCATATGCTATATTATTATTAATGTTAGCACAACAAACTAATATGTATGCTGATGAATTAATAGGACATTTAGGCGATACACATTTATATGAAAACCACATGGAATATGTTAATCAGCAACTAGCCCGTGATTCAAAAAGTGAACCACCACAAATGTTATTAAATAAAAAAGATTCAATATTTGATTATACTCCTGAAGATTTTACGTTAGTTAATTATGAAAGTTGGCCAAATTGGCGTAACATTCCTATAGCAATTTAAAAAGTACAGATTAATTAGAAGAACATGAATATATAAATAAAAAATTCATGAATTATCAATTAATTTATCAAAATTTAATAAATAAAAATAAAAAAGAAAATAGAAAAAAAGGTTTTGGAATTTATTATGAAAGACATCATATTATTCCTAAATGTTTAAATGGTACTAATGAAAAAGAAAATTTAGTTTTATTAACAGCAAAAGAACATTTTATAGCACACAAATTATTAACATACATTTATCCAAATAATAGAAATATAATTACAGCATTTCATCTTATGACTTATGGAACTAAAAAACCCATAAAAATAAATATAAGTTCAAGAGATTATTTATATGCTAGAGAATTACTTCACCAATCTAATTTATCAGAAGAAACTAAATTAAAAATAAAAAATTATAAACATACACAAGAAGCAAAAGATAAAATAAGCAAAGCCCTCAAAGGAAAACCAAAAACCAAATCTCATTGTGAAGCTATTAAAAATGCAAACTTAAATAAAAAAAGACCAAAATGGATGTGTAAAAAAATGAGTGAATCAAGAAAACAATTATTTAAAAATGGATATATTTCAAAAATAACAAATGAAACAAAAACTAAAATTAGTAATTCATTAAAAGGAGAGAAAAATCCAAATTTTGGAAAACCTGCTAATAATTCTCTTAAAATTCAAATTAATAATATTAATTATGATAATATTAAAATTGCTTGTCAAAAACTTAATATGACACATTATCAAATTTATTATAGATTGTATAATAAAAAATATGATAATTTTAAAATAATAGTTTAAAACCTTATGTTGTTTTAAGTATAAAATTAAATAAACTAATGGAAATAACAGAAATAAATATAGCAAAACAATTATGGGGAAGGTGTAATAAAAATTATCCTAAAATTACTATTATAATTACTGAATTAATTTTGCCATCTTTAAAAAATGAAGATGATATAGAATTTTGGAATAATGTTTCTAATGAAATAGATAAATTATATTTTCAACAAAATACTTCATCTAAAATTAATTAAATGATAACACCTTGCAAACATATATGTAAATATAATGAAAATAAAATTTGTATTGGATGTAAAAGAAATAGTGAAGAAATATCAAATTGGCTAAATTATTCCGATATAGAACGATTAGAAATTATTAAAAAAATTAAAACAAGAAATTTATGAAATTAAAACTTATTGCAGCTGTTTCAGTTGATGGTGCCATTGGAAATAATGATAATCTTTTATGGCATATTTCAGAAGATTTAAAACAATTTAAACAACACACAATAGATAAAACACTTATTATAGGTGCTAATACATTTTTAACATTACCTGAAGGTGCTAAACAACATAGATTATATTTCATATTATCTTCTAAAAAAATTGAAACAGCATCACCGCATATTATTATAAAATCAAAAGAAGAACTAAAATCTATTTTATTAAATAATCAAAAAGAAGAAATATGGATTGTTGGTGGGCAAAAAATATACAAAGAATTTATTGAAGAGTGTGATGAAGCATATATAACTTGGGTTAATAAAATATACCCAGATGCTAATAAAAGATTTCCTATTGATAAATTATATAATAATTTTGAATTAGTTAATGACAGTGGTTGGTTAGAAAGTCAAAATGGAATAAAATATAAATTCTGTAAATATATAAAAGAAAATAAAGAAAATTGTTAATTATGAAAAAAGAAATTAAAGATATTGAAAAATATTTAAAAAATACAGAATTAATTGATATTGTTGATAATAATAAAAAAGAATTTTTAAAAATAACTTTTATTGTTGAAAAACCAATTAAAATACCTCTTAGAGAAGAACCCGGCGCAATTAATATATTTGCTCAAATAGGAAATTTATTAAGTGAAAATAATTATAAAATTTTAGATTCAGGAATGGAAGTATTAAATACATTTGATGATTATAAATCTTATGAAACATTTGAACGTAAAGTATTAGAACAAGATGAAAATATATGAAATAAAATTTGTGGTTAAAATGGATGAAGTTAATGGTCCAGCCACAGGTATAATGACAACATATTCTGAATTAGTAGATGTATTAGATGTTAAATATTTTCATGTTTTAACAGCTGAAATAAAAGAAATAACAGAACAACCAAAAAAAGAACAAAAAGAAGAACAATTACTTAAATCATGAGTATAAAAAAATATAATTATGTTTATATTACAACTAACTTAATTAATGGTAAACAATATATAGGTGATCATTCAACTAATAATTTAAATGATAATTATATTGGTTCTGGGTTATTAATAAAAATTGCTATTAAAAAATATGGAAAGCATAACTTTAAAAAAGAAATTTTAGAACATTTTAATAACAAAGAAGATGCATTTAATATTCAAGAAAAATATATAAATCAATTTAATACATTAAGCCCCATTGGTTATAATATAAGTCCAAAGGGTGGTTATGGTATTCCTAAAAGTTATTTATCAGAAGAAACTAAAATAAAAATAAAAAATAACAATAAAGGTAAACATTCTGGAGATAAAAGTCATTTTACTATATTCAATACTTTAAACAAAAAGAATAAAACATATGAAGAACAAATGATAAAATTATATGGATTAGAAGAAGGAATTATTAAAGCAAAAGAATATAAAGAAAAAATATCATTTATAACATGTGGAGAAAATAATCCAATGTTTAAAAAAGGAATTTTAATTAAAGGAGAAAAAAATGGAATGTTTGGAAAACAACATAACGAACAAACTAAACAAAAAATGAGAAAAAAACGTAGTGAAGAAACTAAGCAAAAAATTATAATAGCGCAAAAATTAAGAAGACAAAAAGAAAAATTATTTAAACAAAATATAAATATATGAGTATTAAAAAGTTAGGAATGTGTATAAATAGTTTTGATTCAAGTGAATTTTTAGAATATTTTATATCAGAAATTAGAGAACAAGTTGATTATATTATTAGTGTATATCAAAAAAAATCTTATTGGGGTAATCCAATAGACCCTATTGATATGAATGAGTTAGAAAGATTAAAAAAAATAGGAATTATTGATGAATTAGTTGAATTTAAACCAAACACAAGTGAATATGCTAGAAAACAAGAAACTAATAAAAGAAATTTTGGAATTCAATTACTAAAAGAAAGAGGTTGTTCACATATTATTAATACTGATGCAGATGAGGGATATGAAAAAGAAGAATTTAAATATGCAAAAGACTTAATAAATCAAAAAGGATATGCTATAACTTATTGTTCTTATATTAATTACTTTAAAGATTTTGAACATTATCTTGTTTATCCTTTCAGACCATTTGTTCCATTTATACATAATTCTTTTTTCACGTACACGTATGAAGGCCCTGCACCAGGTCCTACTGACCCAACAAGAAGAATATATAATCCTTTAAATTTAGGCACTTATATATTTAAAGATGAAGAACTTAGAATGCAACACTGTGCATGGATTAGAAAGAATATAAGAAAAAAACTAGAAAATTGGTCAGCCAAAGACCATTTTAATCAAGATCTTATAAATAAAGCAGTTGAAAGATGGGAAAATTGGAAAGAAGGAGAATCTGCCATAATGTTATTTAATGTTCCAGATAATAGTGTATATGTTAAAAAATTAGAACAAAGATTAACAAATTTACAAGTTCCTTGGATAGAAGAAGAAATGAAAATAAGAATTAATAAAAATGTTTAATGGATATATTTATTGTGCAACTTCTCCTTCTAATAAAAAATATTTTGGATTAACTACAACTTCTTTAGAAAAACGCAAAAATGGCCATTTAATATCTGTATATAAAAATAGTTCTCACCTTTTATTTCATAATGCTATTAGAAAATATAAAAATAATTTTATGTGGGAAATTATAGAAGAACACAAATTAAATTCTTATGATGAATTATTAAATATATTAAAAGAAAGAGAAATTTATTTTATAAAAGAAAATAAAACATATTTAAAAAAATATGGATATAATTCAACATACGGCGGAGAATTAGGACCAAATAAAGAAACTTGCAAAAAAATAAGTAAAATTAATAAAGAAATTTGGAAAAATCCTGAATATAGAAATAAACAATATAATACCGCACACAACCCAGAATTTAAAACAAAATTTAAAGAAGCTATGGAAAATGCTTCAAATAAAATTTCCATTAAAATTAAAGAAAAATGGAAAGATGAAGAATATAGAAATAAATTAATTGAAATAAGAAATACTCCAGAATTTAAAATTAAATATTTAAATACATTGCATAAAAAAGAAAAAATCAAATGTAAATATTGTAATGTAGAATCTATAAATCAGGGGATTATAACTAGATGGCATAATGAAAATTGTAAACATAAACTAAATTTTTAACATTTTTTAACATTTTTTATTTCCTCAGTACTAGGAAATTGTATATATTTGCCTTATGATGAAACACATAAGGAAAAAAGATGGCGTATTACCTATACAGATAAATTAGGCATTGCCATGAATAGAAGATGGACCTATGCTGATATATCATTTGATACCGAAATTCAAGCTCAAAATGAATTAAGAAGAATTTTAAAACAATCAAATCCAAATAGTTCTAATCAAGACTATAGAATAGAACCATTTATATGTGATGTTTTAGATAAACCTATCTATCCTTATAAAGATTAAATTTTAACATTTTTTAACATTATTTTTAATCATGGTGTTAAATTTTTTGTTAAAATTAACCTTATAATTTCAAAATTAATACATTATAAAATGGAATTTAACAAAGTAAATCTTAAAACCTTGCGTACAGAGTTAGACGAAGCTCTTGCAAAGGTTGGAAAGAAACACGGAATTACCTTTAATATTGGTAATATTCGTTTTAACACTGACAATTTTCATACACAACTTAAGTGTTTTGCGGTTGCCAGTAAATCCGATGCCGGTAAATTAGAATGGACCAAAAATTGTTTTATCTTTGGTTTTAAAAATGAAGACTTCGGAAAGAAGTTTGTCATGAATGGAAAAACCTATGCAATTACAGGTATTAAACCACGTTCATTTAAATATCCTATTATTGGTAAAGAATTAAATGGTACTAAAACCTTTAAGTTTTCAGCCGAAGGAGTTAAAAAAATGATGGTTATTTAATAAAAATTAATAATTAAAAAGATGGGATATTATATAGATAAAAACTCAAAAGGCGAACCACTTCCAAGTTGTGGTAAAGCCGACGCACTTATTAAAGACGGTGCTTTAGAAATTCCAATGCCTTCTCCAGATAAATTTGTTGAAGGTCTGGTATGTGTTGTTGAAAATGCATATTTTGATGCAGCTGGATATTGTTATAGCCCTTCAGAATTAATAGCTTTTCAAAACCCCGGTGATTACCGTCCTAAAAGATGGTTGTGGTATAAACATGCTAAAACCTTATCAGGTTATGAAGGATAACACGGAAATAATTTTCACAGCAGAAAACTGTGAAAAGCTTAAGGCCACTTGTAAAAGAATTATATTATTATTAGATGAACATATTGATGGAGCTTTAATGATGGCTCAATTAATGTGTTTGGCAGATAATATTAATGAATTTGAAAACAACCCTATTGTAAAATATAAATAATAACAAACAAATGAAAACAAAAAACATTTTATTCGCTTTAATGGTTATCTTTACCATGTCCTTTATTGGTTGTCAAAAAGATAATACAACACCATCAATTAATATAACCGTTACTACTTATGGCAATAATGATAGTATTGATGCTGGTGTTAGACTTTCATCTTGGAATGATGGAGTTTGGTTAAAAAATTATTACCATAATGGTGATACTATATTTAATCAAACTGTTGAATTACCAGATACTCTTATAATGGGATCGTGGGGAAACAGATTGGTTGTATTTTTTGATGGTGTTATAAAAATCGATACTATATTTAGTAATCCAACATTTGATATAATTATTCCAATAAATTAAATTATAAAAAATATTTTAGCATTTATAGGTTTTATGCTATTTAAATAAAACCTGAATAAAACAAATAAAACAAATTAACACATGAAAACAGGATTTATTGTAATTGGAATGGCCGTTATTGCGGCAATTATTGGAATCGTTTGGTATTTCTCATTATCAAACTCAGAGATTAAGTTGAGAAATCGTATTGTTGCTGAACAAACAGTTTGCACATCATACTTTGATAAGATGTGGAAGGTTATTTCACAAAAGGCACAAATTGCCGATAAATATAAGGATTCCTTCAAGGAAGTTTACACACCTCTTATTGAAGGCCGTTATTCAAATGAAGGCAGTGGCACTCTTATGAAATGGATTCAAGAAAGTAACCCACAATTTGATGCCTCATTATTTAAAGATATTATGGTTGCCGTTGAAGCACAACGTGAAGGATTCTTTATTGAACAAAAGAAACTTATTGATATGGATATGATGCATAAAAATATGCGCCAAACAGTTCCTAATAGTTGGTTTATTGGTAATCGTCCAGATGTTGGTATTGTAGTTATTACATCTACCAAAACGGATGATATTTATAAGACTGGTAAAGAGGATGATGTCAAACTTTTTTAATTAAGTCACATGAATACATTGATATATTTATCATTGTTAATTCCTGTCATCGTAACATGTGTCTTTTATCTTTATGGTAAAAGACACTTTACGTGGTGGGAATTTTTTATACCTATTGGTGTAGGTATAATTTGTATTATTAGTTCAAAACTTTTAATTGATAGTTTTGAAACATCATATACAGAATATTGGGGCTCCAGTGTAGTTGAAGCAAGATATTATGAACCTTGGAATGAATACATACAACAAACGTGTTCACGTACTGTAGATGATGGAGATGGAAAATCTCATACTGAAACATATGATTGTTCATATGTATCTTATCATTCAGAATATTGGATGATTATAACAACAAGTAAAGAAGAAATAAATATATCAGAAAATAAATATGATAGTATTGTTAATCTATTTGGCAATCGTTCATTTTATGATATGCATAGAGATTATTATACTAATGATGGTGATATGTATTATACTCAATGGGACAATTCATATACAAAAAATATACCCATAACAACAGAACATACGTACACAAATAAAATTAAAGCTTCTGATGTAACACTCTTTAATATTAAAATAATAACAGATAAAGAAGCAGATAGTTTAAAATTATTTGATTATCCTAGATTAGATGATAATTTTAATTACAAAACAATTATAGGTTATAATCCAAGTGATTCTATACAAAAGAAATTTAATAAACTTAATGCCATCTATGGTCCTGAAAATCAATTAAGATTATGGATATTAGTTTTTAATGGCGGAACAATACAAATTGGTTTACAACAAGAAAATTATTGGGTAAGAGGAAATAAAAATGAATTGATTCTATGTTTTGGTATTGACACAACAACCAACAAAATTAATTGGGCTCATATATTTTCTTGGTCACCTTCGGAAGATTTAAAAATAGAGATAAGGGATTACATTAATAATATGGGAAGTATGTCTGATAGCACCCTGAATAATCTAGATACCTATCTAAAAGATAATCTTAAAGATTATGTAAGACGACCATTTAAAGAATTTGAATACATAAGAATTGAACCATCCAAAACATCTGTTATAATTACATATATAATTATGTTATTAGTATCAATAGGAATAAACATTTGGATTATAAAAAATGAAATAGAATGAAAAAATTATTTATTACGATAATATTATTTATCACAACACTGACAACATTTTCTCAAAATTTCAAAGACCTTGAATTTAATTTGGATTTGTTTTTTCCTTTTATATCAATAGATTCATCACAAAATTTTGGTGTTGAATTTGGTGGTAATGCACAAGTACCCATTGATAAAATTTTATATACTAGTATTGGCACTAATGTTTTAATATTTCAAAAACCAGATGCTGAAAGTACTTTTGATGTTAAAGTTAAATTGTTTATACCAATAACTGCTTTTACACAACCTTATAAAAACTTTTCTGCTTTTGTTTGCATTGGTCCTCTTTTTGGAAATAAAGAAGATGGAATAAATCTTATTACTAAATTTGGTATAAAATATAATATTGATACAGGACTTATATTTAATTCAGCCAATAGCTTTAATTATAAAGCTTATCTAATATTAGATTATATGATAATTAATACAGCAACACCAGCTAAAATAATACAGCTTGGTATTGGAATAACTATTTAAAATAAAGAATTAATAAAATAATTACAATGGAATTTAAAACAAAAGAACAAGCATTAGATTACTTTAAAGATATTAATCTATTAAAACCAGCAGGCGTACTGAGTGCACTTGAAGAAATCCAATATAATTTAACATACTCATATTATTTGGGTGTTATAGCAGGTATAAATTTGGTCAGTGACTTTAATTTAATTGTAAACGATAATGGAAAAATCACTACAAATTAATTTATTTAATAATAAGGAAAACAAAAAAATAACTTTTCCTTATTTATTTAAGTGTTTACTAAAAGGAAAAGAAATTTGGCATAGCAGGTCTGTTGCTACAGGCGTTGTTATTCTTATGCAAAATCCAGATAAGGACGGAGATTATTTTGTTCTTTTAGAAAAAAGAAGTGAAAAGATGGATCATCCACTTTTATGGTGTTTTCCATGTGGATATTTAGATTGGGACGAAGAACTTGAAGATAGTACCTTACGTGAAGTGTGGGAAGAAACTGGTTTATACCTTCCTGATTACGAAAAATATAAATTGTATAAAACTAAAGACCCATTTTATATTGGTTCAGAATTAAAAAATTACAGACAAAATGTTCATTTATTTTATGGATATGTTTATATCTATAATACTACAATGATATCTGATTTAATTATGGACACTAAAGAATTGTCAGATATAAGATGGGTAAGTATTTCAAATTTATCTAATTATAATTTTGCATTTGATCATGATAAAAGAATCATGTTATTTCTTAAAAAATATTTAAATAGTTAATAATGTTTATTAATAAAAATAGAAATAGAGAAAAATTTACATTTGCTAATATTAATTTATTAGGGAAATGTAATGTTGATTGTTATTTTTGTTTAGGAAAAGATATTAAAGATAAATTAGCTGGTAAAAATCAGTTAAATGTTCATTTTTCTGAATGGCAAAATTTTGACAAATTTTTACAACAATGTAAAGATGCCGGCATACAAAAACTTTATTTAACTGGTCAAACAGCAGATGGGCTACAATATAAATATTTAAGTGAAATAATTGATAATTTGCAATCACGAAATTTCATTGTAGGTGTTAGAACTAATGGTTATTTGGCACTTCGTAAAATGAATGAAATTCAGAAAATGGATGGTGGTATTGGATATTCAATTCATACATTAAATCCAGAAACTAATTTTAAAATAATGGGAACTTTTGATATTCCAGATTGGGATAAAATAATTCCATTATCAGGAAAAAATGTAAGAATATCTATTGTTCTAAATAGATATAATGTTAATGAATTTTATGATTTAGTTAAATATTTTTCAACTTTTGAAAATGTTAGATATATTCAAGTTAGAAGAATTTCAACTGAAACAAGATTAGCTGAATTAGAAGAAGATATAAAATTATATGAAAAGTTTTATATTGACTTTAATAATACACATGAAAAAACAGGTGCATTTTATTTGGCGCAACAATATGAATTATTTGGAAAAGAAGTTAATTTTTGGAGAACAGTGGAAACATCATGTAATTCATTTAATTACTTTACAAATGGTGTATGCAGCAATGAATATTTTATTGTTGAAGGTTATTTAAAAAATATGAAATGTTAAAAATTTTAAGAAAAATAAAAAACTTTTTTGGTTGGCATCTTTTAAAAGAATTAAGAAAAATAGATCCTATTTTAGATTGGCATCCGGACTTTGATATAAAAAAATTAATACGTGCAGTAATCATTAGAAGAAATATTATTTATAGTCTTTTTGCTTTATTGTTAATAATAAGTATATCATTTAATGTTATTCTTATACATAAAAATAATAAAATTGATGAACTTAAACAAACTGCTTCATTACTTGAAAATACTTTATGGGTGAATAATGATATAAAAGATTCACTAATGAATATTATAGAATCAAGTGGATATTTAAAATACTGGGTTAAGTCTGAAGCAAAAATTGATATTCCTAATTATGTTCCTAAAGACCATTTAAAATATATGTTTGAACGTGCTATAGATAAAAAAATACCTATTTCTATTTTATTTCGTTTAATTTATAAAGAATCAAGTTTTGATAGTACAGCACTTTCACCAAGAGGTGCTTATGGTTATATGCAAGTAATGCCATTAACATATAAAGCATATTGTAGAAAATTAAATATAGAACCATATCCAATAACAGTAAAGAAAAATGTATTTATAGGAACGTGGTTTTTAGCTGAAATGTATGATTATTGGCATATGAAAAAACCGAAATTATCAAATGACATAATATGGAATTATGCAATAGCCACATATAATATGGGTATTGGTAATATGAATGATGGTCTTATGAATGATAGTATTCAAAATTATATTAATTTTATAACTGAATGAGATATATTAAAGAAGCACTGGAATTAACATCAATTTCAGAAATTGAAAAAGAAATTCAAGAACGAATTGAATTGGTAAATCAAATGGTTGGTAATCTTTGGCCACATATAGTAGCTGATGAAAATAAACAACTAAGAGAAAGAATGTGGGAATTAAAACATGGTAAAGATGGATAAAAATCTTCCGGGTGATGATATAGATTATAATAAACAATTCACTAAAAAAGATGATATTTGGTCTGATTGTACCAATACATTTGCATCCAATAAAAGAAAAAAAGGATTCAAAGTATTTACTAATATGTACAAGGGAATGATGTTACATTATTTTCCTTGTTATGAATATAGTGGCGAACAATATTATCATGTTATTGAGGAATATATAACTAATTTCCCACATGCATCATGGTACTTTTTAATGACAACAAAACAAATTAAAGAAAAATATGGAACAGAAATTATCAAATGATCTTATTACAGAATTAAACTCAAATGAAATATTTGTATTTGGTTCTAATTTAGCTGGCATACATGGTGCTGGAGCTGCAAAATTGGCGCATCAAAAGTGGGGAGCTATATGGGGAAAAGGATTTGGATTTGGGGGTAAAACATATGCCATTCCAACCAAAGATGAAAATATTAGAACAATGAAAATTGAAGATATTAAACCTTTTGTAGATAGTTTTATTAAAATGGCAAAAATGAACATTCACTTAAATTTTTTAGTAACACAAATTGGTTGTGGATTAGCAACATATACACCAGAAGAAATAGCTCCTTTATTTAAAGATGCAATTAATATAGAAAATATTTATTTACCAAAAATATTTGTTGAAATAATACTGAATATGTAAGTGATACTATAATTATTAAAGAAATAACTTCAAATATATAAAAAAAAGTATTACATATGAATAATGTTAAAAAAGTAACTATTATTGTTGAGGCTAAACAAACGCCAAAACAAAGAAAAATTAAAAGTAATTTATTTTTAAATAAAACTGAAGATCAGTTTCCATATATAGAAGCTGCTATTTCTATTTTACAAGAGAATTTAAAATGGTGGGAAAACAATTGGTTTAGTGTTGAGTCTTTAATTGAAAATACATACAAAGAAATATTATCAAAAACATTTGAGTTACCTTCAGAATCAAGAAAAATAATGTCTAATTTCACCATCTATAATGGTATGGATAGAGACCAACCGGATATAAGATATTCTGGACCAGCTATTGAATATATTTTTGTTGGTCTTAAACCTGAGATTGTTGGAGACATTCAAAGAAAAATAAGTTTATCACCTATAATTAAAGGACATAAAACTTTTACGGGTGAAAATGGAAAAATAATTATTATGTTTTAAAACATTTAATATCCTTTTACATAAAACATTAAAACAAAATATATGATAGAATTTTTAACTGGACTTTCCATAAGAATGTTAATTGTTGTATTTTGTGTTCTTATTGTTGAAATAATTTACAGAATTATCAACAGAACTAAATCAATAAAAACTAAAAAATTATAAAAATGTCACAAGTATTTCCGCAAGAACTTTTTACAGAAAAGTTCCGCCCTAAAAACTTACAAACAATTATTTTATTGCCAAGAATTAGAGAAGAAGTAAATAAAGGTTTAATTCAAAATCTTTTATTCTTTGGTACACAAGGTACAGGGAAAACATCTTTAATGAGAATATTATCAGATGGTCATCCTTCACTTTTAATTAATGCTTCATCAGAAAGAGGTATTGAAGTTGTAAGAGAAAGATTTTCTAGATTTGCTTCTACTATTTCTTTAGAAGATGGTCGTGATAAACTAAAGTGTATTATGATGGAAGAATTTGAGGGTGCAACCCCTGAATTTATGGATGCCTTAAAAGCAGTAATGGAAAAATATGCACATCTTGTAAGATTTATTGCTACAACAAACCACGTGCAAAAGGTTCCACCTGAAATGCAATCTCGTTTTAACTATCAATCATTTGACCCAATTAATACTGAAGAAGAACAATATTTGGTAACAGAATATAAGAAAAGAATATCACTTATTTTAAAAGCAGCTAAAATTACTTTTGATGATACCATATTAACAAAATTTGTCATGAATGATTTTCCTGATTTAAGATCATTAATGAATAAAATTCAAAGCTTTTATTTAAGAGGTATTACGGAACTTAATCCTAAAAATTTCAATATTAATTATGATTATGTTGATATGTTTAATATTTGTTTACAAAAACCAGATAAACCTTATGAAATTTATAAAAATGTTATAAGTGAATATTCAACCAGGGTTGATGAAGCATTGTCTGTATTACATAGTGATTTTCCGGAATATTTAAGAAATAACGTTCCGAATAAAATTAATAAATTACCATTAATTATAATAACAACAGCCAAATATCAATATCAAAAATCATTTGTCATAGACCCTATAGTATGTTTAGAAGCTCTTATTTTCGAACTTCAAAGTATATTAAATAGTTAGTATTTTTAATATAAATGTTAATAATGTGAGTGAATATATAAAATAAAAATGAATCATCAAAAACTTTATGATTCCATTATTAAAAATGCATTATTACAAAATAGAACTAAGTTATCTAAAAATAATTTTAATTATATTTATTATGAAGAACATCATATTATTCCTAAATGTTTAAATGGAACTAATGAAAAAGAAAATTTAGTTTTATTAACTGCTAAAGAACATTTTGTTTGTCATAAATTATTAACTTATATTTATATAAACAATAGGAAAATGATTTGTGCTTTGCATAAAATGGCATTTAGCAAAAGATATGGTAAAATTGTTTCCGGAAGAGATTATGAATATATTAGAATTTTATTTAATAATACTCCTATTTCAGAAGAAACAAGAAATAAAATCATTAATTCATTAATTGGAAATACTAGAAATAAGGGGAAAATTCGTTCAGAAGAAACTAAATTAAATCTTAAAAAACGAGATAGAAGTAATTGGAAAATTTCTGAAAATGGATTAAATAATATTAAAATAGCAAACAGTAAACCAAAATCTGAAATTCATAAAAATAAATTAAGACAAAACAGAATTGGAAAAAATTTTAATGAGCTTTTTGGAGAAGAAAAAGCAAATGAAATTAAAAATAAAATAAGTATTGCATCTAAAAATAGAAAACCTATTTCAGAAGAAACAAGAAATAAAATAAGTAAAATTCATAAAGGCAAAAAAATTTCTAATGAAACTAAATTAAAAATGAGTTTATCTAAAAAAGGAAAAACTAAATTAAATGAAACACAAGTTAATAAAATTAAAGAAAAAATAAATTTTATGAAAATAAAAGATATAGCAAAAGAATATAATGTACAAAGAAATTTAATTTATAAAATTAAAATAAACAAATATTTAAACACATAAAAATGGAATTAATTTTAGATAAACACATTACCTTTGTAATAAAGAAAAAGAAATCAAGTAAAATACATAATGCCTATTGGGGTATAATATATGCTAAAGATTGGTTTGATAAAATAACTATGATTTTAATTCAACCAGAAGATTTAGTAGTAATAGGTTGGTATGATTTTCATGATGGCATAAATTCACATGTTGAAAGTAAAACAACATTCAAATTAAAAAATATGTTTACATTAAAACCGGGGGATAAATTTATCCTTAATGAAGATTACAATTGGGTTTTCAAAAATTGGCAAAACCAAGAATTCAAACATTCTCTTCCAAAAAACTTAGTCTTTCAAATTATTTCCTATCATGCTTCTTTATTTGGTAGTTCAATTTGTATAAAAATTTTAAGAAATAAAAAACTTATTAATGAAATTTACCAGGGAATAGAAGAAAAATATTATATTCCAGAAGGTAAATGGAGATTTTTCATAATGCAATATTTTCATAATAAAGAATGTGAAAACTTTATGAATGCTAATTTTAGTGGATTTAATGATGAATACTATAACATTATTAATAAAGTAGATTAATATGAAATACTTTAAAATAAAGGATTCTAGAATTAATCTTTCTAAAATTATAGGATATAGTCCAAGAGAATATAATAATAATAATATTTATATAAATTTTATTCATAGTAGTAGTTCAACTGATATATGTTGTGGTACTGAGGAAAATAGAAATGAAATTCTTAAACAATTAGATGAAATAACTTTAATTAAACCTAATACATTATTATGATTAATTTAGTAGTAGATCTTTCAAATATTTTCTTTCGCTCATTATTTGTAACAGGTGGTTATGGAAAACATGATTATACCTTTGAGAATCATACTGAGTGTGAGCAGTTAATGAGAAAAGTAGCAACTGATATATCCTTTATATTAAGACAGGTTAACCCTACACGTGCTATTTTTTGTGTAGATGATTCCTCATGGAGAAAAGATATTCCCATTGAAGAAAATGAAGGATATAAAGGAAATCGTGTTAAATCTAAACATATCAATTGGGATAATGTTTTTGGAATATTAAACGAATTAATTAATATATTAGATATAAATGGATTTGTTGTATCAAGAGAAACAAAAGCAGAAGCAGATGATTTAATTGCATTATGGAGTCATGAATTAGTTTTTCACCGACACCAAAATGTTATTATTGCTTCAGGTGATGAAGATGTTAGACAATTAGTTACAACATATACTCCATTTGAAGGACCTGAAGATACTAGTTGGTGCACTGTTTATAATCCATTTACACACACAAAAACAACACCAAAGAAACTTTATCATGATTTTGGATTTAGTATGTGGTTACTTAGAGATGATGAAGGTGATTTCATGACTGGTGCAGTTGATATGGACAAATCTGATATATTACGTTTAAGAGATTTTGAAAAAATTGTATTTGAAGAAATTCAACCGGACCTTATTGCTCTTAGAAAAATATTCTGTGGTGATGATGGAGATAATGTACCAGCAATATATACATGGATTAAAAATAATAAAGAAGTAAGAATAACCAATTCTAAATTTGAAAAAATCATTGAACAATTAGAAATTAAAACTTGGAAAGATCTTCAAAACAAAAAAGAAGAAATTAAAACAATGATTAATGAATATGCTGATATTAACATGCCATTTAAAATTGAAGATAGACTTAACAGACAACTTAAATTAGTTGTTTTAAATCCTTCTTTATTTCCTTTAGAAATTGTAAATGAATTTAATAATAAAAAGGAAAAACATTTATCTAAACCAAAAATTAATGTATTAAGTTTTAACATGCTTAACATGTTAGAAAATACTAAATATATCAGTAACAATGAATCTAGTATATTTAAAGAAATGGACCGAATCAATACTAAATTATTTTAATATGTTAATAGATAATTACACTGAAAGACCCCCACTTGGTTTAATGCCAAAATATATATGGGATTTAAAAAGATTTTATCAAGTATGTGAAGCCATTTCTAATTATTATAATGCAGGAAAAAAGATTCTAATTTCTTGGATAGAAGAATATAATGAATTAATTGAAAAAATTAACAAATAAAAATAACATGAACAAATTTAAAGTACTTGACATTAATGAAATAAGTCAACAATTTCCAGAAATACCAAATAAAATACGTGGTATAGCATTTAAGAATGCAGTTGAAATTATTCTAAATTATTTAGAAGAAAAACACTTTCCAGTTTATACTTTGTTTACAACCAAAGAAGGTGTATATCATTTTGTAATTAAAATAGAATCTAATACATACAGTGAACCGGTTACAAATATCCCACCAGAACCATATCATGCAGCACCTGAATCTAAAATAGAAAATGAAAAAAAGGATCATTCACATGACCCTTCACGTGATTTTTTAAATAGATATTAGAACTAAAGTCTTAACAAATTCTTAACAATCATGAAAAAACTTTTTTTTCGGGGTTCATATAATAAGTACTTGAGTCTTTGGGAAAAAATCTATTATCTATAGACTATAGTACTAAAAAATAGCAAAATTTTAACATATCTTAACAAATTTAAATGGAATTATTTGATATAGAGAAAATCATCTTTCAAGACCATAAAAGGTGGAAAGATGTTACCAATGGTGATAAAAAGAAAAACTTCTTTATGCTAAATAGATTTTTCTCTATTAACTATCCATTACAGGCTCAATTATTGCAGCATATAAAAAGTAATCCTGTTGCAGTAATGGATTTTTGGTTTGATTTTCTTTCTAAAAGATATAATAAAATACCATTCTGGATTTACATAAAGGGAGTTAAAAAATCAAAAGAAGTAAAAGAAAAAAAACCAACACATTTATCTAAAGAAATAATTTATAAATATTGTCAAACTTATAATTTAGATACTAAAACTATTCAAGACGGAATGCTTTTGTTTCCAGAAGCAACCATTAAAGAAATTAAAGAATTTGAAAAACTTATAACTAATAAGAAATAAAATGAGAACAAAAACAACTAAGGCTAAAACAACAAAGAAACCAATTAAAACTAAAACAAAAACTACTAAAAAATCTTTAAAGAAAACTACTATTAAAAAAATAGAAAAAGCTCCAGCTAAAAAAATTAAAAAGCCTGTTATAAAGAAAAAAGAAACCAAAATAAAACCTCAAAAAACTAAAAAAACAATTCTTAAAAAGATAGAATCTAAAATTAAAAAACATGTTAATGAATTAACGACCATTAAAGAATTAACATTTAATGAAATGATTCCAATGTCTTTTGATGATGTTGTTATTCATAGTGATGATGGAATACATTCTTTAACTATAGCATCTTATTTTACAAAAGATAAATTAAAATTATGGTTTAAAGGAAGAGGGGGTATTTTTAGTAAAGACTATAGAAAATTCTTAAAAGAAGATTCAACTGTTGGTAAATATATGCTTATTAAAGATGGTAATGAAAAACTTATTATTAGAATAATAGAAGATGAACAATTGGAAGATTTTAAAGTAGCTAAGTTTGTTGATGGTAAAATTGGAGATAAATCATATATGATATTTAAGAAACTTAGTAAAACTGAAAAAATTACATCAACTCATATTTCTGATGTTGATGAAAACATACATCATATTATAACCGATGAAGCTGCTATTAACGATGAAGGAGAAGTAAAAATTTTATTTGACCCTGATACTGATAGTGAAACAATTATATTACCTGAATAAAATGGAAGATTTTAAATTTTTAAATGATCAAATGATTTTATTAAGACATGATTTTGATATTCTTACTGAAAAATCTCAAGATATAAAATCTTATGAAATTAGAGCTTATATTAATGTATGTGAAACTTTATTTCAAGGATTAACATATGGTTTAGCTCAATATAAAATAGATGAAATTAGAAACTTAATAATTTCATGGTCAGATAAAATAAATCTATCACAAATGGAAGAAAAAATAAATCTATCATAAATGGAAAAAAAAATATTATGTGCAGCTATTTGGTTTGACACATACGAAAATCCTCACATTAATTTTAAAACAAAAACTGAAATTTAACATATCCTTAACAAATTAAATGTAAAACACATTATATAATTTATTAATTTAACACAACAAATTACAAAAAATGATATCGAAAGATACACAAAATAAAATAAACAAATTCTTTATTAATCCATCAAAGGAATTTCTTTTAACATTAGAAGAATATAATAGATTAACACCCTTTGAAAAAGGATATTGGTCTTATCTACAATCTTCATGGCCAGAATCTGAGATTCCAGAAGATAAAAATCCCTTTGAACCAGGTACAACAAAATGTAGTGAATTTATTAAAGGGTCATATAGAGGTATGTTATACGCCCAAGATTCTGAATAAAAATGACAGCACAAGAAAAATACGATAAAGCACTTTCTTATATTAAAAGACCTGGAATTTTATCTCTTGATAAGTGGCTTAAGGAAGAAACAGACTTTTTTACAGCACCATCAAGCACATTATTCCATTGCAATTATCCAGGCGGGTTAATTGAACATTCAATAAACGTGTTGGAAGTTGCTTTACATAATTTTGCTTTTATTATAAATAGAAAACCAGATTTAGAATATTTAAAAGAATCTATAATTATATGTGCATTATTTCATGATGTATGTAAAACAAATCAATTTAAATCAAATGAGAAGTATATTAAAGACCAACATAATCAATGGAAAACATATAAAGGTTATGATGTTGAGGACACATTCCCCTTAGGTCATGGTGAAAAAAGTCTTTATTTGATTAATCAACATATAAAGCTTACACAACCTGAAGCTTTAGCAATTAGATTTCATATGGGTAGTTTTGAAGTTGGAACAACAATTCCAGGGTTACTTAAATATTCTTATGGACAAGCATATGAACATCCACTTGTTAAATTAATACATGCCGCTGATGTGATGGCAGGCACAATAGAAGAAACTATAGATTATAAATCACAAGCAATACAATAATTATAAATTAAAACAAAAACAAAAATGAAAAAAACAATGTTAACATTATTAACAACAGTAATAATGTTATTAACTTTTATGACCTTTAATGGTTGTAAAAAAGATGTATTTGACCCTTTACCTAAAGATCAACCGGTCTCAATAGGTTACACACAAATTGAACCAGATTTAGGTGGTTTAAAATCTACATTTCCATGTAAATCAAATATACCAGACCATGCAAAAGTCACTATTGGTGGCATTACTTATTACCCAAAATTATTTACTAATAATGGTGTATTATACACAGAATCTATTAAATTTCCTGTAGGAGACTACACAATATCAGAATTTGTTTTATATGATGATATTGATGGAATTGATGGTTTGAATACTGATGTTGATATAATTGTATTTGGAACTCCAACAGCGGGTGCAGAATATGAAGGATATATTTCATCTACATCAAGATTACCTAAAACATTTCATGTAACTGGCTTTACAAAAGTTGACCTTAAATTAGAGGTTTTATGTTTTGAAGATAAAGCATATCAAGCATTTGGTTTTGATTGGTTCTCAATTACAGAAATTGTTGTAAGAGAACAATGTTTTTTTGGTGATATTTTCTTTAAAAATTATAATGATTATGCAAGTTCACATTATGCATTACAACCAGATGGATTAAAAATGGATATGCCAGCAATTTTTAGAATAGATGTTTTTAAAAATGGCCAAGCCTTACAATCACCTTATTTCTCATTCACTAACGATATTACACCCAATTATGGCGTTGGTTCGCCTGTATGTGTAACTTATCCAGATAATATTTCAATTACAGGAAATGGTGAAGTTTTTACATTTCGTCTATATGTTTTAGTAAAAATTGGTGATAATTTTTGTTTCAAAGAATTTTATTCTTGGGCAATTACTGACAATGAACAATTCGTTACTGGACCTGATGGTATAGTTGACTTCGTTATAGGTAATGGTAATATGGATGAACCCGATGTTCAATTAGCACCATATATGAATTTACCTGAAACCGCAACTGTAAATTTCATATTCGATAACTTTTTCACTTGTTCTGGATATTGGAAATTAAACACTTCGAATTTTTATCCATCAGCATCAAGTACAGGTTATGATATATCTACAGGTCAAATGAGTGGATTCTGCGGTGATAAAGATGTATATTTGACACCTAATACATATACAGTTAATATTTATAGTTCATTAACTAATGTAGGCTGGCCAACGATGCCAGCACACCTAACACTTCAGGCATTTGCAAAAGCAAATTGGTTATTTAATAACTTATCTGAATATGGAATAGATATTAATAATATCTCCCAAAATGATGGTAGGACTATTCAAATGGCTTTGTGGCAAATTCTTGGAAACAATGGTTATAATGTTTTAGTTGGCGGGGATGAAGCTAAATCAATACATATGGCTACTGATGCTATATCTCATGGAAATTTTGTTCCTTTCCCAGGTGGATGGGCAGCTGTTTTAATGATGGTTAATAATAATCCATTATTATATCAACTTATCTTTACAATAATTGATCCGTAAAATAAAATAAATTATTTTTAAATTAAATTAAAACCAAAAACAAATGGAAACGGCAGGAATTGTTTACATCGTATTAGGAGTCATTAGTTTAATAGGACTTTTACTTCCTTTAATACTTGGCCATGATCATGATTTCGGTCACGACATGCATTTTGACCACGCTGGTGATGGTGATCATCCCAGTATTTTCTCTATCCGTAGCATTTGTGTATTTTTACTTGCATTTTCTATAGCAGCTTATGCATCTTATTATACACAAAAACCAATTTCAACACAAATAATATTCGGGTTTTTAGCCGGACTTTCTTGTGGATTAGTTGCGGTTCTTTTAATGAGGGCAATGTGGAATCAACAAGGTTCTTCAATGATAATAACCTCAACATTACATGGTACATCAGGAAGAGTTATAATAGGTACCACTCGTCAAGGAGTTGCACAAATTGAATTAAATACACCTAATGGTTCTAAAGATTATTTATGTAAAGAAAAAAATCAAAAAGAACTTGAACCCAATGACACGGTTATGGTTGTGGATTCAGTGGGTGATACTCTTATTGTTGAAAAACAAAACTAATAACAAACAAATATTTATTAACAAACAATTAAATTTTAAAACATCTTCGGAAACACTGTTATTTTAGTAAGCTCCATTGCAGTAGGAGTTGTTGTACTGCTAATCTCCCTATGGGCATTCATAGTCCGTAATTACATTAAAATCCCGCCTAATCAAGCAGGTGTATTCTTTGGTAGAAAAAGTAAATCAGCAGATGGTCAAGCCAAAAAAGATTATCGTTTAATCACCGGTGGTGGTTCATTCAGGATTCCATTTTTTGAAACCTTTAAATCTTTGGATTTATCTACACACGTTATTAATATTGATGTTAAAAATGCACCTAACGTTGATGGTGTTATGGTCACAGTACAAGGTGTGGCTAACTGTAAAATATCAAGTAAACCAGAACTTTTGGAAAACGCGGTTGAAAGTTTATTAGGTAAAACACAGGAAGAAATTGATACCATTATTTATCAGAACTTGGAAGGTCACTTACGTTCTGTGGTTGGTAAGATGACAATTGAAGCATTGATTGGTGACAAACAAAAATTGAATAAAGCTGTTTTGGAAGATGCAATTGAAGACTTTAAGAAGATTGGTGTTGATATTACATCACTTAATATCCAAAATATTACTGATCAATTCAAATATATTGAAAACTTAGGTAAGAAGAGAGTTGCAGAAATTCAAAGGGATGCTGACATTGGTAAAGCAGAAGCAGAAAGAGATTCTAAAATTAAAACTTCCAATGCTGAAAAGGAAGGTATATCACAAAAGAACTTAAATGACCAGTTAATTGCTGAATCTAATAAGGAATTATCTATTAAGAATGCAAACATGAAAGCTATGGTTGATACAAGGAATGCTGAAGTTGCACAAGCTGGTCCTTTATCAAATGCAAATGCTTTGAAAGCAGTTCTTGAAGCAGAAGCAAATACTGCGGCTGCAAAAGAAAAGGCTAATATTGTTGTTGAAGAAATGAGAGCAAAGAAACAAGAAGCTGCTTTAAATGCAACATTAATTGTTCCAGCAACCGCTGAAAAAGCACAAAGGATTATTAATGCAGAAGCTACACAAAAATCAGCCATTGTTGAAGCTGAAGGTATTAAACAATCAATGATTATTAAAGCCAATGGTGAAGGTGAATCAATGGTTATTAGAAAGAAAGCTGAAGCTGAAGGTAATGCCGCAGTTATAGTCCAAATGGGTGAAGCTGAAGGTAAAGCTATTAAAGCAAAATTGGTTGGTGAAGCTGAAGGCATTGCTGCAAAGGCTGAAGCTTATGCTAAACTTGACCAAACAGGTAAATTCCTTGAAATACTTAATGCATTACAGACATTGGCTCCTAATGTTATTAAAGAATTCGCTGGTGTTATGGGTGAAACAACCAAACATTTGGCTAACATTAAAGAAGTTAAAGTTATTGACTTCGGTGGTGGAAAGGATGGTTCCGGTTCAGTTAGTAAATTCGGTTCAATTCCAGTAGAAATACTTACCAAAGTATTTGAAGGTTTAACTGGAGCAGGTATGGACCCATCAAAGTTGTTCAACTTTATGGGAGTTAACCCAACCACTTCAAAACCTGAAGAACCTAAAACTACAACTGAAAAGAAGTAGTATCACATATTTAAATGATAATTAAAGTTATCACCTCAGCTGAGGTGATAACTTTTTTTGTGTAAATATATAAAATAAACCCAATAATATGAATAAAATAGTAAGAGAATCATTAGAAAATAATAAATTATTTGTACTACAATCAAAGGAAGAAGAAATAAAAGAAATTATAAAAAATTATCTAGAAGGTTTTATAGATACGGAGACAAATAGTATTAATTTTGATGCTTATGAAGAATCATCAATTGAAGGTGAACTAGAAGATTTAGTATATGATTTATTTACTGAAGATGAAATAGAATCAGGTGATATGAATGAAACTGAAATATCAGAATATCTCGAAAGTTTAATGAATATAGTATTAGATAATGAAATTGAAGAACCAGCTAAAACACAATTAAGAAATTATTGGTCTAATTTTTGGTCTGGACATGAAGATTTAAATAAATAATGATTCCCAATACATTTGATTTAAGACAATTTTTACTACCTATTAAAAAGGAAACAAAAATTGCTCAATGTTTACCAGTAGTTTTATGTACTATTAAAGAGTTTTATGAACACAAAAACAGTGCGTTCTGGGAATACTTTTCTTCAGATTTTATATACCATTATCGAAATAAAGAAAATGATTCTGGTATGAACTTAAATGATGCTATCAATATATCTACTACCATAGGAATGTTACCTGAAAAATATTGGAATAAAGATTCAATAACTCAAGAAACCTTAGATACAGCATCAAAATATAAATTTAATACTTATCAATTTATTAATTCTATTGATGAATTAAAATATTCATTATTTGATAATGGCCCTTGTTATATTTCATTACCAATGTATAATGAACATAGTTATACTTTTTGGATTAAAGAATATCCTAATGAAGATAAACAATGTAATCATGCAATGACCGTAGTGGGTTGGACTGATGATGCTTTTATATTAAGAAATTCATGGGGTCCAAAATGGGGATATTCCGGATATACCTTTCTACAATTCAATAATTGGGATTTGGTTACTAAATGTTTAACAATCAAGTAATTAAATAATTTTAACATTTTTTAACAAAAAAAAATCTTAGTAGTATCATTATTATTGTTATATTTGTTTATAAATTTTTGGTTATGAGGATGTGGCGAGATACTGCACTATTTATTAATAATAGGTATTGGTTAATAGATTCAAATGGTTGGAGCCCAATTACTAAAAAACAATATGAAAAGTTTTTAACAGATTTAAAAAACAATCTTATTGGTGGTGGATGGGTTCATGAACAAATTGAAAATCAACCTATTGTACAAGAAAAAACTTGGCCTGTATTAAGTTCTAATGGTAAAGAAACATATACCGTAAGATTAACATCTTATGGCAGTTATACTTGTAATTGTGCTGGATATACCTTTAGAAGGAAATGTAGGCATATTGATGAAGTAAAAGAAAATGAAAAAATTGATTGCCCTGTTTGTAAAGGAATGGGAGAAATATCTATTCCTTATATTTATGATATTGAAGAAAATGTAAATATATAATAAAAAATACTTATGGGATTTAAAAGTATTAATGCTTATCTCTTTGAAAAAGAACAAATTAAATATATTGATGTAACTATTACTGACCCTATGTGTCATGGCCATCTTAAATATAGAGAATATGCAGATGGTATTATTGTTGATATAGGTGGTTATGTTGATAAAGAATATAGAAGTTCTGGAGTCTTTAAATGTATATTTGAAGATTTTCTTTCAAGAATGAAACCAGGCAATGTTGTTTATTTGGTTTTAACTAATCCAATTTTAACAAAATATTTAAAAGAACAAGGATTTGAATCCACCGAAGAAACAGTTAGATATTGGGGTAAACCTGAAAATGCAATTATTTATAAAAAAGTATTTTAATAATTATATTCTTTTTTAATTGTATTTAATAAGGTGTATACTTCTTCTTTTGATCTTAAAAGTTTTGACACAGAAGGAAATAACCAGGGACTAATATCTGCAAATCCATACCCATTTTCTAACCAAATAAAAATATTCATCCATCTAAAGGTTGACATTCCTAATTCCTGTTGAGTACCAGCTCCTTCAGACCCATCTAATCGTACAAGATTAGTATCACAAACATTTAACATTCTTAAATCTGGTGTAACAATATTTTTTTGAATCTTTTTTTGAAAAGTAATGTGATCTTCTTTTGATAAGATTTCATTACTTTTCCATTTTCTATATAAATCAATCCATTTTGTATCTTTTCTTTTATTGCCTTCACTTCTTAAAGGATTAATTAAGATAGGAAATTTATTATTTGGTGTAATTAATTTTCCATCATTAGTTAATATAGTAACTGCTTCACCTCTTAAAACGTGTTTTAAACCAATATATTTTTCAATATCAATTCTCCAATTACTACCCCCTATAACTTGTTTAATATAATTTAATAAACCATCAGCTTCTAAAAATGATAAATCCGTTCTACGTTTTACTTCAAAAGTATTGTTTTCTTTATCTACTTTTAATAACAAAGAAGGAATATTTGTTTCTTCACTAACCTCTTTAAAAAAATTAGTCATTAAACTTATTATCTTATTATATTTAGTTGGGTCTATTACTTGATAAATATCTGGGGTTTTATCTATTCCTCCACCTAAATAAATAATTTTCGGGATGCGTTGTAAATCATCAATAGTTGTAGGGTCTAATGCTTTTAGTTCTTTAATTCTTGATAATATTTCGCGTTCAGTTTGATTTATTAACCAATCAAAGACTTTTTTATTTATCCAATATTTAACTTTATCAGTTATATTCCCTATAAAAGATTCATTTACATCTTTATTATCTAAAAATAAAAGAAGTTCTTGTCTTTTTTCTAAAGGCAGATTATAAATATATTGTAAATATGATTTATTTTCATTTTCTTTTTCAAGTAGGTAGTTATTGTAATTAATAAAAGACATAAATGTTTTATTTATTTATTCAAATTTTACGACAACAATTAAAACTTTTTAAAACATCGCTAATATATAGTATATACATTTATAAAAATGATGATAACAGGTTTAATATATTGCCCCTATCTTTGCGATGAGTTACCACTAGTTGGTGAACAACAAATATTATGTTTAGACTAAAGACGGAGATGAAAATAACCAAATAATGTTATCATTCAAAATAATTTCAACCTCCTAAGTTTAGGAGGTTTTTTTATTTTAACATTTTTTAACAAAAAACAAAGAAAAAATTAAGAAATTTTGATTAATATTGTAACATGGAAAATTTAATTTTTTATTGTGATGCTTATAGACATTTAGTATGTATGCCATATTCAATAGAAAATTTACATAAAATGGCAGATGAATTGAATATTAAAAGATGTTGGTTCCATAAGAATCATTATGATATACCCAAGAAACGCATCTCTGAAATTCAGAACAAAAGCATTTTAGTTCCATCAAAATTAATTTTAAATATTATAAAAAATGGCTGAAGAAACAAAATACATGGGTAATGAGGATAGTAATAATATGGATGCTATTAATAATGCTTTAAACGGTGCCAGAGAATATGGATTGGAAGTAGAAGTAGTTTATTGGGCACTAAAAGCAATGAAGGAAGATCCAAGTTTAACAATTGAAGAAGCAATAGAAGCTGGATATTGGGAATGGGTAAAATAATTTTAACATTCTTTAACATTTAAAGTTTTTTAGTTTCAAGAAAAAGTTATATATTAGTACTCTCAAAAATTAAATAAGTTCTTTAAAAAGTTGAAAAATATATGGCCGGTTAGCTTAGTGTTTAGAGTCCTAGATTTTATCTTGGAGACGTGGGTTAAAATCCCACACCGGCCTGCTCAAGGTGTAGGTCTAATAAACCGAACAACGAGGCGTCAAATCCACGCCTACAATGATAGTAATATCAAGAGATCTTGAGGGTAAATGCTCCTTTCGTCTAACGGCTAGGACAGCGGATTTTCAGTCCGTGAATCTCGGTTCGAATCCGGGTTGGAGTACTGCGGTTAGCGCACAGTTCTTTGAAAAATTTGTGAATATATAATTTATGAAATGTATATTTTGTAATAAAGAAATTAATAATAAAGGCGGATTAATAAAACACCAAAATGGTTGTAAATATAATCCAAATAGAATTATTTATAAATCTCATTTTACTGAATATAATGATGAAGTAAGAAACGGGTTAAAACCTAAAAATAAAAATCAATATCAATTAGCCAAAGAAAAGGGAGAATGTTGGTCTTTATCAAAAGAAGGAAGATTAAAATTAAGTAATGCTAGTAAAGGAAGAAAATTAAGTAATGAAGTTAAAGAAAAACTTTCTTTAATTAGGTCAAAAATTATTGAAGAACAAGGTAAAGGAGGATTTAAAAATATTAAATGGTATAAAATTTTTAATATTGAAAAGGAGGAATTTATTCTTAGAGGAACTTGGGAACTTAAAATAGCTAATTTATTAAATGATAATAATATCTTATGGATTAGAAAAATTTACTTAAATTATATTGATAATAAAATAAAGAGAACATATTGTCCTGATTTTTATTTACCAAAATATAATCTTTATTTAGAAGTTAAAGGATATTTTAGTATTAAAGATAAAGACAAAATGAACAAAGTAATAAAAAATAACAAAATTAATTTAGTAATTATTAATTCAAAAATGATTAATAATGAAAAAGAAATTTTAAATAAAATAACCGGCAGTAACGCCCATGTCTTATAAACATGCATTAAAAGCGTAATTGGTGTATGATGGTTCGACCCCATCCTGCCGGACAATTGATGGAGGCTCTTTTTTATAACTTGCCGGTTATAAAGTAGGAGCAGATTCAATACACAAAATTAAATTACGGCAATAATTTATAGTATGTGTTTTTATTAAGGTGTTGTGGAAGCACGCTGGGCACTGAGCCCGGAGGCATAGGTTCGAATCCTATTAATAAATCTAAACTGTAGTAAAATATAGAGTTACATCGTATCAATCTGACTTTGAAAATCTGACTAAAGAAATGCTCTTATTGAAATTCTCAGTTTTAACTGCACCCATGGCGTAACTGGTAAACGTATATGCCTTAGGAGCATAGGGTAAGGGTTCGAATCCCTTTGGGTGTACAAGTAAAATATAGGTGTTCCACAGATGGCTATATGGACTTGGTCTGGAGCCAAGCGTTCGTGAGTTCGAATCTCACCACTTATACAAATGATTGTAGTAACAATTGAGTTTCATCGTATTATGGTCTATAAACAAAAGACTCAATTAAATTTTCTCAATCAATTGATCTTTGATATTTTTTTGTGGCGGAAATTGGAAGACGCTAAGTACATATGATTAACTATTGGTTAGTGAAAGTATGATGAGTAGGTTGGGTAACACTCGAGTGGAAGATTGGCCCAAGGATAAACAGCGAAGGAAGACGTTTACCTACATATAGAGGTTCATGAATCTATCAAAAAAATATCAATTGGCCTTATGGTGAAATTGGCAAACACACTGGTCTAAGAAGCCAGTACCGAAAGGTTTGAGAGTTCAAGTCTCTCTAAGGTCACTCTCCCAGGCACAGCTGGTAAACTGTGAAACTGTGAATCAGTACTTTTTGAAAGGCTAAGTTATAACCTTTTTCCAAAGCATCTTGCGGATCTATGGTAACCTATGGAAACATAAAAAAGGGATGGGTTTTGCTGAATATTTTTCCTTATAAATTTCAGATGAAATAATTTTGGTGCACATTAAGATTATTTAAAAGAAAGGATGAGACCCTTTCTAGTCATGCCTCTATGACGCAATTGGTAATCGTATCGGTCTTAAACGCCGAGTATCTCAGTTCGAATCTGAGTAGGGGTACAAGTAAAGTTCATTGTTTTATTGAACAAATATATTCGGAGGGGTGATAGTTCACGCAATGTGTAGGGAATAATGTTAGAAAATTAGGATGACCGCGGAAGCATCTAATTTTAAACCATTAGAACAGCCTTGCTTACAAAAGAGATTTAAATCGAAAGCCAAATTAATGCAAATGAAATGGTACTCTTTCCCTCGCCGAATATATGGCTGGGTGGCGGAATTGGCAGACGCGACAGACTTAAAATCTGTTATCCTTTACGGATGTGTGGGTTCGACCCCCATCCCGGCTACTTTAACGAGGTGTAGTTCAGTTGGTAGAATGCTTGGTTTGGGACCAAGAGATCGTCCGTTCGAGTCGGACTACTTCGACTTATATTGCTTTATGGTGTAATGGTAACACATATGTCTCTGACACATATATTTTAGGTTCAACCCCTAATGAAGCAACAAAAATTGCCCTATAGTGTAATGGTAACACAAGAGTTTTTGGAGCTCTCGTTTTAAGTTCGAATCTTAATGGGGCAACACGGTTTAAACCGTTTATAACACCTGATCGGGTTAAAGGTAATGTATCAAATCAACGCCTGCCTCTAATTTTAATCTATGATTAATTGAATGAGAAAAACTTTAGTTGATAGTGTAGAAAGGTGACTACACAATATTGTCCCTTGGTGTAATTGGTGAGCATCTGTGGCCTTGAACCACAGAGTAAAGGTTCGAATCCTTTAAGGACAACACATATTTTAAAACAATGATTTCAAAATTAAAGCTTCATATAAAAAATGAAGACGGAACATTTACAGAATTTACAGAAATTTTACCATCAGAAATAGCTGAAGAAATTTTAATTCATGCTATTGATTGGAAAAATAGATATTCTTCAAAAGTTAAAACCGTATATAATTTTATTGAAGATTGTAAAAATCCTGAAAAATTAAAAAACCTAGAATGAAAACAACTATAACTTTTATAAAATTTTATCCAAGTAGATATTGGTTTTTCAGATTTTTTAAATTTAAACATATTGTTGGATTTAAAATAAGATTGTTTGGAAAAGAAATTTTTATTTCAGAAAACAATCCAACTGAAAAACTTATACAAATAGGAAATGAAAACTGCTACAATTAAACTAGAATCAATTAAAGAAACTGATGGTTGGTTTGAATTAGCTTATTCTTTAGGATATAAAGAAAAAGAAATTTATGATATATTTGAATATGGTGAATTTGCTGATCTAACAATAGAAGTAGATGAAAATCTTAATATAGTTGGTGGTAAAATTCACAGACATAAATCAAAGAAAAATGAAAATTAAAATATTATTAATTGGGTTATTAACTGTAGTATTTTCTATAGTTAATTTTTCGTGTACACAATCATCCAAAGCAGATGATAGTTACACCCCACTAGCACCATCATTTAATGATAATTATAATTTTAAAATTATTACTTCATGGATAGCTTCATCAGAATCAAATTGGGGAAGTAATAATCTTACATTAAGAGTTTATATAATTAGAATTAATGATAAAGATTATATTTATAATATTGCAACTAATTATTCTGGTTCTGCAATTAGTATTTCAACACAATTATTAAATTAATATGAAAGATTATTTTGGAAATCCTTTAGATATTGGAAATGAAATTCTATATATAGGTGTGTTAGGACATTCACCTGATTTTAAAGAAGGTAAAATTCTTGTAATAGATGAAAATCATGATGATGGTTATGGCAATAAAACACCTATGGTTAAAGTATTAGGAAATAATAATACTAAGGCTGGTTGGACATATCCTGATAGAATAATAAATAAAAAATATGTATTAGTAGTTAATGCAAATAATACAGATTCTATAGATCAATTTGATCAAGCTCTTAAAACTATAGAAGGATTAAACATTCATAAAGAAATTAATGATAAAATAATTAATTTGGCAATTAAACCACTAGAACAATGGTACCCAGGATGGGGTGAAAACAAATTAAGATAATATGATAAAAGAAATATATCTTATAGTACCTCAAGATAAATATGAAAGCATAATTCAAAGTAATCCTATTTATAAATTAATTTTAAGAGATTCTAAACCTGGTAGTATATCTTGTTTATCATATTTACAATGTGAAGTAGCTAAGCAGGCGATTCATGAATATATAAATTGGTTGGCAATTGAATTACCATATCAAATAGCAAAAAATAAATTAAAATAATATAAACAATATGGCTTGGAGATTAAAAAGAGAAGCAGCAGAATTCAAACATTTAGATGAATTTTTTAGTATTATGGAAAAAATGGGTATTTCTATAGCATTTGGTTCTTATAGTACTCTTGTAACTATTAATGGTAAAGAATTTGAATTACGTGATGCTGAAGATGGAAGACAAATAGATGAATTACCCCCATCATTTGAATATAAATTAACTTTTGATAAAGACGAATAAGATGGAACTTAATGATATTAAAAAAGAATTATATAAACAAAAACCTTGGGCATATTTTAGCTATATTAGAGAAGGCATAGCATATTATTATACAAATATTAATCAAGCTGATGTTCCAACAATAAATTTTGAAATACCTGTATCAGATATGGGGAATGCGGATTTTGAAGCTGTTATGTCAGCACAATTATTAATTAGGTGGATAAAATTATAATATGAATAGTTTAGATAATTATATTGATACATCTAATAAAATATTAGAAAGAAAATTAAAACATCAATTTTTTGAAGATAATTTAAGAAATTTTTCATTTTATATTTTTATTATAATGGAAAATATTAATCTAAATGAACTTGAAGAGTTTAACATTACTTAACAAATCTTTCGTCTCAAGCGATAATATATAGATTATATTTGTATCATTAAATTAAAAAAGAAATTACTGTAGTAACGATAAGAGTTTCATCGAAATTCTGTTTTCAAACACAAGCTCTTTCAATTTTCTCAGTGAAAATATTATATAACTTGAATTAAAATTTCAGGGAAGCTTTCTCCGGTAACGGTAGTAAAAAAGTTTCTTTGGGTAAAATAAAAATAACCAATAGTAAAAGGAGGTCAAATTATGGCAAAGTACAATCAAAAACCAGTTAGTGAAATTCAACCAACTGTAACACATCAAGGTGGCGCAGGTTTTACACAAAAACCAGAAAACGAATTAATCGGAATCCTTGCCACCGGTTTAGAAAACACATTTTATGAAAAGGAATCAGAACGTGATATACGTTTTGCTCAAGTCCTTAATGAAGTTGCAAAGAAAAATAAGCTTTTTGCAGCTAAAGCTCTTATTTATGCCCGTACTGTTTTTGGACAAAGAACAGTTACACATAGAGGAGCTGTTGAACTTTTAAAGCATTTTGCAGGTGACGAGTTAGGAAAGAAATTCTACTCAAAAAGATCACGTAAAGAAAATGCTGGTGGTATTGTCTATCGTATTGATGACATGTTAGAAATTTTAGCATGTTATCTAGCAAAGAATGGAGCTAATGCCCCAATTCCAAATGCTATTAAGAAAGGATTTGCGCTTGCAATTGAAGATGCAGATATGTATGAATTGGCTAAATATCAAGCAAAAAATAGAAGTGTTTCTTTAGTTGACGTTGTTAACTTAGTTCACCCTATTGAATCAAAGAAAAATGGATTCATTGAAGTTGAAATAGCAGATTATCAAAAAGCTGTAAAAGGTACAAAGTATGCTGCTCAACTACCTGAATCATATGAAAAAGAAGGAAAAGTATTTGTAAGAATTTCTGCATTACGTGCTCTTGTATTAGGTTTATTAAAGCAATTTAATACTGTTGAAGACAAGAATACTGAAGCTGGTAAAACAGTTTCTGAAGCTTTTAAATCAGGTGAACTTACATCAGAAGCAGCTGAAGAAAAACTTAATGAACTTAAGACAGAAAACTTCACTGAACTTATTGCAAAGAAAAAGATCGGTTATCTTGCATTATTAAGAAATATGAGAAATATTCTTAATACTGATAACGCTGAATTAGTAGATAGCGCATGTGATCTTTTAATAGAAGATAAGTTCATACAAAAATCTTTAGTATGGCCACATCAAATTGATTTAGCATTAGAAATAATGTTACTTGAATTTAACTCAAATAAATATTTGTCAAAGGTTGCAAAGGCTCTTGACATTGCATATGAACGTTCAATTCCAAACTTAGTAGGATTATTCCCAGAAGGAAGAACTGCCGTTGTATTTGATACATCAGGTTCAATGGAAGGTGGATATGGTAGTGGCGTCCAAATTGAAAAAGGTGGAAAAGCATGTTCAATTAATAAAAGACCATGTGAAAAAGCTGCACTTGTTGCGGCAACATTCACCAAAGCTATGAACTCACCAGTTTATCACTTTGCATCAGGCTGTGAAAGAATTATTGGCTATAATCCAAATGATACCATTAATACTCTTAAGAAACATTTCATGGGTTATAATGGTCGTGTTGGACACGGAACTGATTATTCACAAATTTTCAGCTTATTCTTAAGATCAAATGAAAAATTCGACCGTATTATCATTATAACAGATGAACAAGATGGTGGAAGAGTAGAAGGAATGCTTAAAGCATATTCTGCTAAATATGGTACACCATATATTTACCTTGTTAATATAGTAGGTTACGGCCCAACTGTTATGAAAGCAGGTAATAAAGTATTCCGTATCTTTGGTTACTCTAAAGATATTTATGAAACCGCTAAAAAGGTAGAATTAGATCCTAATGTTGTTATCAAAGCTATCAATCAAATTAACATATAATAAATTAAAATTTTATAAATTAAAAGGCTTAGAATTCTAAGCCTTTTTTTGTGTTATATTGAATGATATCTATTTAATTTAAGTGAATTACTTATTTTGGTTTTAGTTTCTTCTGAATGTTTTTTACCTAAATGATATTCTTTAATTTTTCTTTTTTGTTCTTCTGAAAATATTATTCCTTTTCGTGATTCACTTACTTTTAATTTATGTTCTGCAGAAAGTATTTTTCCTTTTTTTGAATTACTTAATTTTAATCTATGTTCTTCTGAAAAGATTTTTCCTTTATGTGAAATACTTAATTTTAATTTATGTTCATCCGAAAGTTTTTTACCAGTATTACCAATTTTAATTTTCCTTTTAGTTTCTTCAGATAAACTATTTTTAACATTATGTCCACCTTTAGGACTTATATTATATCCATTTGGAATTAAAGTATTAAATTTCTGAATATATTTTTCTTGTGTAATAAATGCTTTTTCTTTAATATTAAAAGATTCTAATATTTCTTTCTTAAAATTATGTTTACCATATTTATGAATAGCTTTGGAAATTAATTTACCGCTTCCTAAATAATCATCATCTAAATTATCTGTTGAATGGTCACCGACATATTGTTTTCCATTTATTAAATTAGTTGTTATATAAACGTAGTGAAATTGTTTCATAGATTTCTATCCATTATTTTAAAGATATATAATTTATAAGGTGGACAGCATTTTCTATCCTAATGTTGTTTTATAAGCCAATATAAAACTAACACCTTATATTTATATATTCATTTAACAAATCTTAACATTTTTTATGTAATTACAATTTATAATTTATTTACATTTATCTATAACTTTAAAAAATTAAATTATGAAATCTTTTATTTTTATTGCATTAATGTTTATAATGGTCACAACATCATTAAATGCTCAATGGTCTAACAAATATTTTGTTGATGATTTTGGAGATCCAACCAATGAATCATATAAAACAATGGTAGTTGATGGAACATTTTCTAATATTATTGAAACTAAAGCATTTTGTATATTCAAATTTGTTTTTTCTGAAAAAACAATTTATATTTCTGTTTTAGAATATGGAAAATATTTAGCTAATTTTAGTGGAGAAGAAGGTATAATTGCTATTAAAGCATCTAATAGTCAAAACAGAACAATTAAATGTTTGTTTACTAATGGAAGAGTTGTAGTTTTAGATGAAATAGAATATAATAAAATGAAAGTAATATTAACTAGACCTGATAATTATAAAATGACTTTTGATAATCCAAATGAATATTCTAATTCTTCTTATAATTGTTCATTTAATATTAAATAAAATTAACAAACTTTAACAAGTCCGGTATCTCAGATGTCGGACTTTTTTGTTATGTTTACATTTTATTCTCAATTCTTAATAAGAAAAAATATGTGTAATGTAAATCAAGAAACTACTTTAACTGAAATTACAGGTTATAAAATTGTCTGTAAATTTAATAAACAATATATCAGTTATTTTGCTGGTAAAGTTATTAAAATAGGCAAAGTTAGTGACTTTCCATTTAAAGAAAAAATAAGTCATAATTATTTTAATAAATATAGAACCGATGGAGATAGTGCACTTTTTAATATTAGTATAGTTGGAAAAACCACAATTTTTAAAAACTTTAAAGATGCAATGAGTATATTAAAAACTTTATCTCCAGATGATAGTCTTAGACCTTATATAAAAATTATTAAAATTAAAATTAAAGGTAATCCTATTTTAACAGGAACTTCTGATAGCATTACTTGGAATCCCGATTGTAATTATTTCATTGTATATGCGGGTGAAGAAATTGTTGAATTTAATGAAGTAAATTTTCTTTATAATTAAAAATATATGAACGCAATAATAGCAAACCTTCAAGCTAATAATTTTCATGTTGAAAAAGGCTTAGAAGAATTCTCAGAAAAAATACTAGAAATAGAAAAACAAATTGATACACTTTCTAATCAAGGAATTTATCAAATAGAAATACAACTTGACCCAATAGCAGAAATAATTGTATTTCAATATTTTGTAGCTAAAAAATTTAATATAAAATTCAGTCATAAAAAATATGATGTTCAATTTTGGTTTATTCAATGGTTAAATGACCCTGTAAAATGATATATCTTTGGGAAATATTAGTACCTATGTATTCTAATGATGGAGAGAAATTTCCAATAGAACATCACAAGAAGTGGGACAGTTTTGTTAAAACATTATCTAATGGATTAACTATATTCAAAACTTCTAAAGGAATCTGGGTGGCGCCAGATGGCAAAGAATATAATGATAGAATGATACCTGTTAGAATTGCTTGCACAAGAGAAATTATAAATCAAATAATAGATTTTACCATATCTCATTATAAACAAGAAGCAGTAACAGCCTATAGAATAAGTGAAGAAGTAATAATTAAACATAAATAAAATGTGCAATGTTAAAGAACCAGCCAATATACAAGAAATAGTTGGTTATAAAATTGTTTTTAAAGAAGGAAATAAATATCTTAGTCCATTTGCTGGTAAAGAAATTGGAATTGGAAAAGTATATGATATGCCTTTTTATAATTTTGAAGACCAAACTAAATATTGGTTTTATGTATATGATGAACTGGATAATCCAAATATGATTGGAAAAACTACTGTATTTAAGTCATTAGAAGAAGCTCAAATAATATTAAAGGTTTTAAACAAAGATGAAAGTAATTTACAATGGAAAGATTGTATTATTATTAAAATTAAAATTACTGGAAATATTATAAAAGGTACTTCTGCTCGTATTGTAGAAGGATTTAATAATTACATTGTATATGCTGGTGAAGAAGTTTTAGAAATTGAAGAAATTAATAATTAAAAACTATGTGTGAATTAAGAACAGATTTTACAAAAGATATACAATATACTGGTTATAAAGTAGTTGTTAAGCAAAATGAAAAATATTTTAGTCCCGCAACTGGGGTTGAATATATTGAAAGTGTAAATGTTCCAAGACCAAAATATCAAAAAAGATTAGCAATGGTCTTTTCAAATAATATATTATCTAAAACCGGTGGGCGTTTTAAAGAAAACTTTTTCGGCAAAACTGCTGTATTTGTATATTCAACAGATGCATGGGACCTTAAAGATGGCATTGATAAAAATCAAAAATCATATTCAGAACCAATTTTACCAATAGAAACAGCAGTGGTAAAAATGACTCTTTCTAAAAATCTTATGGAAGGGTATTACGGAGATGCTGAAATAATTGCAGGTGAATTTATAGAAAAAATTGAAGAACTTAAATAATTAAAAAACTATGTGTGAAATTAACGAATCAACCAATTTAACAGAAGTAATTGGTTACAAAATAGCAAATAAAAAAGATGATAAATATTTCTCAGTATTTACTGGAAAAGAATATAAACCTGGTAAAGTTGAAAAACTTTATGATGATATCACAATGGAAACTAAAGATATTTATCAAGAATTTAAAAATTTATTGTTTGACGTATATGGAAATGATGTAGCTTCATTTAAAACATATTATCATGGTAAAAGCGGTTTATTTAAAACACTAGAAGATGTTAAAGAAGCTTTAGATAATTTACAAAACATATGTTATAGCAAAAACATAAATTTTACAATTATTGAAATTGTTGGTATATCAAATGATGAAACTCCAATTTTTGAAGGATATCTTGATTGGCTAAATGGAGATGGCAATTCTTTTGATTTGTATATAGTACCAGAATTTAAATCAGTTAAAGAAGTTGAATTATGAAAATGTTTATTCCAGATATTGGAACTATCATAACACTTAAAGAAGATTGGACATTTGATTTATATTACGAATATCGTAATATGAGTCTTATTGATAAACTAGTGGATGATGAATCCAAAAAATTTAATTGGGACAAATCTCATTTTGAATCAATTAAATGTCTTTTTTGCCAAGATACAATTCTTAAAGTAGATAGAATTTATATTAGAAAAGGTAATTCTGATTATAGTTCATTAACATTCTATGTTAAAAATGGTAAATACCAAGGTTGTAGATTTTGGGCTAAATTACACGATGTTAATGAAATGGAAGTTTATGATTTTAATAAAAAAATTATTAAATATGATAAACAATATGAATATAAATTTGGCAGATATGGTAACACAGATTTTATTAATGAATGGTTTACATTAGAAGTTAATAAAGAAAATGATGTTATGAATTCTTTATATCATGTAATTATTAATAATCAACATAGATATAATATTGAAGAACACTCTAAATTTATAGTTAATAGTTTATATCATGTTGATTTACCACAAAGTGATTATCTTGAAGTAATTACTAAAAAAGATATTGAACATTATTTTATGATTAAATGGGCAGAGGATAATGATTTAGTAGGAAGATATAAATCAATAAAAGAATGTAAAGATTATATAGAACAACAAACATGATAGGCTACGATAAAAAGACAGTTAAAGAAACTTACGAGTTTAAAAAATATCAGTTATCACAAGATATTATTGGAAAAATAAACAACATTATATTAAACTATAAACCAGGTTTAATAACAAAAGAATTCGTTCAACAATTAAATGATTTAAATCTTTATATAAGATATATAAAACTTTACGGGTATTTTAAGTTTATAATTACAAGAAAAGAATTATATTCAGAAAAAATTAATATACCAATTGATTTACAAGATAGTTATTGGTATATAAAGAATATAAGAGATAATTATGATTATTTATTTATAAAACAATGAACACAATAATAATAGAAAAAAGAGGTAATGATTATATGGCTTATTTAGAAGGTCATCCAGAAATTTGGGGACAGGGTCTTTCAATAGTTGCAGCTATAGGAGATATAATATGGAGTCACAGTATTACCTTTGATATTAAAATTAAAATAGAAAACTAATGAAATTATTTTTTTTAAAAACAGCATTGTTGCTTTCACAAGAATCCAAATGTGTTTCTTATAAAGTAGGATGTCTTATTGTAAAAGACAAAAGAATATTATCAACTGGTTATAACGGTACTGCGCCCGGATTTCCAAATTGCAATACCATATTTCGTAAAGAAACCTTTGATAGAGAAAAACATCATGCTTTTTCAGATAAATACGAAATACACGCAGAAATGAATGCAATATTATTTGCAGCTAAAAATGATCTTAGTATTGATGGTTGTGAATTATATACAACAGTTCATCCATGCGATCAATGTCTTAAAAACCTTATTCAATCAGGTATTAAGAAAATATATTATGTATTTGATTATGATAAAGCTACAATTAATAATGAGCTATTAGGGTTTATTGAAATTGAAAAGGTTGAATCTGAAGAACTTAATGAATTTATTAAAGTTAATAATTTAAAATTTAACAATCTTTAACAAAATATCATTGAAACATAAAAGATATATTGATAAATTTGTATCATAAAATTCAATTAACAAATGACAGAAAGAGAAATGTTTGAAAAATCCTTTGAAAGGCCAAGAAACTTTTTTAAGTTATCAGGCAAAGAACAATGGATGATAGATAAAAGATTAGGTATTCTTGATTGGATAGGTGGCAAGTTATCAAAAGAAGATAAAGAAAGATTTCAGAAACATTATATTTAAAATAATGAATAATTTAACAGAAAATAAAATACAAAAAATTGTTGATTGGCTAAAAGAGTATTTAAAAACTTCTGGAGCTAAAGGATATGTAATAGGATTATCTGGTGGTGTAGATTCAACAGCAACTGCTGCGTTAGCTGTAGAAGCTGTTGGAGTTGATAATGTATATGGATTAATACTTCCATTGTATTTACCAAATGAAAATGAAAGGCCGGAAGATATTAAAGATGCTAAATTTGTTGCAAACTATTTAAACATTAACTATGATATATTATATTTAAGTAATGCTTTAAATGATTTCGTCGAACAAATGGATTTAACCACAGAATTAAAAACTATACCTAATATTAAAGCAAGAATACGAATGACTGCTTTAAGAGCAAAAGCAGAAAAACTTGATTATTTAGTTCTCGGTACAACTAATTTAATTGAAGATAAGATTGGTTATTTTACTAAAGGTGGTGACGGTGGTTCAGGAGTAGATATTGAACCTATTGCCGATTTATATAAAAGTGAAGTATTTCAAGTTTGTGAATGTTATGGATTTCCAGACCATATAGCCAGAAGAACACCGACAGCTGGTTTATATGATGAACAAACAGATGAAAAAGAAATTGGATATAGTTATGAAATATTAGATAACTATTTTGCAATTAATAATTTAATAGTTAAAAATAATGCTAATGTTTTTGCTATTGTTAAAGCATTTAACAATTTTAAAATGAAATTTAATTTATCAGATGATGATTTAGATAAAATTGCTACAATGGTTAGTAAATCTGATCATAAAAGAAATGTAGCACCAAAATGTTGTTTACTATAAAAATAAAACTATGAAAAAAATTAATAAAGCCTTACTTGTTGTAGATGTACAAAATGACTTTTGTGAAGGTGGGTCATTGGCTGTAAAGGGTGCAAACTCAATAATACCTTTAATAAATAAACTTATACCTGAATTTGATTTAGTTGTATTTACAAAGGATTGGCACCCACAAAATCATGTATGGTTTGCTTCAAATCATGAAGGAAAAAAGCCTTTTGAATCAATGAATATTGATGGAGTCGTAGATATATTATGGCCTGACCATTGTGTACAAAATACTCCAGGTGCCCAATTTCATGAAGATTTAAATCTGCAATTTTTTAAAGATAATAATAAAAAACTTTATATAATTAAAAAAGGAAACAAAGAAAAATTTGAATCTTATGGTGTTTTTTTTAATTGCCATACTGTAAATGAAAAAAATAATTCACCTGTATTAGTAAATGAACATACTGGATTACATCAATTGCTGAAGAAGTTTGGCGTATCAGAAGTGTTTGTAACAGGTTTAGCAACTGATTACTGTATTAGAGAAACTGCTATTCAATCTGCAAATCTCGGTTATACAACATACGTAATTATAGATGCATGCAAAGAAATTTATAAGAATAAATTACCAAAGGTTACTGAAGAATTCTTCGGTGCCAATGTGGATATAGTAGAGAGTTGGGAATTACCTTTGGTGAATATTCTATAATTTTTATGAATATATAAAATAAACTTATGAAACAATTTCATTATGTTTATTTAACAATTAATATTATTAATAAAAAATTATATGTTGGTGAACATTCAACCAATAATTTAAATGATAAATATATAGGAAGCGGTCGGCCACTTTTAAATAGTGCATTTAAAAAATATGGAAAAAGAAACTTTAAAAAAGAAATTCTAGAATATTTTAATACTAAAGAAGAAGCTTTTAATGCACAAGAAAAATATATTAAACAATATAATACATTGTGCCCAAATGGATATAATATAAGCCCGAAAGGTGGATTAGGAATTATAGAATGTTTTTCAGAAGAAACTAAAAAGAAAATGAGTGAAGCTCATAAAGGAAAAAAACTTTCTAAAGAACATAAATTAAAAATAAGCTTATCATCTAAAGGAATTAAGAAAAACCCACATAGTGAAAGTACAAAACAAAAAATAATTAATTCTCTTAAACAAAATGCTTATATACAAAATCATAAACATTCTAAAGAAACCAAGAAAAAAATGAGCATGGCACATCAAGGGCAAATTCCCTGGAATAAGAATATTAAAGGAATTATTAAATTGTCTGAAGAAACTAAAAGAAAAATAAGTGAATCTAAAAGAAAAAGAATTACCTTTGGTGAATTTGGTGATTAAATAATAAAATGTTTTTGATACATAAGGAAATGATTAATCCAATTATACAATCTATATTAGATAATGATTTATATTTATTTACTATGCAATGGGCAACAATAAAAATATTCCCGGAGCTTAAGGTAAGATATAAATTTATTACAAGATCAGAGATTGAATTTCCAAAGAAATTTGATATTGAATTAAGAAAACAAGTTCAATATATGAGTGAATTAGCATTAAAGGAAACTGATTATTTGTTTCTTAAAAAAATTAAATATTTACCAGAAACATATGTTAATTTTCTTAAAGTTTTTAAATATAATCCATGTCAAATTAAAATAAAACAAATAGGAGGACATTTAGATATTACTTTAGAAGGTACATTATCAACATGCATGATGTGGGAAGTTCCTCTATTATCAATAATTTCTGAATTATATTTTATAATGACAGAACAACAAGTTGATCTTCATAATCTTTTAAATAAAGATATGGCTAAAGCTAAATTTTTAAAAGATAATGGTGTTAACTTTGTTGATATGGGGCAAAGGAGAAGATATTCTTTTGAAAATCATGATAGAATTGTACATATTTTTTCTAATTATCAACCTAATTTTGTTGGTACAAGTAATGTATTTTTAGCTAAAAAATATGATTTAAAACCAATAGGCACATGTGCACATTTATGGTTTATGATACATGCCGCTTTATATGGATATACTTTAGCAAATGAAATAGCTCTTGATAATTGGATTAAAGTATATGGTGGTGATCTTGGTATTGCTTTATCAGATACATACACAAGTAATGTATTTTATAAATCATTTAATTTAAAATTTGTTAAATTATTTGATGGTGTAAGACAAGATAGTGGTGATACAATTGAATTTGCTGATAAAACTATCACACACTATAAATCGCTTGGAATAGACCCATTAACAAAAACCATTATTTTTAGTGATAATTTAAATCCAGAAAAAGCAGTTAACATAAAAAAATATTGTGAAAATAAAATCAATTGTTCTTTTGGAATAGGAACTAATTTTACAAATGATGTTGGGGTTACTCCATTAAATATGGTAATTAAAATTTCTGAAGTTTTTATTAATGGAGAATGGTTCCCGGCAGTTAAATTATCAGATGACCCAGGCAAAAGTACTGGTGACCCAAAAGAAGTAGAATATTGCAAATACAAATTAAAAATTACAAATTAACAAATTATGTGTTTATCAAAAAAAAGGCATGTTATATGGGGTAAAAACCCTGTAAAAATAGCAAAAAAAGATATTAAAGTATATAAATATTTAGTTCATTATGAAGGAGAAACCGCAATAGTAAGTCCTCATAGAAATTTTATATATGAATTTAATAAAACATATGAAACTAATTTTTGTGAATTAGATTTATTGCCAGTATATAACTATAAACATAAAAATCAATGGTATATTAATCAAGGTTTTCACGCCTTCTTAAATATAGAAGATGCCATTGATCATAGGGACTGTCACTGTACAATATTTGAATGTGTTGTTCCAAATGGAACTAAATATATATTAAGTGATGATATAGCATGTGAAATTGTTTCTGAAAGAATTATTATTTTGAAAGAAATAGATTTAGAATCAATATAATGGAACCAAAACAAGTAATTGTAATAAGGACTGATCTTAATATGCGTAAAGGTAAAATGTGCGCGCAAGCTGCACATGCCTCTATGAAAGTTCTTTTAGATAAAATATATAATTCTGAATTAACATATTCTGGTTATAGAAGAGACTGGATTTTAGAAATTGAAAAAGAAGAAACATATTTAAAAGAATGGATTGAGGGAAGGTTTGTTAAAATTGTAGTTGGGTGTAATTCAGAACAAGAATTAGATGAATTATATAATAAAGCTAAAGAAAAACATTTATTATGTTCTTTAATTGTTGATTCTGGTTTAACAGAATTTCATGGAATACCAACTAAAACATGTATTGCAATAGGCCCCGCATATCCAAATGATATAGATGAAATAACAAAAAATTTAAAATTATTATAAAATGAATAGAGATAATCTCAGAAAAAGTTTTGAAAAAATTGGAGCACGTGTTACTATCCGTAAAGGAAGTTCATTAGCACGTGATGGGGTTATTCGTATGAATGTTACAAATGATAAACAAGGTGAACATTTTACAATGACCATACACCCCGATATTAATGAATCAGAAATAACTTTACAAGTTTTAGATTTTGACCCAAAACTTCGTCAAATGTTAATTTTTATTCGTGCCCCAAGAATAGATAGTTCTTGGGTAGGAGGACGTCAAATTTTTAAACGCGGTAAACCAAATGAAACTTTTGATGAAAGACTTTTACTTGGTCGTGATGAAATGCACTGGTTTGTTGCTGGTGTAACTATGGCAAAAAATATTCGTGAAGCTTTTGCACTTCTTAGACCAAAAGCTGTAAACATTTCAATGATTCGCCAAGGAGTAAAAACTAAAGAATGGAAAAAAAGAAAAACCAAAGGATTTATCCGTCAAGGTGAATGGTTTTTTGTGCCCGTAAATTTTCAAGAAGATAAAAGTACTATCATACATAAAAATGAACCAATTAGCCGTCGTGGAGGCACATCACATGTTGTTGAAGAAGTTGTTCGTTTTGGTGGTGAAACTGTTTATGTTAAACGAGATAGAATAATTACAGAATCTGAATATAAAAGTTTATCACCAGAAGAAAGATTAGGTTTTTCACAACAAGTACGTGGTGCAACAGTACTTGGTCGTGGTAAAGTCAAACACCCAGATCACCACACAATTAATTTACCTAGTTGGCATGAAATTCATATTTCAACTGAAGTTGGTAATTCAACAAATGCTTTTATTGATTAATATTTAAAATAAAATAAAATGATTAATGATTTTCATGGGCAATATAGATTCCTTAGTAATTTTTGGTTAGCCCCAATAACTTATGGCAAAAGAACATATCCTTCATCAGAACATTTTTATCAAGCATCAAAAGCTTCAAATGTTTCTGACCATGATATGGTAAGATTGGCAACTACTCCAGGGCAATCAAAAAGATTAGGGCAGCATATTAAAGTAAGAGAAGATTGGACTGAAGTTAAAGACCAAATTATGTATATGATTGTTAAACTTAAGTTTGCTCAAAATCCTGATTTAAGAAAGAAACTATTAGCAACAGGTACAGAAGAACTTGTTGAAGGTAATACTTGGCATGATAATTACTGGGGTGATTGTTCATGTCCTGAATGTAAAAATATTAAAGGAAGAAACCAATTAGGTATAACCTTAATGAGAGTAAGAAAAGAAATGACTATAAATTATTAAAATTATGTGTTTAGATAAAGAAAGAAATATATTTAAAGGTAGAAACCCTATTCAAAAAGCAACAGAAGATATTAAAATATACAAAGTATTTGTTTCATATAATGATCTCGACCAGTTATGTAGTCCCTGTTATGCATATAATTGGGAATTAAATAAATTGAATGAAACTTCTTTTAATAAAAGAGATTTAAAGCCATATAGAGATGGATTTAAATTTTATTGGCATATTAATAATGGGTTCCATTCTTTTACAGATATAAAAAGTGCGAGATATCTTATAGAATCAATGCCTAATAATAGTGTAAGAAGTATTTATAGTGGTATTATTCCTAAAGGTAGCAATTATATTTCAGGCCAAGGAAGCGAAATAGTTAGTAATCAAATAATTATAAAAGCAAAAATAAATGAATAATCAAATTACACTAGAAGATGAATTAAATTGGATGTATGGAGATTAAAAATATTAAAATTATGTGTTTAACAATTAATAAAAAAATACCAAGTCTTACAAAAGAAGATATTATTGTCTATAAACTTATTGAACAAGACCCTGTAACCAATGAATATCAAGGGTTTTATCAAAATCGTTTTAAAATAAATTTAAAAGAATTGTATCATGTTGATTTTGATGAATTTGAAATTGATAATAAACAAATAAATAGTGGATTTCATGCATTTAATGATTTGTTAGATATTATTAATAATATAGATGAATTTGGAACTGTATCATGTGGTAAAAAAGGTGTTATAGTAAAATGTATTATACCAAAAGAAACTAAATGTTTTGTTGGTGAATGGAATGGATATTATTTTAATTGTATTGTATCTGAATCAATTATTTATGATGAAATAGTTTGGGTTGGAAAAGATGATACTAGAATAACATCTGAACAAGTTAAAAATTTAATTAAGTAAACCTTTTATTTATTAGATATCTTTTAACAGACTTCACTAAACTAATTAAAAACACCTATTTAACATTAACTGATATATTACTAAAAAACCAAACTGAATATATAAATAAAATAAGAAAATATTTTAACATTCTTTAACTTAAAAATTTTAAAACCTTTTCATATTTTTGTTATATTACATTCACAAGTTCTTTAAATTTTGAAAATAAAACATATGTAGCGATTGCATGCGGTACTTCGTAAAACAAACCTTTCTAGCAATAGAAAACCAAACAATAAGTTCGATCATGTACTAACAAAGAGGAAAGGTAGCAATATCTGAGTTTATAGATTCCTGATAGGACGAACACATAAATCCTATACTATAAAAGATTTGGCACACATCTTAAAATATCCCGAATGAAAGTTCGTAAAACCACGCATCATAAGGTTCTCATATGAATAAAAATAATAAAAAATACTGTAGTAAAAGTAAGTGATACTTCGTTAAATATATGAATTACTAGAACCGTATACATACGGACTAATAGACCTTAGGGTCGTACACCTTGGTGACGGTAACTTGGCGCCTATATTGCGTACAAGTTTTCTATAAAATCCAGTATACAGGGAGATAAAAACTCCCAAAAAAATTGCACTTCTTGATTTCTCAGCATTATTCCAGCTTCTTTAATTTAATGGAAGAATACTACTTTCGTAAAGTAGTTGTAAAGGTTCGAGTCCTTTATGAAGCTCTAAAAATTGATTAATAATAAGTTATAAATTTTAACATTTATTAACAATTAAAATTTTTTAGATTCAAAAATTTGTATTAATTTAGTATTCTTCAAAATTGAAATTTAAGTTCTTTAAAAATATTTGTAAAGATTATTGGATTCTAACTGCGAGGTGTTAATCTATATGGTTGCTTGCGGGACCAAAAGAATAATTTTTACAATACATTGCGGGGTGGAGCAGAGGCCAGCTCACCTGGCTCATAACCAGAAGGTCACGAGTTCGAATCTCGTTCCCGCTACAAAATATTGTTATATTTCCATAGAGTAATGGATAGTATTATCTGAAAACGGTAAGAAGCTAAGGTAGAAGTAACGAGCTACATATAACAATTTTTAAATCAAAGGTGCTTACTACCTTAAGTGTAAGTGGCGGTACGGTCTATTCAGACCTGATGTTCTTTGAGATATTGGATTGCGTTCATAAATGAACAACTAAAGGTTAAACCGGCGCGAAGTTGGGATTTGTATTATTTAGTTATACTCACCACATGTCAATGTGTGTAACAATTCCCTTAGGCAAGGAATAAAGAATAATAACATCTTATAATGGAAATCAGTGCTAGAGGTTAAGTAATTTATGGATTAAAAACAAGTTCTTTTTGTGAATTATGAACTAAAAATTGTTGGGTACAGAAAACCCAGGAAACAATTGAGGAAATGGTGAAATTCCATTTTCTAATAAGAGAAATTCAACAAGCCTTTATACCGAGCTCGTAAGGTATTCTGGTAGATGCTTGAGGTCTAAGCAAGTCTGATGCGCAACATACATTGGAAGGATGACCAACCGAGGCTAGTCTATATGGATGGTTGCAAAAAATTAAATACTTCTTTATTCAAATATAGATATTAAATTAGATAAACATGCGTTAATCTAGATTTATACCGTTCTTTTTGAGAAAATTAAGTGTAGCGCATTACACAGGAAGTTTCTTTTATCTCAAACCGAACATTGCCTTTTAACATTCTTTAACATTTAAGATGTCTTAAATTGAAAAAAATGTTTTATATTAGCAATACGTTATTTGAAAATATTGTCCAAAGTTATAGGAAAGTGGCACTATAGTAACTGCAATATTGTTACATAAGGTTTACCACTCTATTTTAGCTATTAAGCTAATGGACTTTCGGAGCTCCTGATGGGCTCCTACATCGCGGGTTAGAGTAGCGGACTAACTCATGGGACTCATAACCCCAAATGGCATTCAAATGTCATCATCCGTCCGAATCGGATACCCGCAACAAGAACTAAATAAGTTAAAACTTTTTAGTAGATATATAATAAAATAATAAACTTTAAATAAATTAGTGATGACACGATTTTATTTGCATATGATTAATAGAAAATGGGATGCCGTAGATTATGGCACAGGAAATAGAATATGCTCGCTGATTAATGAAGAAACAATTGAGGGATAAAACCTTTAATAATAAAGAAATTAAAAAGCGGGCGCACTGAAAAGTCACCCGCTTTTTTGTTGCAATTAAAAAATAAGTTCTTTAAAATATACGTCAGTAGCTCAATTGGCTGAGCAGTGGTCTCCAAAACCAAAGATTGTGGGTTCAACTCCTACCTGGCGTGCTAAATTGTACTTTGAAATATTGATTGGTTTTGCGTTTACAAAAACCTATATTTTTGGTAGAGCATTTATGAATATATAAAATAAAAATGATAACAATAAATTCAGAATGGCTACAAAATAATGGTAATTATAAATGTTCTTTTTGTCATAAAGAATTTTCTAAAAAAGGTATTGCTACTCATATATGGAGAATGCATACAGATAATGGTAAATTACATAAAAATAAACTTAAAAATAAAATCCCCTGGAATAAAGGATTAACTAAATTTATAGATGAAAGAGTTAAAAAAACTGGTGAAACTCTTAGTAATAACTTTAAATCCGGAAAAACTATTAATCATTGGAAAAATAGTATGCATACTTCTTTAACTAAATTAAAAATAAGTAAAAAATTATCTATTAACAATAAAGGAGGAAAATGCAAATGGTTTTCATATCTTAAAAAAGATAATACTGAATTTAAATTACAAGGAACATGGGAAGTTAGATTTGCAAAAATATTAGATATAATAGATGAAAATTGGATAAAAATTGGTGTAGGAAATAAAGAACATAGTTTTATATGGGAAGATGAAAACAAAAATAAACATTATTATACCCCAGATTTTTATAGTTCTAAATTAAATAAGTATTTTGAAATAAAAGGATATTGGTGGGGTGAAGATAAAAATAAAATGCAACAAGTTATAAGACAAAATGAACATATTAAAATTGAAATTATTACAAAAAAAGAATTACTTGAATACGAAAAACTAATTAATTAAAAGGAACTATGGTGTAGGTGGTTTGACACGTTGGACTGAAAATCCAAAGGCATCCGTTCAATTCGGTTTGGTTCCACATTAAAAAGGTCTTTGACATGTTGTATAATAATTAAAATAATCTTTCTTAACTTTAATGTTACGTTGAAAGGTATCTATAAAAGAAAGTTAAGAAAGATTATTAATGCACTCGTAACTCAGATGGCAGCGCAAGCATAGAGTATCGGTCTTTTAAACCGAGAGTCGTGGGTTCGAATCCCTCCGGGTGCACTGAGTACAAATTCTTTGTGACACATAATAATTTTATAGGCCAGTAGGCTGACTACCTGCAAGATGCTCTAGTCAAGTATGATAGAAGAAAATGTACGATAAAATTAGATTTTAATATGGAGACAATATGACGTTTAAATAGAGCGAAGCGGTTATCAAAGCGGAAGTCATTCGCATTCTTCATAGGTTCGAATCCTATTATTAAAATCTACAATGCCTTCATAGTTCAATAGGTAGAACACTAGACTTGTAATCTTGAAATCCCAGTTCGATTCTGGTTGAAGGCTCAACATTACGGCTTATCGTCTAACTGGTTAGGACACGTGACTGATACTCACGCAATATAGGTTCAAATCCTATGTAGCCGACAATGTTAATGTTCTTTACAAGAAGGAGTAAAGCTAAGTAGGTGGGCTGCACTTAGCATTAACAAATAATGGGGCCTTAGTTAAAATGGCGAGAATAGGAGATTTGCACTCTCCAGACAAGGGTTCGATGCCCTTAGGCTCCACAAACAGTAGTAATATAATGAGTTTCATCGTAAAACAATACAATTGAAAATGTAAAATAGTTGGCTCGTAACCAGCCTTCCCCACCATTATTTAAAACAAAACTCGGGGAAGAAGTTTAAAAAATGCTCATACTAATTTTCTCTGTTTAAATGCTTATATAGTTCAAAGGTAGAACGGGTGGCTGTTAACCACTTGATATCAGTTCGAATCTGTTTATGAGCGCAAATGCCCTCTTAGCTCAGTGGTTAGAGCGTCCGGATTGATGCCGGAATTTAGAAGTTTAAAGAAGTATCTAATATGTTGTACGTAAGGCATATTAGAAAGGTAATTAAATAACTAAGGTAGATGAACCTTTAACGTTTCATGGATTGCGCATGAAGTGAAAAGGCAAGGTGTAATCAAGGGGACCAAGGTTCAAATCCTTGAGAGGGTTACCGGGATAGGTAGTAATAATTGGTAAAACTTTAGCCTGTTAAGCTAAATGATGTGAGTTCGAATCTCACCTTATCCGCAAAACTATAGTGATTTAAAGGATTACATCGCTTAATTAGCTCTACGTTAGAGCAATTGAATTCAAATCAATAGGCGCGGGTTAAATTCCCGCATCAAGCACCAAAAAACATTCTTTTTAATTTTCTTAGTTTTAACTTGGGGAGGTTGAGCAATTGGCTGGCTCAGCAGTCTGTAAAACTGTCACACCACTTGTAGGTTCGAATCCTATCTTCCCCACAACATTCCCTTGAGGTCTAGCGGCTAGGACGTCTGACTGTCACTCAGGAATTCAAGCGGGTTCAACTCCCGTCGGGGGAGCAAAATTGTAGTAACTATAAGAGTTTCATCGTCGCGTAATGGTAACGCATTTGTCTATTAAACAAACAGTTATAGGTTCAAGTCCTATCAAACAGTAGTAATACTGGAAATCCTCTTATTAATTTTCTCAATTTTATTTTGATTTTGTAGTGTAAAGGAGGCACGTCATTCAACACGGTACGCGGCTGTACAGTGGAAGTTAAGTTCGAATCTTACAAAATCAGCAATTATAATATTACTCAAAACTTGTTGTTATGATAGGTAAAACAATGTCTGCAGCATTGGCGAGTTTCACTCAGAAGGTTTTAGTGCACATGAGAACTATTGAAATCTAAAAGTCGCACCAGTAATATTATAATTAATTTGGTCTACTTTGCCTTTCCGGAAAGGAACATGGTTGTCTGCCATGTAAGACAAAGGGTTCGAATCCCTTGTAGACTGCGGCGGAAAACGTGGGTTCGAATCCCTTGTAGACTGCGGCGGAAAACGTGAGTTCAAATCTCACCTGGCCCCTTTGGGGTTGGTCATCTAGTTGGTTAGGATATCCGCAACTGCAAAATTAGCTCAATTGGTAGAGCGTAACCTTGCCAAGGTTAAGGTCGTGGGTTCGAGACCCATATTTTGCTCTCCGGAAGATGCGGGTTCGAGTCCCGCCCAGGGTCTTCGGACCCAGGTCGTTTAATGGTTAGGATATTCGGCGCCGCAGGTGTAGCACAATGGCCAGTGTTCCAGTCTTCCAAACTGGTAATGTGAGTTCGATTCTCATCACCTGCACCGTGGAAATTTTTGCCATTCTTTCATGAATATATAAATAAAACTATATTCATGGAAAGAAGAGCATCAAGAAGAAAATATCACTACATCTATAAAACCACATGTAGTATTACAAACAAATATTATATAGGTATGCATTCAACAGATAATTTGGATGATGGTTATTTAGGTAGTGGAAAACATTTATGGAATTCAATCCATAAACACGGCAAAAAAAATCATAAAAAAGAAATTATGGAATTTTTGCCAAATAGAAGTTCTTTAAAGGAAAGAGAAAAAACATTAGTTAATGAAGAATTAATACATGATAAATTATGTATGAATCTACATTTAGGTGGCGATGGTGGTTTTTCAGAAGAAGAAAGAAAAAAAGGAACACAGCAAATGCTTAAAATTATATGGACAGATATTAATTTTAGAAAAAGAAATTGTGAACGCAATCAAATATTATTTAAAAAATTATGGCAAAATTTAGAATATAGAAATAAAATGTCATATAAAAATTCTTTAGCATTTAAAGGAAACCAACATACTGAAGAATTTAAACTAAAATTAGGTTTAATAAATTCAATTAAACAAAAAGGAAATGGAAATTCTCAATATGGAACTTGTTGGATAACTAATAATAAAGAAAATAAAAAAATTAAAAAAGAAGAAATTCAAGATTATTTAAATCAAGGATGGAGTAAAGGAAGAAAAATGGTGTTGTAGTTTAATTGGTAGAACACTTCTTTGGTAAGGAAGAGACTCATGGGTTCGAGGCCCATCATCACCTCTAATTAAAAATTAATATTATGAATGATTTAGAAAAACGAGTATTTAATGACTCAATAGATAATGTAACTATTATTTTCTATAGTGATGCTTCACAAAAATTAATTACTGCTTTAGAAATTAATCCCTGGTATGTTACCAAACATATATTAGAGGACTTTAATTATAAAGTAATAGAAAATAATCCAAATTAAAAGCCCTTATCGCTTAGCTGGTTATAAAGCGTCTGGCCTACATCCAGAAGATCGTTGGTTCGAATCCATCTAAGGGTACAACTTAAAACAAACTATATTTAAATGAATATAAAATTAATAAACCAATAGAAATTATATTTAAATGAATATAAAATGGTGTTTGTAGCCTAATGGTAGGGCGCAAGATTGTGGATCTTGTATGTGTGGGTTCGAGCCCCATCAGACACCCAACATGGTGATTGTAACTTAAATGGATAAAGTGCCGGACTGTGAATCCGGATATATGGAATCGTACTCCATCTTTCACCCAATGGCCGTCAAACTTAAGGCCGGCTCAATGAAAACAAGCCTAAGAAGATAGATGAAAATTCTATCACATGCTCCTGTAATTCAAAGGATAGAATGTCAGTCTTCTAAACTGATAATAAGGGTTCGAATCCCTTTGGGAGTACTAATAAATTAGTTCCTATAGTACGAAACTATTATAAAGGAATGGTTAAATGTCATTGGAGGAGAATCCAATCGCGGCTAGTTTATTATTTATGCCCCTGTAGTTCAACGGATAGAATATGTGGCTACGAACCATAGGATGCGAGTTCGATTCTTGTCGGGGGTACTGGGAATATTTGTACTTTCTTTGTGAATATATAGAATAAAATCTATATGCCAAGGAAACAAAAACAATATCACTACATATATAAAACCACATGTACTATTACTAATAAATATTACATTGGAATGCATTCAACAGATAACTTGAATGATGGTTATTTAGGTAGTGGAAAACATTTATGGAGATCTATAAATAAGTATGGTAAAGAAAATCATAATAAAGAAATTATGGAATTTTTATCAAATAGAAGTTCATTAAAAGAAAGAGAAAAAGAATTAGTTAATGAAGAATTAGTTTATGATAAATCATGCATGAATTTATCTATCGGTGGAGAGGGTGGAATTCATAATGAAGAACATGCTATAAAATTGCATAAAGCTGCTTCAGATTGGCTTAAAAAACAATGGGCTGATCCCATTTTTAGAGAAAAAAATAAACAAAATCTTATTAAATATACTAAAATAAATCATAAATTAAATAAATATAAATTTAATGGTAGATTTTTAGGAAAACATCATACAGAAGAATTTAAAATAAAATTAGGTTTAATAAATTCAACTAAGCAAAAAGGAAATGGAAATTCTCAATATGGAACTTGTTGGATAACTAATAATAAAAAAAATAAGAAAATTAAAAAAGAAGAAATCCAAGATTATTTAAATCAAGGATGGGTAAAAGGAAGAAACATGGGGTAACAAGTAGAAATCTGGCGGTCTACTTACGTTAAACGAAATCGTATGATTGAAACTGGTTGCGGAAGAACCTATAGCAACCTGAAAGGGTGGTGATGAAATAATGAGCAAGGG